ATTCTATTTTTTGGTACATACATTCTGATATTAGTAGATGCAATTGCTCCAGATGCATCGATGGCACCAACTTCAAATGTATTAGCATCAATTATATTAGTAACATACATACCTGCATCGCTATTAATTTGTCCATTCACAGTAGGAGAACCGGTCGCTGCACCTGACATATAAACAGCAATACCTTCTCCAGATGGAAGAGCTCCGATTGGAGCTAATAAAGATGAATCACCATTTACCATTGTAAATCTAGCTGGATTAGAACCTGCAATTAAATTAACAAATACATTTTCTTTAGGAATCCTAATAGCTGTAAATCCTCCTTGTTGACCAGGATTATGTGAAGGTACACTGAATTTAAGTTGAATAATACCGAGAGAATCAATAGGTCTTCTGAAGAAGAAAGTTTGTTTAATAGGAACTAATGTAACAGCTTGAGAATTAATATCAGCTACTTCACATTCAAAATGGAACCTAGTAGTATTAGGAGCAATTATAGCATTTTGAGTTGGAGTATTTACAATTTCAATAAATACACGTCTGAAATAGAAATAATCTGGAACTGCAGAATCTTGAAACATTACTCTTGGAAATAAGAATTTACTAATATAAAATTCTACAATATTACGAAGTTCTTGACCTCCATTATATGGAGTAATGGCCCATTGTAAAATACCATTATCTGTATCTGAAATTTGATCACGAGCAGTTGAATCTAAATATATTTCATAATCTTCGAATCCATAATCCGTGACATTATCAGATTGTGCAGCAGTATTTGTATCAGTTACATAAGGACTACTACTGTCGACAGCAGTAATATTAGACCCGGAATCGCCGATTTGTGTCTTTAATAATTCTAATATATCAACACGTGATGCATCTAAAGATCCCGGAGTGACTACTAAACCTGGACGTTGAATAGGTCTTCTGATTGGATTACCGAGCGGGTCAACTTTTCGTTGTTGCGGTTGAGAACTTTGTTGATTTCTTCTAGGTCTATCAGAATTCATTTTATGTAGTAGAATATATAATGAGTAATATTTTTTATATTCACAATTGCTATGTAAAAAATGAAATATCCGTTAAATATTAGCTTCAACATCAGGTAATAATTCTAACACTTTATCTATATGTCCCCTATATATATTTGTGTCTGATACATAAAGATTATAGTCCGTCCATAAAGCATTATCTAGAAATTCATCCAAATTTTTAATATTATATGCTATTCTTATCATAGTGTATCCTGCTTTAATAGCTTCTACTGTTTTTATAACGTCTACATTTTTGTCGTCCTCGAATTTTTCAATCGATTTATGGAATGTATTTGACAATTTAAAATGTTGCTTTCCATCGAATTCTATGATAAATCTTCTATCCTCTGAAATAATCACCATAGAGTCAAATCTTCTAGTGGGTAAAGACGGTAAAATAAATTGGGTTACACAAGATATATTCTTGCTTCCAAGATAATCTATAACAGAAAGTTCGCCTTTTGATTTAGGGCAATCTGGACATCCCTGAGCATTATGTATATGGTTTCCTATTTTTTGTTTGAATTTATTATCACATCTGTTGCATATAATCAATACTTTATCTATCATTTTAAATGATCCGCCAGGATCAATAAGAGAATAATCATATCGACCTTTATGTTTTTCAGTTGCATTTTCTATAAATTTTTCATATGTATATGGCATATTACCTGCACAATATCTACAACCTTTACCAACTACATGTGCATTTATTGCTTGATCGAATATATTTGAACATTTATTACATTTAATATTTACTTTTGTAAGACTCGTGTATAATTTGCTCGGATCTATCAATGAATAGTCATATTTATCTGCATGTATTTCAGTTGCTTTTTTATAAATTTTTTATGTGTATATTGTCCCTGAGTACATACCCTACACCCATGACCATCATAAGCATGGCAAAATACACGTTGATCAAATATAGTTTCACAATCTTTACATGATATATTTACAATAGGATTTCCGGAAAATTTCATATTTGGATCTATTAACGAATAATCATATTTATCACCGTGTTTGGTTTTTGCATCTGATAGAAACTTTTCGTATGAATAATTTCTTTCCTCATCAGCACAAATTTTACAACCGTGACATTTATCTATATGTTGATCTACTCTTTGTGGAAATATATTACTACATTTATTACATTTAATATTTATTGCTATTTTACCTCTAGGATTAGATTGTAAATACGTATTATCGTAATTATATTTATTAGGATGTGTTTCTTGTCCTAATTGTCGAAATAATTCTATAGTCCATTTTCTAGGCATTTTGTTGATATAGAATGTACACAAAATAAAATGTTCAATTTTTCTTTATATTTTACACGAAATAAGCTTAAATGTCGCTATTACTCCACCAATTTTGCCTCTCACTGTCGCTGAATTCAGAACGGTACATGCATTTGAAATGATTTACACCCTTGTTCACTCTTCCATCTATAGATTGTTGATCTCTAATACGTCTTTTTTCAAAAGCAACTGTCGCATTATCAATATCACCGTAATACGACGGGAAAAGTTCCGATGGCTCTAACAAGGGGTCATTATAGTAACCAATATGTCCAACATTCCGGCTAGGAATATATGAATCAGGCATTGTATCTGAAATTACAGCTTCAGGTTGTTCAGGAGCATCTAAATCAGATATAACAGCTGCTACTTTATTATCTATATCTACATCTGACATTGATTCAGGCGCTTCGTTTGTATTTTCTACTTTAGCCTCAACTGAATCATCGTCCCATAGTTCACCCCAAAATTTATGTCCAAGTTCAGCAAAAACTAATAAATTGGTAAGTACAGACATGCAAGCGATCACTAAAAATATATCAGAACATATACTCGCAAGTGTAATAAGTGCGATTATGCCAATACCAACTAGTATTAATTTTCTAGTTTTTCCATCCATTGTGAACTGATATTCAGCAAGTAATATTTATGCAGTACAAAAATGTTATTAAGGCATTTATAGTATTTAATTTTTCGAGTCATGATACATCGAAATGATAATATCACGCATTAATCGCAATTGAGTATGGATGCATGCCATTTCTGATGGATCAGTTTCATCAACTTCAGTATCAGGATCAGTTTCATTGAATTTTTCTAACCTTTCGACTGCTTCAGCTAGCCAATTTTTCCTATATTGGGCAGCACTTGATTCATAACAAAGTTGGCACATTTACAATGTTAACACATATATAACAAAAAATAAATCTCTAACTTGTCGGTTAGTTGACATGTTTTTTTATTAATCTGAACTAGGTTCCATATTACGAAGTTTATTAAGTATAATATCCAATGTAGCTTTAATCTCTTCCATTTGTTCATATAAATCTTCAATTGTTTTCTCTTCTTCTTCTACCTCAACAGTTTCTTCATCAGGAATATATTCACCGCAATATCGACACATTTTTTATATCGAAGTTGAATACTAAGCCATAAATGATATTCAATTTTCTAACTTATTCAGCTTCATTATCCGCATCTATGGATTCTAATGATTCATCAGAATCGCCTTCAACCTCGACTTCATTTCCTTTATTTTTAAGAACTCCGAATTTTTCTTCGATTTTATCAAACAATGAGTTAACTTTAGGATCATTTTGTCCTCGTTGAGATGCAACCTTGCGATAATACATCATAATCTTACGGAACTCTTGAGTAGTTTTAGCATCAGCTTTAGTATTCTGAGCAACATCTAAGACGAAATGTTGCATAATAATAGTCGAGTCACTAGTCTCTACGAAATCAGAATAATAAGTATTGAAATTTTGTTTTAATAATCCAACTGATCGCTTAATTTTACTAAATGCACTTCCACATCGTGATAATTCGGGAACTTTCTTAAGCTTATCAATATTTTCACTAATGATATTAACAAACTTATCAACATCAATATCAGGACTACGTAATTCGACCGTCAACTCGCGACATACTTCTAGTGTCTTCTTTAACACTGACATAATCAACAATAGAGTTTTCTCATTTTTACATTGAGTAAATAGTGTCTTGAAATTAATCTTAATCGGATCTAACGGGTACCACTCTGCACCTGCCATAATAACAAATGAAGTATGAGGCTTAGGTTGTCCAGGTGCTAATGTAGTAGGATCAGTATTTAAAGTCTTAGCATGAGGCTCAAGTGCAGCTAACCATTTAGCGGCATGTTTAAATAGAGGAATTTTCTTGCACGCATCATATGATTTTTGGAACATATTTTTATTAGATTCAGTCACTGATTCATAGTCAAATAATCCCGCGACGAGCGGTTTAGCGCCAATCGATGACATACTAAATGCAAAATCAGTATCAGCTGATCTAGATGTAACCCATGATGCAGTTGATTCTCTTAATGTATCGAATTGAGATTCACTCATTAAATCACAAGAATTGATAATAGATACCAATTTAGTTAATTGAATTGCGATTTTCTTTAGCCGTTGATACCTAGGCCAAGCGAATTCTAAATTCGTACCTCCTGTACCGAGCAACTGATTGAACATTTCGGCGAGATCATCATCGACGATTTTTTTTCGCATAATCTTAACTTTTCCCTTTGGCATTGTGAATATTATTTGTCGTGTAATCCTTAACAAAAAATAATTTAACATTTCAATGATTGCATTTGTTCATGACTAAGTCCGTGTTTCATTCGATATTTAAGTTCTGGCGTCGGTTTAACGTACGCGAATGGATCCATACGTTGATGAGTCAACGACACTAAATTAGCAATTGATCGAGAACAATCGGATAATTTTTCAAGTAAACAACCCATATGATCGTGATCAAATTTAAAGCTGCAATTTTCCACATCTGTGAATTTTACATCTTCGAATAACAATTCATCGTCATCGAATTTACATTTATTAAAGATGACTCTTTTGAAATCGCAATTTACATATTTGCATTTTGTGAATTTACAATTCACAAATGATGATCCTGCAAAATTACTTCTTGACATATCAACTGAATTAAATTCACAATTCACCCACGTACTATATTTAGCATTCATCTGAGTCATGTTACATTGTACAAATACACATTTATCAAATTCAACATGCTTGAATGTCCATTTTGAGTAAGATGTATCAGCTGTCACTAGTTCAGAAATAGTTGTAATTTTAGGTTCTAGTGTTTCCATAATACGACGATCGGTATTTACAGCAAGTTGTATAACAGACATGACCTTGAATAAGATAAAATTGATAAATTCAAATTTGAATTTTATAGCATGGATAATATTCTATCTGACTGGCATTAACAAATGGCAAAAATAACGGACTTCAAAGTTGCTAAAATTATCCCTAAAGTACCAAGAGATTGGGCCGACTTGCTACCGACGTATCCATCTGAAAGGATATCGTTTAGAATATCAGGTGCTACTAACGCAGTAGCTAACGCATTTAGAAGGTGCCCTGAGGAGATGCTAGCCAGACATCTTCAATGTAGAGGAGCAGATGTAGTTACTAATGATGAATATATAATTGCCGACTTTATCGCTATGAGAATTCGTTCAATTCCATTACAACAATCATGCCCGTTGGATGCGAAGTTCGAATTATCGGTTGCTAATAATACTACTGAAATTATCGATATCATGACTAATGATTTGATTGTAACTGGTTTAAAAAATAAGCCGTTTAATAATTGTGTATTAGCATCACTTAATCCGGGTAAGCAAATTTATATTAGTGGAGGTGTGGCTGAATCTGCATCTTCAATCGATGGTAATGGCATGGTACCTCTTGCGTCATTATGTAAAAGTACAGTAGTTGACGTTGAATCATTACCAAATTTATTCGAACAGCATGAAGGTTTGCCTAGTCGATTAGCTAATAGAAAAGATTGGTTGATATCTATGGTCACACCAGGACACATTGACGCTAATAAATTAATGGTCGCAGCATGTGATAATGTTATATCACGCGCTAAAATCATTAAGGCTACATTGGATAATTTAGTATCAACTAAAGATTTACATGAAATTGTAATTTTAGGAGAAACACATACCATCGGAGTATTATTAACTCGCGAATGTGAATTGATCAAAGATATAAAGTACTATTCTTACAAAGTAGATCCTACAAATTTCGGTATTAGGTTCGAAATGAGATGTGATTCAGATCCAAAGGTCATAATTGAATCAATGTTAGATGCAATCATTCATAAATTCGAAGGTCTTCGATCACAATTTTAATGTTAGAAGGTTAGTTTATTATTTTATATTGCGATTTATATCAATTGAAATGCCACGAGAAATTACTGAATCGATTAAGGATTTCAATTCAACTATCGGTGAATTGTTAAAAAATGTTGAGGCGCTACTTAAATCGGATACCGATAAGGCAAATATTGACAGACTCCGTAAGCGCATTGGAGCACTTAAATCCACAATCGGTGTATCGGAACCACTATCACTTGCTCATAAATTTTTCATCGAATATCTTGATAAGATCAAGACACGAGATGAAGATTTCTTTATGAATATGGATGCTAGAACAGAGGCAAAAAAATACGCAAAAAAGAAGATCACTGCACAAGATGAATTTGTATTTGAGTTAGTAGATGCTGTGAAAAAATCATATACTAGTGCCGACAAAAGTGAAAAAGATTTACTGTATGGTGATGTTAAGAAGCTATTAAAATGTTCTATTGAATGGAAACTACATACATCATCTGATGAATAATTTGATTAATACCTCGAAGTTAAGGCTCGTTTTTTTCTGAGATAAATAATATTTGATCGATAATGTATGTTGCATACACAAATATGTCTGATTTAGATTTTGTGATTTTCGTTACGAAGTCCGATAAATGTATGGCTTTATTAGAAAAAATAGACGAAAGATTAGCAGCTTATAACAAACGTGGTATGCGTATTTTGATCAAGAAAGTATATGAAAGTAATCTTCCTGAAGGAGTAACAGCAGTTCCTGAATGTAATATTAAGGGTGCAAAGACCATTGGTATTAAAGCTATTATTAATGGTCTTGATAAGATATGTAGACCTAGACAAAAAGAAGCTAACCCTGATGATTTAGAAAATTATTATAATTCACAAATTGGATCTATTGATGATGCAAAAGCAGATGCAGCGAAGGGCGAAGATGATGTTGATGATACTGAAATGACAAAATCAGAAATAGATAGAAAAATGGCTGATGCTATGAGGAAAGCGCCAGCGCATCGTCGTAATGGTGACGAGGATATTGAAGATGAACCTGCTCCTCGTAATAATAGACGACAATCTAATCGTCGACAAGCTGATAGCGATGAAGAAGAATCAGACGGCGATTATGATGATGAACCAGAAGACAATATTCGAGAAACTAATCCAGATGAAGGTTTAGATTTAGATGAAGAAATGAAAAGAATTATCAATGGAGGAGATTAATAGACCAAAAAAAAATATTTTGATCTTCAATATAAATTATTTAACGAGATGCTAAAGCTGTCTTTTTTGCAGTTCTCTTTGCAACAGCAGCTTGGGGTTTCTGTCCACGCGATTTCAACTTAAACTTTTTCTTCTCATCGAAATTCCAGAATGTCTTTGATCCTTCTGATATTACAGTTTCAATTTGATCAAGTCTGTCTAACCATTTACCAGCTCCTGGGAATAACGGATGTTGTAATTCTTCATCTAATTTAGCGATATCCGCTTCTAAGTCAATGATTTTTTGTTTATAATCCGCGAGCGATTCATCGGATTTCCTAGCGTCACTGATACCTAGTAAGTATTTATATGATGCAGACGATTCTGTTGTATCATCGTCATCTTCAGCAATATCTTCAACATCTGCATCACATGTACCAAATATTATCTGCTCGAGTTTTGCTGTAGGTATGAATTTTGGTCTTGCGATCAAACTTGACGCGCATTTTTCGAATTTATTATCTGTCAATATTTGTACTTGTACTGCAGCTTTCTTCTTAGAAATGTTCAAGTCATTCACTGTTTCAATATATCTGATAATATTATTGATCATTCTGATTTCCAATTCTTTGAGTTTTCTCAATCGAATCAATTCTTCATGATGTAAACGTTTGCAATGAGGGAACCATAATCTCATAGGTGTCTCATAATCACTCATAGATATAACTTCTCCCTGCGCGCCTAACATATTAATATGACTATGCATAGCTTGACGTAGTTTGAAATATTCTTCTACTCCATCAAACCAATGGTCATCATTACATCCTTGAATAATTTGCAAAGCTCCTGGTTTTAGTGTAACAATAATTTCAATATCAATATCACCGCATTTATCAGCGATTTTTTCTATTAAGGAATCTTCACGTTCCTCAAGTTTTGTTAAATCTTTTATGTATTTATTAGTCCATACTCGTAGTGGTAATTCAGTGATAATTACTTTATTACCTTCAATACGATACTTACCTACTGAATATTGAACACCTCGTACCCATTTAAAGGTACCTTTCCATTCGTATGGAGCACCCGCATAATATGCAGGTTTCATATCGATTAGAGTACAGTCAACACCATATTTAATCATGCGTCTTACATTAGCTATGACATTACGGTAATCTCGTGCCCATGTTTCAATCATCCACCCATGTGCTGGCATTTTCATAGACTCTAATACAGCAAATGGTACAGTAGGTATGAAGAATTTAGGAGGACCACGTTTGCCTTCATCGAATGTAAATTCGAGTAAATAATAATGTTCCGGTGGTAAACTTAAATCAGTGATACGTTTGTTCGCCTTAATATGTGTATATCTAGGTGATGCAAATTTAGTATTTGATCTATTACCAAAGTTACCAGCACCTCTAATTAGTGGTACTTGATAACCTCCAGTTGTAATTAAACATCTTCCTGAAATTGAGTCCGCAAGACCCGCTTCACCATGATGATAATTTTCACTTTTAGCTACATCACCTGCGATTTGTGCTGTTTTAATCTCCTTTGCGCGACCACTAAATGCTTTTAATGCTCCACTTAATATGATACGACCGGCTTGATTTTGTCCATCAATTAATGAAACTAGTTTTCTCTCAATATTATCTTTATCATATGGTTTAGTTTCATATCTGAGATGATCACTACACTTGATTATTCTAGTTTTTTCTTGTACCAATCTAATTTCATCAGGAATTTGTTCGATTGGAGTAGAAAGTTCTATTTTTCTGGCATTAGATGATGCTCCATAATAAATCTCAAACATTTCCTTCGATTTATCATCGAGTGAATAAGTATATAGATGTTCATGATAGAATTCGAACATTTCAATAGATTCATCACGTTCATGTGATCCTAATCCCTTATAATACTTAATTTCATATCTTGATGTATTATTGGATTTTGCCCATTCTGAATACGCATGAGTACTGTAAAACGATATAACATCACCTCCCGACTTAGGATAACATCTAACAATTGGTGTTTCAAACCATTTTATAGCACCTAATTTGAATAAATTTGGCCACCAACATTCCATCATAGATAAGAATAACCCTAAGATATTTCCTTTTCCATCCAAATCTTGATCAACACACATAACAAAGTATCTGTATTTTAGCTCTTTCATCTCTTTTTCAAAGGTTTTGCTGCAAGGGTCATATTTATAGTCCATATTAAGTCCAGTTTCATTGAGGAATTGCTTCATGAATAAACTTTTTGCAAGTTTCTTTGATTTTTTCCAATATGAACCAGTTGATGTTTCAATTTCTTCACATTGTTTTTTGATATTCATGATAACACCACCTAATGGCATTGTACCATATAGCTCGTTACCTAATACTTCTTTTAATCCAACTCTTAGTCCTCCTGTAGCTGAATCTCCTTCCGTAAATAGTAAACTACATTCGTACTTTGGATTTCCAGCTAATTCAGCGTGTTGAATTTTAGCATTTTTTGGAATTTTCTCCTTTTTTTCCTTTGGAGGTTCGATTTCAGATAAGATAAATTCCTTGATTGATTTAGTGATATCCGTGATCGACTTATCATCGATAGTATAACATTCAAATCGTTTAGCATTAGTACTAAGTACATCTTTGCGTTGACCATCCCATGATGGACTAGGTACTCTAGCTATCATGAAAATTGCAACATTTGATTTAATAATCGAAGTAAGTTTAGCTTCTCCAATTGATTTTTCCATTTTTGCGGTGGCTCCTGTATTAATTGCATTTATAATACGATTAATGTGAGTTCCTGTTTTTACCACACATCCATTTACAATAGATGAATTTTCAGTGGCGCCGATTACAATAGTTACGTCCCATGGAAGTTTAGCATATACATGTTTCTTCGCTTTGGGATCATGGGTTAATTTCGCAATATCATATTTCGGGGCAATTGTAAATGTAAACGTTTTTTTACCCGGATGTATAATTTTTACGATATCATTCATTCCATGAATTTTGATCAACTCATCATTAAAGTATACAGATACCTCTGAGCCTACATATGCAGCAGCATACGCTACTCTTGTTCTAAATACATCGACTAACGATTCATGGACTTCATCATTGAAGGACTCATAACCAAAAATTCCCACATAATTTGGTAGAAATGATACAGTTGTGTGTTGCATTCTGCGAGTTCCAGGTATGTTATTAGGTTGTTTAAGATCGATTACAATTGGTTCATCTACCGTAGGAAGACCGTCAGTTTTATAGGTTGGTCGTTTCCATCGTTGTAAGAAATACATTTGGTCACAGTCTACAGTTTCTATAGCAAATTCAGTGGAGAAGAAGTTTGATAACTTCACTCCGAGACCGTTTGTACCTCCGATTATAGATTGAGGTGGTCGAACTTTGTTAGAACCTTGAAACGCATGACCACATACAAGAGTAGGTCCACGCACAGTTTGTTTGAGTGTTTCAGTAGCTTTTTTGTGTATTCCAGTGGGAATACCGGCTCCATTATTTGTCATTTTTATACGACCGGTTTTATCAAACGTAATTCTTACATCTGTAACTTTTGGTCCCACAAATCCTGGTTCACGTGTTCTAATAACATGATCTTCAATATTAACTAGCGGCTCGTCGAAAATTTTCCATAGCGCTGGTGCATATTTTGTCTCTTGATATACACCTACTAATTTTTTACTGATCGACTTTATCACATGCTCATGTTGCGTCGTAGAAATGGCACTTCCAGCGGCCCAATCTTTTTCTACGACTGATTCCTCAAGGGTACCATATTCAAATACGTCGTCGGCAGTGCTCATATTATAAAATATAAGGTAATAATTTTGTCTGTACTGGGATTCAAATTTAACGTAATTATTTTTTATTTGATATGGAAATAATGCATAATATATTACATCCATATTAACATGGAAGGCGAAGAACAAAACACAAGTCTCGTATCACGAGCTAAGGACTTCATGTGTAGTAAACCATTCATAATCGGAGCTGCTATTGTTGTTGTTCTCATCATCGGATTTGTACTATATTATAATAGGGAATCGTTCAGTCCTAAGGATGAAATCGATAAGTTAATAGAAAAAATACATAAACGACAAGGTATCGGCAAAGGGAAAAAGTAAAAAATAAATTACATGAAATTTTCTGATGTTTCTATGACAACTGGTACATCTGAATTATCTACTATCATATCAGATGAGAATAAATCAGACGCAACCTTGATACGACTAGCATCTATTTGTTTTTTGATGATTTCTGTATCTTGTATGTTTTGTGAGTCATTTTTCGCAACTGGTAATTTAGTTGTAATTGCTGGTTTCTGTATCTTTTTTTTATTATTTGATCTAGGTCTGACTGTGAAATCGCGTTCCATTTTAGTAATGGATTGACTGATCAAATTTTATATTTTTTAGTTGACATGCGTCAGCAATGGATTTATGTAATTTTTTCATAGCTATACACTTAGTAGATTTATAACCGCGTTGTATAGCTGCGTCATATTCCTCATTAATTTTCCGATATCATTGTGCTCTCTCTTCTGCCGTCTTGGGATATTCAACGACATAAACAGGTACGGGACTAACTAAATCAGAAACCATTTTATCTAGAATACGTATATCGAATTTAAGTTCAATTTTGAATATTAATGGCTAAAAAATAGCAATTTAACAATTTAGCAATTGTTTATCATTAATCAACTTAGGTAATTTATTGTCCAACGAGAATCTTAGAGAAGTCGTTGTCGGACTTAGGGCGTGAAGCCATAGGTTCTTGGCTGTTATCAGCGTGGAGTTGAGTATCCATCCAAGCCCATGCTCCAACATCAGTAGATTTATCAGCGAGGGCAGCGGCACACTCAGGGTCGGCGCCAGCAGAAGCAGCACCTGAAGCCACTGATTGATCAGCTGCATTATCTGATCCAGATTCCATACCCTCACGGGTTCCGTAGTCATCACGTTTCATCATTTTCAAAGACGCGGTGGGATTAGCAAGTCCCTCTTTGCACTTCCAGAGTAAAAGTCCAACACAAGCAATGCTTACTACAATTAGTGCAACACCAACAGCAAGAGCATGATCTTGGACAAATGAAGTTAAAGAATCACTGATACCTGCACCTTCAGCGCTGGCCATTATATCAAATTCAGACATTATAAGGTTTCGAAGTGTCGACACACCATACTATGGCGTGTGAAAACAAAACAAATAAAAAATAATTCCAAATTTGAATATATCAATAACGTATTTTATTGTATCGAGTGCATTATTTTAGGATGGCCGAATTATACATACCATATGAAGTTTATTTGATGACCACCAAAGCCATGGTATATCGTGGTGGGGTACTAGATTCAGAACCTGAGTCAGTTGAAGTTGTTACTAATAATTTAAATAATCGTGGTTATGCTACTGTGTCCGGACAACGACCCGTAACCGATGTTCGAGATGAAGCAACCATTATATATTGTGTCATCAATACAGGGTCAAGATACTCGAGCAAATCACAGGACTTTAAAAAGCTACTTAAATTAGTTGCCCCTAAACGATCAGTAGTGGGAAATAGAGTTGAACTTATATTCGTATATGATTCAACCGACGAGAAGTTTTTCAAAAATGCAGATGCAATCGATGATGTCAAAAAATTAGCATCACTTAACATATTTACATACGGTTATGGGTATCATCATTTTAAGTCTGAAAAACCGGCACATGTACTTGTACCTAAACATGAAGTGATGTCCAAACATGAAGTCAATGAATTATTCACTAAATTTTACATAACAACTGATTCATTAGTTACTATTTCTCCTAATGACCCAATTTCTATATGGTTAGGTATTAGACCCGGACATGTAGTAAGAATTACATGTGCTAGTGATACTGCAGGTGAAGCTATTCATTATCGATACTGCAGATAAATTCAAATTTGATAACTGTTTTTTATATATTATTACGTATTGATATGTCGTTATCTGATATAAAATGCGCGTCTTGTATAAAACACAAAACACCGTATGTGATAAAATCATACGCGGAAGTATTAACAAAAACATTTGATAAAGCTAGTGATTTAGAGTGTTCACTGTCGCCAAATAAATTAGATATAATAGTATCATTTAAGAAATCAGGTCTTCCATTAGCTACATTTTATTGCGTACATACCAGGGATACAGATGACAAAAAATGTACAAATTTATACCATATGATTATTAAAACTAATGATGAATCTGTTACTATAAATTTAAGTTCAGATGTATTAATAGAAAATTTCCAATGGTAAATTACTCGAAAGGATCGAAGAATGACATTAACATACTAAGTTTTTTAACTTCATTTGTCTCGTCTCTCATTCTTTTTATCAAATTTGCTGTAGCATTCATCTCATCAGCATATTTTGATAGAAAGTTATTAACCGGCTTCACCCAATGATAATCTTTACGGAATAATTTATATGGTAACATACCAACTATAACGCGATCTGATTTTATGACGATTTTTTTGAAGTCATTCACCTGGGTTTTGATTTTATCCTTCCATGCATCGGGATTGCCAAAATCATTCCATAATAAATCATAATAATGTGGTTTCACTGATTTATCAGCGTATAATCCGATAAATAATTTCATTTCTGATACCGTTAGTGATCCAATGTCTCCGATTTTTCTAGCTTTTGTAATAATAGCCTGTAAACTAGAATCTACATGCACAAAATCTTTATCAATTGAAAATCCTATAAATCCCCATGCAAGAGGTGCATTAGTCATCATTACTTGCGGTTTTTCTTCATTGAAAATATTAAGATCATGATCATATAATGCATTATTACCTAATTGTTTCCAAGTACATCTTCTAAATACAGCTTCTAAATATAATGAATGTTTACATAATGACATAACATCTAAACCCATTTGTTGTTGTGCAATATATTCATCAGGCACTACACCGTTTGGATATCTACTAAATGGACATTTAAATTCTAGTAAACATATTTGTTTACCTTGATTAGGTCCATTAAATAGTGATGTATCAAGATATGCAATACCATCGGGACTATACGCTATGATATCATTGAACATTACATAAATATCTTCACCATATACTTTAGATTTAGTATCATGTTCAGCAACACGTTTGACTAATTCTTCAAATAATGAACCAAAACTCATCACATGTTGTTGAGATTTATTTTTAGTAACACCTGTTCTCTCGGCTACCATGTTATATAATACTTTGAATTTAGCTCCAGTAAAATATCCCATTGATGTACCTCCAAATTTATTCTTTTTATCCTCTACCCAATCTGGAGTACCTTGTACAAATCCATTTTTGGATATTTTTGTACAATAATCAACAATTAGTTGTTCTTCAGTAGACATATAGATATAAATATACGCTGTACGAAAAAATCAAATTTAACAAAATAAACTAGATTAAGAATATTGAAGGTTATTGAATTCTGCAAGCACTCACTGACCAATCATTAGATCCATGTTTGATCAAGCAAGACATGAGTTGTGCCTCAGCAACGCCATTAGTCATTCGTACGTTTCCAACAAGAACTACGTCACATAATCCACTGGTAATCAAATGAGAATCGCAGTTAATATCAACGAACAATGTCAAGGGTGTATCACTCATGTCTGTAACCAGCAACTTTGACATATCTTGATTGCGGAAGGTCCAGGTGCCATCTGCTCCAACTTCATAATGGTCCATTCCATGGAACTTGACATAGTCATCGGGACTCAATTCGAGTGCGGGATTGATACTGACAAGTTCGCTTTTGAATGCCGCATCTGTAGCAGTTGCAGATAACACATCAGAGGAGAATCCTCCGAAAGGATCAAAATCAAGCTTCGTTGGACCGATTGAAGATGTATCAGATGTGACTGGAACAACAGATGCAGCAGAAACAACAGGAGTTGTATCAATTGGTTTCACTGGAGTAGTCAATGAAGCTGTCACTGGAGCAGGGACAGTAGGAGCTGAAGGAGCTGAAGGAGTGGTCACAGGTGCAACAGGAGTTGTGTCAATTGGTTTCACTGGAGTAGTAGGAGCTGCAACAGGAGTTGTGTCAATTGGTTTCACTGGAGTAGTAGGAGCAGCAACAGGAGCAGACGAAGTGGTTACAGGTGCAACAGGAGCAGTAGGAGCAGCAACAGGAGCTGAAGGAGCCACAGGTGCAACAGGAGCTGAAGGAGCCACAGGTGCAACAGGAGCTGAAGGAGCCACAGGGGCATTAGGAGCTGCAACCTTTGATGTATTGCGAGTAAAAGGCGTCAAAGTTCCAGGAGGAGCGAATGTTGTTGAAGTTCCAGCAGGCGCTTTAGTATTTACATACTCAACATCAACAGTTTCGCGTGTCCATAATAGACCAGCATAGATGATGTGCGATTTTGCGTTCACCCACATGAATTGGTACTTACCATGACTTTTGAGGTGTGCCTCAATGGTTCGATGTTGTCCTAAAACTTCATCGATGTTGTCATAACACACTTTATATGTGTCTTTTCCAACAATGACTCGGCCGCCGTTAAGCAATACGAGAGGTTCGAAGTTCTTAGTAGCGGACATAGTTAGCATCTTATTCTAACAGACTACATATAGTACGTCCAAATTCAATTTTTCCCAAATTTGAATATAGATATATATGAGTTATTGCTTACTAAAATAAAATGGGAGTTAAGAAAGGATATGATTTAGCTAATAAAGCATCGAGTTGCATTTCCAATGCTAAGTGGATAGATTTAGAAGGCGAAGAAGTACTTGTTGATTTATCACTTGACGTTTACAAATATGTTTTGATTAAATTTAATTCAACTGATATTTATAATTTACTAGGACAAAATCCATCAATAGATGATGTAAATTCTGCTTGTCGGATTATTGTATCTAAGAGAATCGAATCATGTATTAATGGTTTCGTAAATAGATTGAGATTAGCTGGAGTTACACCTACTTACATAGTAGATGGACCCCCTCATCCTCTTAAATTAGCAGAAATTGCAAGAAGAAAGGCAAGTATTAAGAAAAAAGTTGACGAAGTCAATACAGTAGCGAATGATGTATTGTATGATATTAGTGAAATTAGCGAAATTAATGATATCAATGACTTCATCGATGATAATACAATGTTTGTTGTTTCAACCGCTCCAATGGTTGATCCTATATCAGTATATATTGATAAAGTATGTAGCACACCACAGAAATTTATCGGTGATTGGGCCTTTGATGTAGCTAAATCAAAATTAAAATCAATGGATGTAAAAATGATCTCAGCTCCACATGATGCCGAAGGATATGCTGCATGGTTGACCAATCAATTATATCCTAATTATCTGACTTGTAACACAACAGACCCCGAACATGTAGGATTATTTCATCATAATATCGACGAAGAAATATGGTGCACATGTCAACGACCGACTAGACCTTTTGGTGTTCTTACAGAAGATTGTGATGTTATTCCATTTGGTGGACGATATTTAATTAGAAGAAGTAAGACATCGAGTGATGATATTATAATATATGATATTACTAAACTACGCAATCAATTAATGTTAACACAATATCAACTTGTACAAACATGCATATTAATGGGTTGTGATTTCTTTGATGGAGGATTAGGATATGGTCCGGTAAAAGCTCTTAAATTAGTACGAGAAAATCGTGAACCTAAAATTAAAGTAGGTGGTATAGAAAAACAATTCCATGAAGTTATTCCTATGTATTGGGAAATAGTTGATTTATTCATGCACGGAAAAAAATGAGATTAGGTGGTCTAATTTCAGTTATTTCGTTTGTGTGGTAGTAAAAATGAGTTGTGAACACGTAGGATGCGATGCACCAGGAGTGATCGGTGCACATGGAGGACGTTGGTGTAAATACCATATAAGTGATATCAATCGCGTACGTAAGGATCTTGATGCGATCAAGCCTGTAAGAAAAGGCATGTTGGAATTTGTGGGAGGCAGATTGATTTTAGCAAAATCAGAAGACAAACAAGTTGTTAATGATTTCCTTTCTGGATACAAGAAAAACAACAGTGATGAAGCTACTCGTAAAAGAGCGAGAGCTATTCTTGGACAAGTAGCGGAGAAATTGCGTTTGGAAGTATCTCAAAGATTGAAGGAACGCAGAATGAGAAAACGCAAATGTGCTGGTCATGATAAGTTTCTTCTTGAATGCACCTTGATGATTGAAAGAGCAGAAATCGATGTATCTAAAACTGAACTAGTTGATGATGTCGAGAGTGTTATGTCACGTGATATGGATGATGCGGCTAAGAATGAGATGATTGATTACTACAATAAGAGACATGAGAAGCGAATCATGTCGATCAAATTTGACGTAGGAAGAATGGAAGCAGATGTATAAATTGTACTTTTTTTAAAAATGAAATTACCTCGTCTAAATTATCTTTTCAGCCATGAATCACGTTGAGAATGTCGAAATATCGATAAATGAGCTTCCCCAGCAACCCAGTATGGGAATAGTATTTGATGAAAAATCAGATATGATACCAGTTGAGTTTCAAGTAGAAATGATGAAAGCCAGAAGTGAACTATCATTAAGATATAATATCAATCAAGCTGATATTTGGTATAAAAATCAGCTCATCAAGTTAGTGAAAAAAATGGGAATGGTTTGGGTACAAGAAATTTAAAGTAAACCAATTATACCGACTATCTTCAATGCAGATGATAATGTTGCCATAACTTTACTCATACTGATATCTCGATTGTAATAATGTACAAAATCTCTCACTATATCAGGCATAGGTCCATGTGAACGTTCGATAATGGTCATTAATTCTTTTACAATTGTGCTATCAGATTGCCTAGGTTGAAATCTTTCCAAGATAAATGGCTTGACTTTACCGATTGGTTGATTTTGACTGAGCGCTATATAGAATAAATTAAAGTATTTCTTTAGGACTAATACACCTCTAGAACAGTAATCCAAGTACTTACGGTAATATTTACTTTTTTGGCCTCCGATAACAGATACCATATCACATGTAAATTGGATTTCAGGACCAGTAATTGATTGACCGAATGCACTATTACCTAGAATATAACTAAAATCAATATGGAACAATGAACCTCTTCGAGTAATCATAACATTTTGTAAATGACGATCACCTAATCCTAAGAAATATCCCAGTAAAGTATAACCGGCCAATGAACAAATGTATGTATTTTTAATTTTATTAATACTAGGCGCTGATTCATCATCATTTTCGTCTATTAAGAATTGTGAAATCGATCTTTTTTCTTTCGTTAATTTATGTAAAGTTTCAGCTTGTGATACAAATTCTATGATACCAGCCGATGCAGTTAATGGCATAGCTGAATATGTAACTAAATCAAAATCAGTTTCGAAGACAGACTTAAGTATAATATTTACTACTCTAGTTAAGTTAAGTACACAATGATCATTATGAACTGACTCTCTTTTGAATATTAATTTAATTTTTCCAATAGATGATTCGAATGGAATGATAACAGGTCTTGTATGAGAATCCTTAACTTCTATTTCATCGATATACGCACTATATAACATAATATTAGGATTATAAGGGACATGAATTGGGATTTTCATATTATCTACTAAGAAATGACTAGGTTCATCTAGTGAATCTATAAGTCGAGCGAAGAATAAATATTCACGATGCATTTGATACACAGTACCAGTATCGATTAATAATATAAATGCATTTATGCATCCTACTTGTGCAGGAGTTGATGTCTCAGACATTATACTTAATTGCCAGTAGCATCTATACATTAACGTTATATCTCGCGCTAGTAAATCATGAATGTATTTATGTAGATGACGATGCGTTACAATCAAGTTAGTTAAGAATGTACATCCGCATATAATCAAATCAATTGATACATCCATCAAAATTCCGAATAAATATTCTAACATGGTGTCTGGTAATACTTTAGCGGTGCTATATAAGATATTAATTACATCATCGAATTTTAATTCTTCACTACATGTTCCGGTACAATACAATTCATCACATTTTTTAGTTTTAGGACTTTTGAGTATACTTAACGCATAATCTGCTTGACCTACGTCTTCATAATTTATTACTTTTAGCATCTGTGACAGATATTTACTATGGCCTGCTAAATGTTTCATGTTAACTAATAGAATTTTTCTCTCAATATCACTGAACTCATGATCGGGAAGTAAATATTGAGTATTTCTCAATTCATGTCGATAATAATCGGTTACTTCACAAGGTTGATCCTTAAGACTTTCTATATCCACTGGATCTGCAAACAATCGAACAATTTGTTCATGTACAGTTATCTTATTTTGAATCATAATATAACACTGTTCACAAACTCGTTGTTCATTAGAACGTAAAACTTTGAAGTAATAAGATGGATTTTTTATATCATTTGGCGTTGGTTTATCTCTAATGTAATCGGGTATTTCTATGTATTTACTGGCGCATGATGCGCAAAATATATTTCCACACGATCTACAATGGTGTTTACCAGTAAGATATCCGAATGATGTAAGACATTTCGCGCAATTTGATGCCGCATGATCTGGCACCCATACATTATTATGGGTCTTCATATACATAGTTGCCATAGGGCTGGTTGATAGTAATTTACTATTAATATCATCGGTGTCATCAATATCATTTTTCTCACGTTTGATGTCCATTGTTACACGTTCAATAACTTAGTGCCTAACAAATTTTAAAACTGCAAAATACATTAATTTGTTAAAATACAGTTCAATTTTGAACTTATTATTAAAATTGAATACCTAATTTGGTATATATTCGATTGTGATCCAAGCTAAATAATGTCATCATATCAAGAGCGCAATAAGGACAAGTACGATAAGACCAAGAGAGACCAAGCTAAAGGTGCAAAAAATGCGGGCACATCTGCTATGAGGCCCAAGTACACGTTTTTACAACCCGATGATCTTGTCACGGTTAAACTTGGGCCTAATGCTACTGCTATGCAACTAAAACTGAGGGATATTGAACTAGTACATGCTGGAATGGTCTTTGAAGTGTCAGCGAGAATTGGTCAAGAACATTATGCTAAATTAATGGAGTCAAAGCTTGCAGAGGCACAAGCTGAAGCTAAACGCGTCAATGTTGAACTTGTAAAGTTGCGTAAAATGGTATCTGATAATAGTAAAAAATCATCAGAAACCAAGGACTTAACTTTAATTACTAGTGAACCTGTATCATGGGCTGATACTCCGGTTGAACCCGTTGAAGCCACTGAAACACCCGTTGATGATTTCTAACGTTGAATAAAATTACTATTTTTTCACACTTTAAAAATTGAACATTCATAAATACTTTTATACACTAGTATACTGCAAATGATTATCAAACGTACTATCAAGCTAGCATTGGACGTAAAAAATATGTTATCTGTTTATTCAGATCCAGATAATAATATCAAGGCGATATTAAGTAGAGAATTAGTAGGTCGATGTTATAGTCAATGTTTGATATTATCAATTGATTCGATTGATCGACGTAGCGAATGTGTAATTACAAGATCGAACGAGCCTAACTTTGGTACGATCAGTGTCGTGTTTACGGTCAGTGCAATTGTCATCAATCCAGGTGAGATTATTAATGGTCTTGTTGTGAAACATGTAGATACTAATGGAATTTTACTAGCCGGTTCTGAATATATTTCATGCATCATGAGATTAGGTCCTGGGTTAACTAGTATCAAACCTGGTCAAATTATTTCTTGCAGAGCCGTACAATTTAGTTATGAAATTGCTAAAGATAAGATAGCCGTATATGCTACTCCTATGTTACAAAAACATACAGCTGAAACATATAAAATTAATAAACATGATTTAGATAGTGGAGTGGTAACAGACTGGATTGAACGATGCAAACATGAAGAAATCCAAATTGAAGAACTTAAAGTCAATAATGCCACAGCTATCGAAAAATTCAGTAAGTTATTGTATACATATAAGGAATTTAAACCTGTACCTAAGGATGCAAAAAATATTATAGAGTTACTTAGCGGTGATTTCAAAACAATTTATGTAACACGTGATCCTGTAATTGATTTAACTACTCCGATGGCGAATGTTGTTAGTACTGCCCCTGCAAATGTATCGATTGTAAAAAGTACAGCTGGTGCAGTAGCTGTATTATCAGACTATCATGATATGTTAAAATGTGTTCGTGAAATGATTGAAATTTATAATACGAAGGAATTACTACTTGAACATGAGAATTTATGGAGAATTTTCAACAAAAATAAGCTCGATTGATTGATTAATTTAAAATATACGCGTTGGCATAAGTCGATAAATATTGATTAACCTTATCTTTTTTATATTTTGGTATTACGATTATCTCGCTGGATTTATGTAATTTAATATGGTAATTCTCCCTATATTCTGCTGCTTCTATTGTATTATAAATAGTAATCAGACAAAGTAAACCCAGTGGTACTACAATTGACAACCAAGCTAGTACATTTAACAAAATTGTAGCGTTATTATAGTCCATGTTGAGGATAAAAAAGATAAAGTAAATTCAATTTTAATTAAAACGAAGCCATAAATGCAACAATTTTATTAACATTGATTGATGTTAAATGTTCGCAACTTAAGTTAAATGACATATCATCAATTTGAACTGAAAATGTGTCGTCGGTATATTCTAACATAACATAGAAATCACTATCAGCGGTTTTCCAATCATGAGCTACAATTTCATGTTGATCAAGACCATGCTCATCCATCATTGTACTGACTTGAATTTGTAACTGAAATGCATTAGCTACTTCAATAAATTTATCGGCATGCTGTGATGCTAATTTTTTGACTAATGCGATGGCAACTATTCCTTCGACTGTGCGTTCCATTGCGATTAAACTAGAATAAATTGTTAGAATCAGGTTCAATTTTTGAAAATTGAATCTACACGTTATTTGATATTCTTAATCAATGTACCAATGTATTCCACTAAAATTTACGCGACTGATATCGGGTGTGGTAAAGATAAAAATATGTTAGCTAGACGAATTGTACCGTTACAGGTGGAATTAGATTTTTCAATACTAGATAGTTGCGATGAAAAAAGAAAAATTGTCAAGAAGTCTGTTTCTGGTAATTTTAACAAACAGATAAATCACATGCTGAATTTATTCAAATAAGTTAAATCAATTTTTTCATTCGTTTAAACAATGCTCGTGTAAATTTAAATAGTCTAATAGATTTATCTACGAATTTTATTTGATTTATATCCATCCACTTGATTTCACTTATTTCATCTACTTGACTTTGAGACTTGAAGTCGATCGTAGGTACTATGTTAGAAGTAGCAATAGCTAAATGATAAACATTAATGTATTTCACATTATCATCAATGTATGTATATGACATTGTGTTGTCCAACAATCTATATGAATCTTTATTAATACATGTTTCTTCTTCGAATTCTCTTATAGCACAATGAATATCAGATTCCGTACGATTAAGTTTTCTTCCTTTTGGTATCTCCCATATGCGATCTTCATGAGTTGATTTATCTAGTAACTTGCGTAAACGCAATCCATTATCTGCTACAAACGTATTATCGAATTTTGATTTCGCTAGTAAAAATGACTTGCGATTAAATGTTTTATTAATCCATACTCTGTGCCATATTTGTTGAAAATTTAATGAAATTATATCTATTTTTTCTTCAAAAGTCATACCGTTGAATAATGCTTTAATTTCATTGTCGTTTGATGAATCATAATGTCCATGTATAAATTGATTATATGAGTAAGTATATCTTTTGCATATTAACAGAATTGACATTTGTTGAGTGTCTGGATCTATTTTACATAATGCGATGCCTAATGAAATTTTTTCTCTCATTTCACGGACCGGTTTAGGTTTAGGTTTACGCCATTCAAGTCGAGGGTTACTTGATTTATGATGGTTATCCGAGGCCATTTACGTTAATTGACGTGAGTCATTAATTAATCATCATCGATTGTTCAAATCAAATTTGGATGTCAGTGCAAAAAAATAAAGGCTAAAAATTGCATCAGTTACTTATTTTTCCGTTGATACCATTAATATTATTAACACATTCCGTTACCGCGAGTGAAACATTATGATTAGGAATATGTTTTACAACCACCTGTTTATCATACACTATTACTATCGTACTTGTGTCATCATACTTAGTAACCAACACACGGCCACGATCAGATTCAAAAGTATAAATGTCATTATTTTTAGTGGCGATCAATGACATATCATTATGAAATTTATCAGAAAAATTCCCAGTCGACAAGTAAGAACCCATCACAAGTCATATTAATTGATACGTTAACGATTTATCTTATAATTTACTACTGTACCTGTGATCGTACCCGCGATTGAACCAACTAATATACCTGCAACTGCAACAGGGATGCTTACTGCGAATCCCGCGGTGCCTAGTGCTGCGCCTCCGACTATAAGTCCACTATAAATTAATGCTTTTTTAAACCGGGATGATTTTTTTATCATGCTTGCAATAGTAACTTCAGATGTACCGAGCTCAACTAAGCCATCTGCATCCGTTATTTTTTCTTCGATTTTATCTAAATTATGTTGGTCATCATGTACTATATCAAACATTGTTCTTGATATCTCTAGTAGATCTTGCAAATCCTGATTGAGTTCCTCGAGTTGAGCATTAGTATTAGCAATTTGTTCACTTGACATTTGCATTATACCTTAGATACTTAATCAATCTAAAAAACATTCAATTTTGTTCATCGATTTTTCAAAAAAATATAGTTAACAATTAATAAGGTGTAATATCCGAGCTATATTTAGTAGTAGGTGAAGCAATTTCACTAATCAGTGATTCTAAATTATCAAATTCTGTTTTATTATACCTGATACGATATTCCTTTAATTCTATTGGAACGTATACAGCGGCAAATCTTAGCCAACCCTTCAATGAATATTTATCGGTATCTAGTTTAGTAATTGTTAAATAACAATAATCACGATCACTGACAACTACTATATCATTAATAAATTGTAATGTACTGAGATCTACTTTGTAACCTTCTGTATTTGACAATTTACGGATTTTTTTAGAATATTTCTCAAAAGGATCTATTTCACGTACAGGCAATACTGCATCATTCCAATTAGATTGGGCTTCAATTTTACATGCTGGATTATTAACATAAGTATCAAGTTGTTGAATCATTTTATGAACCATATCAACGAATGATTTATTATCAACACATCGCATAGGGATGGATAATTGCATTCCTGAAATTGCACCATTACATTTTACAGATAATAATCCATTTGTTGTCGTAATTTCCATTGGCATTCCTTTAAATTTTAATCCCCCATTTTCTGTATATTTGCATCCATGTGCTAATAGTTCAGTATAAGCACGAAGTTGTAAATCACCATCAATGTCAATCATTTTGTAGCGTATGAATAAATGCTATGCGGTAAATTCAATTTTTTGATGAGTCAACAAAAAATATCGCTCGTTAAATTACTCGATTAGTTTAAGACGAGGATTACATAACGTATGTGGATGATTAATTTCATTAGTCACATCATCAAATGAATCAAAAATATTTAAATTTGAAACCACTAAGTTGTTAGATATTCAGTATAAAATGTATGATTTACAAGTTAGTATAGAATATCACGATTGCAATTGTGGTACATGTTCTGGTATAAAATCTACTGTATCTATATCGGATGGCGGTTATTACAGTAAACATGACATAAATGTAATGTTGGAATTATTAGAAAAAATAGACGACTACGAATATAAAGTTGTTATAATTAATAAAACGGATAATGAAAAATGGGATAACGTCCCATGGTTTGATTCAAAACCTTATAGTTACGATGAGCATTGTAGTTAAGAATTATTCAAAGATTAAATTTGTGAAGCAACACTCAATTGTTCATCCCACCAACCATATAAGTATTTGATGCGAGTTTTATTCGATCGTTCATTTATTTCTAATTCTAACAATCGTTGTTTAATCATCTTACATAATTGTTTTATCTTCATTCCATTAAGACCAAGTTTAGCATTATCACGTATCCCTAGTTGCCTTAATGTGTCAATGAGCGCAGTTTTAGGTTTGGTTTCACACACTATACCACGTTCGATAAGTCTAGTATCTCCCGTAACTACTCTACCAACTCCAGTACGAGCAACAACTTCTTGTCTAGTAGTTATATCTTCGCGAATTGCATCACGAATTTGTTGCACAGGTCGTCTCAACTTAAATTTAATATCACCTGCTGGGCCTGCTTCTAGATGACCAATTACTCCATCATTTTCCTTAAAATTAGCTTGTTTATTAAGAGACACTCGTGAAACTTCGAGCCATTTTTTAGTACTTGTATCATAGAGTCTTACTGATTTTGCACTACAATATCCTATCGGAGTTTCAGGTAATCCATTAGGTAATCCATGTTTGAATAATTTAATAGTGTCTTTATATTTAGCAACAGTACGTAAATTTACAATAACTCCCAACGAATCCATGAAATCTATAATACGTTTGTATAATGAAATATATTTTGACTTTGATTTCGCTACTAATCCTATGATTGATTCTTCTACTAATTTAATCTGGAATGTTTCATTATATCCTAAGAATAGCGCAATGTTTGTTTCAGATAATAATTGATCTAACAATGATGTATAGTTAGATTCAGTATTAGCTCTAACAAATGCAGTATTAGGAACTACAATAGATTTTGTATTACCTGGATGTCTATGGTATGTTTCAGCGTCGAGTAATACTACTTGTTTATGCCCGGTATATGTCTTCTTCCATAATTCTATATTATCAGGTGTAGTCCAATTCATAGGGTTAGGAGTTAATGTAATAATAGGACTACGAATATAATAGTTACCAACCATTGACACGACATATTGTGCTCCATCCACTATAATAACACGATCCATAGGATCGAACATACGTTCAATTAATGAATTAGCAGAAGCACTTGATCCCGATAAATTTATAGCAGGTGTTTCTTTGATCAATGAATTTAATGCTATGATAAAGTTACCTTCCATAAATAGTTTAGGATTTACTTCGATACCAACTGGAGGTTGCTTGACTGCTGCCCATAAATCATCGTATGTCCATACTGGTTGTATCATAAACAACTGTTTTAGTATAAACATTATAATTCTTGCTTCGTCCTCCCAATATCCATAAGCATTGAATGTACTCAATGTGAGTTCTTCTGGTTTATAAATAGCGGTTACATCAGGATCGAAGTATAAATTTCCTAACATATCAACTGGAGTTTTTGATGGTTTACCGTCGACAATTGGGAAATATTGCTTTTTTATTTCGTCAGTCATAATGGTATCTCTATGAATGTCAGCATCAATCGCACCTGCATTTAATTTTCTCAAAATATCTTGAATTACCTTATAATCTAGAAGTTTTTCTGCATATTTTTGCATCTCAGGGCTGTTTTGATCATCATGTTGAGATGTAGTAAGTAGTAACATAATGTCAGCAGTACGTTCTGATTCTTCTAACGCTGCATGAGATTTTTTACGCACCACTCTACCAATTACTTGCTCGAGTGTTGGTATGTTAATAGGAAGTGATAATATTAATTCACGCCTAACTGCTTTAAAATCATATGATTCTTTGATAATTTTAGACCCAATAAATATCAATGATTGAGTTCCATGAGTATTGTTAATTGAATTAAATTTATTGATACTTGCGTCCATAATTGATTTATCCATATCAGAATGGGCTATTAGAATCCTAATCGGAGTAAACTCATGTGCTGGCTTCGAAGCACTATGTTTTCCTAATGTATGACCGCATATACAATATGAATTATCTACCGGCTCTGATGATTCATCCAAAAATCCATTAACTCGCAAGCATTCATAAATTTGTAATACACCTGACATCTTAACTCGATTATGATATATTACCATTTTTTCGCCTATTGATTCGATTGATGTACCTTTTACTAAACTTGCTTTTTGTGATTTCATTACATCATCGATTATTTCTAAGCATTTTAACAACTTAGTGTTATATTTACCTATATTTTCTCGAAGTAAGAAGGTACCAGTTATAACATAATCGGATGCAGATCGTCTTTTAATTTCAATACCCGCTGCTTTTTTCCATTCATCTGGTGCTGAAAGTAATTTATTACGTACTTCAGAAGACTTGAAAATTCCAATTGTTTTGGAATCAGGCGATGGGAATGCCATATCGTATATAGTATATCCATCAGCAGGTATAGCGGTACCCGATGAAGCTGCATCTAATATATTTTCTTGATCGGCATCATCTTGATCTGCATCATTATCATCTTCCATACGTTCTTCTAGTTGTTCTCTAATAAAATTATCATAAGTAGCTTGATGTAAATCACTCATAGGACATTCAATGAAATTTAAGTAAGGAATTTCATCGCCGGTTTTTAATTCAGATACGGGTTGTCTTAGCTTGACACGATTACCAACAATAGTACGTTTCGGAAAATATTTTAAATTAGTATCTTGTAAGAAAGACCATTTGCCATGTAGTAACGACGCTAATTTTTCCAACATACCGGGTCTTAATGTGCGATTATTAATGAAAAATTCTTTTTTAGTTATCTTTTGATTAGCCGGCAGATGATAGTTAGCAAGTTCGATAATTTCAGTAGGTGAATTATTAATAGGAGTGGCGCTCAGTGACACAAATTTACAAGTTGATACATGATCGAGAACATATTGTATAGTTACACCACGTTTGTTCTTCATATTCATGTTGTAAGTGTTATGAATTTCGTCACCGATGATAAGTGCGCCTTCAAACTGTCTTAAGAAAGCTTCATTAACTTGGATAGTACCATCTTCGATGTAATGTTTTATTAATTCATCTAATGTAACGGGTTTATCAGTACGCATAGATCTTTCTGCTTCTATTTCTAGATCAGTAATATCAATATTCGACACCAAGAACAATCTATTTACAAACTCATCATATCCATAAAATTTATAGAAACCATCCTTTGATTTTTGTGTAATTCGTTTCTTTAGCCATGAATAATATTCCTTTGCAGATTTGATATCGTCTGCTAGTCCACTAATTGCTTGTTTTTGTCGTCGCAATAATTCTTCACGTTCGCCCAAAGATACAAATCCAAATTCAGGATGCGATAATAATTCTCTAGTGAAAGCCGCTTTAGTACCTCCAAATCCGAGTACAAATACAGCAGGAGTATCTCTATCTGCTTCTAATTGTGCACGACGACTGAGTCCAGTTCGTGATATTTTCAAATCATATATTTTACGATAAGCCTTGATAAATTCTTGACTGATAACTACACCCGCTAAAGTATTATGAGTTACGATAAACGAATCTAATAAATATCTACCGTCACCTGATAATGTAAATCCATAATAATTATCGATGCCAATTGATTCATATGACCATTCAGTATCTAAATCAGTTACTACGCTATAATTTTTATTACAAATGAGTATATCTAAATCACCTACAAGTACCCATGAAGATCCATATTTACGAATATCAAGTCCGAGTGATCTAGCTATAAATTTAAGATCAGGTATTAATTCATCTAACCAATCAGATTGTTTTAATTCAGCTCCAAATGCATGCTGTAAACCAATTTTATTCACAATGGTCGTTAGAAATGCAACTAAAAAGTATCTTGAATTTATCTTATATTGTTTTGGAAGATGAGTTTGTTTATATTTTACGACTAAATCTGCAGCAGTCCGAGCATCTAATTTTGTATTGAATGGGTTCCATTCTACTGGCATCTTAAATAAAAATCCAGGAGCAGTCTGTAAATTTCCTTCTTCGATTGCATCTATACATTCATCAAGTGATATGTCGACCGCTTTTCCATGACGATTTCGTAATGTTAACATATGAGATAAATTACATGTAAATGATTCTCCACATGATGATGTAATCCTAAACATTTCTTCCACACCTTTGCATATACTATGTACACGTCGAGGTTCAGAGTCGGGACCCATTAAATAGTCGCCTGTGATGATATCTTGAACTTCTTTAATGGAACCATCATACATCATAATACGAGTACCGTAACCATGACATTTACCGGTTCCTGTCGCATGACTTAAGTGTAATGATCTATACCAAGTATTAGGACTAATGAAATTTTTCACGAACAATTGATGTGAATGTATTTTTAAATATTGACCTAGATTAAGTTCATGAGCGTCCTCTGGATCTCTGAAATTACGTTCCGGATCAGATTTAAGTTCATAAAATTCTTTGTGTCGTAAAAGTTCTTTTAGAAAATTCGGTCCACTAGGATACATTTCGGACACAACGGTATAACTTAAGTGTAATAATATTTCATATCGAATGTTATTTTAAACTTACTATCTATTAATGTTAATGCGCTGAGTCAAAAAATGGATCAATTAATAACAAACATCGGCAATTTAGTACATGAATATATTGAAAAAAATAGCGGTTTGTTAGAATACGATGAATTAAATGTATCTAAACAACGATTTGAGTGTAGGGAGAAATATGCACCCGATTTGGAGTCGTTGCTGCATACACTTAATAAACTTTCATCGATAGTATCGACTACAATTAATGATGTAACTATGGCACATCAACGTGATATCAGTACCATGGATCAACTCGTCACTAAAAATAAACCTAAAGACTGGGCCGCGACCGTTCGAAAACGTGCACCTAGAGATGTTTCGCTTGCAGCCCCAAGTGTAAAATATGATGTTAGACCAAAAATAAAAATTACGCCATCGTTGAGTTTAATCGCAACAAAAACTACAAATTTGTCGGGTGTTAAGTCTGATGGTGAACTTTATTATGTGGAATCACTTGGTCAGTTTGCATTTAGATTAGCAGGTACTGTATTCAGGGGTAATATCGGAACATTATTCACAGACAATAGTGAATCACATACAAAAGTTAAAGATTGTAAATACAGTAAAACATGCCTTAAAGGTAATACATGTGATTATTATCATGATCCCGTCCTTACGTATGGATCAACTGATCGTAGAAATTTCATTGCATCAGGATTTACTTATATTGCACCTGAACATAGACGTAATCGTCACATTGGCCGACGATTTGGATCATTACCTAATTTAGATACTGACATAGTAAATGTGGATCCTGAAGAAATACAAAAATATCAAGATATGACAATGCACGACATATTATGTTCATTGTTGTTGGCTTCTACTCAATAAAATCAATAGATTTAATTACCAACATAGAATCGATTATCGATATATTGTACGATTGTTTCACTTTGATAATGATCATAATATCCTTTCACTTCATTAATCAACCTTATATAATCGTCATCATCTTCCATATCCCAAATTAGATCATGAAATACTTGATTGCCCGCATGAATAATAGATACGAATTTATCGACACCGATACATACAATCGTGACATCATTAATTCTAAAAGTTACACTATAATCATCATAATATATTACATTATAATTCCCGAGAGGATGATTAGTAAAGCATGTTTCAATAGCGTTAGGCATTTGCGATTAATGTAATCAAAGGGTAATTTATAAAAAAGAATATTCAATTTTGTTTTTTAATATCCACACGCCAACAATACGCTTGCAAGTTGATCAGTAGGTACATTTCTACATAATTTCATAAATACATAAATACTTTCAAAACTATTGCAGTTTAATTTGACATGTCCAGCATATACTAATTTATCTTTATATACAACTTTAACATATTTACTACCATGCGTATTAATATTTGATTTGTCGTTGATAAATAATCCTAGTCTATCTTCTTCATCACTATATGAATCAATGAATCTCACCCAATCACAAACTCCATCATCATAATGACATCTCCAATAAATATCAGCCTTAGTGAGTAATTTACTTGTAAAATCAGACGGGGTATATGAGTGTATATCTGTATCAGGTTTAATTTTACGTTCAGGATACATGGTTATTTCATGCATAATTGCCATTTCATACGAGACATCCACATCTGGTATGGATTTAGATGACCAACTAAATAATCCGAATACATCCATTTTTTATCGAACAGCAAATATAACTTGCAAAAAATAAAATTCAATTTTAGTTATTAATCTAATAAACTAGACGCGTTGATATCAAGATCAAGATCTACAGTAGGTAATTCTAATGATTTAGTTTGTGTAGCATCAACATTAAGGTCTGTGTCGACGATAATCCAATCACGTTGTGGCATTGAATCAGTAAGAGATTTCAAGATATCAGCACGTGCTTCTTTCATATGAGTTTCAGTAGCTTCCACGTTTTCTTTGGCATTAGCTGCCGCTGATTTGAACGATTCATGTTCAGTTTTAAGCATTTTCAAAATATTAGATCGTACAGCTGCAATATCCTTTGCGCCTGCTCTAGGATTCTCAAATCGATGTAACAATGATACATATTTTGCTTGTGATTCAAGATATTCATCTTCGGATTGGTGAGGCTTAGCTACAACGCCCTTAAGATATAATTTAAATGCTTTCTCATGATAAGTAAAAGTTTCATACATGTATCTCACTACGATCGGATATGATATACAAAATTGCCTATGTGATGATTCAACATCATTAAATGATGCACCCGAGCGTATTTGTTTAAAAATATCTCTGGCTTCGACTATTAATTCATCGACTGTGACCGATTTTTCAGAGTGAATATTGATTTTACCTTCCATTTGGATGTACAGAATATAAAATATTAAAGTATGTCTAATTGGATTCATCAGATGCGAAATCCGATAAATTAAATTTATCTGGTTCTGATTGTGGTTCTGTGAAATCTGATAAATTGAATTCTGATGCACCGATTGCTATCTCAGTTATCTCGGCTAGTGCCTCGACTTCTTCAATTATATCAATATTATCCAATGTAAGTTCATGTTCGAGTTCATCATCTGAACTATCTGAGCTATCTGAAATGGATATTTCTGAATCTGAATCTGAAGATTCATCTCCGCCTGACTTAGGTTTGCGTTTGGACTTTGATTTATTTTTAGATTTAGGTCTATTCTTTTGTTTTTTAGTCTTCTTCAATGCTTTAGGTAATACATTGCGATTGTCTGGCTTCTTTTTATCGCCTACATATGCAAATAATTCTCTTAGTCCACGTTCCATGGTAGATGCAGTTGCATTAGGATATTTCATATCATCTCTACCCCCAATTACATGTACTACTGAATCATCATCTACAGTTACTGTTTCGACAGCCGGGTCATATTTTACATCCATCGACATTTCATAATATGATCCAAATTTTGTTAATAAAGCATCAGTTGGACATTCGACTTCCTCGATACTCATTTTAGATTTGTCGTCATACCATATACGATAAATAAAATTTATATGGAAAGTTTAGAGTACATGTAATTGTACATGATCGATACTAAATCAGGCGAAGCTAAGTCCAGATTAATAATAGTACCTTGTGCATTCATCTGTAATAAACTTTTCTTGCCATCGCGAATCAAAATTTGTCCTAATTCTCTTTTTTGGTCTGTAGAAAGTGAATCGACGTGTCTAATTAAATATGATTTTTGATCCGCTAATGGTATTTGTTTGACGACAGTCGTTGTAGTTTCACTGATTAAATCCTCGATGTTCATTTTATGTTTTATTGATTGGCAATAATTAATCAATGGTAAGTTTCTAGATAAAAATATTTACTTTATTAATTTGATGCTTTGATACTTTGATAATCGTAATGATGTCTTCTGACGAGCAGATTGACATGATGTTGATCTTGCTATTTAATAACGTTTACGTAGATTTTTCATATTTTGCCTTAAAGGCATACCTTCAAGTTCAGTTCCACGAATACCATCGTTACCTCTATCATATTCGCGTTTATGATTTTTCCTCTCCTTATAATTCACGTCAGCTCGCACTCCTAAATATCCATTTTCTGCACCTAAATCTGATGAACCGAAAATTTGTTCTTGTAATGCAAGTGCTGAATCATGATCATCATGTGTCATGGAATATCCATATCCTGTTGCATTCATTTGCTTCATTTGCTTTGATCCGAACACAACTTCGCTAGGATCGGTAAATGCTTCAGGAGTACCATCCGAATATATGTCTGTTAATTTATCCGACTTACGTTGTGGTCCAATTAAATCATAATCAGGTTCGTCAAGATCAGCTACATATTGTTGTCTATCTTCTCGTTGTTGAGTCTGTCTTGCAACATTCATATTCCACGAATCAAGTACCGCGTCTGCAGATTTTGTATAATCACCTGATGAAAGTTGCCCTACATACTGTGAAGCCATAGATTCTGTATCATAATCATTCATTGTACGTTCATACAAAAGTTGCTTGAACTTATTGTTATATTTTATAACTTGCTGTTGTGTAGTGGCGGCAGTCATAGTTTTTCTTATATCTTGTCTCATATATGATACAAACTCAGGTAATAATTTAGCAAAATGCTCTTTAGAAACACCTACACGTAGATGGTCTACGTTTCTTCTGCTTAAAAATAGATCAATTACTGCCGATGCCATTTATTGATTATTGAACCAAAGCGATATATTTTACGTAATAGTCTTTTATAAATATGAATACTATATTATACTTGATATTATTGTCGACGAAATGGATCGGCTAATTACTAAATATAACTCAGATAGGGGTTCTAACCTTGAATTAGAGTGTAAATTTGACGTGCCTTCTGAAAGATTTGACTTATTATATAGTGCCGTTGTTAATAATAAATCATTTAGCGCTGGCATCATTGAGATGACTACAAATGCAATAGTTGGAGATCATTCTGGTTCTGATATGAGAAGATATACTTATAAATATGACAATGACGTATTAACGTCTACTACTTCATATCATCGTAAATCCCAAGTATCTAAATATGAGATGAGAGGTTTTGTTCCTGCTAAATGGACGTTGGCTTCCGAAAAAGTGTTGCCTAATGCATCACTTACAGGTCAAGTAATTTTAAGATATAAATTACGAGTATCATTTGTGCATGAATCAATGCCAGATTGGAGATGGGATTTTACATTCGGAAAGCAAAATAAAATCGATGAAATTAAAGGCCAAGTAGAACAGATTAAATTGAATTTATTCAAAAAAGGATTGACTCCTGAAAATTTACTTGAATCAATAAATATGATTATGGTAAATTCTAAAGAATTTGAAATCGAATATATTGGAAAAAATAAAACTGTAGATCAATCCCAAATTACATCAGTTATGCAACTTGTATATTCTGTTGTTAATCCCGATCATGAGTCACAATTAGAATATCAAAATGCTATTTATGAGATTGCTAAACACATGGTTGATAATCCTGAAAGGTTCAAAGATGCCAAGCATAGATTAAAGGAATTAACTAACCAAGTTCTTGCGGTTCCTAAAAATGTATATTATACTGATGTATTTCCACCAACTGGATACTATGTCACACCTAAAGCTGATGGAACGCGTTCAGTAATAATGATAACTGGTTCTAAATGTTTCGGAGTTACATCCGCAGGATTAACCAAGTATGAACTTAAAGATGCAAAATTATCTGACAAACTAGTTGAGGAAAATTCAACTACGATTATAGATGTTGAATTAGTCAATGATATCGCTTACATATTTGATGTTATGGTTATCGAAGATATGAATGTTACTAAAAAACCATTCTCAGAGAGACATGGGTACACCGATGAAGCTGTAAAATTGCTCAATAATTTCACGACAGCTAGCGCTAAAAAATTTATTATAATTGGATCTGATATTGCGTCAGCTATTAATGAAGCTATTAAAATTAAAACCGATTACCCTACTGACGGGCTCATTTTGACGGCACCAAGTGCTTCATATCATGATACTAAATCATACAAATGGAAACCAGCAGAACATATTACTATCGATTTCTTAGCTATGAAATGTCCCAAGGCAATGTTAGGTATTAAACCTTATATTCAGAAGGATAAACATGACCTATATTTATTATTCGTCGGAATTTCTCACCAGATGAGAGAGAAATTATCACTTGGATTAATTCCAGATTATAAGACATTATTCGACAACGTCGACACTCAATATTATCCCATACAATTTAGTCCTTCTGGAAATCCATTAGCATTTATCTGGCACAGACCATCAGATGCTGAAGATATACATGGAAAAATTGTAGAGTTGTCAAGACAACTTCCAAATACTGTTGATTCAGATTGGTTATTCCATAGAATACGTACCGATCGAAGTCAAGAACGATCTTATTATGGTAATGATTATCGTGTTGCTGAATTAACATGGCAAATGTACGATGATCCATTTACACTCGAAGACCTTAGCAAAATTAATGCAGGATATTTCTCTAAATCAGCTGATGATATATATAAAGCATCCAATCAATTTAAGCGATTTGTAGTGAGTAGTATAATGAAAACTAATTTATCAGGATCTAAATGGATCTTTGATTTAGGTTCTGGTAGAGGAGGTGACTTACATAGATATGCATCTATTGGAGTTGAACATGCACTATTTATTGATAGAGATGCAACTGCTATTGCAGAATTAATTAGGCGTAAATTTACTATTAAGTCTGGAGGTGAAGAATCTGCCCGTACATATGATATTAATAAAGCATTTATCAGGAAACCAAGAGGTCTTACGATACATACTATGGTAGCAGATCTAAAAACTCCCGCTGATCAAATGATTGCAGATGTATATCAATATGGAGTATCGCCTGGTACAATTGATGGATTTGTATGCAACTTTGCACTTCACTATATGTGTGATACAGTAGAACATATCACTCAGATGCTTAAATTTATTAGTACAATGGCTAAAATTGGTGCTGTATTTATCTTTACTGTAATGGATGGAAAATCAGTATTTGAAGCATTAAGTGAAACTGGTAAATGGGCTAGAACAGAAAATGGTATATTAAAATATGCGATTGAACGTAGATATAATGCTAAATCTCTTACTAAATTTGGACAAACTATCGCGGTAAAGTTACCATTTGCAAGTGAAATGTATGAGGAACCATTATGTAATATTGATGCAGTAGTATCGGTTGCGAAATCTTTGGGATTTGAAATAGAGATCAATGAAATTATGACTAAGCGTTTAGATCAATTTAAATCAGCTGCACCGTTTGTAGCTGAACAACTTACACCTGAAGATTTAGATTACATTGGATTACACAAATGCGTTACGTTACGTAAAGTCAAGTAATTCAAAGTTGAACGTATTATTTTTTTTGAACTAAATGTTTGCAACTAATTTGATATTATCTTATAATGGAATTGAAATTAACGGCTGATCATTTACAAAATTATATGTTTTGTGAATTGATAGACGTAAAAAATAATAATACTAATGTATCAGATTACATAGATTTATATATGGAAGACCTCGATGATTCGTTGATTGATATAATAAAATGCAATGTATCAGACGACTATAAAAATACAATTGATACAATCGGAGTTGCGGCACGTTGTTATAAAATAATATCCCGATGTTTAGTAAAATTGAATTACATTGATTAATAAGTTATTATCATGCACATTAAGAAGTTTTATGACAGTGAAAATAAATCAAATATTATATCATTGTATATCGATGATGAATATATTAAACGTGTTGTCGTAAATGATACTATTGATATACAATTAAACGTAGAGTACGATGAGCATCCTACGATATTAAATTCACTGTTTACAATTGCTCGTAGTGATAAAGCTTCGTATTCAGGATGGGTAAAAAATGAAGATTTACGTTTAATATGGACTGAAACATTACCTTTGCATATTGTAGTGACATCAATTAGTTATATGTGATTTGTTCAACAAATTTGTCAGCATCAAGATTCATCAGTGGCAACAATTTGGCCGATGTGGTATGGTGAATTGAATCTAACATTTTTTCGAGCAATTCAAAATCAACAAAGTATTCTGATTTTGGAACAATGCAATTTGACATATACGCTGTTGATATTTCTATTTCTTTAACATTACATGATCTATCGAATGTTACAATTACTTTAAAAGTGTCGTATTGTTTCGAAACAATAATGTTGTTTTCGAATATTTTAATTACAACTGTGGTGGAAAATTGCTTTAGATTAGCAATGATGTGAACATTAGCTTTGGATTTTTTGCTACCAAAATTAGCCTTTACCAATTTTTCAATATTTAGGTCGGCATGTAATCTAGCTAATTGTTGTGTGGCGTTCATTTTTTACTGACCAGGTGCAAGATACATCAAGACAATCTTATTCAATTTTGGAAAATTGAATGTTTTCTATTACTTTATAGCCAATTGTCATGAATATCAAGTTTGTCGTTGCGTTTGTTGTGTTGACAGCGTCAATGTTAATAGTATCAAGCTATGATTTTGCTGGTCATGAATGGGGTTGTAGTTTTAGTAGGATGTGTAATGCATCTGATGTATATAGATGTGATGGTCGCCAATGTGTCGATTTTATATGCGAAATGTTATTATCATCAGACACAGTCGATTGGACTATGATACAACCATGGCCTGAAATGAAACAATCATGCACATGGAAAAATTATGGACATGAACCTACATCTAATATGACTTTGATTGGCGTAAATTTTGACGGAGCAATGATAACAGATAAATATTATTGCCATACAGTCGATGGTTGTTTAGAAACATTGTGTAATTTAGCACTACATCCCGATATATATCGAATGTACGTAATTGCTGACCGAAAAAAATGTATGATGTTGGGCAAATTATTGAGCTATTAAGCTACAACAACACACAACACGAATTTAAATCTTTAGTTTTTGTCAAGAAAGCCTTTGACGAAAAACTCAAATTTTCACTTTTTATAAGTAAATCTTGTAGCGAATCACCTCGTTGCGTAAGTTTTTCTATATTTACATGCATAATATCTTTAATGTTATCTATTTCTTTTTGTATCTTCAAAATTTTATCGACTGTCGCGGGATCTTGGTATTCAACACACAATTTTTTAAGATCGGAAGATTTATCCACTAATCTACATAAATCTATCGCTACTTTTGCAGGATATTCAGTGTCTGTGATGACCGCTACTGAAATTAAGCCGTTAATACACAAATGACATTTGTAATCTGAAATATTTACTATGATGTCCTTGCGCTCTTGCGAAATTTTAAGTACAGTCTCGTTTGTTATCTCGATTACGTTAGATCTCGACCAAAACGGAATGTCATCCGTGATGTAATGTGATTTGAATATTTTGTCGTTGTCGACGATCACAATAGACACTAATTTCATCTGGAATAATACTTATTGATCCATAATCAAATTTGAATATATAAATTCGTATGATCTGGTCTATATGGATTCGCACATATTCGATCCTAAACTAATCGGCATAAAAAATTACATATCAAGCGCACATGATGTGAAATTTAAAATAATGTATTTATCACCACACATTAGCATTAGTGCTTTCATAAGTTCCACAGGAGTTTTACGATATTTATTCATTGATAATAACAGCTATATATGCTACAAGTTAGAATCCATTAATAATACAATCCGAAAAATACCAATGGACAAAATAATAATCGCAGCTAAGATGCTTTTGTCGACTATGTATACCTTAATTGATGCGTTTGATATAGCGGATATATCAGAAATAGGAAATTCGTTGATTCCGATAGTAACATTCCCTCTGCTAGATTAATCTTCGCCTGCTTTTGCTTTGTCACGATTGGATATGTTAGTCTCAATTATTTTTTTGTACTCAAGTGGAGTCTTCGTACAAATCAATGCATGTTGCAAATGTGTAATGGTTGATGTTTTTGCTGCGAATACATGATGACAGTACGGACATTCTGTAACATATTCTGCACATGTAAATGGAAGATTCACGAATAACATTTTATGTAATTCTAAATCTCTTGCTCCTCTTTGCCTCACAGAACAAATGTCACATGTTGGAAATGAACGCTTCTTTCTAAGAGGCATCAATTCAGAATCAGATGATTCCGATTCAGTTAAACCATCATTTTCTCCCATGACTCGCTGATTAAGAGTACGAATTCTTTTCTGTCTATCATTTGTTGGAAGTTCTTCTTCTGGTTTTGAAGGCGGAATTGGAGTAGATGTTCGTACCACCAATCGCTGAACTGGCGTGACCGGAGTTACCCTTGTTGGTTCTTGTGATTGCACAAGAGTTGCATGGGATGGATTAAACGGAAGAGATCGTGCAAGAGTTGAACGGGTCGGCAATTGAGTAATTGGAGTTGTCGATGCTGACTGTTGGGGTGACTGCAACAATTGAGATAATTGTCGCGGTACTTGAGAAATTGCAACTTGTTCGTCGACGGGTTTTGTCCTTTCCAATATTATATTTTTCATATCAGCTCCTTGGAAATTAGCACCTATCAATGAACACTCGGTGAATTTCACTTGCATTGAGGAATGACTGAAATCAGGATTGATCAAAATGCAGTTAAGAAATACTACATTAATGAATTTTGTGCGAATGAATATTGGACTCTTGATTTTATATCCGACGAATACTACATTTTCTATAGTAGCATCAGTATAATCACAATTAACCAATTCCATAGAATCCAGTTTACCACTCTCCATGACGTAAACAGACTAAGGTTAGAAGTTAGAAATTCAATTTTTGACAATTGAAATGGAATATAGTGTAGTATCTTAGCTGCTGATCGTTAATATGAATATTTCAGAAGATGATTATTACGCGTATTTATCCAGATTGCATGAAGAACATGATAAATGTAAAGAAGACGCTGAATTTCATGAAAAAGAAGCGGAACGACTGAGAGAACTAGCTGAACAACATGATGCTTCATCTAAATGGCTAAATAATTCAACGCGTCGATTAAATAGCATGATATCGTGTAACGAATCTAATATATTTTTAATAGACGATGTTATGAATTTAAGCGAAACATTATTACAGACATATATACCTAAAGATCATGAATGTGATTCAGATTGTAAGCCACATATTCATGTTATATATACCGGTGAAGTCAGAATAACAATAGATCATACATATTATCGCAAATCACACACTATTATGCCATATTCAATTTGCGTAGCGTATAATATGAGATTAACACAGGTTACTTTTACGCGTCGTGATGAATCAATTTATATTGACATTAAAAATGGGCCAATTGGATATTATGCCATCTTAGAATTGGTTGATTATCTTATGGAAAAATATTCATATAAACATGATATAGAACAAGCAGTTGTATACGATTGTAACAATGAAGAAGTAGATCCTGATGATTATCTTAGATATTCTTAAACGTTTTTTTGGCGTTCAAAAAAATAAATTTTAAATCTTTTATCATGTAAACTTAAGCTTAAGCTAATCCTTCGAGTAAGTCTTCTGTCTTTTTTACGTGCTTGCTTACGAAATCTTCATTAATATGATATGAATTATATGTAGTACCAATAAGGGGAACAGTACCCATTAGTAAATTTCCAGTTGCACCTGTACCGATATGATCTTCAACCGCATGAATTGCAGCTTCTTCAAGAGTAGCAATTGGACTACTAAATCCTACTCTAAGTAGAATATTTTGTGTTTCTCTTGATTTAACACCTGTCAATCCAATTGATGTAACTTTACCGGTCGATGTCATATCATCTGAATATAACATATTATGACGATAAGAACACTTATCTACTAGAGCATGTAATTCATTAGAATTAACTCTCTTCGCTGCTTCAATACCGTATTCAGCTGCGATTTCTTGAATAGCTGATGTAAGAATGGCATTTTTATCAATATCTTTCAAGCTTAATATTCCTGAAATATTAGTACCAACAGTTGCAATACCATAAATAGTATCATTTACAACAGCACCTGTTTCATCAATTTTAGATCGCATTAATGGCACAGCACCTGCATTAATAATGCCTTCAATACCTCTGATGGTAGTATTAAGAAGAGTTTCTCTCATATCTTGAATATGATTTAGTGTAATATTAGCCTTGAACATATTAGATCTGAAATATACTCTCAACATAGCATCTGGAGCATTTTCATTAGTATATACAATATATACATCAGGATACACACGTCGCAATTTCGCAACAATTAATTCAATTGACATATTTTTTAGAATAAGTGTCGACTTATTAAGCAAGAATCTGCAACACCATTTTGTTAAATCTGATGGAACTTGTAACAATGGATTATGTTTAGCAAATTCAGCGATTATCTTAGCCTCATGTTCATATTTAGGATGAACGGGATTTCCATATTTTTCATAGAATATCTCCCATGATTGAATAAATTGTTCGAGTTTCATGACTTCAATCATATTAGCGAGTTCTTGTACTCGTTGTCTATTTTGATTAGCAGGAGCGAGAACCGGGATTAACATAGAAGTACCCTGAAGTTTGTCAACAGGTTTAGCTCCTAGAATTTCTTTAGAAGTAACCATATCGTTTTTAGAAGTACCTCCAGTAGCGGATCTATGATGAGCGTCTAACATATATTGAGTGAATGGCTCTGAGAACGATTGAGCTGCAATAATTCCTACTGCAACACCCGGTTCGATAAGAGCTTGACGGTATCTAATTCTGATTTTGTCTACAATTTGCGTAACTAAATCTAAATTTAATTTCTCCGTAACTAATGCATTAGGATGCAAGTACGATCGTACTAACATTTGCAATAATTTGGCAGCACATGCCATATGTTCTGGAATCAAAGATCCTTTTTTCTCTTGGATTTCGTTTAGTAATACATATGGAATCTTTTTGATAGATTCAGTTACATATTCTACTAACTTATAGAACTCAGGGGTTCCTGCAGTTACTCCAACACGATCAGGATTGAGTGTGATAACATCATTAATAATTCGTTGAACATTAGCAGGCATTAATCTTGAATCAGTAGCCTGTTCTTTGAAATTACATTGTTCGATACGCAAGAATTGTTTTCTATACCAATCACGATCTACACGTAAGTTATCAATAAATTGTTTAATTTTACCATCGTCAGATGTATATTTTTTGGTGAATTCCTCATCTGATATAAATACTGTAGGGAATTTCACAGATTCAATACGTCTGGGATCAAGGAAATCTTGACCATATGCAAATTGGATAACTTTATTACCTTTGACGGTCATTCTCCAATTATTTGTGATAGCAGATTCGAGTGATTTAATAGATTCACGATTTTGCTGTCCTGTAACTGAGGTACTCAATGCTTTTGAAATCAAATCGAATCGACTTGCCATTGCATTAAATACATATTCAGTTACCGTCATACCATTGAGGTATGAATTAGCGATATATCCACGCTCGGTGGAAAATCTAGGGAAATACTTTAGTACACGTTTATGTCCATAATTTTCCTTAATACGATCTCCATTGATTAGCTTTTGACCAGCACCAGAGACCATATTAAACATATTTTCGATAGATCCTTTAGATCCATGACCAATCATACGGAATAAATTGTTGGTTTTGGGATCAATTGCCTTAAGCACAGTAGGCAAATAATCATCGAATACTTGTAAAGTATTAATTTGTAGTTCTTCATAGAACTGATTTACGGTCTTACCAATAGGCGGAATAATTTCACCATCTTGTAATCGTTGAGTGATATCAGCTGATCTCTTAAGTAAGCTTGATGCAATTATATCAATTTCTCTCTTTGCAGTTTTATTGATAGTAAAGTCCATAATTCCAACAGTATAACCCGCTAGATATGTATGAGCAATTGCGACTTGTTGCATATTGAACATTACTTCAAGTGCAGCATCAGTTCCAAATTCATTGGCGATAACGTGATATAAACCACCTGTCGCTCCTCCTCCGATATTCTTTTTGTCTAATACTCCTGATTTTATGACTCCATTGACGATGACTAATTTAATATCATCTGGATCATACTTAATATAAGGGGCATAAACTGTATTATACCAAGTCGTAGGCCTATTTAAGTTAATAGGTGTACGCTCTAGTAATTTAGAGACGATTTCTCGTCCTGTTATACCGTCTGGTCCGACACCGGACAGATCAGGTTTGACAGTACATGTAGCAAATAGTTGATTTGCATGATGTCTATCATATACAACTCCTGTCTTAGTTAGATCAGCTAACATAATAATAGAGTCGTCTACTTGCCCAAGTGAAGGTGTAGAATTAGCTTGAGTAATTAGCCAATTCGAAACAGCTCCACATTGTGAAATTTCATTTCTTCCACTGTAAGTGGTTAGAATTGCCATATTCATTTGATCGCCGTCTGCGTATCTCCGTTAATTTTCATTAACGGCCGGACTATATCTTAAGCATTAAAGTTATTACTTCAATACCCACTCACACTTAGTCTCTGAGGGTCCAACATGCCATATAGAATTACTTCTATAAAGTTTAGTTAGCTCCCTGCGGATTGTCCAATCAATATCGTTTTTACTATTTCCAGGGCTATTAACTCGGATATTATACACTGTTTCCAATATATAAGAAGTAGATATTGCTCTAAGGAGTTTCCCGCATATCGTGAATGTTGCATTTGTTATTAATAACAAATACTAGGTAGTTATATTTAAGTATCAATTACAACGTTTATCATATAAGGTATTGATACAACCTTATATGCGTCTACCTGTTGACTCCAACGGTCTAAAGTCGGCGTTAAATAGCTTACAAGCTATTACGTTCATCATAAGAGTTTTATTCTTAGGATCTCTTGTAATTCTTGCTCTCATGCAAGAAATGTTTGAAGCCATGAGCGATGGTTGACGATTAAAGTAAACATAATCACCGTCAATCAAATCACGACATACAATATCTCCTGGTTCAAGTTCAATATCTTTAATTGTATCTACATTATATTCGACACCTTTCTTGATAATTTTACTAGCTCCCGGATATTTTTTAGTTCCATTCAAGCAGAAACTTAGTAATACACCTTTATTATATTCTTGTACTACTTCTTCAACGAATAGCTTCTTAGCGAAGTCGATAGGAACTGCTAATTCGTCAATTGCAAGTGTAGGATCTCCCACAATAGTTGATCTTGCAATTTTAAATACTCGTTTACCGAGTTGATTTTTTCTAGCTCTACCTGATTTACCTTTAATTCTTTTGGCAATAGAAGTAGGTGCTGATTCGCCTTTAGCCTTAATGAAATCATTATAAGCATTTTGCAAATTGAAGATCAATTTAACATATTCAGGTCCATAATTAGCAGGTACAGTAGCTGGAATTTGATCATTACACTTAAGCATAATCTGAATCATAGCAGTAAGGTCATCATTTGCTGATCGGCTACCACCAATTTTCTTAGTATCTGGTCGAATATTAACTGGAGGAACTCCAATTGCATCTAGAATAAACCTTGAAGGATGACCCTTCGTTGGATGTCTACCGAAAGCTTTAACTGTTTCAGCAGAAATACGTCCGAAAATTTGCTTGATCTTATGAGGAAGTAATTCATACTTCGGATTTTTTAGATCTTCAGGATTACTCGCTATTATACCAAGTGGTTCCGTTACCGATTTTTTAATAATTGGATGTGGAGTAGAGCATTTTACACATCGACGAACAGTCGTTCCGACGTATTTTGCAGTAGCATCTAGCAAGCCAGATTTACTAGACTTAATAGATGATAAATTTACAATCGACTCTCCACAATGGAAACAAATAACCTTGCACCATCGACGAATATCCATGATTGCAATCGGGCTCATAATAGGCTGATTACATTTTATGTGGCCTGTATGGCCTCTACAATTTGACTTGTTAGCACCACAAGTAGCACAATTATAATCATGTCCTGTAGTACCTAGATGACTATCATATACACCTCCGGCGTATGGAATAGAACCTCTAAATAAATCTGGACTTGTAATTAACGCATGTGATCCTTCAATAATATCCTTCGATGAAGTATGACTAAATTTAACAGAAGCAATTCTACTAGTACCTAACATTTCAATAGAAGTAATAAATCGTTATTTAACAATTCAAATTTTCCCCTGATATTACCTGGAGAACACAGTAATAATATAGCAAAAAAATATGTAATTTGTAATTAATTTTTACGTATAGCTAATATTAATTTATGCAACCACGTGAAGTGATAAGTTTCGTCGTGTACAAGTACTACTTTTCTCACAGAGTCGGTCGCTTCTCCTTCCATGAAAGTTAATATCATTACTTTGTCATCGAATATTACGTGACTTCCGATTGTTACTGTTCCAATTTGACCGTAATATTTGATATTATCGGAATCAGTAAAATATTCTATTTTGTTAGTCTCAACTTTGAATGTTTTCGATTTAGGATTGAAATAATGTTCAACGGTGGTGAAATCAGATTTTGATTCAATAACCCATACTCTAGAACCTTGATACATGTACATTTTAATTATGATGTGACTTAGTAGATAAATATATCAATAAAAAATCAATTTTAATGAGCTTCATAAGTTTCATAAGCTCCATAAACTACATCTTCTACAGTTAATGATCCTGTTCCAAAATCCGTAACTGGATAAACACCGTCCATATAGGTGTTATCTTCACTATACCAAGTTGATATACATGGTTCGTCATGTTTCAGATCTATATATAATGTACCAATTGGATCGGTTTTAAAATCAACAGGAGTATCTAACGGTCGTACTTTGATAGGATTATCTAATTTTCTCTTAATATGTTGTACATCTTTACGCTTTACTACCGCTATATGTTCTCTGGTTTTTGGATCTCTCAGATATATTCCTCTACGAATATCATGATATATTTCAAGTAATTTACCTTCATATATACACATTACTTCATCGTAACGATCTCCATTGTTTATATTTACGTATAGTTGATTTGATAAATATTCGTCGGCCATGTTTGGAGCATAAATTTGTAATTCACAACATTCAACTTTTATTTACCTTTGATACCCAACGAAACGTAAGGTGAAATATAAGGATGAGAATCTTCTGATACTGCGCCCATCTCGATTAATCCAGCATGAGGATTTCGTGTTTGACTACGATGTTCGACACCTCGTTGATACATTTCAGTTGATTCTGATCCATCTTCAGTGGCTAACGCAATATATTCAATCATAGAATTAACTTTAGGTGCAACTTCGGTATTAATATGAGATATGATTTTTCCATATACTTCTTTAGCTACTTGTTTAGAACTCGCCACTATTAATTCATTAGTTTGTGCTAAAATAAGTGCATTATTTTCCTTTGGTTCAGATGGTTTGGTATTAATCATATCAATTTGACTTTGCATATCTTTGATATTTTTTCTAAGTTCATCTATTTGATTTTGTAAAATTTCTATTGATCTAGCGACATCCATGTTAATATTAATGTTAGTATTAACGTCAATATAAATTCATATTATGTTTTCTAACTTCAAAATTGAATGCGTCAGTATGTTAATAATCAAATCAAATGACCCATGAAATAAGAGAATTTTTACCCGATGACTTACCAAATGTCATAAAAATTCACAGCGATATATATTATTATGATTGCACGACTGCCGTGAGTGTATCATTAAGATTACCCAATATATCTTATGTTTACTTGATATCAGATGTTATAGTAGGATCGATTATCACAGATATCGATGATGATGCACCATGGATATGGACATTATGCGTTGATAAACAACATCGTAATTTGGGAATTGCAAAAAAATTGTTAGCGATAGTTCATGAAAAAATTAAATCGATCGGATGTAAGAAAATATCACTAGAGGTAGGATTGAGTAATAAAATTGCTATAAAATTATACGATTCATTTGGTTACAAGTTCGAGAAAAAATTTATAGGAGACGGCATTATAATGACTTGCGATTTACATTAATCTTAATCCCACGTTCTAATTTCCATCTTAGTACGAGCACGTTGAGGTACACCATCGACCGACAATTCATCATAATATACAATTAATGGTCTTCCAAGCCAGTGATTTTCAAAGTGCGTTTTGGTATTGGGTTCCATGGTGCTCATTTTTTTACCTAATGTGAGACGTTCAGGTAATTCCATAGCGGGTGTAACGTTAAATTGTTTATGATTGGCCGTCTCACATTGCATCATTAATGCACCTGCGGCCTTGCCTTTTTCAGCAAGTTCATAGTTGATAATATTATACTCATGGTCGAACGTAGGTTTGAATTTAAGTAATGATTTACTATGATGTTCGTTATATGAGATATCATACTTATGATTGAGACGCAACATTGCACCTTCGTATTTTTCCAACAACCATTTTTGATAATGATCGGTTGCTTCTTCGATAGATTTAATTACAATCGTAGGTACTTCACGAATATGTGGGCAATTTTTAAGTGGCCCTGCAAATAATACATCGAGTACTGCTTTTCTTACCTCATATGTCGCGTTTAGATCACTTAAAATACAATCATACACTTGATACTGAAGATCAGGGTCGCCTTCTACATGAGGTCGTCGTGATACACCTGAAATAACTTGTAAGTCAATACCGTGTAGATAAACTTCACCATCGAGGTGTGTTATAGTATAGTCAATATCTCCGATGCGTATCGTTAATTGATCTTTGCTAATCGTCGACAATTCATTTCTAATGTATTCGAATCCAGGATATTCTAATTTTCTTCTTGAATACATCACCCAATGACCATCGATAATCGTTGAAACTGACCTTACTCCATTAAATTTAGGTTGTAAGAATCCTAAATTCTGCTCATTAATTACAAGTTTTTTCTGATCTTGAACATTTTGAGCTAACATAGGTGGTAGTAATTGTGAATTTGCATCTGTGTCTACTGCTTTTCTTGCTTGCTTGTTATACATTGATAACGCATCGCGAAGTGCCTGACAGAATACATTAGTAGCATTCTTTCGTCCTGTATTTTTACCTTTATGTAATAAATTAGGAACAACATCACGAATTTTAGGAACACCAGTGAGTTTATCCACTTGTCCACTTAATACACATGTCCATGCCATATATTCATCATCCATTGGTTTATTTTCAAACCAAGCTTTTTCTAATGGAAGCCAGTCATCGACGCCAAATGATTTAGGATCGCGTAATTCAGTAGGTACTACTCTGACAACTACGGTCCATGATAATGTTGCACCTAATGAATTTTTGGTTTTGATTTCTGGAAATTTCCATGTATATTCATCTGACAATTCGCCTGGAATTTGAGTAGAATAATCAGTAATGGTAATAGATTTAGCAGCCATTTGTGAGATAATACTTAGTACTTGATAAAATTCAAATTTACAACTCAAAAAATAAAATTTACTACTCACAACTTACCATTTGTGGTAATCTTCTGATAAGTTTCCATAAATAATGTTCACTAAATCTACAATATCATTCGAAGTGAATGTTTTAGTAATAAATTCAGTATGTGTGATATCAAGTGTATATGTTATCATTGGCCATGTATATTTTGTAATTTGATGTACATAACGCGATGATTCTATGACTTGTATATCTATGTGAGTTGATCTATCAGTTATAATACAATATGGTAACTTCTCGCGTAATAATGTTGTAATTTCATTAATCCATGATGCGGTATTATCGGTATATGGTGTATTTTTATAATCTTCATAAATTGTATTAATTACATTTGATGGAGTCTCATGATATATATGTGGAGATCGACCTTCAGTGAATGGTGAATTTGTTTTAATTACAAAGTATTTACCTATATATTTAGTTATTGTAAATGCATCTCGACGGTCTTTTTTCACAACCATAGATATACCTTCGTCATATTCTATTGTGATATCTGGAAACAATCTTCGTAATTCTTTTTCGATGTAGCTGTATGCATTAATTCTAAACTTTTTAATGATATCAGATTCTTTGTCCTCCATTATTATCGCACGCATAATGCATGTTATTGCTAAATATTCAATTTTGCAGACAATAGATGTTAAAATTGAATTTATATATTATTGTTTATCTGAGTTAGGTTAATAATAATCATGACTGAACAGACTGAAGTAACTAAAATCGATGTCGAATTTATCAGTAATATGTTAAGTGAAGTACTTAATGAATTTGTAGGATCTCGTGATAATATTGCAATGTTGAAAAACGTTGGAACATTTCCAGCTGACGTATTAGATGAAGTTCTTGGTGTGTACGATGATACTCATGACATTACAACTAAGGAAATGGTTGCTAAAAGAAATTATCAAGTTGAGATTAAAGAAGCATTATTAGAGACATGTAAATATGTGACGGAAATTACAGGATTTAAATGTGATACTTATGTGGTGCCTACTAAGAATTTTCCTAATTTGAAGACATCACTTACATGTTACTGTCCTAAATTAAAGTTAAATTTCTACTTTGAAACGTTGTTTAGGGTACCTGACAATCGTGACTTTGTGTATTATGATTTAGCACCGAATGGCATGTATGCTAGAATGCATAATGAATATAAATCTATTCATGAAGCAATCAGATTGGAGAAAAATATAATCGATTATGAAATGCCTTATGAATATGTTACAAAATCAAGTGAAGAAAAAAGAGAATATATCCTTGATGTAATTAGACAGCTTGCTAGTCGTAAATGTTATGTAGGAGGAGCAATCGATCCACGATTTCCACAACGCGAACCAGAAGATGAATCTGAAGATGAATCTGATAATGAACAACGAATGATGATGAATTTAATTGAAATGATGATGTATCATCCTGATAACCCACATGATTTCGATTATTATGACGACAGTATATTCTAAAACTCAAGTTTAAGGACACGATCTATTTTTTTGTATAATTCCGCAATCGAGTCGTTGTTAGGAATTTTATAATCCCATGATGCGTTGTCTAATTCTACTTCAGATTGATGTAATGGATCACGATCGATCACACGTGATTCACGATTAAGTTGAATTAATGTGAAGTTTGCATCACGTAACTGTTCAAATTCATTAGCAAATCTTACATCTGATACCGCAATTGATTCACCTTGTTCGATTAATGCATTAATATTTTCCATAGTTACATCAACGAATAAACTTTGACTGTAATGTGATTTTAATAAATCAGCAAGTGATTGGAGTAATTTAGTGTCTTTTGTTTGTGGTTTATTCAATACTTTTTGTATCGCATACATGCATTCATATAACTTAGATGCAAATGACACTTTAATAAAATCATGCTCTGATACAAGGTAATCACAAGAAGTATCTTTACCAGATCTAGATTTATTACCGAATCCAACTAACATTTTAATGTCAATTCAATGTTAATGTTAATAAAAAACAATATAAACAAATCAATTTTTTTGGATTTTTTACAGGCTGTTTCACAATTTTCACGGTTTTGTGTTCATGATTAATAACAATAATACTAGGTATACCTAATGTGACTTTAGCATTCATCATTTGTCCGAAATACAAGTTACGATAAAAAATCAAATTTATAATTTGCGGATCGCATCAAATTACAAGTCATTGAGAAGATCATCAACTACTTGAGCTTCAGCAGGATCTGTTGAATTAGCTACAGCAGCTGATACAGTTTCAGGTTGAGATACTTTCTTTAAGTTTGGGAGTTCAGTTTCCTTAACTTTGGGAGCTTCAGTAACTTCAGTAAGATCTTCATCAACATAGTCGCCTTCAAATTCAGCTTCTTCTGAGTTACCTGCAGCTGGTGTGACAGCTGACCAAGTTGCATTAATTTGAGTAGAAACCGCTACATTACTAATTGAAATAGTTCCGCAGTTAATACGTCCTTGATTAATAACTGATCCATACTTGAGATATAGATGTAAATTATCTTCATTTACAATTTGTTGTTCTCCATTGTCATCGAGAGCGGGTTCTCCATTTTCATCGCGAATAACAGCAAGGTCAAATTCTTGCTTAGCCTTTCCATTTCTAGCTGGTACTACACGTCTGCTAGCGAAATCCATAAATACAGATTTGCGTTGATTTTGCAATGCACGAGTGGGATAATTAGCAGGGTACTTGCCAGGAGGAGATCTAATATAGATAATAGGATCTTCAATAAGACCGCCTGCATTTTCCTTAGCTTTCTTACTAACATGAGTCTTTACAATAGATCGAATCTTAAGATTCTCGGTTTCGAAGAATTGAATTCCTCCATCTCCTGCAGCCTTGATAGCCTTCTCTAATTGTGGCTTCAACTTAAGCAAGAATTGCCCAAGTTCACCTGCCTTAGAAACGTTAGTTTGAATAGTAGGTGGCTTAGTCTTACCATCAGTATTCTTAGCCTCAGGAGTGCTGGGATCAAGAGGTACTTTAGTAGTCATCAAGTCATTGTAAGAGAAGTCTCCCTTACATTCCTTAGTAGTAATCTTTCCGTCTGCTCCAATAACATTCACTTTAAAGTGAACTTCGAAGAACAAACATCCATTATATGACTTAGGAGGCTCTGGCTTTCCGTCTTTACCCTTCTTAGTAACCTTTTGCTGAATAAAGCAGATGGTTTCACCACGATCCATAGCCGCGATGGCTTCAGAAACAGGGATAACAGGGATAAGAGACATGTTTTGTAATTAAGTATACAACAGAATAATCACAAAAAAGCATATTCAATTTTTATATTTTAATGGCATAAAACCCATATGTCCTTTACATACGACACGAGGATTACCACAAGTAAGACAATGGTAATCTAATTTATAGTCTTCAGCAGCAAGTGACATACGTTGAGAAATTACTTCCGTTGCTGCATGAAATGAAATAAATGATTGTGCTAGTCTATGTTGATATTTTTCTTCGTCGAACTTATCGTTAGAATCAGAATTAAAAGACATATGTTGTGTGTTGTGTGTGAGTGTGAATGTGTATTAAAAAAGTAATGGTTTCAATTTTACAAATTTATAAGTTCTTAAACTCTACTTGACTTAGCATATGAGTACGACAGCAGATATCAGTTTCAGCGATACCTAATTCGGTTAATTCTGCGCCTAATGTAAGTTCTTTAGAAGCTACCAGTCTCATATGGGGTGCAATTTCTTCAGTGCCATATAGTTCCTTAAGTTTGCGTCCTCTAATTTTCTTATAAATCATATACAAATAACCTAATTCACGACCGCAATAACATCTAATTAGTGGATACATTATACAAGGGTAATAATAAAGCATATAATTTTATTCAAATTTGGAAAAAATAAGACTTTATTCTGGTTTATAATCAGTAATAAATTTTACATGATGTTTAATGAATTTTCTTCGTTGTAATTTCGCGAATCGTTCATTAATGTATAAATATCCTGGAATTGCAACTTTTACTTTGAATCTAGCGAGTTTTGGACATCTAGTCATAATAATATCAAAGCATATTTCATCAATATGTCGATCAGATAATGACAAATCTAGTAAAGTACTTGGAAGAGTACTATAATCACGTGGTTTAGTATCTAATGTACGTTCATATAGATCATGTAATACTAATAACTTGGGAGGTAATTTACTGAAATCTATTACGTTTACCAATGTATCATTGTGAACCTTAAGACTGGTCAAACTTGCTGGAAGTTTATCTAAATTAGTTACCGCACAACCAATTTCGAGATATTTTAATTCTAATTTGCATTGTGCAAAATCAACCATATTACTATATCGATGTAGGAATAATAATGATAATGAAGTTATACTAACTGGTAAGTTGTCGAATAAATCACCCGGAATATCTAAATTTGTCAATTTTAATGTGGTAAGTTTTGAACATATTCGCATATTATCTATATACAATGGACCATAATCGTCGAGAACATAATCACAACTATCACTATTTCCAATCAATTCAATATATTCTAGTGATTCTACAAATTTAAGCACTGTTAAATTTCTTTGCGTTGTATCTACTGTAAGTTCGCATAAATTGGAATTATCAGGAAGATAAACGTGATTCTGTGGATTTATTATTGTTAATTTGGTTAACTGAATGAAATCATCCATATTTTTGTACATATCACATGATTTAATTACCATGCTTTTTATATTATCATGGCAATCCGTTGATGCAAGATCTAAATAGCGTAGATCTATCTTATCTACGTGTCGTGGTATAATAATAGGAAGTCTAACATAATATGACTGATATAGATGATGAATAAATGTTGCATTTTTGATAAATAGTTTTCCTACGTTGACTAAAACATGATCCATATTAATGTTACCATAACTGTCAATGGAGATATTGATAGCATCATTCACTGGATATTTACAAACAAGTGCCATAATACGTTTGTTACCAGTGTAAAATAAACGCTCCAATTCCTTGATAGTTAACCAATCACTGATTAGCTTAAATGCATCATAGGATATTATGTTCATTTTGTATCTAAAGTTGTGGATTAAAAAATAAGATTACGTTTTCAATTTTGGTTTTTTTCAAATTACAGTCCATGTGATGCAAGTAACGCATTGACATCGGATAAATCAAGTCCCTTGAGTGCAAGGACAAGGTCTTCCTTAGACATAGAACTAGATCCATACAATCGTTGATGAGTGGCTTCTTTGGTAGCAAAAGCATCGAACACAGCTTCAGTAGGCTCTCCAGGTTTGTATGTAATTACTTGAATATCTAATTCATTACCCATATGATTGACATATAAGAAAGCGGTTGAGTTAATGAAAATATCAGCTTCGTTAAGTTGCTGAGTAGGTTGTATCCAAATTTTGAAGTTGATTGAATTCATGAGCTTATTACGTCCTTTCTCAACTAAATAGTCACCAATTGTGTTAAGAAGTACTTCATAGTCGGCGCGATTAAATGCACGCTTCTCAAGGCGATCGAAAGCAAGATGTCCAATGTATCTGGCTTCATCTTGAAGTAATTTAAGACCAGGATTGGCTCTATAATAATCGATTAATTCGGAAGGTAACACATTATCGACTGCTCCAATTTTATTTTCAGCAACAAATTGATTGTAAATTTCGACTACATGATCAGCCACTCTCTTATCAACTTGAATAGATTGACGAAGTTCATCGATAGCTTCTTGAAGATCACTTGTTCTAGAATAACAAGCTTCCGAGCGACCTTGAGTTAACGCGTAAAGTTTAGACTTAAGTTCACCTAACGATCCTTGGAACTTACGTCTACCAGATACCCACCATGCATCGATAACAGCATCGTCTAATAACATTCTAGTCTCTTTACGATGAGGTTCAAGTAGCATGTAAAAGTCCAAGTTTGAGCATGAAATTAATGGAATAACTTTACCGACAAGATCGTCATGATACTTGGAATCAGATAACATGAATTGTATTAATCCATATGTGTAATCAGCGTATACTTCACATGATTTAGATTCAGGATCAGTTAGTTTTTGTAGTCTATGAAGTAAGTAGTCATTTTCTACTGTGATGGCAATCTTGAATCTGCTGCTTTGTGCAGATACGGGTTCTTCTAGTGCATAACCACCAGCCTTAGCAGATTTAATAGGAGTAGCAGGCTTATCCTTAGTAACAGGAAGTTCTCCTTTGATAAGTTTGTAGACGACCAAAGCACGTCTAGGGGCATCAGCCTCTTCCTTGGACATCATTTGAACGAAATCCTTATCAAGTTTAGCAACTGCACCATTTTTAAAATGGACTTCATCACCACTGGCTTTATCAATTTCTACACGTTGAGAAGGGAAAATAGAATTAGGAATGTTATCCTTTTTTGTGTTCCAATCTGTGGCTGATCTTAATGGAATACGAATAACATGCGCATTGATAATATTAGCAGCTTCAGCTACATCGTTTGAATTTGCAGAATATGCAAGTTTCTCGATTTTTGCTAATAATTCCTTGTTATCAGGCATGATAAAAGTAGTGCCGGATTTGTTCTTGGCTCCGTTGATAGATCGATCAGTACAAGTACCGACGATGATATCATGAAGGGCCGGGTTAACCTTTGCAACATATGGCATGATGCTGCAATGTACCGACATCTTCTTGCTCATCTTGTTTATGTATGTTACGATTCGAGTCGCATATAATTAGCAGTAAAATAAATTAATATCGAAATTTAATCGAATTTTGTAAGTTGAATTGTGCGCAATTAGACGATTTTTAGCAATTTGCTATATAAAAAATACCCATGTAAGATATATTATTTTCATATGGATTGTGTAGAAAGTGTCAACGATACATCGATCGATAACGTCAAATGTGACTGCAGTTGGGTTAAAAATTATGTTCCAATGACCCCCGAGGAACAAACATTGAGATTGGTAGAAAGTATGTTGCGTATCTATGATGTAATGTCTGCGATAAAATATTCCGGATGATGAAAAAATCAAAATTGAATCTTTTTGTTCATGTAAATTATCTTGCACTGAAATGGTTACCAAATCCGATGATGCGCCTGTTAATACTGATATCAAATTCGACATTCTCGGAGGACTTTCAATTAACACAATTACTAAAATTTTAGCTAGAGGTTATTATTTTACAGCATTCAATCGAATGCCTAATGTATGCGAAATTTGCTTTAAAAAAAGCACGCTCAATATTGTAGTTTATACTCACAACGGTCGTGCAGCTGAAGGTATGGTGGAATTTAGACCGCGTCTATGGAAATGCATAGCAGCTGGTCAATCGCAATTTGAGTTGTCTAATGAAGAAAAACTGTTTGAGTTAATAAATCAAAGCGAATCAAAATATAAATTATGGATTGATAATCCATTAGTTGATCAGGAGACATTGTTAATATCAAATGATTTAATTTATTCAGTCTAAGTTGATTTTTTATCAAAAAATTGAATCATATTAACTTTAATAACACCGCTTCATGTCAATTGATAATAAAAAATGTTACATGTTAGGCTGGATCATCGGTTATCCTGTTGTATTTTGCAAATCTAATGCAAAATATACAACTAAGTTGGTTGTATCTGTATATTGTAAACTGAAATTTGCGTCAATTTGGTATGTATGTTTTGCTCGTGAAACGTATTCACATACTATATATTTATCTGTAGGCTCATATTCAGTTACAAGACAACCAAATATATTAATTGGTACACATCAACTCAGCTTAACAGACATATTTACTAAATCAAAACACATGACAATTTTCGTGTTTCCACACGGGTTAATTTGAAATTGTTCATTTTTTGTAAGTTTACAAAGCACAGTGTGAAAACATAATATATTTTTTTATTATCCGAATTAGAAAAATCCAACTCACATAGTATGTGAATCAACCTTGGTAAAACATGGGAAGTTCGAACTCAACTCAATCTGCAGGGCAGCCATCTCAAGTATCTCAAGCTGGGAGTTTTAAAATGGTGTACAAACTCACAAAAGCTGCCTCTAAGTTCCTTGGTGATTCAGGAATATCAGCCATCGCAGCGGAGTTCATCAAGAATGTCCTCAACGCAGGCACTTCAGTTGCATTCTCAGTCGCGGAACAAAAAGCAAGAAACAGTCCCAATGGAAAATTGTTCATGGACAGTCTCAAAGCAGAAATGGCTAAGCCAGGTAGTGATGAAGCCACTGTTGGCGGTTGCTACGAAGCCTTTGCCATGGCTCGTGCTCCTAAAGCTGGCGCAGCCGAACTCGATAGTGTTCTCGCTATTGGAGGATGCGGTTGTGGCGGCCTTTTCGTTGGTGCTGCCGACATGGACATTGCCGCTGTTAAAAATTACAGTTCCACTGTTAACGCTAGTGCCAAGGATACCATTGTCGAAAATATTATTAACGCACTCAGTAATATGGGTATTACACCCGACTCAAGTGCAACTTCTTCTCAAGAGAAGCTTAAGTCTCTTATCAGTAAGTTACCAGCTACTTTTAAATCCGATGCGGCTGTTCAATCTAAACTTATCGCTTCAATTGCCAAAGTACTCAATGATTCATTCGGTCAAGGTACTATCGATGTTGGTCAACCCGCTGACGTCACGGCTAAGCATATTTTGGAAGTAATGCACTCATTAACTTCTGGTATGCATACTGAATATCTTAGCGTATATTCTGACGTCGTTAGGACTATTCAAAATCTTCGTGTGCTTGTTGGCGCACTTGAAGATTCACTTAAGAAGATTGACGTTCGTGTCAAGGATCAATCCGGACGCGATGTCACTCTCGCTAACCTTCGTAATGCTGTAGATCTTGCTCTTGGTGAGGCTAAACGTCAACTTGCTATGTTAGAATCATTGCTAAATACCACTTTGTCTTCAGCTGATAAGTCTATTGCTAAATTACTACAAAATATCTCATCTACTCAAGATATCGAGAATCTTGCTCGTCCTGGCGATCGCCAATTCGGTAAGACTATTTCTGATATTCTTCAAGGTATGGGTGTGACTGCTAACTTGACAATTATCATTAACAATGCTCTTAAGAAAGTTGGTCTTACCATCGAACAATATGCTAAGACATCTAGCGTTACTCAATTAATTCAAGAAGTTGAAGCTAGATCTAAGGATCTCAAGGATGACGCTGAAACCGAAGAGTTCTTCAAGGCTGTTAAAACTCTTGCAGCCAACTTATGGCGCGCAGGAGAATTTGCCGATCGTGCTCAATCAGAATCTGTTCAAGGTGGTGCTGATGCTGAACGTTATGAGCAAACTCCCATTCAACGACAAATTAAGAATCGTAAAAATATCCGTAACTTGATCTTTACTGCTTTCAACAAGAAGATTCAAGAAGCATTTAATAGATTAGTCAGCACTATCGATGTGTTGTCTGTTAAGATTGGTACTGATGTTCCTGTCACTACTGAACTTGATGGATTTAGATCATCACTACAACGTATTGATAATAACTTGATCTATCACAAGAATATTTACTACGCATTAATCGGTTATTATAATGACGCACTTGCTAAGTCCAAACGCGAGGAATTTGTTGCTGAACTTAAGGTTGTAAAGACTCATGCTGAATTAGTATCTGCTAAGCCTGAATTTGCTGCATCCGCTGGTCTTTTCCGTGAAGTTATCAGTGCAGTTGATGTAATTATTGCTTTAATCGATCAATATTCTGATGAAATTTCTGCTAAATTCGGATCTGAAGAACATACTGACCCCGAAGCTGGTCGTGTTGCTAGTGTATTAGGAGGTTGTGATTGTGATGAAGACGTTGCAGGTGTTTTAGGAGGCGCCGACGATGAAGATGAGATTGTTATCAAACCTGAGACTCTTAACTTTAAATCAGTACATACTATTCATGATGCCGTCACTAAGTTCGATTATCGTTTCAAGGTTGCTCAAATTCGTCGTAATCTAAAAGCAACTTCCGCTGAACTTGAAGAATTTAATAAGGATTACGATAAGACCGTTACTAACTCCATCTACGAAATCGTAGCCGGTGAAAAGAGAAAGTATAATGCTCTCCGTTCTCAATTCGAAGAATCTAAATTCGGATTAGTTAACACTTATACTGGTGCTCTTCCTGGATATACTACTGATGATGAAGTCAATAAGCAAAAGGATGCTGCTCTTAAGATGCTTGACAATATGTGGAAGGCCAAGGAAAATTTCTGGGCTACCATCGAAGCTGCTGATCGATATATGCAAGTCTTCACCGACGCTCTTGTAAAGAACCCCGAAGATGTTCAAGATATTAAGTCGATGTTAGATTCCATTGAAATTATTTCTGATTGGTACACTGATGCTACTGGTAACTCTGCTTCTGGTATCTTTGATTATTTCCCTAATAGAATTGCAGGTGCTGTTCCTCAATATCCTCCTGAGAGTTACCGCAATGGACCCGTCCATTATTATAAACGTATCGGAGATGCATATACTGGAGCTGCATCTAAATTACAAGCTGCTCCTGGCAATCCCAACTTAGTATCTGATCCAGTCAATGGTCTTGGTGCTTTTAATCAAGTAAAGAAGACATTCGAAGGTTTATCTGTTCTTAAGAATCTTATCTCTGTTTTCGTACACGTTGGATCTAAGTTCGGAGGTGAAGATTTACACTCCAAGGTGTTTATGTCGCCTAGCAAGATGTATAACAATTTAGTTGAATACATTCAAGCTAGTTCATTCGCTCAAGGTTTCGGTCTTGCTAGCCCTAATGATGTATATAAGGATGATCTTCCTGAATATTTCAATGATTTCCGCCGATTTGGACCTGAGTATGTTGATCTTTCTGATAAAACCACTCTTCTTGCTGGTGCTGTCGGTCCAAATCATGTACAAATTGGATCTGCTGCTACTGTTGCTGTGCCTGCACCTGCACCTGGAACTGTTAGACCTCCTGTCGCTAATGGAGCCGATAAAGCTGAACAATTCCGTCAACGTTGGGGTGTTTGGATGAGATCTGTTCAAGATCAACTTGTTCAAAAGGAAGGTTTTGGATTCAAGATGGAAGATGAATACTTTGTTTTGATGTTGAAATCGTTAGCTGCTAAGATTTTCACCGTAGTTGGTATGTACGAAGTACTTGATCGTCCTTATGAATATAATGGTCTATCTCCAATCCGTATGATGATTGGAGGTGCTGAAGGTGATTCAATTCCCAAGATTGATGAAGCCGTTACTCCTCTATATTTGAGATTGACTTTGCTAGCACAATTCTATCGTAAGATTTTCAGTTTCACTCACATCGGTGACGAAGAAATCGCTGGTACTCAATATGATTGGGAAGCTCGTAATGGACTTCCTCGTAAGGATAAGAATGTCAAGATTTCCATGGTGCCTGATGTCATGGGAACTTTCGCAGGATTTATTAGACTTATGTTCAGAAAAGTCAGAGGTATTGAACCTGATAATTTCAGCGATGATGATATCAGAGAAATCGTCAATGAAGTCAACATTATTTATGGAAAGTTCAAGGACAAGTACGCAACTGATGTTGTAACTGGTGTTATCCAAGAATTCGTAGCTGAAGTAAATCGCAGATATGCTATCGTATCTAAGGAAGAACGTAACGATTACGAGAGTGAATTTGGATCAAGATATGATCGTTTGACTGACGGAACTAATGATTTCGACATCAGTGATCGTGATGCTCAAATGCCCAATGATATTCCTTTGTTACCTGGAGAAGATGAAACTGAAGTTAATAGACTTGCTGAATTCCAACGTAGATTAGATGCTACTCCAATGGACGACAAATACAAATCTAAATCATCTAAGTTCAAGATCACCTCTGATCATCAAAAATTAGTTCGTGATTTCAGATGCTCAATCGATAAATTCTTTGAACATCCTGATGATACTACATCTTTCGATGGTCCTATCGCTAGTGTAGTTCGCAAACTTAAACTCGAGCAACGTGATGATCAACGATTTAAGTTGGTTGCTAGTTTAATCCGTGGAACTGATGCTTATACTAAGATCGATGGTAGCAAGTATGTCATGTTCCATGAAACCGTCATTGGTCAACTCAATGTATTGTCTAGTATTCATTCCATGTTATCTAGATTCAAGGTTATTGTTCAAGTTACTGACATTAAATGGCTCGAGAAAGAACTTGTTTCATATCTCAAGGCTGCTGGAGTAGCTGCTCCTTTCTCTAGATCTTTTGCCATTCATTTGGCTAACAGGTTAGTAAACTTGGGATTAATTTCCTCTGTTTCTGATGAATTTGCTGTTGCTATTATTAAGAAGTTGCTAGGATCTGGATCCAATGAGGTTGCTCTTGGAGGAGTAGGAGGTACTGAATATTCTATCAAGAAAAATGCTAGTGTTGCAGCTGGTATTGATCGTAATACTCAAGTTGGTGTTGTTGGTGGACAAATTGTAGCCGGAACTGCTCATCTATTCGGTCTTCTTAATGGTATCCCAGTTGCTCAGCTCGAAACTGATGCTCATGCCACTAAATTACAAACCGTATTTAGATATGCATTCGATCGTGAATTTATCATGAAGTTATTGATCGAATCATTGTTCGGTCTTACATCTGATTTGCAAGGCCTTGTGCAAATCTCATGGGATCATAATAAGTTGTCAGTTAATGCTGGAGGTATTAAAAAGTTAGTATCTGAACTATTTGACTCTGTTGGATATTTCATTGACGCTCTTAGACCTCAACTTGAAAAAGATTTCATTAACCGATACACATCTAAGACCTCTGCTGGATCATTGTATTGGCTCCAAGAACAACTTATTGAGAAAATCATTGACGGACGCGAAGGTTCGCCCGATGGAACTAAACCTAAATACGATAATATCGAACGAGTTATGCAAACATTATCGACTACTTACCGTGAGTTAACTCGTGAATGGAAGGTGAATGGTCTTGGTCTTGTAGTTGCTGGTCAATCTTTAGTTAGTGCTAGCAATGATCGCGATTCATATGACAAGGTTTTAGCTGAAGTTATCTTCTATGATGGATCTAAACCCGAGTCAGGTATTGCCGCTAATACTTTCGATGGTGCTTTCGTATCTACTGAACCCGCATCTATAGTTGATTACGTTCATGATCCTTTCGAGGCTCTCCATTTCATGGGACCTCAAGGAACTCAAACCATTGATACTAGATACATTATGAGATTCAAACAATTGTACGGATTTGATGACGGTCTTACTAACAACAAATCTGCGCTATTTATGTTCAATCAACTTGTTGCTAAGTTCATTAAGTCCTTCTATGATCCTAGCTCTCAAAAGATGTACGGTCCTCTCATGAACCAATTTGCTAATGGAGTATTTAGTCGATCTGTTGTAGATCATACATTCGCCTATCCTGATACTGTTCCCGCTTGGTATCTAAAATATGCTGCTGGAGAAAATGTTCCTGTGTCGTCTGAATACAATTTCAGAGCATTAATTAGACCTGATGAAATTGACAGACTTGAACAATTCAAGGGTATCATTAGGGATTATCTTAACTACAAACCTGCTGGAGTAGCTGGAATTATTCCTCCCAGACCTGATCGATTTAATATGGCGCATCCGGATTTGTCCAGGCGAGTTGTTGCTAATGTTATCGGAAATGTACCTAAGATTTATGCATTATTGTTTGCTACTGTTGCATCTAGAGCTATCATTGCTCTTGCATCTGAATTAGTTAATGCTGGTGTCGCTGGAAATACCGCCCCTGCTGCCGTTGGATATCCTCTAGTTGCTCATGATCTATTGAGAGCCGGACAAGCCGCTGTTGATTTCAATGCTGCTATGGCATTATACGGAGGCAGTGCTACTGTAGTCCCTACTATGGATCAAGTTATGACCGTATTGTTTAGCAATTTACCTGGAACTATTGATTTAGCTAGAGCTGCAGTTGCCGGTCCTCCTCGACCAATTGTTGGTGCTTTAGTTAATTATCTTGCTGCACCTGGAGCCAATGCGGAAGTTGTAAGCTTGAATGTTCTTATTGAAGCTTTCCTCAATCTTGATGATAATATTACCGGAGTTGCTAACAACTGGTATACCGTTGCTTCTGTCGTTGCTGGAAAATTGCCTTATCGTCTACCAATTGGAGCATCTAATATTGAAGTTGACTTTACTTCTGACGTGTTCGCTGGTATGATTATGGCTCTTGTCACTAAGCGCGAAGAATTACAAGGATTATACTTTGCTGCTGCAGGTAATGCTGCTGAGCAAACTAGATGGTTACAAGAATGGAATCACTTCGTTGGAGAATTATTCAGACAAAATCAAGGATCTACTGTATATGTACCTCCCGTCGCGGTTCAACCTAAGACTGACGTTAAACGCGAGGACATTATGGGAGCCGTTAGTGAAGATTTCCTAGGAGCATTTAGAGCACCTAATATGCATAATGATTATATTATGATTGCTCGTGCTGAAGCCGTTTCTGGCGCTCTCAAACAAGGTAATATCTCTACATTATCTGGCGGAAGTGGAAAACCTGGTACGTTCAGATCCGCTCATAATGGACCCCAGATTTCATCTGATGCTAAAGACGCAGTTGTTATGTTCGGTAATCGTTGTGATCCCGATGGAGAGCATGTTCTCTTCTCATCTATTGCTAATGTTCTTAAGTCATTGTATCAATCTAGAAATAGTACCCAAGCTACAGTGTTCTTACATGATTCATTAGCTGATGTTGCCTTGTACATGAAGGAGAAGTATCGTGCTAACTTACCTGTATTTAAGAATTTGTTCAATGAACTTAGAGCCAAGTGTGAATTTACTAAGAAACTTCTTGAACAAAATGAACTTAATGTTGCTCGTGATTTCGGTGTTATGGCTCCTACTCACAATCCTTGGCCTTATGTTCTTAAGGAACCAGTTCTTGCGGATCGTGATGTCAAGACTAGATTCGGAGGTATCTTAGATACTATCATCCAAGGATGTAATTCTATGGTATCTGCATGCGATCAAGTTTTACGTGAAGTATCCGATGATCCTAAATATCTTGAATTCTATGGAGGTTCGATTAAGGATTATAAATCTCAATATGGTACTGAGCCCTTCATGCCAGTAAGTTCAATGTTGAGAATACTTGTTAACGCAAGTGAGAACTCTGTAAATGATTTATTACCTACACATAGCATGGGTGAAGAATCTTTCAAGCTCATGTATGCTATCCGTGGATTGTTCGCCAGTCTTCAATCTGAGCCTACTATGGAAAATCTCCCTGGATTTAATGTAATTCTTGAACAGTTCAATGCTCTTCAGGATCCTAAATTACAAGTTTCTAAGGAACGTTGTGAAGCATTCTTGAAATCATTCATTAAGGGATTAAGATTTATATATGAAGCTAAACATATCAAGGGTACCATCTCTCCACTAGTTGGTTATGGTCGTGTCAATGCTCTTGCTAGAGATCTTAGATATAAATCTGGATTATTCACTAAGCGCGACTTAGTAGTAACTGATAAGCAACTTGACGGATCTAATCGTGGTCCGGGTGCTCAAACTAATGATCCCGAAAGTGATCGTTTGGATGTTTCATTGACCAATAAATCGGTTGTATCTATTAGTACTTTAGCTGCCACTAATGGTAGACGTCATATCAAGCCTGTATTTGCTATTGCTAAACCACTAGCTGATGTTATTAGACTTACTGAATCTTCTGATCGCGAAGCTCGCATTCGTGAACTAGTTGAATACCTTAAGACTGATGTATCTGGCCGTCGTAACAGCAAGGAAATTCAGAATATCATTGACTTGAACATTGTCCCTATTAATGTTCATGCTCTCCGTCGCGAGATTCCTTTGATTAACTTGTACAACTACGCTTATACTTTCGATCGTCTCATCATCGAATTGTATTATGGACTTAGATCCGATGCTGCTAGAAAGATGATCTCTGAGTTATGTAACAGTAACGATCTAAGTGAAATCTCTAGCGCAAAGGATATGTTAGTTGCTTTACTTATTAACCCTTATCGTGATTTCCGATCTGCTGATTCCAATCATGCTGGATCTGATCTATGGAATACTCACGTGAAAGGTATGTTAGTAGGAGTTGGATCTGAAGCCGAACTCGGTCGTCCTAAGTTCTTGTCTGACCAAATTTATAACAAGGCTGTATTCGGAGAAATGTATTCCAATGAACTTGATCGTAACGAAATGGGCCCCGCTGCTGCTGAAATTCGTAATCGCAAGCCTACCAAAGATACCCTCTTACAATTCGCTGATATACTCACCCGTCATATCTTAGTAAGCAATTATCTCGGTCATGTCCTCAATAACGCTGCAAATATTAATGACCCTGCCCTTGCATCATATGTAAGAGCCGCAGTTAAAATGTTCATCGAAAATCCTACCACTAGCATTAGATCTGGTGCTTCTAGATTAGCTGCTAAAGCTAGATCCGCTGGTACATTCGGAGTATTGACCACATTAGGTGCTGGTGCTACTGTTGGTGAACGTCATAATAATCTTGCATATATCACATGCTTGTGGGCTAAGATTGTATTGCTATGTGGTTCTAACATGGCTAATGCAGTAGTTAGAAGTGGATACAGTGATGCTAAATTAGATGAAGTTGCTAACATTAGTGTTTGGTTGGTCAATGCTGTATTAGGTTCATTGCCTGTTGGTGTTGCCGGTGTTGCCCCTATTCCCGGTGTCCCTGCTGCTGGTGGTGTTGCTGCAGTTGCTCCTATACCTGGTCGTGTTGCTGCTCCTGTCGCAATCACTAGAGATGCTTTGATTGCTGCCGTTAAAGCTAAGTTACTTGCTGATGCTGGTGCTGGTGTTGTATATCCTGGAGCTGTTAGAGTTGCCCAGTTAACTGTTTCTCAATCTGCATTAGTAGATTCTATTCTTGATAAGTTCGCTGAAGATATTTCGATCGGTGCTGGTGTTAATGCTGTTGGTGTTGCTAATGTTCTCCTTGGAGGTCAGACCCTAAAAGCTGCTGCCGGATCTCTATTCGAACTTCATAGCACTGCTACTACTATTGCATTACCTGCTGCTCTTCATTGGCTTGATCTTGATCAAAATGGAGCTGTTGATCGTGATAGAGTACAACTTGGAGGTCTTCCTAATACTGCTGAAAGTCATGTACGCAGTGAGGATGTATCTCTTATCAGAGAAGCATTAGCTAGCATTGGTCGTGCTAGATTCGACACGAAGTTCATTCGTAACCTTATCTTCATTGTTAACTTATTCAGATCTGTGAGAGTTAAATTGCAACGTGACTTGACCTACTCACGCGATATCATCCAACGTAGTGCGGCTATCACTAGAAATCCTATTACTGAATTCACTGGAAACTCTGTTGATGCTAATCAGTCCCTTGCATCAACTGTTGTTTGGAGCAGATACTAAATTTGATTAAAATACAAAAAAAACAAAAAAAACTTTATTTTTTGTCTAATCTACATATCTAATCTACACGTCTATCGAACACATCGGTGTCTGGCATAACAACTGTTTTCACAGGAGTGATTTGAGGGTTTGTGGGAATCGGAGCTCTGATGTTTTCTGTAAGTGGGGGAATCACGTCGACTTGATGATTTTGTTGTAGTTCAACGGGAATTTGGTGAACTGGAGCGGGTGCGGTGGCTTGTTTTTTGTATCTTGCAATTTGTTTGGCTTGTGCGGCATTGTTGGTTAACAAGTCGCGATTCGCAGCCTCGAGAATCGCAATTCGCGCATTAAGGTCATTGATGAGTTGTGATTGATCAGCAGCCATTACGTCTAAGTTGGATGCAAGTCTATCAATAGACAGATTCATTTCAATTTTTTCATACAATACTAATGTGACATCATAATTTCTGTCGAATTCATAGAGAACTTGTCCATCATTGACGTACAATAGATGATCGCCCCTGATTACAGCTGTCAAATAATGCGGTTCGTTGACTGGTTTGATGATGAATGATCTTGCGATATATTGTATGTTATTAATCATCATTTCATATTCGAATGTTTTAGTTGTGGATTTCCAAACCATTATGTTACTTGATTCTACAATGTTGTATGTGTTTTTCAATTGAGATCCGCAAATTTCACACAATGTATTAATTTCAGTCTCATGTATTTCGGATTGCATGCTAGTTGAGTAAGTATCATATTTTATTGTACGCGATCGGCAATCGCATGATGTTGTGTCTGACATTTTCAATTCGAACTTAGATTTCATGTCACTTAGTTGCATGAATGCATCAAACGCGTCGGCGGGACATTGAAACTTTGTCGTGTCGAAGTTGATGTATTTTGCAAACTGTGAATGATAATCACCAACTTGATTAGCTAGATATTTCACTAGCAAACAACGCATGTATTGTGTTGTTGGGTTTGTAAATTCAGATGAAAGTAAGTGGTTTCGCACATTCATTGATGCGAACAGCATTTGAATCAATGAATTGAGCCAGCATATTGTGGCAGTTGGATTGCGCAACCCTGTCAACATTTTGATGTTTGTTAATAGATATTAATAGACACTAATATATCAATTTTACAAAATTGAACAATTGAGCAATGAGTTTATATCACGTATAATGGCTGCTTTACCAGAGGGACTTTATTACATACCTAATTTTATCGATGACAATGAATTAGATGTTATCAACAATACATTAGATGATTTAAATTTTGAGCATGTTGGAAATGATAAGTCTAGAGTAGTAGCGCAGTATGGACATAAATATAATTATTTAAGAGGTAAACCTACAGTTACAGATCCGATTCCAGATATATTAGGCGTGGTTACAGCTGAAAGATTATCAAACTATGGTATTATATGTCAAAAATTAGATCAACTTATAGTTAACAAGTATTTGAAGACACAAAGTATTAGTGCTCACATAGATCATACTAAATATTTTGGTCCTGTCATCGCATGTTTATCAATTGGAGGACAAGCAACTGCTACATTTACTAATCCTTATACTTATCATAAGTATTCTATGCAATTGGAAGAAAAATCACTATATGTTATGACTGGAAAATCAAGATATGATTATAAACATGAAATTAGTAAACCAGAGTCGACACGATATTCACTAACGTATAGAACGGTAATTTAATAAAATAAACAGTAAAATTGATTGTAAGTATCAACTGTATTCTATCATCTATAATGGGGTGTTGTCATTCAGTCGAAGATATAAATTATGAGAAACAATTAGAACGTCAACGATTGTTAGGTACAAACTATAGTAAACTTATGGAAAGTGCATTATGCAATAACATTGACATTAGCAAAGATAAACATGTTTATCGTGAAGCAATGGATAGCAAATATGAATATACAAGTGTGATGATTAATCAATATAAGTGTTTAAAAATATCACTCGACAATGGATGTTATGAAATAACTATGTTTTGGAAAATGTATAAAGGCAGATTGCTGATGTTATCAGTTGAATATGATGGTCAATATATACTTGATCGTGATCGTTTACGCAGTTTAGTATCACAAAAAATAACACTAGATACATTACTAGATGCATATTTTGAATATGTCGATGGTCATGTTAAATCAATAAGAGACATAGTTAAATTTAAAACCGGCCCTCAAAATCAGTTTTCATAAGTTAATCTTAATAATTCATAAACACAATGATTTATTTCAAGAATTTCATACATACACGATGTTAATTTAACTATACGTGCTTGATCATGAGGACATAATTTCATTTTTTCCATATGAAGCGATAAGTTTTCGTTAGCTTTGTATAATTGATTCATTAAAGTTTCTATTTCTGTATTATACTTAAGCGCTTTAGTACCGGGTGTTACTATCGAATCGTTAATATGTTTCGTAAGTTGATGGACCAATTGTGATGTAAGTTTTTCTACTACATGTTCACTTACTAAGTCTGATACTTGTTTAGAAATTGTCGCAGCTGCTTGATTTGGATCGACGGTAACTATCTGAGGTTCTTCATCTTTAGCGACCATATAATTGTCGTCAATTGTGATTTTTTCCATCGTGAAAAGTTACACCTCATACTTTACGCAACATTTTTGCATTCCGATTAGTTAATTAAATTTATACGCGCTCTGTAAATATCTGTCGTTGCAGATGACTAATAAATTAGATAAAAATACATTCAGCGGTTATTTAGCGTTAAGTGGATGCATGATACAACCTAAAGATTTATATACGTGCGTAGATATTGATTTATGTGAATTGAAAATGTCCGAAATATTAGACGTGAGATTAAAGAAAAAAACGAATGTTGGTCAATTAAAATCAATAAGTAACTATAAGTCAAATTTGTATCAAGGTAGTGTGATAGCTGCCTATAAAATGCTAGTATTATTAGAATATCAAGAAGATATTGCCATTACTTTATAGATAGATTCTTTCTAACTTTGTGCATGAAATCATATATATTTGAATCATTACTTAGTGTATCAAATAACATTGATATGAATGTACCTAAATGCATATATGAAGTTTTTGCTCGTCGTTCTACACCGCCCATATTGACCGAATATTGAACATCATTCGAAGGGCATATGAACAACGTTACTTCTTCTGTTTCTTTATAGTAAAGTTTTGTTTCAAACCATGTTGTTGTTTCTATACTCATACCTCCGGTAGGTCCTATGTAATGGAAATAGTAAAACTTTTTCTCGAGTTCGTATAATCGATCTTCAAAATCAACTCTATTGGTGTACTCCATTTTGCGCTTTGTACATTGAACGGTGATGATTTGAAAAAATAATATATTCAAATTTTCAATTTCGAAAGTGCTCGTGTGCATAGTGAGGTAATTTCCATTGTTCATTAGTTTCGAACAATTCTCTTGCTTTTGTTATCAATTCCTCTACGTATTTGTGAGATATAATAAATATCTTATCTTCGTCACCATAGAAGAACCAAACACTAATGTGATTTAATTCACATCGTAATGACATAGAAATATATCGATTATTGTTATTGAATATAGTTACATGGGAGTTGTCAGTATTGTAGTATAAATTGATAAAAAATAACATTCAATTTTGTTCAATTTTGTTTGAATTAATTCAAATCATATGATAGAATAACATTGATACTGCGTTGTTACATTCTGCATCAGCCAGACCGACATACGTATCGTTTAGATTATACCATGTACGTTGACCTTCGTGGTCAGCTCTTACTCCTCTAGACCAGTAATGTCCACTTGAACTATAACTTGAACTTACTGACCCGGAATGTTCAATAGTAGATACAAGTTGATATTCAATTACAGTATTATTAACTCCTTTAAATTTTAATAATGTTGGATACGACCTCTTCCTATTAAACATTTTATTGAATTTTACTACAATTACTTCACCATGTCTTACGGCTAATTCTGTAACTTTAGTAAGTCTAACTCGTTCATGTTTTTTAGGTACGATTGATGCATCGACTTCAGCATCACCTACTACCATATCATATCCAGGACATTCATAATCGCTAACATCGCTACGATGACATTTTACGTATCCTGTGAAATCTTCGATACCAATATTACGATCAGTGTAAAATGGTACTTGAATACTTTTTACTCTTTCTGTTTTAGTAGCGCCACATATAGGACAGACGATAGTCGACTTATAAATTGATTCGAAAATTTGTTCGACTCGTTTACATTCAAGCGCATCAATGAATAATATGAATCCCTCATTAGCACATTCTTGATTATTCTGTAGTGTCGACAGGAATTTCGATTTTTTAGTACCTAATGCTTCTCTAAAAGCCTCTAATACTTTAGCACTTTGTGTAGTAATATCTTTATCATCTTGTGCTAATTTAATTAACTCAATATAAGCTTTGCCAAGAGGTTTCATGATGAAATTATTTTCATATTCTAACATTATTTCTGTAAGTGATGTTAATGATAGTAGCGATTGTAATAATGAATTGAACCAACAAATGACTCCTGTGTTATTGAATCCATTTGCAGGTAGCATCTCGGCTTCATTGAATTTATAGTATTTGTACTTAGGCAATGCATCGATTGCTTTAATAGCTTTGATTTTAGTGGATTGTTCAACAGATGCCATTTAATAACAAGGGTGATAATTTAGTCTCAACTGATTTTCAAATTTACAAACTTAATTAATGTTAATTTGGTACCCTCGTGTGTCACGGAAATTATACCATTGGGCAACGTCTGCGTGAACTTATATTTTATGCATTTTACCATTATGTTCATATGTGTACCTGGTACTAAGTCTGCCGGTACTTCAGCGGTTTTTTTGGGTAACTTCACCCTAAATTGATTCTTGCAAGTTACGTTATGCTTGAGTAATTTTTCAGTGTCTGCAGGTGTCTCGGGCACGAATATTAATGTTGGAGTAGCGCCAGATTCAATGTAACTTAATACGCAATTTATTGAAAGAACAACGTTTTTCATGTCGTTGATATAACAGATATAATAATAACAATTTGTCTATTTTTTAAAAAATTGAATTACAATATGTATTGGTATTCATATCATCATCGTCATCACATGTCTGTTAATACCACTGAAATTGATACTGTAACTGAAGTCGAAACTTCACCTCAACATGAGGTTGTCGTCGAAGTTAAGAGGGAACGCAAAATCCCTCCTATGCCATCAACATGGGCCCAAGTAGTTAAGCAAAAGCGTAAGCATGTTGAACAAGTTGAACAAGAACAAGTTGCACAAGAGCCTACTGTAGCATTAGCTGTATTTAATGCTATGCAAGAACATGCCGAAGAACTTGAGGGTCAATTAGCATCTAAGGTTGCTGAAATTGACGATCTTGTAGATGAGCAAAACGAACTTAAATCACAAATTAATGCTCTTCAACGTGCTTTAGAAGAAACCGAAGCTAAACTTGTAGTTGAAGTTCCAGTTGAGGAAGCTGCTGTTGAAGTTGTCGCTACTGTTGCTGAAGTTGTTGAAGCCATTACTGAAGCTACTGAAGTAGTTGTCCCTATGCCTACTGATACTACTGAAGCCGTTCCAGCTGAAGCCACCACAAAGGGATGGTTCGGATGGTGGTAAATTAAAAATCATAAATTTACTGTCCTTATTTTTTTCAAAATTGAATGCAGATGTTTGATTTTATCCTGGACCACAAAATGGCAACACCAATCGACAACATCGAATATGAACTTACCCCTGATGAACAAGCTGATGAAAACGCAAAAATACTACTTAAGCAAGCCAGAGCTATCGGAAAAGATAGAGGAAAAGTTGCGTCTATGATAATTACCATTGGCAAATTGGAAAAAGAAATTGAAATTCTTACAGGTAAGTTAGCGACTGGAAATGCGGTCAATTATGATTTGAATGAAAGGGTTGGAGAACTTACATCAGTAATTAATGCATTAAATGGTCAAGTGCCTCCTGCAAAGAAAGCAGCTCCCGCTCAAGTGATGCCAGAACCAATTGCAGTAGCTACTAAACCGCGTGAAGAAAAAACAACATCTTGTGTAATTTCATAACTTGTTAAATGTGATTTAGCAATCATTTTTTGATTTTATTATTTTTCATACTATATGTATACGCGACAAAGTCCGTCATGAAAATACTTTGTGCTATTTTAGCAGTGGCTGTCATAGCCTTAACAGTAGTGCTTATTTGTAAAAGTCGAGAGAGTCCCGAAGTGGTTCAAGTCGAAAAAACACAAGTAGTAGTGAAAACAACTGAAAGAAATCCATTATCAGTTGAAACGCAACATTCTATTGGACAAGCTGAATTCTTTGCATCTAATGATGCGCAAACTGGAGTTGCTGGACTAACCGAAACAAGCACTTCATTTGATGGAACCGATGGAGATTATAAAGATTACGTAGCATCAAAGGCTATAGGAAATGATGTACGTTCCAATCATTCTGAATTTATTAAAGATAGAATAGGTCCACAATCAAACTATACTGGTCGCAATTATACACTACCAGATGGTAATGATGGAGATAATTATGGTAGCAACTGGATGGGTATTCGTGGACGTCCTCAGGCCGTGAACATCGACAATCCCGACTCATTGGTCGATGATGATGTATCTCAATACGCGCAAACCCAACGCATCAGATATAATCAATAAAACCAGAACAGGTTTAAAAAAATCAATAAATTGTCAATTGTCAATTGTCAATTGTAATTGACAAACTATATGTTTTTTTGATTGGTGATTTCGGATTTTAGATTTTAAATTCAGATATTAAATTATTTCACATAGTATTGTGATACGTCACGTGGTAATATACATAAAATGTTGATCAACTGCATGAAATGCAAAAAGAAGCAGGATGTGGCTAATGTAGAATATGAGGTTGTACAAGGTACTGGAGCTTTCAGAGCTAAGGGACTTTGTCCAGTATGTCATGGAAAAGTTGGAGTGTTCGTAGGAGAAGATAAACTTCCATCGGGCGACAAGGCTAAACTCAAGCCTATCAGCGACAAAATTAAGGCTGAAAAGAAAGCAAGATCTGCTGCTAAAGCAGGAGGAGCTCAGAAGAAAAAGAAGGTTGTTAAAAAGTAAATTTTGTTGATTATGTATTAACGGATTATTTTTTCACGTTTAGTATTACAGCATAACATGGGTAATTTATTAAACATTGATACTCCGGTTGATACCTCAATTGATACATCGATTGAAGGTAAAACTTACGACTTAAGCGGAAAAACATCTAGGTTATTATGTGATTTCTGCATAAAAAACAAGATTGCTAATATCAAAGTATTTAGTACATATTGTATTGTAAATACATTATTAGTACCTAGTACGCCTTATAAAACTACATTAGGTATGTTTTACTTTGATAAATACCCAAGTGCCATGGATTTGTTAGTACAATTAATGGAATATAAAGCATTAAGGGGAAAAATTGTAAAAAATACATGGGTTTATAATTAGTGGGTAAATTTGAATGCAAAATCCACCAAAGTATTGATGTATGTATCATGTCACGGTTAAAGTTAAAGCCAAAATATATAAACTTGATTAAACTTGCATCGTATCGTGATGAATATATTATCGTAAGTGGTTCAGAAGATATATTAAGCACTTACATATCGGCAATGTCAAAACGTAAACCTATTGTCGTATCGATTAATGAATTATCATATGAGGATCATGAAATAGCATGGTCCGCCATCAAACTGAGATTAAAATATCGTAATTGTGTACCGGTTACCACTGACTCGGGTTTAAATTTGGAAGATGGATATTGGGGTAGTGACATTGAAGCAAAAGTAGCGAAAATTATAGAATTATCCAAGGAAAGATTTTACATACCGATGCATAATAGTTGTGGTACTCATTCACATGCACTAATGTATAAGTATAGTGCATATGAAATAAATAAAATGATACCTAGTCATCTAGGTCAATCTTGATACCCTTGAGTTTTAATTTTTATCGATTAACTTGGTACTGAGTCGGCATGAATTCATGTAAATTTTAATTTTTTCATGACCCATTCTGGATTTTTATTCTTATATAGTGCGCGATACTCACGGGTAAGCTATTAGTTTGCATGATTTTTATAAAAGTTAGTCCTCAATTTTTCATAAAATGATGTTTTTTTGGGAAAAAATGCAAAAAATGTAATTTTTGGAGGTCACGAATCAAGGTAAAAGTTTTTATAAATTCGACCTAAATAACCATCTGGGTATTCTAGTGAAGAATAGAATTCTTCGCATACAATAGACATTTGGTACTTAATTGGCTTTAAACCAAACTGTGCCAAAGGTAATAGAGGATAATCACTTAATGGGTAATTTTTATACTTTTGACGATTTTCGTCATCAGTAAAATATGGTACTAATTTTTCATATAATTTACCTCTATTATATACATATTGGAATCCTTTAGCTGTTCTTATTAAAAATTCAGTAGTGTATAATGTTAAGAATGAATCATCTAAACCTTTTTCAGGATCATCTTTAGCACCAGGTTTAAAAGTATCAATCATGTCAAGAATACATACCATTGCATGATACATATATGTATTATCTTTACGAGTTCTTAATTTTACCCACTCGCTACCTAAATCAGTAGTTACATTATATGCATCGATGCTAATTGCATCTTTACGTAACTTATTATTATAATTTTCTACATATTTGACAATAGGTTTTGCTTTCATAACATGATACACATACTTATGTAAGTCTGATATATTAATGAATCTCATTGGTTTACCTTTACCATTATACTTTAATGAATGAATTTCAATAATTGCAGTATTCGACATAATATTATTATCTTTTACAATCACTGCTATATCAGCAAGTGCATATAATTTTACATCATTTAGTGTAGTAATTCTGACATCTTTATCAGTAAAGTACTTATCAAGTACAAGATATTCGTATTCGAGCAATGCCATGATCGTGAATATCAATTGAAAAAAATATTCAATTTTATACTTTCTTTAGACCAGGGAATATTTTATGTGCAATATTAATGGCTTGCAATCTGTTATTGATATATTCTGGTATATCAGAGCTATTTTCGTAGTGTTTTACATCTTTTTTGAATTTATCAATCAATGAAAATAGTTGTTCGGAAAATTGCCGATTTTTAAATAAATGCCAAAATAATTGGACTTTAGAATCATATCTACTTTCAATTTCCTCTTGTTGTTTCATTCTCTCCTCGAGCCATTTTTCAACTTCAGGTGCGTGAGTAAAATCTTCCATGATGAATCACAATCAATAATTAAAAAATAAGAGTATTCAATTTTATTGAATCATCTTCTTACGTTCAGCTAGTAAATGACTTTGTGTTGCTTTCGCACAAGCCCGTAATTCATACATATTTGACATTGCATTCCATGCTCTCATAAATTCATTGATGTATTCAATTTCTTCATTTGATATCATGAAATTAAATTCAAGACCATCTAAATCAACTTCACGTCCTAACATCCTGCATGATTCGACGAATCTAGTCAATGCTTCAGTGTATCTTGATAATATGGGCTTAACAATAATGTACTTTTGATATACATCATCAAGTTTATTCTTCTCATCTCGCTTAAATTGCTCGATTCTCATTTTATATAATTTATCATATTCCATGATAGTACTAGCGGTAATTTTATTAAATGTTGTATACTTTGCCGTACGATCGATGTCACTGACATGTGTTTTAATAACATCTGATATATTTTCATTAGCATCAAATGTACCTACGATGAACGCTACATTAACTCCATATTCATCCGCTAATAAACAATTTACATGTTTTCTAACCGATTTATAAATCGCACGATAATCAACACCGGTTCTGAAATTTTCCTTTTTATCAATTCCAGTAATTGTATCGCAGATCGCTTCAAGATACTTAGATGCCTCATGAACACAGTATTCATCGAATTTTTTGTAATACTTCTCATCAGCTGGATCAAATTTACCTTCTTCGGGTAAGAATTGTTCATAATAAGAGATAAATCTTGCTAAAATTCCCACGATTGAGTTTTTCATGTAATAATTTTTATCAATTTCAATCGGTTCAACATTTTTAGTTGGATCTTGACTAGCGTCGTATACTCGCATAAATTCCATTTGGTCGCCTTTCTTAATTTCGATCTTTTTACCAGATAATGTCCATCTTAATGCTTTTTTGCAAATGACATATCTGAATTTGTCTCCTGGTTCAGAAGGAGTATATAGTGAAGGATCAAGTCCATCAGATATAGCTTGTTGCATACGTTTATAGAAGGTATGCATTGGTACATTCACTTTATCAGGCTTGTAACGTCCGAGAAGCGAAAAGTCAACAGGTTTGTGATCCGTTACATAGAAATCTCGAACCATAGATTCGACAATTTCCATCATAGACTTATTATTTAACACTGAAACTGCACGTTTCATAACATCAGTACCAATTGATTTGGCTACTTCTGCTTTTCCTTGTTTGATAACTTCAATACCTCTGATGAATAATTCTAATTTGACAGTAGTCATAATTTTATTCAACTCGAGTTCATTAAATTTACCATTTGCGACTAAATCATCGATAATCAAATCGATAGACGCTTCAGTAAATCCAAAATTCACCTTTTTCAAGTGAGGAGTACCGAAATATTTCTTTTTACCTAGTAATCCAGTTGGAAATAGTACTTCTTCATAAGCTAAGTTAATAAAGTTAGTACCATTAAATTCCAACATATGATCTGAAAGTTGTTCAGATAATTGTGCCATCTGTTTCATGGTAAGTTCTACCATGACTGTCCAGTATCGCAACTTAGCTTTTAGCAAATATTTGTATTTTGCAATAGCGTCCACTATAGTAGAGCCAAATTCGCATTCATTCTTATATACTAAATCGCATTCTGCGTAAATTTCAGGTGGACATTTTAAGTAAAGTGAATCAGTATCACCATAACAAGTTTCATAACCAAGTGATTTACAGAATTTATCTGCAGATTTAATAGTCGCTTGTCCAGCAGTAGTTACACCACCAGCTACCAATAATTCGTAAATCGAACATAGATAATCTCCGGCTTTACCATAAATGGTATTTGATAGCAATTTAATCGCCTTTTGTTTTGCTTCGATGCACATACATCTAAATTCCATGTCGTCTAGAGTATAAGTTACTCCATTGTCAATGTATTCAGTTTGGTGTGTCAAATGCATATTTTCGATAATTTCAGACAATCTTACGAATTCCTTTTTAATAGGTACTCGCATATCGAATAAATCTTTTACAGTGTATGGGAAAATACCCATTTTTTCACCTTCTAAGATAAGTCTATCCCGATGCATATCATAAGTTACCTTACGAATTGTCTTCTTAGATTTGACTTTGGTCTCTTCGTCGACGACATCAATTTCTACATTCTTCGCATTTTTCTTATACGTATGAGTGTATCCGGAATCAGTTCCGTATGCGCCATTATGACGCACAACCCAACCTTCAGCAACTAAATGCGTGTTGATTGCTTCTCCTTTTTCTTTACCTTGTTCATAATTAAATGGTCCAATGTGATGTAAAGTATAGCCGTCAGATTGTAATTGTTCCGCAACCTTAGGATCCTTAACAACCATATCAGGACTTAAATTATAAGTCATCATAAGTGATGGATATAGACTAGCTACATCTTCACCTGTAATAGGTCGATCAGTGTGCATTGCACGTTTAGGTGGGAATACCCACGCTCCAGGGAAATGATTTTTTTCTTCTTGCTTCTTGTGTGCCCTTCCATTTGGAAATCCAATATTAAATTTATGAATTGCATTAATTCTAACTAGATTTATTACCTTCATACCTCCTGCACGATAAAATGCTTCGTAGATACCAGTACGAGATAAATTGGCCAACTCACGATGTTCAGTGTAAATAACACGTTTAACCATAAGTTGTTGTGGGCGAACGCAATCAATAACGCAATATTTACCAACTAAGGCCATATCACGAGATGATTGTTTTCTAAATGCTTCAATTGGTCGCAAATTTGCTAACAATTCCGCACTTGGAGTAATTTCGACTTTAGCAAGACCTAAGATATCTCTTGGTCCAGGCGGAAGTTCGATTTTATTGAATCCATTGGGATCAATTAATAATTCAGGACGGATGCAATCTGTATAAGTTGCATCTGCCATAGACGAGCCTCCGATTGGTACACAATCTAAGCAAGGTCTTAATTTTATTTTATCGGTCCCATCAATAGATTGTAAATCACGAGAACGTTCAAATATCTTAAACATAAGTTTATAAGGCATGTCTTCTTTTGCTTGTAGCTTATTCTTACTCAAGAAGAAGTTCAAGCTTGCTAGTTTAGGTACTTCAGCACGAGGATAAAGTTTCAACATAAGTGGCAACATATCTAAGTCAATAATTCCTGCTGTATTAAATACAGCACCTAACAAATGATTGTTTTCAGCGTCGATCTTAATCTTTTCACTACTGCTCCATGACCACTTAAGTGCATTTTGAGTAATTTGTGCGCTAGCTTCACGTCTATCTTTGTCTGTCTTAAAAGTTTGCTTTAGATAATTTATAATTCGATTATCGGGAACTAAACTCATTGAATCAATAAATTCAGGAATTAAGTTAGCACGTCGCAATTTTTCTCTATAAATAGGCCAATCGAAACCAGCGCCATTGAATGCATCCATAGCATCAGGCATCATTCGAGACCATAATGTATAGTTTGCAATCAATAGCTCACGTTCATTTTTACATACCACTACAAGTGATACGTCAGGATCATCAGCATCTGAATCTCCAATTATTACTGAAACAGTATATAATGGTTTAGGAGAATATTGCCAGAAGAATCCAGAACACATATTAAATATAGTAAAGTCGACATCTCCAGGTTCTGGAGCACGACCATCATCAATTTCTTTATGTGTTTCAATATCCCATTGAAGTACCATAGTAGGATCACGAGTCACAGCATCTGCTAATTTTGTAGCAATTGTTGACGTGCGATTTGATTTGATTTCTTCTAATTTAGCATTATCTAACGCTAAATAATTCTTAATCGATACTGAAATAGTATAATCTGCGCGTGTTGTGTTTCTAGCGTCAGTGACAACATCATAATCCGTGATACGATTCCATCCACCTGTATTAAACAAGTGTCTTGCAGCTGCGACCATATAATATTGTTCGCCTCGTGCCATTGAATCATCATTAGCGGTATGTAAATTATGTGTCAGTTCACCTGACATGTTTTTCTGATTTTTTAGTTGATCTAAAAATTTCACGAACTTAACACGGTGAGGAAATTCTTTAAAATTATACCTCAACCACATCGTCGGTGCTTTTTGGAAACCATGCAATAGATATTGTTCTACTATAATTGGTTCTTCAAAACTTAATCGATCATCATAAGAACATTTATTAGCCTCTATTTTGATGAGCAACTTGAGTTCTTCAATCGACATACCGTTTGAACAAACGTCAACATGAATCGGAATATCTCTTAATTTTACGCATGTCTTTGATCCGTCAGGTAAAATACCGTAAACGTGTAATTCAAATGGACCAAACCTATTAGCCGAAACAGCATTAGGCATGAATAATAATGGTTGTTTTTGTGCAACTTTGTTACTAAATACACGTCGAAGATCAGGATCTGTAAAATCTTGTCTTCTCGGTAATTTGTTTATATTATCGTTAAATTCAGCAAATGTAATTTTGCATGGTTTTCCAGAAATAATATCTTGCGTAAGTGTCTCCATTGTGTATGGGTAATAACTATGCTAATGTGTAAATTCAAATTTGTAACAATTTTACTACGTGATTACACAGTAAAAATTGATTTATTTGTGCTAATTAATAGTCACGTGTCGATGTCAGAGTCCAAGAAAATTCGCGTAGTAAGGAAGTTCCCTACTAGAAGACAATTAGGTAAATATCACTATCAATACCATGATGGTAAAAGATTATGTGATGTAGATGACATTTATCTCGAAATGAAGGAAAAAGATTACATGAAATTACTAGAAGAAAGACGCATTGAACATGAGAAAGAATACAAGCAATGGGGTGAAGATCTTGATCGCTTTATGGGTTACTAATGGTATTTTTTATAAAAAATTGAAATACATTCGTTAATTATTAGTCTTGAGTCTGTTATTTAGTATTTCAACCACCATGAGCGCTTCATATGAAGAGTACGAAGAATACGAAGAACCTAAGGTTCGAGTTCCTCACTTACGTTCTCGTAAGGAGAGTGTATCGTATCGTGATGGTGAAAAAACAGTGACTAGAGTAACACGTACAGTGGAAAAGTTCCCATCGATGCATAAGCATCATCACATGTTCCATAAAGGAAAAAAGTCGCATGAAATTGGCGATGTTAATACTGACTTGAAAAAAGAGGATGAATTTGAATGGACTTATGAATCCGACGATGATGATTTTGGTTTCTATCGTAGATGGTTTCAACAGGAATTGTTAAAATTGGGTGCGAAAGCAACCACTGAAGTTGGACCTGGTTTTGCTACTGAAACTAAAGTGGAACCTAAAGTTGAGTCTAAGCCTGAAGTATTTTACATTGGTACGCATGTGCCAACACATACACTCGATGACGAAATTCGCATGTTCAAGAAAGATGTAGAGCCGATTATTAGTCTTGGTAGTGTCATCAATTTTGCAACTGATGGAGGTCATATTGCAAAGGTTCATCGGCTTGCATTGGGAAATGAAGTCAAGCAGAAGTTACGTGAAGGCAAACGCACTGAAAGAACATACCAAGATGTACATGAATTCATCGATGGGAAAAAAGTTACCAAAAAAATTCAGGTAATCGTATACTATTTGAGTGAACGTCAAGCAATAGCTGACATTGTGCTAAATTACATTAGCAGAAATCAAGTTGAAGTTGTTTATTGATCAAAATTTATTTTTCTGGCATGGGAGATCCTACTGGGATAGTATCAAATACCGCACATGTAGCTACATCAACAAATGCGGGTTTACCAGCGAGCACATATGCAGGCCATGAATAGTAACGTGATTTGCCACCTTCGATTTTGGAAATTTTACTGCCTCCACATCTATATACGCCACCTTCGGAAAATCCGGCGGGTAATGATGACATATTAGCATATATTATAAGTCCGATTACTGCAACTGCGGCAACAGCGCATAATACAATTAGTCCACGACGCATTTTTTGCAAACAAGGAATACTTAAACGTGAAATTTTTTTTGTTAATTAACTTGATTTAATGTTCTGGCATATCAGGTCCATCAGGTATGGCCGATACTGTCGAGCAATTTTTTAGGACAAACTTTGGTTTGCCAGCGAAGGTATATGCCTTCCATGAATACCAACGTTTATGACCTTTTTCAATCATGAATACTTTTCCAGTAGCGAAACATCTTATGACTTCACCATTTGTTACGTCGTTAGGTAACATACCTTCGCTGGAAGGCCAAAAGTGATATGCAACTAATGCAATCAATGACACACAAATAATTGACAATAACAATCTTGACATCGTTGATACGCAATACTTAAGTTACAGAAAAATTTACATTTCATGTTACAATTCCCCTAGACGCATTTATTGTTGTAGGTAATCCTAATATTTTCCTACTGATAAACTCGAACCCGCCGAATTGCACTTGCAAAGTAGAATTTTTGCTTAATTCTTGATAATGAGATTTTTCAGCGGTGACCAAAATATTTTTTACAGGCTGATATAAGATTATAATTATGACAATCGACAACACTGCACAAATTGCACCTTTGATCATTTTTAGTAATAAATAGTCGACTGGCCACCTATACATGTAGTTGATATATTTTGTGGCACTCCTAAAATTAAACTAGCTAGGCCATATTGTAATGTGATGGATTTAGTACCAGTACATTCAGTCGATACATGATTGACTATATATCTGATTAGATGTTCTCTGAAATATATGTAATATGTCAAATATATCGAAGCGATAATAATGGATGCTATTAGTATTTTAATAATCATTTTGTAAACTAAATGCACAATATCATAGCTGTTAATTTTTTACAAAATGCGATTTTCGAATGTATTGCCTAGCGAGAAAATTGTCGATGCAATTATACAAGTGCATGATTTAGAATCGATAAATGAAGAATTTTTCAAGCTTAATAAACAGATTACGCATCTTGAATTAAATTTTAGTGAATTAATAACAGACATGAGTTGTATTTTGAAATATTTAGTTAATGTGACGGATTTATCAATTGAGGGATTTAGTCCATCTTATACGGTCGCTGTTGACTTTACTTCTGCATCAAGCGCGATTAAAAATTTAACACTAATTAACTGTGTGATTAATGGTCATAGCTTGTCAAATTTGCAGCTAGATAGACTTTCAATATGTAACTGTAATGTTTCGGCTGCCGAGAAATACAACTTAGATGATTTTGTATCAAAGTTAAATTTAATAGAATTGCATGATTTATCAGATGACGCAAATACACTACGTAATATACATCATGTAACACATACAGATGATATAGGATATTTATCATTTGTGAAGTCCAATCGGTTGAAAAAATTAACCATCCAGTTTGCAAATCATAGTCATAAATTTATGTATCCTGGGATGTTGGAATTAATTACCATAACTAATACAAACAATGCCAATGTTATAATTAAATGTAATGTGGATACCGTGGTGATGTTGTTAACATAAAATTGAATATATGTATGATGTAATATTGCGGTATTGTATTAAATCAAAAAAAAAACAAATGTCCTTTCATTCATACCCTGATATTACCGTCGATACACCTAAGCATGAAATGCATTTGCTTCGGAAGAAAAAGCCTACCGAAGTACTAAAGAATATTTTCAATTATCGTTTAGCACCAAGTGATGATCTATCGAAAACTAAACTATCAGATTATTACACGGTATTATCCTATACACCTGAAGAATACTACAATGTAACTAGTGCAGATTTAGAAGATTGGATGAAAGATAATGTTGTGAATAAACCACGTACTGAACTTCCATTCGTTGATACTGTTTATTGTGTAATTGATTATCCAGTAGAAAATACTGCTATTATTAAGTTTAAAACACACGATGTTACTTATGGAAAGTTGCTTTACTTAAACACAATTGCCTATCAATTAATGTATGCAACTGAAGATGAAGATGTAGGACATGCTACTGAAAACATTAAAGGTATGTATAATCGTGCTCCTTCGAAAGGAAGATTCGGTATTTATGGTCATCACATTACTGATTTAGTATACAATGGTGGATCAAAAATCACTATTTATGATAATGTCGCTGTCTGTGTATTCAGTGTTGATTCGTAAAATTGATTTATTTTTTGCTAAAGACAGTCAAAAATGCTTCCCAAATTTGTTATAATGATTGCATTATTTATGTCGACGGTTGCTGCAATTTCGGGAATTATTATGATGTTCTTGAATAAAAATGAGATGGGAAAACCGTTAGCTTATATAGGAGTTATAAGTGGCGTGGCTATTGGTGCATTGTACGGATGTACTACTGAAGATGAAGTTGAACTTGAATACGAACAAGTTTAATTGTATTGTAAATAATGAGTATTAAACAACTAGTATTATTTTTTTCCTAAATTTGATTTATTTATTTCTAATTTATTCAAATATCATCAAATATGGCAGCTCCTGGTGAAAAAGGTTTTAGATGGACAGCGGAATGGGTAAAACGAAAAGGTTTTAGCATTCATGGAAATGATTATAATTACGATAATGTTGTGGATCCTGTACGATCAGCAAAACCTATAACTATTATATGTAATAGATGTAATAAGCAATTTCAACAAAAATTAGCAAATCATATCGACAGAGAACAAGGTTGTTCTGATTGTAATAGAGGAGAAAGAATAACATATGAAGTATTTATTCGAAAAGCAACTGCAAAACACGATAATGCATACGATTATTCAAATATTAAACCCGAAGATTCTATTAGTTCTGATCATGACGTATCAATTATATGTAGAGATTGTGAATATGTATTTTCGCAAAATGTGGATTGTCATATGAATAGAGGACAGGGATGCCCGAAATGTGCAGGAACATTAAAATACACATATGAGTTATTTCTCGAAAGAGTAGCTGATCGTCCAGATATAGAACTTTTTGATTATTCGGAAATAGCGTTAATGACTGATTTGACTAAGGAAACAAAAGTTCCGATATTTTGCAATATATGTGATTGGAGATTCATGCAACGAATAAATGATCATGTAAACAATAAATCTGGTTGTCCAAATTGTGCAGGATTACTCAGATATACTTATCAAATATTTATTGAAAAAGCCACATTAGCACATGGTGATAAATATGATTATTCGTTGATTGATCCTGAAATGAAAATTAAAGTACATGATAAAGTGAAGATCAAATGTAACGTGTGTCAATATACATTTGATCAATCAATTGATGGCCATGTCAATAAGAAAAATGGATGCCCAAAATGTAGTAAATGTCTCAGATACACATATGAAATATTTGTTGAAAAAGCTCGAGAGAGACATGGCGACATGTACGATTATTCAAAAGCAATTGCGTTAGAATCATATGGATATTATACAAAAGTTCCTATTGTATGCTGCAAATGCACTATGGAATTTAAGCAAATTATTGGAGCGCATGTTACTAACGGACAAGGATGTCCAAAGTGTATTAGGTCGAAAGGTGAAATCGTAATAGAAACTTACTTACGTAACAATTCTATTATATATGAAACTGAATATTGTTTAGAATCGCTTCCTAGAAAAAGATTTGACTTTGTACTCGGTATCAGAAAAATTCTTATTGAATTCGATGGAGCTCAACATTTTAACTATTGTGAATTCTTTCATTCGGATATTGAAGAATTTGAGGAAAGAAAAAATGTTGATGTTATTAAAACAATAGAAGCTATAAAATGTGGATATACTATCATAAGAATAGGATACAATATTAAAAATATACATGAGTATTTAAACCATATATTAAGCGATGACTACCATTTGTATGTATCATGTGATGAACTTTATACAACTCATGTTGTGGCAGTCCGTGAAATTCTACCTGACGTTAAAGTAAAAATCGGTTACACTGCATAATAATTTCTAAACGAGAAAAAAGTTTTGGACATTGATGTTTCATAGTACGCTTATATAATATTTAATTTTTGTGTGAACTTTGTGGTCTATAAGTATGGTATACGTGTCTGACGTTTCCGCTCGATTAAAATATGTCCGCAGGAGGAGTTTAAATATAAGACTCTGTGCGCAACAAAAATGCGTGCAAGTATGGAGATAATGATTATATTGTCACATGCGAAACTCTCAAATTGCGGGAAAATCCTAAAGCTTAAAATACTGTCTTAATATAGAAATATATTAAGAAACCCCAGGGAAACTTGGTAAAAGAACTTATTCGATACATCGAATGGTTTGGGTATAGTAAAAACTTTTAAGATTGCAGAAATCACTAAGTGATTTCCAAAATGGACAATCCGCAGCCAAGTATTTCCCCTAATCACATGATTAGGAAAGTATGCAGTTCAACGAGCAGACGTGAGTTGGCTATTAGTAAATAGCTTAAGATGTGCTCTAAACGACGGCGAAAGTCGTGTTACCCTTAACTAAATTCAGACTTAGTGCAAGGTAACCAACTATGGAGATTAGATTAAATAACTAATCAAGTGTGAATTTATTCATCTAGTTGCGTATAATTGTTCAAAATTATCGCTTGAATGTCAGGTGATGTGTACGCCAAAATCGTATGCAAGTGTGTGTATTATAATATCAGAAGATACACATGCGAAATCCTCAAATTGCGGGAAGTTCCTAAAGCTTAAGATACTATCTTAATACAGAAATGTGTTAAGAAACCTCAGGGAAACTTGATAAAATGAATCATTGTGATTCAGGGTATAGTAAAAACTCTTGAGATTATAAAATGATCTAAGATCATTTTAGAATGGATAATCCGCAGCCAAGCACTTCCACTAACTTAATAGTTAGAAAGTGTGCAGTTCAACGAGTAAATGTGGATTGGCAATATAATTAACAGCATAACAGTTGTATTGCTTAAGATGTACTCTATTCGGTGGCGAGAGTCACATTATCCTTAATTGTCTGAACAATGTAAGATAATCAACTTTAAGATCAGATTAAATAACTGATCAAAGAAAATGAATAATTTTCGAGTTGCGTACAAAAGAATGACGGTAAAGCCGATAAGCTAGAATAATTCTCTTAAATGATCTGGCTTTGTGTACGACAAAATCGTATGCAAGTATACTGATATAATATATCAATATGCGAAACTCTCAAATTGCGGGAACCTCCTAAAGTTTAAGATACCACCTTTGGATCGCGAGATGCCAAATGGAACCCGTGGGAAACTACGTAAAATTTATTCAGCATTAGCTGGAATAAAGGGCAAGGTAAAAACTCTTAAAATAACGAAATGATAATTTCTGAAATGGACAATCCGCAGCCAAGCTCTATTTAGAATCTGAATAGTGTGCAGTTCAACGAGCAAATGTGAGTTGGCATTTGGATCATATATGATTTAAATGCTTAAGATGTGCTCTATACGATAATGAAAATTATATTACCCTTAATTTGTTAAACCAGATGTAAGGTAATCAACTTCATAGATTAGCTTAAATACCTAATCGAAAACATAGTTCATATGTTGAGTTGCGTATCATAGAATCATGGCAACTGAGTTGCTAAACCAACGTCTCAAGAAGGTCATGTGTTATCGTAAGTCCCAAGGACTCGATCCCACACCTACGCTTAACTACTAGGCGCTGCATATATCAAAACTATATGCAAGTGTGTATACAATAAAAGTCAGAATGTATACATGCAAAATCCTCAAATTGCGGGAAACTCCTAAAACTTAAGATACTGGTTATATATGGAAACATGATATAATCTCCCCAGGGAAACTTGGTAAAATGAATTGATATTAATTCAGGGTATAGTAAAAACTCTTAAGATGACGAATTAGTTAAAGACTAATTCCAAAATGGACAATCCGCAGCCAAGCATTTCGCTAACTATAAGTTAGAAAATGTGCAGTTCAACGAGTAAATGTGGATTGGTGTTTAAATTATATATGGTTTAAATGCTTAAGATGTACTCTATTCGACGGCGAGAGTCGTATTACCCTTAATCATCTGAACTGATGTAAGGTAATCAGCATTTGAGATCAGCCTAAATACCTGATCAAGCTGCGTATCAAAGTGTAGACATTGAGCGTACTCACATCCTAAACTTATGTTATTGAGCAAATTACATATGGGATGAATAGTATACAACAAAACTGTATGCTAGTATTCACTAATAAACAGGAACGGCATCAAACTGTTAATAAAATAAGTGAATGCAACACTTCCAAATTGCGGGAAACTCCTAAAACTTAAGATACTGATTATATAGTAATATAATCTCCCCAGGGAAACTTGGTAAAATAATGAATATTATTCATATTGCGAATTGTAATTGATAATAACATTAGGGTATAGTAAAAATTCTTAAGATAACGAATTAGTCACTTAAGTGGCTAATTCCTAAATGGACAATCCGCAGCTACGTTCTTTATAAAATTGAACATTACATTTCACTATCATATCTATAATGGGTATTATTTACATGTGCACATCCCCTTCCGGGAAATCATATATAGGTCAAACAAAATATACGTTCAAAAAACGTATAGATAAACATTTGCAACGATCAGCAGCAAATGATTTCAAACCACAGTGTTGGGCTTTTAATGCGGCACTGCGATTATATGAATGGAAATCGTGGAAACATGAAATATTGATTATATGCGATAATGAAATGATGAATTATTATGAATGTAAATTCATCGATATGTATAATACTATAGCACCAAAAGGGTATAATCTTACTCCAGGAGGCGAAGGTAATTCGTCAAAGAGATCACAAGATACAAAAGATAAACTCAGTTTGTCAAAGAGGAAATATGATACTTTCACTACAACTACCAATGTAACCGAAGTAAATTATGAATCTGAAGGTCGAATAGAGCATGGTTTTAGAGTGATACACGAAGGCAAAACATATAATTTCATTTCAACAAGCATGAGCATGGAAGAAAAATTATATGAAGCCATCGAGTGTTGCAATATAATTAAGTCAGGAGGTACGTACGAAATTAAGAATAAATTCAAGAGAAATAAACATGACACTTTACAAGTTCCAATGTATGTAGTCAAAAGAGGTAATAATGGATTCGCATTTAACTTCCCAGGTTTATCGAGAAAAACATTCGATTTCGTACAAAATACCAGACGACAAAATCTTATAGCTGCTTTGAAATATTACATAAAAACTGTCGATTTTGATAGTTACGAAGATATATATACAATCGCATCTAATTTATTAGATGGATATGAAATTCAAGAAGATGAAGAAAAAGTTCAGAGACTAAACGGTAGTGGGTTAGATAACATCTAACTTAAGATATAGTCCGCCCAACGCGAGAGCGTTTGTATTAAATGAAGGATATAATATCCCCGAGTTAATACGGTTTGCTTTTGTTTATCAATTGATAAATTTAAGTAAATGGATTTTCACGATATGTGAATGCTCATTTCAAGCCATTTAAACGTATTTAATCATAGCAATACAAGTGAATGGAATAGTATACTCAAAACTGTATGCTAGTGATTATTATAACGCTCATAGTTATTTATAATATAACTAAATATATTAATATTCAGACTGTTAATATATTGAAATGAATTGTTATAGTTATAATAATTGCGATATAACCAAACTGCGGGAAACTCCTAAAGTTAATCAATACCACTCTAAACATGAAAATGTATTAGTAGAACCCGTGGGAAACTACGTAAAATTTGTTAATTACTAACAATGGGCACTTAGTGCAAGATCATAGATCTGTGCTGAAATGGTAACAACTTGATTAAATGTAACTATTGATAATTATTTATTGATAGCAAAATGGACAATCCGCAACTACCATCTATAAATAGATGCATGCTCAACGACTAAACGGTTATAGGGAAACTATTAGTTTTCTTAAGATATAGTCTAATGATTATCGAAAGATAATTGCTATAGAATAAGATGGTTAACAAACATCAGGAATCTATAGCTCCATTGTTATGATGGAAGATTTAAGGCTTCAATCGGCTATGAATATAATAAAGTCCGTACTAACACCGGTAACCCTCAATGGGGCGGTTCAGTACAATTTAACATCCCTTTGTAAGAAATCACAAACTGGGGGATAAAAGTATGTATCAAAACTACATGCTAGTACTGTAGATATTCAGACTATCTATATGCAGTGCAAGACTTTCAAATTGCTGGAACCTCCTAAAGCTTAAGATACTACTCTAACTGCAAAAGTAAGTTAGCGGAACCCCAGGGAAACTTGGTAAAATAATGATTATCACTCATATTACGAATTGTAATTGATGATATCATTAGGGCACAGAAATGATCCGAGATCATTTCTAAAGTAATAATTCTTAAGATACTGAAAGCAAACGTTTGTTTTCAACAATGGACAATCAGCAGCCAAGTTCTTTATAAAAATACCACCTAAACACACTTATATAAAGAACGCAGTTCAGAGACTAAATGTAAGTCGCGAATCACATTAGCTTTGCTTTTGTTATTTGTTAAGATATAGTCCGACAGCATATGAAAATATGTTGATTCATCGCAATTTGGTGATTAAAAATTGATCATAAGAGTGTATACAAAATTATATGCTAGTAATATATACAACAACTACGATAGTATGTATTGCAAAATCTTCCAATTGTCGGGAAACTCCTAAAGCTTAAGATACTGGTTATACATAGAAATATGATATAATCTCCCCAGGGAAACTTGGTAAAAGAACATCATTAATGATGTTTGGGTATTGAAATGATCTAATATCATTTCTAAAAGTAAAAATTCTTAAGATTATAAAATGATCAAAGGTCGTTTTAGAATGGACAATCCGCAGCCAAGCTCTTAACTGTTATTAGATTAACAACAGAGTGCAGTCCAGAGGCCGAATGTAGATTGGCGTTGAAATCATAGATTGATACGCTTAAGTTATGGCCCCACCCTTAGGAAACTAAGACTCAAATATAGGAGAATCGTAATCTTCGAATTTGAGAAATTAATTAGCGTATCTATGTTAATTAATTGGAATAATGGTTTTTAATGATATGGTAGTCAATATGGAGCTTAACGCCGTTTCTGCCACCGCTGGAACTGTTCCTGCTTTCCCAGCTTATATTGGTGCTTCTGACCAAGCCACCACCTCTACTTCCCGCGTCTCTGCGCTCACTAACGCCGGAACTGGAGTTTACACCAAGTATACTCAAGAGTATGTTGATGCCCAAGGTAATGTTCTTACAGTCGGAGCTGCTGCTACCAACTTCGTTCGTTATTGCGAATACCCCGGTGTCAGAATATTCAGACGCGTCAGATTTGATGTCAACAACAATCCTCTCGATGACTACACCACTGAGGCTCTCATGTTCTACATGAAGCATCATGTTGCCCCTAACAAGGAAGTCGGATGGAAGCGTCTCGTCGGACAAGAAGTTCCTATTGTCGGTCACACTGATTTACTCTCTGTTGCCGGACGAGCCAAGTATGCTTCTGCTTCTTCTAACTTGACTGATGTTAACGGTGCTGCTGCTACTGGAGCCCCTGTTAATGCTTCAGTTACTGCTCGTAAGCAAGTAAGCATCGTCCAAGGTCCTCAAACTCCCAAGGCTCAACAACCCGCCTTGTCACTCTGGGTTCCCTTAACTTAAGATCAGGGGAAGATAGTATACATCAAAACTGTATGCTAGTGCTAAATTAATCATAGATTAATTGGTGCGAAACTCGTTAACTGCTGGAAACACCTCAACGCGAGAACATTTGATAATGTTCTGTGTTAACTATATTAGTACTACTCGATAATAGTAATATTATTCGAGAACCTCAGGGAAACTTGATAAAATAATTTGATTAAATTCAAATTAGGGTATAGTAATAATCTAATGTATAAGGTCAATCAGCATCGACATTACTTAATAATGGCTATCATTGAAAAGAAAAAAGCATGCTATAAAGTAACTCAAGTTTACAAAAATAAAAAGTATGTAAGATTCTTTAAATCTGGTGATCTAAACGTAGATCATCATGATGCAGTTGTGTTTGCTAAATCTATTGACGCAAATAATGGTATTGAAACTGAATACCTATTTAATCAATATGGTTCCATTCAAACAAAACTCATCCCGATTAAGATGAAGTTTGAATAAGTAATACGTTCAGAGACTAAAATGAGTTGGCTTTGTTAAAATAAACGCAAGATCTTTGATCTGTGTTCAGAGCTTAAGATATAGTCCATCCTACTAGAAATAGTACTATAAGATAAAGTCTATTATAGACCCGAGCTTATAGCGTAAATTGTTAAATCAATTTATAGGCGTTTAATGTGATCTTCTGGTTCAATCGTGATGTACGATTGTCCATTGCTTCAGTAGCAATTCCCTACGGTTTATGAAGTGTTGGCCGTTAATAGGTAGCGTGAAAAGCGTATAACTACCTAGTGTTATATGAAATCAAATGGAAATTTTCATATAATGCGAAATCTTCCAATACCGGGAACTTCCTAAAGACATTACTACTACTCTAACCATGTGAATGAGTTAGCAGAACCTGGGTTAATAACCAAAGGCATAGTAAAAATGTAATGTATGTACTTAGAAATGATCATTGATCATTTCGGTTAAATGGATAATCCGGTGCTAAGTATCTTTTGAAATTTCAGAAGATAAAAGCCAAGAGGCCGAATGTAGATTGCTTATTAGATCGTTATATCTAATGGGTTAAGTTACGGCCCGACCCCTCCGAAAGGTTGCAATTACAATAGAGATATTTTCCATATCCCGAGGTAATTGGCTCTTGTTTGTTGTATTTGATATGAGGTTAAAATCTCGTGCTAATATATAAAACATTAGTGGATAGCGTTTGCAACGCTTCATCACGATCGACATTGCTCCTCAATCGGACCTTGTCTACACTGCCCCCGGAAATCTTTTCCTCCGTTTGACTACTGAGCAACAAACCTCTGCCGGAACTGGTATGGGTACCGCTGCTGCTCAAGCCGTCGCTGATGTTAAGAAATCCGTCACTCTTACCCCTGTTCTTGCCTCTGGATCTTCAGTTGACACTACCACAGGTGGCATAAGTTTAATGGAATTGTATATTAACAACATTTTCGTCAACTCTGAGATCCACGATATCTGAATAATAGGATATAATAGTAATAGGTCAAATCTATTGCTAGTATGAATTAATATTCATGCGAAACTCTCAAATTGCGGGAAACTCTTAAAGCTTAAGATACTACCTGTTCATAATGATATGAACGAGGAACCTCAGGGAAACTTGATAAAATGAATTAACTAATGTTAATTTCAGGGTATTGAATCGGTGAAAACTGCTTCTAAAGTAAAAATTCTTAAGATGAATTAAATAAGCAAAAAACTTATTTGACAAAATAGACAATCCGCAGCTAACCTCTTTCAATTGATTTGATAACACCCCTTCATATGTCGCGAACATCTCTGATGCAATGACAATGTGATACTTCGATTAGATATGATTATGGTTTATCAATATATTAGCAATATTAGTTATCAAATTAATTATAAAGAACAAAGTTCAACGACTAAATGTGAGTTGGCATATTTGTAAATTCTTTACAAATTGCTTAAGATATAGTCTAGACCCACTAGAGATAGTGATTACCCTTTAGCAAGGTAATTAGCCACAAAGCAGATTAAATAACTGTTTTCGTTTGTTACGCCAAGATGCATAGATAAACAAGCTAGGTACAATCGATATTAAGAGAATCGGATTTTCGCTTAAATCGGGCGATGTATGCAACAAAATTGCATGCAAGTTGCTAATTTAATTAAATTAGTGGCAAAACTCTCAAACTGCGGGAACATCCTAAAGCTTAAGATACTGTCTTGATATAGAAATATATTAAGTCACCTCAGGGAAACTTGATAAAATAACTTATTCGATATATCGAATGATTAGGGTATAGTAACAATTCTTAAGATGAAACAATGGACAATCCGCAGCTAAACTCTTCATAATCAAAATTTGAAGTGTCATTGATATTAACATATTGTGTAATATTTGCGATGAATGAACCAGGCTCAGTGTACATGTTTACATCGCCGTCTGGTAAATCTTACATAGGTATGACTACCCGAAAATTTACAGAAAGGCAAAAGGAACATATGGATAAAGCAAAAGGTGATCCTAAATATTGGTATGCATTCCACAAAGCTATTAATAAATACGAATGTGATTGGAATCAATGGATTATAGAAATATTATATACATCCAATAACGATTACGATCTTAAAAAGTATGAAATGGAATATATTGCTAAGTATAATACATTATCACCCAATGGATATAATCTTACAGCTGGTGGTGATGGTATAACCAATTTATCTTCCGAAGCTTTAGATAAACTTTCTCAATCAGTAAGAAAATATTTCAACTACAAATTACCAAGAGGTGTTACTGAACAACACTCTAAAAGCGGACATGGATTTATAGTCAAAGCTAAACTCTTAGGTAGAACTTATGGATACATTAAATTATTAGATCCAAATAGTGAAAATTTCAAACAGAACATGGATTTATCATACGATAGAGCTATGAAATGTTATGAAGTTATATCCACTGGAATCGAATATATAGAAGACCCGATCGTTCTAAGAAATTTAGTATCTGAATCACATAGACGATACAGAATGTATCCGTCAGTTCCAGGAGTTCGTGAAGATCATGATGTCACATTAAGTAGGCATGGATTTATAGTTAAAATAGACGCAAATAGTAAAAAATACTGTTTTACAATGAAAATATCAACAGATGACCCAAATTATAGATCTATTATGGATCAATTATACGCAGAAGCTGTAAAATGTTGTGAAATATTAAGACGTGGTGAAAAATACATTAAAACACATAGAGAATTTACTCGTATGGTTGATGAATTTGAAGTACCCAATTATGTTTATAAGTTCGAAAATAAAAAGAATGGTAACATAGGTTTTAAATTTCAACACAAACAATATGGCACGCAAGCTTATTATACAGGGACTATGAGGCAAAAACTTATTAAATCAATAAAATGGCTTATAGAAAAAATCCCGTACGATCCACGTGCTAATAATGCACTTGAAATAGAATATACGATTGCTTTACTCGATCGTTATGAAAATGAAGAACAAAGTTCAACGACTAAATGTGAGTTGGCTCCTGAATTATAGGGGCTTAAGATATAGTCTAGACCCACTAGAAATAGTGATTACCCTTAAGTAAGGTAATTAGTTATAAAACATGATTAAATCCATGTTTTCGTTTGTTGTATTGCATACAATTTACCAACTAGGTATATTCGCATCCGTCTCCACAGATTCCAATCTCAACGCACTACTGCTGCGTCTGATTCGATCTTACTTAACCAGTTTTAGTAAAATATTTGGACTGGAATAGTGTACATCAAAACTGTATGCTAGTAATTTACACATATTAAATTCTGCAGTGTAAATTGCAAGACTGTCAAATTGCTGGAAACTCCTAAAGCTTAAGATACTGTCTTAATGTAGAAATATATTAAGACACCTCAGGGAAACTTGATAAAATTACATGATTTGATTATGAATAGTAATTCAAATTCATTGTAAGGGTATAGTAAAAATTCTTAAGATAATTCATGCATGAATTAATGGACAATCAGCAGCCAAGCTTTTCACTAACTTAATAGTTAGCAAAGTGCTGTTCAACGACTAAATGTCAGTCGCGATTTATTGAGAAAATAAATCGATAAGTTATAGTCTGCCTCATATGAAAGTATGCTTCTATTAAGAGAGTACAGAAACTCAGAGAATAGAAGAAAATGGTCTAAAGAGCCGTTTTAGAAGGAATCCCAAATATCCTATTGAGACAATCTACCTTGGTCTCCGCCCTGCCGCCAACGTTGATTCAACCAATCTTAACCAACATCGTGATTGGCATAACCTCACTAAGCTCACTGATCAAGTATTAGATATTACTTCTACTTCTCGTGGTGACGTTATGACTGATGATACTGTTGCTTTCAACGCCGTTTCAGCTAAGCACAAGACCTTCTCTACTCAACATACTGCCGAACGCATTGTCTATCCTGAGTCTACTCCTACCATTGATACCCTTCAATTGGACGCTCATGGTATCAGCATCTATGCTCAATTCGCTCGTCAATTCTATAGAGATTACCAACTCTTCATCTATGGTGGTGATAAGATCATGACTAACTCTGATCTTGGATCTATGATGATGAATTTCTGCCTTTAACAACGGGAAAGAGGCTAAAAGTATACATCAAAACTGTATGCTAGTGCTAAATTGATTAAAAATCAATTAGTGCGAAATCGTCAAATTGCGGGAAACTCCTAAAGCTTAAGATACTACCTGTTCATAGAAATATGAACGAGGAACCTCAGGGAAACTTGATAAAATAATTTGAATGAATTCAAATTAGGGTATAGTAATAATTCTTAAGATATCAGAAATCATTATGAATAATGATTTCCAATATGGACAATCCGCAGCCAAATACTTAGTTTACAAATGTAAACAGTATGCAGTTCAGAGACTAAATGGCGATTGCGATTTATTAGATTTACTCTAATAATTGTTAAGATATAGTCCGCCTTATGTGAAAACATACTGTAGTACTAAGATATGAAAAATATCCCGAGACTACAGGGTCAGTTTGCTTAAAAACACTCTGACTAGACATCCGGTTTCCCGGGACCTATCAGCCTTCAGGGCACATGAACGTATCTCGTGCCCGCGAGTTCTACGTTAAATTCGTTTCAAGCTACGTTTCTGCGCAAACACCCGCAGATTTGCTTGCATTGGGAATTTAAATTAACATGATTCCAAGAGTGTACAATTAAACTGTATGCTAGTAATTTATGAATTAGTCACTATCTCATAAATTGCGAAATCTTCCAATTGCGGGAAACTCCTAAAACTTAAGATACTGTTTGTTCATAGAAATATGGAGCATTCACTATAGGGAAACTTATAGGTATAGTAAAAACTCTTAAGATTACAAAATGATCTGAGATCATTTTAGAATGGACAATCCGCAGCCAAGCTCTTAGCTATCATTAGATAGTAGAGTGCAGTTCAGAGGCCGAATGTAGATTGCGACTCATTGAATATATTCAATAGTTGTTAAGTTATGGCCCCTCTCATGTGAAAGCATGCTTTGAGTCTAGAGAATGTAGTGATTCGCGAACTCGAAGAATTTAATAAAATTAGGTAAAAGGGCAATCAATTTCCTCCTTATCAGCGATTAACGGACAACTGTCGAACTGTCGCTAAAAGTGTATGCTAAATCATATGCTAGTATGTTTCACAATAAATCACTATTAGTGAATACATGCAAAATCTTCCAATTGCGGGAACCTCTTAAAGCTTAAGATACTGTTTACTCATAGAAATATAGAGCATTCACTATAGGGAAACTTATAGGCATAGTAAAAACTCTTAAGATTACAAAATGATCTTTGATCATTTTAGAATGGACAATCCGCAGCCAAGCTCTTAACTAGGATCTACTTGTAGATTCAGCAGAGTGCAGTCCAGAGGCCGAATGTAGATTGGCTTTGATAAAATCGAAGCTTAAGTTATGGCCCATCTCTTAGGAAACTAAGTCTTGAATGTAGAGAATATAGTGATTCACGAATTCAAGAATTTGCATCATATGCAAATAGAATGCTGATTGGGTTCAGCTGTCATTAACAACATGGTGACAAAAAGTATACATCAAAACTGTATGCTAGTGAATATGCGTAAAAACACTACTGCATATTTGCGAAATCTTCCAATTGCGGGAACCTCTTAAAGCTTAAGATACTGTCTTGATATAGAAATATATTAAGTCACCTCAGGGAAACTTGATAAAATAAATTAGTTCATACTAATTTAGGGTATAGTAAAAACTCTTAAGATGATACAATAGAAAATCCGCAGCCAAGCATTTCCCCTAATCTGTGATTAGGAAAGTGTGCAGTTCAGAGACTAAATGTAGATTGCGATTTATTGGAATGAAATTCTAATAATTGTTAAGTTATAGTCCCTCTCATGTGAAAGCATGTTGTAAGTATAGAGAATGTAGTGATTCCCGAACTTACAAATTTAGTTTAATTACTAGATAGGTCAAAGGCCGTTACTCCACATAAGCACATTATGTGATTTGGAAAAAATATAAAAGACATTTAAGCATCTGTTAAGGTGTTTATTTTTTGTTATTGTATTTCTGATTTGAGAATCATGAATTATATATATATTAGGATGTTTGTGATATCCATAGACAATACATATATCGTATCCGTATTAACTGACATAAATGATGTAGATTTTAATTATAAAATGCTAATGGATGAATATAAATCTTCATTTCAATTAACCACAGAATATAGATCAGTGGATAATCGAGTAATATTGTATATACCTCAATCCAAAGAAGTTATATGCTCAGATAATTATATAACACATATTTGTAATGGAAGAGATTATAAAAAAGTAGAATGTGATATAAATTTAGCTATAGCCAAAGAACTATTAAAAATATACTACAAAATAACAACAAATGAAGGAATTACAATAGATTTAAATGATAAAATACCACATTCAGCAATATATCATTTTATGGGTTGTATGGCTATGTATAATATAAACATAGGGGTACCAGACGTCGAATCTATACCTCCAAATGCAAGTAAATATGGATATATTAAGGGTCCTGCGACAACGGTTGTGCCTTTTATAAATATCGTATTAATTATTATGAAAAACCCTGCAATTTTTGATCAAAAAGTAATGATGAAAGACTCAGTAAATATAAAAACAAAACATGAGGACGGAATATTTTATCATAATACTTCCGTAGATGAACATAAATCGGAAATATCAAAACACACTATGTAAATATCTTCATTCATCAAATTCGCTCATAAATTCTTTCAATTCTGTTTGATCCATGCTTTCCGTAATATTCTCTATTTCATCTTCAATTAACTCTTCTTCTGTTACTAAATCGTCTATTATCTCATTAATTTGATTATCATCTATCTCTTCAATGTTATATCCATCATCTAATATTTTTTCTTCCATTTCATCTTCTGGTAAATCGTGTCCGGTAGCTTTAGATTTCATAAATCGAATCCTATTACATTTAGTATCAATAAATCCATTTTCTATCCTATCAATCACAGATTGAATTAATCTATGTTTTTGAGATTCAAATAATTCTCTGGTTATGAAGCTATTTTTTGCCATATTTTCGACAGCGCCCAATGGTTGCAAATTTTTATAATTCCAACAGCACATTTTTTCTTCTTCCGATCCATCAAACGCAGCTACAGGAATTATGTGATCTGTGTGCCAATTTATTCCTTCATTTTCCCATGACATATCATTTACAAACAATGATGATATATGATTCATATATTGTTCTATTGTACATCCTAAGTATTTACGCGTTGATCCTGGTGAAATTATTCCTTTATTAAGTTTACATAATGCTCGTCGTAATTTAGATATAGCTCGAAATACTGGATCGGTAAAATATCTTCTCAACATGTAGTTTCTCATGTAAGTTTTTTTCCATAATGGATTTTTTACATGGAATTGTATCAATGATTCTTTAGCGCGTTTTTTACGAGCCGGACTAGCTCTGTAATTTTTCATATATAATACATTAGCCAATATCTGATCAGCGGTTCTGTTTGCTCGTCTATCGGCTGCTTTTTTCAATTCAGTATCCCTATTTCTCATATATCTGGCATGCATCACTTCTTTTTGTTTGCCTGATTCAGCATATCTATCATTTTTAGACTTAATTTTTGCAGCACTGTCTGGATTTTCACGGTACTTTTTGTGATATTTTCTACAGCATATCACGCAATCTGCTTTTGTACCAGTTCTCTTTGTTCCAAAATATTCATATAGTTTCCACGCATAACATGTACCACAAAATTGTTCCGTTATGATGCCATTTGCATCTTTAATTTTAGGTATATATCTATCTTTTTTTCTGCATGCAAACTTGTTACTTGCGTACGAAAATACAACGGTACTAGATTCACATTTTTTGATAAATGTGATAATTTCTTCTAATATTTTATCGTATGTATCACCCAACGATTTATAACTATTTATATTTACGTATTCCTCTACAAACTCTCTAGCTAATGACACTATATTATATAGTGATTCAAATACTACATTAGATGAATTTGTTATATTTATAATATTTGGTTTCTCATAAAGAACAATTTCTAACAATTCACTTAATAAATCACATATAATATATCCTGACATATTGAATAATTGTAAAAAACAATATTCAATTTTTTACCACCATAACATTACTTCCAATCGATATCTAACCGATTCACATAATCTCGATTTATGTTCATTAAATAATTCTATCGTTATTGTTGGTTTATCTCCTATATCTGTTATCCACGTCGGCTTTAAATTTTTGTAATTGAAACAGCAATTATATTCTTTTGGATCTTCCAAATTATAGTATTTATGATGAATAATGTTATTTATATGCCATTCAGTACCATAATTTTCCCATGACATGCCATCTGTAAATTGATCTTCAATATATGTGATAAATTCAGGAATTGTACAACCTATGACAGATGCCATTTTAACACGTGTCATATTATATCTAATAGCATTGTATAATCCCGTTCTAACTCTATAAAGCTGTCCTATGTTATTAGGTTGATATGTTATATGTTCTTCAACATCAGATGAACTTGATAACTCTGATGACAATTCCAGTGAACTTGATAATTCTGATGAATTCGACAACTCCGATGGCAACAATACAGATGATAATTTAAATTCATTTGATACAGATAACAACGGCAATTCCTCTACTTGAATAACAAGTGGTTTCTGTTTTGGCTTATTGGATTTTTTCATACTAAAATATGCGATTAATGCAACCGCCGATAATGTACCAATTATAACTCCCGTCACTGTTTTATACATGTCAGTTCGAATAAAAACAAAAATAAACATTCAATTTTTACCTTGTAATTCATTAACAATATCCTTAGCTAATACAGCTAAGTCAGGACAATCTCCATCTGGATCAGCATATTCATTAGCTAATTCGACACATTGTTTGATAATTGACAATGTATTATCTAATGTGCTATCGTGTATACGAATTAATTCATTTACACCAATCATGCGTCCATTTACTTTCATAACTGGCATCCAAGCATGCATTTGTCCGCATAATACCTTAAATAATTCGACTGCTAATTTTGCATTCATGATAGAATCTAATTTACCCTCGAATTGCAATGTTACAAATCCATAGAAATCCGAGCATATTTTTTCAGCCGCGCTAACGCTTCCGTATCCAAATTTATACGTGAAAAATCCAGGCATGTAAACTAATTGTTCGCATTTGTACAGATAGAAGCAGTTGTGATTTTCAGGTTCGATATTCATTTTGGATTCCAGTTGCAATAAAAAATAAGAAACAAATTTCAATTTTTAATGAGCGCCGCCACAACGAGAATTCTTTCTGATATGCTTATCAACTGATTCCTTAGTAAGTTTAACAAACTTGTGATCTGCAAGCAAGCGCTCATAGTTAGCAACATATACATGCAAGTCACGTAGGTCTGAAACAACACATTCAACCCAAAACTTCTCACTTGGATTATCAATACTAATGTAGTGAGTAATTACCTTATCGACTCCTAAGTTCGAGCCAATATCAATGTTGTATTGGTCATTAGATACACTCATACTGGATGATGTCTTCGATCCAATACGAAGTCTAGGCGCTCCAAATTTGCTCAAGTACGAATGAATAATACGATATTCTTCAATTGGTACGAAAAGTAGGCTGTCAAACACAGTATGGAGTAAATCCATTGTTTCGTTAGCAGTTTTAGTAAGTGCTGTCCTTTCAACATCATAAGCAATTCTGAGCGAATCAATGAGTTGAGTTCCGTGAGTAGTGGCCATTCCGTGTATCGCAGAAAGATATATTCGGGGATAAAAAATCAATTTTTTCCTCAATGCAACAAAGTCAAAATCACACCCAGTCCCATTAGATAAATACGATAATCAATATGTTGGCAACTCGATGAATAATATTTCATTATTACTAACATAATTAAATCATAATATACTAACCATCCGGGTCCAAATTTTTCTACCAGTATCAATATAAATAATCCATTAATTATCGTAGACAAACAATACATATATGACGGCACCTGATATACAATGGCAGGATTATCGAATATTCTACGACCATGTACCAAGTATAATGACACTACAACCGGCACACAAGCAGCGTATGTAGTTAGTGAAATGAAATAAAATATCGCGAATGAAAGAGTAATCATTTTTTTGCGGACTGTCCAATAAAAAATAAAAACTAAATTCAAATTTAATCATCATGATCAAAGGTAACATCTTCGAAATCATTTATTTCAAAATCAATGTTCTTGGTAGGGGTCTTGAATTTACCATCGGTTACAATCACTACATATTTGCGATCTTCAAAGCTCACAACAGATCCTAGTAACCCAAGTAATCCATTTGGCACTCCAGATACACATTTAACCGCATAATAAGTATTATCAATACCACTTTGTACCATTAGTACTTCATGTCCGGATTTAGGTAATAAATCAGAAAGTATAAGCCGATCCATTACAACACCCGTGACTGATTTTTTAGAAATCGCAACTCTGTAGAAATTGTCGTTGTACCAATATGATCCAACTTGTACATGATCTATGATAGATTCTAATTCTGAATATCTTGCATTAGTACTTAATACAATATCGTCCATGTCTGATAACAAAGTGTTAATTGTAACTTTATCATCGAGGAGTTTTTCATAATTAACTAGCAAATAATCTAAGATTTGTTTGAAAACATTAACTGCAATTAATCCGTCCAATGATTTGTAAATATTTTTATAACATTCTTTTGGTTCCGCATCAGTCACAATCAATGGTACTAAATCAGAATATTTAACATCAACATATGGAATAGACCCACATTCTGCCATCAAGAAGAATCTTGGATTATTAATGAAATCTTTAACGTACATCGACTCGCCTCCATATAATATATTTTTAATAGACTCAAACATAATCTTGAATTTATACGCATCTTGCATTTCAATTAATTCATTGATCCATGAATTTATGTATAATTCATGAAATGTAGTATTTCGATATTTTCGTTGACCTAAATATCGTTTAATAATAACCCACAAATTAAGTAATCTGTTAGTGACCATCGCATCAAAATTGCATAGTCTTATAAATTCATCCATTGTAATTTGATTGTCTTCAAATCCATCACCAGGTAGTTCGATATTATACTGCGCACATGGTATAAGAATATTGTAAGTAGGTTTTCCAATCACATATAAAGTCGTAAATGTATGATTTGATTTGTAGGTATCATGTAATGGAGTCATCAGACCATGTGATACTAATAAATTGTAGAATGCACATTCAGGATTAGTACCCTTGTCTTTATTTTCGAACGCAATAGCAGTATTACTTGGCATTTTTCTCCACTGAGATATACGATGATTAAAATATTCAATTTTTGACTTAAACTCCCATTGTATATTATTATAGTATCTATTAATATATATCAAAATGCAACTCGACGATAACTTTACATCTAATGAGTTACCTATATCAAAAACCATAATAGATACACCTAATGGGTATCTAGCGGTGGGTAAACAGATAACATTGATTAATAAAACAACTGGCACTATCGAAACATCAATCGATAACCCATTACCATATACAACCGCAATAAAGACAGCGTCAAATGATATATTTTTAGTAGGATCATGCGTCGATGATATAAAACCCACTATTGCGAAACTATCAATTGACACACAAATTAAAATTCAAGGCGAAAAATTCAGCACTTATGTAGATCATCGTAAATTACGCAGTAAATTTATTGACATCGCATCGCACAATAATGATTTATATGTACTCGGATATACATCATTACATACTGGACTATTCCTAGTAAAATTATCCAACAACATCCCAGATATTAATTTTGGTATCCATGGTAAAGTTATCATCGATGATTTAATTCCGATTTGTGTGTCATATGATACAATAAATCATAAAATTGTAGTAACTTGCAATAATGCGATTGTTAGATTTAATCTAAACGGAACTCTCGATCAAACATACGGCAACAACTTTGACAATTTGTCTAATAAATTGGGAGTTGCTATGTACGATTTAAACCCAGCAGTCACTATAACATCTATTAAGCTCAGAGATAACAAAATTTTATTAATAGGCATGACCGCATCAGGTATTTCAGTTACAAAATACACATCAAATGGCATCATTGATAATAACTTTGGCACCGCAGGCACATCAATTATTTCTTGTGGAACAGCAAGCATACCAACTGCAGCAATAATCGACTCTCATAATAATATTTATATCACCGGAGGAGTAGACTATAGTAATTCATTTATATTTTGCTTGAAACCCAATGGGCAAATAAATGATAGTTTCTTCGCAACCGGCATTAAAATATTTGGTTTTGAATCCAAAGCAATCGCTATTGCCATTTCAACTGACGACAGTATTGCAGTGTTAAACAAAATTTCGTTAGGAACTAAGGTGTCAAAAATTAAATACACTAATGTAAAAAATAAATCATGGTTTGGATATTTTACTGTACGACCGCATTAGATCCGGTTAATTTAATAAATTCAGACACAATTCCAACATTATGGACAAATTTTTTGTCATTCATTATCTTGTGGATATTATCGATTGCTAATCTATATTTTGATATATTTATATCAAACATTGACGCTGCTTTGTCTGCAAACTGTGGAACTTTAATCATAATTAGTTTATTATCGGTTGACTCTAATAATGTTCCATTGTCGGTGAGCATTTCTCCGTAATTAATGCCCTCGGGCATCCGATCTAATATTTTATAGTTGTTATCGTACACACGTATCACGATGTATATGTAAGATCCCATCATTTTTTTGTATGCTGGCAATCACTAATAGTTGAAAGCCAAAATTCAAATTTTTAAGAATTTACCATGTCTATGAATTTTTTCACTACATCTAACGCTGACATAGTGCCTGTTCCATACATAAATTTATATATCTTATCATAGTAAGTGATGGTTGCCTCTGATTTCATGTCATTTAGTTCAAACTCGAATTTGAACTCATTTCCATTTAATTTACCACTCGTCGACATAATTTTTCCATCATATTCGGGAGTGTAACCATGAGCACACATTTCATCGTGCCAATTCCTAGCGTTGATCATCTGGACGCCAATTGGAGTTTGTAAAAATTTCATGTATCGTTCATGTTTTAACAATTCAGTATAGTTGTCGTTTAATCTAAATTCTATGAATGACTCGCAAAAATCCTCAGGTGTTATAATATATCGGCGATCATATAATGCATTTAATGCTATTTTTAATAAGTCGCTTGTATCTTGCTTTATAATATATTGACCTTTCATGTCAATGGATTTTCCTTGAAATTTAAATGTTTCTAAGCGACATCCTATGGAATTTATTCCAATGTCTTCGAAATTTACGTCAAATTTAAATTCAAACTTAGGTAAATCCCATACCGCGTGAGAGTCGTCACTAAATTCAACAGATCCGAATTCTCTAAGTTCAGCTACTAATTTATTCATGTTACGTTAATGTAATAATACATTACGCGTGAAAAAAATTAATCAAACAATATCATGAGTACCATTGCGATAGTATGAAAAGCAATATTTATAATGTGTCGTGCCATGAAAATTTCGAGCAATTTAAATCCCCATAATTTTGAAATTGTAGACCATATACCAAAGTATATAGTCGATGAAAGCAAATCATATATACAAATTACAAATGTACCTTTTTTATATCCTAGCCGTAATATAACTAATGACACAATCGCTATATGAACATACATGTGATAAGGCACAGGATTACTAGTAAAAGCAGAACATAACAACCATGATATGAATGCATTTGTGTATACTGTCATAGATACATATATGACAGATGCTGCAATGGATAACTTGGCAAACGTTTTAAAGGCATTCATTTTGGCTAACTAATAATTAAGTTGTGATGTTTCAATTTTCAAAAATTGAATTTTATTCAATTTTGTTATTCGTTTGCTACTAAAAAATGAGTTCAACTAAGCCTCTACATTATCCTTGGTCTAAGATTCATAGTTACCATACTATCGCTTCTGATTTAGAACATCCTAGAGAGTTTAAAGCTAAAATTAAGCTTCATGGAACTAATGCAGGCATTAGCGTAACTACAGTAGATGATAAAATCGTAATTGTTCCCCAAGGTAGAAATCAAGCTATGACTCATCAAACATTTGGTGGTCAATTCTACAATTTAGTAGCAAAACATAACGAAGCACTGATTAAAATTCGGGGGCGGCTGGGTCGCGACTTTGTAATTTATGGTGAACTATGTGGACAAAAAATTCAGCCTGCGGTAGCTTGTAGTAAGTTACCAGTGCATCATTTCTTCGTATTTGCGGTAAAATTAATCTACGGTGATGACGAAAAAAATGTCCATGAATATGAGCCTGATACCATTACTCAAATGTTGGAACCTATTCTATCAGATCCACAAATTAGAGTACTTCCTTGGGAAACCGATCTTCAAGGTAAGCAAATTGTCATTACACTAGGTCCCGAAAATCACACCGATTTAAATCTTGTCAATGAACTTACTGATGCCGCTGATAAACAAGATCCTTATATTGAAAGAACATTCAATATTATTGGACATGGCGAGGGATATGTTTGGTATTCTACCACTGGCGGACTTAAGTTTAAGTCTAAAGGCGAAGCTCATAGAAATATTAAGACCAATAAACCCGCGGTTGAAAAACTTCCAAACACAAACGGATTAACTGAATATCTTGATTTATACATGACGGAACAACGTTATACACAAGGTCTTAAAGATTCTGGATGTGATTCGACTATGACTACCACTCGATTGTTCGTAAACTGGGTTTCCAAAGATACATTTGACGAATCTGATGATAAAAAATTCGAATTTGGATCTCACTTTGCTAAGGCTGTAAATGCAAGAGCTAGTGAATGGTATCGCAAGCATGTACTAGGACTAAAGGCCACTAGTTCTCTCGAGTAATTGTTTCGCAAACTCTGCTTCTTCTGCCGCTGAAATCATATAGAATTCATCATTACTTTTTTCTATACATTTACATAATTTGCTTACAATATCTATGAATGAATCTACTCCAGCAGCCGGTATATCTATGACATTATCGCATTTTGATTTTCCCAGTTTGATATAATTTGCATGAAATTTAGCGAGCGATTCCTTGATTTGTACTACAACTTCTTGTGATTTTGCATCGTTAGACATAACAAATACATGAGTATATAACGGTACATATGATTTTTTCCATTTGTGTTGATTTTTAACTAAACAGTCATCTGTTACGCAACCTGATCCATAATGTAGTAAAATATTACCTCGCGTATTTGATTTCTTTCTATTTAACATCATGATATAAATACAATGAGTTGCTGATTTGTTCAAACTTACATATTTAGTAGATATTATACCATTCGCTCGACCAATATAAGATGAAACCGACATAGTGAATTAATGAAAAAACAGACATTCAATTTTGAATAATGTGAGTTACATAACCATCGTATGTCATTGCATTTTTCTTCGCAGCTAATATGTATTTTGAAATATCTGTTGTTTTAATAATTTCCTTATGCGGTCCTAACGACGTCAATTCAAATGAATCAACTGCGATTTTCTTTACATGTGATTCTACTTTCGTATGAAACATATCACAATCTACTATTGCTAATACTTCATGCGGACCATATAATTTATTACGTTTATGTGTCTGTAATCGCTTTTTTATGTCGCTTGTTGATCCATATTTATATAAGTTAGTATGAGTTAGTAGTTTTAGGAAATAAACACAGCCTCTTGTTGTGACACACATTGTTTCTTCGTCTAATGTTAAGTCTATTGTTGCAATCAATTTTGGCTTTGTTGTATTTGTTAAGTCTATGATATCAATTGGATCTATTGAGTCTATTGAGTCGGTTAAATCTATGATATCAATTGGGTTTATGATTTTTAGCTTGCTTAATTCAACGCATAATTGGTCAATGTTATTCATCGTGACTAGATATAAAAAATCACATAGATTCAAATTTACATTTAGTAGATGATATACCCCCTGATGATAGATGATAGATTTTTCTTCTGTCGTTATCTGTAAGCGACTTTAGCATATTATTTGCTGTAAATGTACATGATACTATATCTTGTATTTGTTCATATTCGATGTCAAATCCATGTACTGATGCATACGATGATATAAATTCGCTCATGTTTTTACTAGAATATCCAACTATATCAAAGTCGTTTAGTTGATCTTTAACTATAGTTTTCATAGCTTCATGTACATCAAAATAATCATCTTTGATATCGAATGCAATAACCGCTGAGTATCTTTTAGCGTAGAAATTACCTAATTTAATGTGGTCCGCCTGCAATTTTTTATGACATTTAATACCGTTTGGTCTTTTAGTAATAGTAGCTTGAACTTGACGATGATGATATATCAATAATTTTTCACTCACAGTATGAATCGATGTCATTTTACGCGCAATAAATCAAAGATAAAGTAATTCAAATTTGAATCATCAATCCAACATATATTACTCACACGAAATGTTGCCCATACCCTCTGACGAACAACAATTAATCTGCGATGCATTAGCTAGCGGGAAAAACGTCATAGTTAATGCAGTGGCAGGCGCAGGTAAAACTACAACTGTATTACTTAGCATGTTAACTGATTCCGAAAGACCATCATTGTTATTAACTTATAATATGGAACTAAAAAATACAACAAGAGATGCAACCTTAGAACATGAAATTTTCAATCTGGAAGTGCATTCTTATAATTCATTTGGAGTAAAGTATATCAGTGATGATTGTAAAACAGATTCTGGATTTCTATCTGACTATGAAGTAAAATCATTGCCTCAATACGAAAAAATTTATATTGATGAAATTCAAGATTGCACCCATATGTACTATGAATTAATTATAAAAATATTAGCTACTCAACGTGATGTACAGTTATGTGTGTTAGGCGACCCCAAACAAACTATTTTCGCATTCAAAGGCGCAGATAGTAGATATTTAACCCTAGCTGATAAAATATTTAAAACTAATCGAGAATGGGTGCACCTGGATTTAGAAACATCATATAGATTAACTAGACCTATGGCTAATGTAATGAATAAATCTGTATTACATGAGGACAAATTTAAAGCGGTCAAAGATGGTCCTCCTGTTAAAATGTATATCATGCATCCTAATAGTGTATATACAATTGTAAGAAAATTACTTAATGAACCGGGTGTTACTCCAGGTGATATATTCATATTGAATTATAGTACTAAATCAACCACTAAAAGAATGATAGCATTAGAAAATGGGTTGGAAAATATACCTAGAATAGTATTAAATGATGATAGTGGTCGTATTGACGGTAAAGTAATTGCTGGAAAATTGGTAATTTCTTCATTTCATAGAGTAAAAGGATTAGGTAGATCAAAAGTAATAGTTATGGGATTTGACGCTGGATATCATTTCTCTGACCGTGCCGCGGTAAAAGATTTATGTTCTAATCCCATGTATGTCGGATTAACAAGAGCTACCAATGAACTTATATTAATACATGCTATATACAATGAATCATTTGCATGGCTTAGACCATGTGAAGATTTAGAAATCATTGGTGTTAAAGCGCCAAAATTATTCAATAGCAATAAAAATGATCACACAATCGGAGTGAGAGAATTTATCAAATTTATTGATCCTAAATACGAAAAAGAAATGAGAAAACTTATTACTTGTGAAACTATAGTAGAACCAGAAATTGTATATGATATACCTCACACAGTTGATGGTCGTAAGCTTGATAATGGTTTCACATTAACTGAAGAAGTTGCAGAAATTACTGGTATCGCTATTCCATCATATGTCCAATATAAATTACATAAAACAATGCAAATTTATGCTGATTTATTAGCAGACGATTATATGTTTGGACCTATTGAAAAATATACAACTGCTAATAATTTATTAAGATTGTCAGTTTATTATTGGACTATGAGAAATAAATATACATATCGTAAAGAGCAATTATTAGCACATGATTGGATTTCTCAAGAAACATTAGATTTAATTGCTGATCGATTGGTTAATCTATTAGGAGACGACGACGTCGTATTTGAAAGATTTGGATTTGCTTCGTTGGATGAATTTGGATTATCATCTCAATTACATGGATTTGCTGATTGTATTACTAATGATTCTATTTACGAAATAAAATGTACTAATGATTTATCATTTGACCATCAACTACAAGTTCTTATGTATGCATGGCTATTCAATAGAGAAAATATTCGCAATGGTGTTCCAGGCATGTCTTATAAATTAGTTAACGCATTGTCTGGTGAAGTTCAAGAAATAAAATGCAGTGACTTCCCTAAATTAATGGGATTGTTGACAAAAAATAAAATTCGTATTGATGAAGCTGGAATCGATGATGAAACATTTATTAAAACTCATTTGAATAATCCCGAATGATGCGACGGTCTGCAATCATAATTTCATTGACGTCATTGGCGCTGTGGTCTAGAAAATTTGTTTTTTTCAATTCTTCGTTGACTTCGCGTATATTGAGTACATTGGGCCTCTTGATAGATTTTACCCTGCAATTTAAACCATATCCGGGCAATTCAGTACATAACTTTCTAACTATAATATTAATCTTCATGTTTGTTGTTAGTCAGTTGACCAATAATAATACGCTAGATATATTCAATTTTTATACACTTGGACTACACTATGAGGGTAATCGGTATAGTTACTCAAATCATACTTATTAGAATATATGTCTATGAATAAATCAAGTCCACGTCCTGGTTTATATATTTCGCAATTAGTTTTACATTGCCTTGGATCATTTTCAAATAATATTAATCTAGTATCAGACGGATTAAAAGATCCAGTGATGTATCGTTTAAAGTGATCGTAATCACAAAGTCTAGGATCACAAATACATACTTTATGTCCAAGTGCTAAATCTGTTAGTAAATTGCCATCGCAAAGTGAAGGTATAAAATCGTCATATTTTTTATGCATGACAAACTGTTCCATAAGATAAGTTTTACCAGAGCCTGGTAATCCAATAATGATTACGTTTTCCATATGGTAGGATCATGCATACGTGTATGTAAAAAATATATTTTGCTATTCAAATGTTGAATTTATCACTAGATAATATTTTTCTTTCATTATATCAAAATGATCGTAACTCACTATTAAGTTCGAATGATTTTATTACATCATAAAACAAATCGGAGAAAAAAACTTCTTGTTAAATTTGACAAGAACATTTCAAAAATATTTTTCTTTCATTATATCAAATTGATCGTGACTCACTATTAAGTTCGAATGATTTTATTACATCATAAAACAAATCGGAGAAAAAAAGTTACACCATCTGTGGTGTAACTATTTCAAAAATATTTTTCTTTTATTATATCATTTTACTCTTGACTTGACCTTGAGTTTGAGTGAAAAAATATAAAGACATGTCATGATCGATCTGAAAAAGTTACACGTAATTCTGCGCAACATTTTCAAAAATATTTTTCTTTTATTATATCATTTTACTCTTGACTTGACCTTGAGTTAAGATGATTTTATTATAACTCGATATGAATTTGAAAAAATTTGATCTAGTCAAATCTGAGGGCACTCTTCGAGTGAAAATTTTCTTTTATTATATCAGAATGATCGTGACATGATACTGAGTTAAGATGATTTTATTATAACTCGATATGAATTTGAAAAAATTTGATCTAGTCAAATCTGAGGGCACTCTTCGAGTGAAAATTTTCTTTTATTATATCAGAATGATCGTGACATGATACTGAGTTAAGATGATTTTATATTAAGATGATATGAATCGATCGAAAATTTTACTGGGTGAATTTCGCACAGTAATGTTCGGAAGAAATTTTCTTTTATTATATCTTTTTAATCACAACATAGTCGTCAGTTTGAATGAAAAAATATTAAGATGATATGAATCGATCGAAAATTTTACTGGGTGAATTTCGCACAGTAATGTTCGGAAGAAATTTTCTTTTATTATATCTTTTTACTCTTGACTTGACCTTGAGTTTGAATGAAAAAATATTGTGATGATATGAACATGATCAAAAAAAGTTGCGTTGATTTCTACGCAACTATTTCAAAAATATTTTTCTTTCATTATATCATTTTGTTTGCAACTTGGCCTTAAGTTTGAATGATTTTATTATAAGATGATATGATTTTGAAAAAATTCGATACAGTAAAATTTTACTGTGTCCCTTTAGAAATATTTTTCTTTCATTATATCAGAATGATCGTGACTTGACCTTAAGTTCGATTGATTTTATTATAAGATGATATGAATTCGGGAAAAAAAGTTCTTGCCAATTTAGCAAGCATATTTCAAAAATATTTTTCTTTCATTATATCAGAATGATCGTGACTTGACCTTAAGTTAGATCGAAAAAATATAAATTTCTCACAATTCACACTTTATAGTAAAATCTAACCCTTCTAGTATCGGATCCTTCTCGTCTGAATATTCGTCGCATTTTTTCTCGAAATATTCGATCGCTTTATGATAATCGGACTGTGTCATTGCATCAACATAATCAGACATGAATCTAAATTTCATGTCGTAACTACCTCTGCTCCATATATGAAGATGAGTTCCTTGACTGGGAAATAATCGCATATATATATTTTTTTCCGCATAGTATGCTAATATACAATCGGTACCCTCGTAGACATTTCGTTTAATATATCCAACACTGGACGCAAAAGTATACCAGCTAACTAAATGATCGATATTATATTCCCCTATCATAAATGAAATAATATCCAATAACTGATCTTTACTGAGATCTACGTTGTTGTACTTGGTTGACATATCGTCGCTAATAAGTCATAAAAAATAATTCAATTTTAGTATACGTTCAATTTACATCCAGTCTGGCAATTTATAATGCGCTATTTTTTTCGTTTGCGTTTTAGTTGGTTTGGTATTAGAATTCATCTTTGCTACTAAATTGTATATACCGGACCTAATACATTGATCACCAACTTCCGCTAATGATTTAAGTTCATTTCTATCGTCTTCGGTTATTTTCAAAATATAAGACATATGAGTTGGAAATTCTTTCAAATATTTCGCTATACCTCTGTCAACTCTAGTATCAATATTAATATTTCCATTGTCAAATGCACACATAGAATCTAATAATCTTCTACTTAATTCACACGCATTTACTATCTGTTTTCTGACCTGTACTAATATATTATACACTACCTTTTGAAATACAACAGCTTCGTCCTTTGTTGATTTTAAAAGATATTCATATAAACCCCATTCAGTAATATAATTTACATCTTTATTACCTTCTTTTATCTTTACAATATATTCAAGCGATACATTTTTAGTATAACTCAATTCATCGTTAATTTTCTTAGCAATATCTATTGCTCTGAATAGTGGTTCATTAACAGTTCCTCTTATTTTAATATTTTTATCCTTAAAATACTGAGTAAGAGTATCAATATCAATTGGAGTTAAATTTATGACAATATCTGTCATTATATAAAGACAATATCAATAACAGGATGTTTATATAAAAAAGAATTCAAATTTATCATCGCCAAATTTAAATAGCTGGTCTATTCACGTCTAAAATAGGATTATAATCAATGGATAACCCACAGTACATTTTTGGGTTTTTTTGATAATCCTCTGTTTTATATATTCCACATTCAACAGCTTCAATTAATATAAACTTAAATATACTCCAGAAAATTGGAGTGTGACCCCATCCAGGGTTTGCTATGTGAGAAGATTCATGTAATAACACAAACATCAATGTATTAATATCCACTAGTTTTTCAGGATCTGATTTACTACGTAAACATATATACATAGCAGAACCTTTCGACAATGTATATGATGTTTCTGTTCCTATTTTTTTAGGATCGTTTTCATAGAAGTTATCAGGATTATAATGGTCTAATAAATTATCTATACATATTTGTCGTAATGAGTAATGTAATTTATCAGTCGGCAATTCTCCTATCATATCAACCGAATATTTTTTCTTCAAATGACACATAAGTTTCATCATTCGATCATTTGCTCGCGACATTAATGCTGCAGCATCCGAGTCATTATCGTAACCTGATAAATTCCATTCACGTCCATCGTCAGTCACTGAATGTCTAAATTGTACTTTATACGCAATTATTATAATCGTGACTATTGCAATTGCCGCAAATAAAACTGCAATTTTCATGCTTCGCCATAACTAAGGTATAGAAAATTGAATTATGATTTTAGTATTTTATTCATCATAATCACCGTAATCATCATGGAAGAAATATCAAAAGCAGGCGCGTTATGGACTAAGGAAGAACATGATGATTTATTACATGAAATAGCTGAAGGTCGCACTATCCAAGAAATTGCAACCATTCACAAAAGAACCGAGGGCTCCATTACATCTAGGGTAAAAAATATAGCATGTGAATTAATGAAAGATGAAAACGCCATTATTAATGATGTATGGTTGAAAGTAGGTAAATTAATAGACATTAAATGTATTAAAGCACCTGTTGCAAAAGAAACGAAGCCTAAAATCGAGAATATGTCACTTGAGTCACTACTATTGTCATACGCTGAATTACAAGAAGAAATAGCTGCGAAAAAATTACAAGCTGCAAAAGTGCAAGTAAAAATAAGGAAAATTATGTACGAAAAAACCACGACCGTCGCTAAAAAAACATGATACGCCAACGAACGTATATTTTTTTCAGTCAAAATATTAGACTTCACTTAAGTATGTTATCTCATTAGTCATGACTCTTGATTCAGATGAAAATATTTACCTTAAAAATCCAGTAAAAGTTAGAGTTCATGATCCGATGACACACCGCGATTTAGCAAATTATATATATCTTGGTGCGATACCTAAAAATGTGTCAGATGCAATACATCATGATAATGTCAAAGTACTAAAGGATTATTATGGACCGAAATACAAAATTAAATTACCAAGTGACTTCGATGAAATATCTATCGAAGTAACACAAGAAGCAAAAATTGGAGGTGATGAATTCGATGATATAGAAGAACTACTTGAAGAAAAACCAGAAATTGAACCCTCTGTTGCAGGCGAAATGTTGCCCGTTATACATCATGAAGGTCTTCATCATGTTACGTCAGTTCACATGTATCCTGATGATAATATAACGGAAGTCAAAGAGAAGATTTTCCTATCCACTGGCATACCAGCTTATAGACAACATTTGTTTTGGGTTAACGGAGCAGGACTTATTGAATGTCCATACACATTACGTACTGATACATTATACGCTACTGAAATTGATACAATTGGCAATCTAACTGATACAATTTTAGGTATGCCAATGGATAAAAATTTATATTTGTATCGTGAAGCTATTAAAGTAGAAGCTCATGATGATTTTATGTTATTAAGTGAGATATTGTCAGATTACAACAATTACACTATATATGTTGTCGACTTAGCCATATTTACAAGACCTAAACAAGTACAGCTACTTGATATTGTACGTGATGATGAGTATCAATTAGAATTGTTATATTATTCATTCATTGTTAAATATTGGCCTCAACTTACTCTTGAAACATTTAAACAATATCTATTAAATGAATCGGATTTGCCATTAAAATATCCTGAGTTATCCAAAGATAAAGATCATCTTAAATCAGTTTATAGAGCAGAAAGTGAAATTATAGATTTTGATTACAAACACGCGGATAAATTAAAAGAACCAGTAACTACTGCTATCACCGCTATTACAACTGTAATTACAGAAGACGGAAATATAGTACTAAATTTGAGAAATTTGTTCGATTTAATTAAATGTAATTCGACAATCGTAGAAATACATGCTTATGTTTCATTAGGTACTAACAATTACATGTTACGCAAGCGTCACGTGTCAGCTAAAAGTAAAATCGTATGGCCTAGTGGTCCTATGTTACGTGACGGTTTAAATATAGCATGTAATGTAGGCAATGACTCACATCAAATAATGTTCATATCTATCAAATCTAATGGTACATATTATGTTCGTAGTACATGGCACGAAGAAGATAATCTTGATTTTGATCAAATTAGAGTACGTATTTCACATATTATTAATCCTATTTTACATACTATAAATCAATTTGGCCGCGCTGTTTTCGCAGAAGGTAAATCTCTTAAGCCATTTGTTAAACAAAATATCACTTACAAGGATTTATCAGCATGTATATTTTGGAAAAAAGTCATGCTTGAGTCCACATTTAAACAAGTAAGAATATCATTAGAGCCTTATGTAAAAGCTAGACTTATAATTCCACGTAACGTTACAAACGATAAATTCGAGTTTATGTGGCGTAAAGGAATGCATGAATTTGATAAAGAAGTAATTGAACGTATTTTATCAGCCGCATCAGGTTTATCATTGAATAATTATTATGCACATTTATCAAATGCAGCAGTACATCAAAAATGGCTACAAAATTATGATGGTCGTATAGCTCGTATGCATCACAGAACTACTGATGTTAAATTTGAGATTAATGATGTCCATCAAGATGAATTTCCTATATTCGAAAGATACATTAAAATGTTTATTTATCGATCAGCGCAATTATCAGCATTAAAATCCGCCCCCCGTGATTATAAAGATGTTAAAAAAATCCGCAAGCTCCGTGAACAAGATCCTGAATTATACAATACTAAAAAACATGGTTCTGATCAACTTTACTCAATTAAATGTCAAAATCCCAGACAACCTATGATTTATACAGCTGACGAACTTAAGACTCTTTCAAAAGATAAATCTGGTAAGTTAATCAGTTATTGGAATTTTACCTTTAAACGACCAGCTTATTATTCATGCCCTAATCCCGAATACCCATATATGAGTTTTCTAGTCGACATTCACCCCAAAGGATACTGTCTACCTTGTTGTAGTAAAAAACCACAATCTCAACAAGGTGTAAAAAAGCAAGGAATTCGCGAAACTTGTATGAAGCATCATGTGTATAATGAAAAACTCACAGCTGAAATGTCAAGACATATTGTAGGTTATGGTAAAGATGTAGATCCTGGACGTCTTTCGCATATTAATCAAGCTCTCAAACAAATATTTATTGCACCGGAACATATTAGCATGGAAGTTGACGGATCAACAGAGTCGGTTACAATCACTAAATCAAAAACACCGGCTAACTATTATTTATATGGTGTAAACCAAAATATTCCAGGTGCAACATCAGTCGGATTTGTATATGCGGTTGCAGCTGCGCTTGGTACTACCGTGCCTGATATGGTCAAAGAATTACTTCAAGTTGTATCAACTAGCAATTATGAACGATTATTATCAGGTACCATTATAGAATATTGGCCTACGTTTAATGCATTTGTTAAATCTATGCAAGATATATTTGTACGCAATGTATCACTGGTTACTGTAACATTTAATAGATGGCCCGAATTATTCAGTGATTTGTTGATATTACAAAACGTAGGAGTTATTGTATTTACTGATCGTGCGGACATGTATTGTGAACCTCATGTTGCATCAGCGCTAATTACATTAGCAAATATAAGATATGTATTTATCAACAAACGTGAAAACAAATACTATCCTGTATATTTATTAGCACCTGATAGATATTTTAGCTCATCAGCTATCATTAAATCATGGTACATGCCAAGTGATAATATTGTAAAATCATGTTCTGATGCATTGATAATTCATACAAAATCCGAACACGCTAAATCTATATCAATTGATTCTATCAAGGACTTTTGTGAATCTGAAACTAAATACAAAATTACCACAAAGCTTATAAATATCCATGGAGTATGTTACGCGGCAATTATTAATGGACCTAATGGAGATCTGTATTGTCCAGTCGATTATTCTATTTATACCTCAGATGGAATACCAATTGCACATAAGTTCGAAAAAACTGGAACATTTTCTTCGACGGCAGTCCATAAATTTGTAGCCGCATGGAATAAATTCGCAGGTACATCATATCGTAACATAACATTGGATACCCAACGTACTTGTAGAACTAAACCTATGTCAATAAGTGCAGGTCATCTACATTTCTATATAAATACGATCGATAATGATATGAAATTACCCCAGGTCGAATCAATGTATGATTTTAATGAGGTAAATAATGCAATTTTAGATAGAACTGCACCGGCAAATTCGGATCGACATGATGCATTATTGTCATCTGCACTATATCATAATTACTTATATCAGCTATTCTTGATTGAATTTATGAATTATGTTGAAAGCGAACGTAACACCCAGATAAGAAAAAAGATATCAGACATTCTAGATAAACATAATATTAAGAAACGTCCTGAGATAATGAAAGAATTTAACGAATTACTAATTGATTATCCGGATGATTTATCTTGGTTAGATGCTAAGTCATTCCGTGCTGCATATTCGCTTGACAAAAAAGCATTCATTGAGGATATCGCTCAGCATACATTTACGTTTGATAAAATCACTATTAATAAACTCAAACAAATTACAGATGAAACAGAAATAACAACTGTTCTTAAACAAATTGCATCTGAATTTACTATACAAGGTGTAGCTAATGTTCGTAGTTTCCCTAACATTTATGAACCCTGCAGAACTGCTCATGATAGCGTATTGACATATTGTAATAAACGTAAGTTAATAATCGATCAGCCAATTGATACATTAATATCGTTGCTAGTATCCGATCTAAAAAATGAACTTAAGTCAAAATTCTTGCTAGATACTATATGGCATGATACAGTAGTAAATTACTTTGACTTTATTCGTCATGCCGACGAAACAATTAATATTTATAAGATGTAAAGACAACATCCCCTGAGTCGTCCTTGCATGTTTCGGCGACTTTGGCCAGCTTTAATGGAGCATTATCCCATATTTCCCTGATTGATTTCAGCATTTCACACATCTTTGCAATATCGAAAGTATCGGCATTGCGGATAGTTAATTTTATATCATTGTCATGAGCCATTCTAGTAAATGTCAATTCATTATGAGATGCATTCAATACACATGTGACTCCTGTATAACTAGTACATGTTAATCTGAAAATATGATCGCACGCGTATTCAGTAATTTTTTCAGTAAATTTATAATTAGGACCTAATTCACATGCAATCAAGCACATTTTTTCCATCATTCCAGTTTTGATCATCAAGTTCAATTGATGATCAAAACTATGTTGTTGGTATTTTGAGAGTGATGAAATATCGGGCAACTTGAAATAATTGAGAATCATTTTCTTAACTGTAGGTGCCATATATTGAAGAGTGTCCATTGCGATTCTAATTAAGTTCAAAACGCAGATAGTTATGGAAAAGTAAATTCAATTTTTCGTAGAAAATTGAAATCGTATTACATTAATCATCCTAGTTATTCGTCATGTCAGACTTGCGTTACGATATTACCCACGAACTTGTATATGACTTTGTCGTTAAGAAATACCTCTTACCTAAGCAACTAGTACCGTATATGAGAAAACACAATGATGTCCTTGGTGCAAAGCTAGATGTTGTATACAAATCGCAAGGTCATTATGGAGTATTAAATACGCTATTGCCAAATGATAGACTTCCTTATTGCATCAAATATACAGAAATATCTAAGCAAGATACCATTAACATTGTAGCATCAATGAATGATAACACCATTGATCGTTTAGTTAGAGATCTGGTATATATTCATGATATTACTCATTATTATGATTGGACTGATCGTCAAATGATTACCAGTGTGGACAATGTAGATCTTGAACGTCAGCGCTTAATTGATGAACTTACTGCTACACTATAATTAAAATTATGTTTTTTTGCAGCTTAAGTCCAAATTTGAATATTCATTCACACATATATTACACCTGTGATGGACTTCGATGTATTAGATAACATAGAATCGGATTCGGAAGATTCAGTTGCTTCAATTGAAGATAATGACATTCCAATTGATATAATTCCAGATGACATAGTAGAACAAGAAAATCTTATCGACCGTGACGTATGGGAACAATGTCTTGAAGCTAAAGTAGCAGATGAAACTGAACTATTTACTGAAGCAAAAAATACGACTAATACCGTGAAAGGATATGTTTCAGGAATATTATTCCATGAGGAAAATCTAATAAAATTAGTAGAACCTGATGAATTAGTAACCGAATATCATTGTAATTTCGGACGTAAAACTCATTGGAGTTATGCAAAACCCATTAAAGTGAGAAAAACAAATCGCGGTCGTAAGAAGAAACCGAAAGTTAAGAAAAATCGTAAACAACAAGGTAATGGAACTGATTTAAATTCTCAAATTACTATGGTTATTAGATCGATCGAAGCAAGACTAACAAATTTACAACTTGTACCTAGAGATGAATTAGGTCAATTGATACAAGATCCTCGATTCGAGCCACTCGGTATTGATCCACAGTTACTATCGAAAATTCCAAATATTGTGCTTAAACCTAAAATATTTAGAAATGGTAAAATTCAGATTCCAGGATTAAAGTTAAAGGATTTACAAGACATCGCAGAAGTTATGGAGTCACGGCTTAAGTTACATTTCCCATTAGCTAAATGGGAATCTATGAATTTAGTAATGAGTAATTATCGTTGGAAAGTCAAGATGCCAGACATGGCATTCATTAACATGAAGCTGTTATCTGAAATTGTAGCACGATGTGTATTAGCCGATCGAACACAAAAGCCAGAATTATTAGCTGAATTTGAATCATGCGTAAACCGGCCAAGGTTATTTGATTCTAAGACAAAAAGAGAAAATGCTACGTTAAGTATCAAGTTTAGAGCACGAACTCGTACGCTTAAAACCGTATTATTGAATATATTTAGGAGAGGTAAAACTAACGTACAAGGCGTATTTGATATAGAACTTACAAGGCGTATTTGGAACTTTATGCATTGGATATTCGAAAATTATCCCGTATTGTGTTATCAAAATAATGAACCTGCTCCTTATGATAATGTTGATAATAACGATACACTGCCAACGCCTCACAATTTCTTATGAGTTAATTTTTCCTTTAATTTTTTGAGTTCAAATTCCAATTTATCAATTTGATCAATTACCTGAGCTTCTGTTTGGTCAATGACATTACCACCACTCGCAAGTGAAACTACTAAAGAACAATCAGGATTTGTAATTTTTACGCCGTTGTCTGTGTATTCAACTGAAGTTTTTCCATAGCTTAAAGTTGGAACAGGCATAGTCCACATTTTGTCACAAATGTATATCAATTATACATAATCAAATTTATAAAATATTGCAGTAACATAATGTTATTTCCTTCGGTTTTTTTATAAATGTAGGGCCAGGCCATGCATCAGTCGATATATTTTTAGTGGAATGTAACGCGTCATATTCTAAACTAGTAGTATTGTAGTCGCTATAATAATGTCGTTCATCTGGTACTTTAGGTCCATATCCGTATATATAATACTGGTTTGTATCAATGTACTGACTTTCATCGGGATCGCTTGTGTAATCCATTGATTTAAGAATTAAGGTATAATAATATCGCACATCATATTTAATTTGATTGTCAAAAAAATTATACCTTAAACTTCACAGTCTGTGTTAAACAATCAATAACCATAACAGGAAGTCTATGAATGCATGCATCAGTAATATCATTTCTATATTCGATAAATGCCATATAATAAGTTCCAGGATCAACAATAAGACTATTAATATAACCGAAATCATACAATGTTTTTAAATATGGGAAATCTAAAGGACCGCATTTTTCATGAGCGCGATTATGCAAACTTCTATAGAAGTTTTTAGTAGATTCTAGTGATGAATTCAATTCAAGGGGTCCTACTTTAGCATCAGTGATTGTCAATAACATTTTTTCCACTTGCAATCTGACAATTTCCAAATCACATGTTTTGAAATTTACATTCTCAATTTCTTTAATTTTTACCTCTAGATCTTTGTTTTCTTTTTCAATTTGAGTCAAATTATCTAAGAATGAAATTAAACCGTCGAGTGACACGGGATAATCGTCAGCGATTTTCTCAACTCCGCGTGATTTATATGTTACCTTGATTTTTTCAATAGGACCCAAATTAAACTCTCCATTTGCAGACATAAAGTCAACTCTACATACCAATCTAGTAATATAATCGTTTTCTGACAATACAATATTGCCGTTAGGAATATATTTGAATAGTTTAGCGCGTTCATTAATGGAATTTTTATCACTCAGAGCAATACTTAATGCTGCAGTCAATGAGCATGAATTAGTGTAATCCGCAGCATCATCAACACTTCTATATTTAAGTTTGGGGCATAATTTCAAAATGTGCTCATATTCTCTGCAAATAATGTCATTGGTGCATGTTCGCAAATCATCATCTAAATAAGCTTGATACTTGTCCTTCAGTGAGGCGTTTTCAGCCAACACAGATGATGACTTATTAATAACAGCGTGCATATTGTATGATATTAAACCGGAATATACACTAAAAAATAAAATCAATTTTTTCCATCCCAATGATATTACACGGTAATAAAATGCCTACTAATGAACCGGATTATGACGTCTTAGTGGACGAAAAAAGCGGCCTTTATGACTTAGGCGCTACCGCTGCTGGTAAATTACAATGGAAATTGTTTGGATTTATGTTCCTTATGATTATGTTTATAAATTCCGATGTATTCATCAGCCGCGTGCTGTCTAAACTTGATGGCGCGACGGATTATAAAGAAGTAACATCTTACGGCACAGGTATACAAGCTATGTTAATAGTACTCGCATGCATTATATTTGATGTATTAGTGCGATATCAAATTGTCTAAAAATATTCATATCTAATACTAGTGAATCCAAATTTAGTATTGCGTACAAATTTACCATGTTCTAACATATCAATAGTTCTCGATGCTAGAGCCTCAACATAGTCTGTCATATTTTTCTCAGGATCTGGCGAAGTAAATCCGAAATTTGCGATATATTTAGCGTATTCTTTAATACAATTAGGTGATAATTTATCCCAATATTTAGATAACATAATAATGTCATAATCTCCAATTGCATAGAAATCAGGATGAGTACTAGGTTCGAATTTATTTTTGATCTTGTTAAATAATCTATCCCATTGTCTTGTAATTAAATCACTGCTGCAAGTAGCTAAATTATTCTCATTGTTGGTGTTATCGCTAGTATTATAACGTAATTTTCGTTCAAGTTCTGCATTTTTAGCCTCTAATCCACGAATTCTCTCTTGTAAAACAGCAATATCAGTATCACTCATATTTGTATCTTGCATCAAATAACAGCATAAAAAACAGATTCAATTTTGCCGTTTACCTTTTAATAATCTAACAATATTAGATATATTTTTTGTATGCACCGTAGGTGAAAATTCAGTGATGATCATGTTACTTTTGTTGATAATCGATACGCTACTCACATAACCATTGTCTTTGATTAAAATGCAATATTCAAAATCATCACGTTCAAATAAAAACTTATTTTTGTCGCATATGATATTTGGATACAACAATGATACTGATCTAATATCACCATTATCTTGACATAATTCTTCTAACACATCGGATAATTTCGCCATCACGATAAGTCGATAAATATCAAAAAATAGAATCAATTTTTACGAAAGACTTCCAATCGACCTTGCGAATTTAATTCGTTGCTTTAGTTTAGTAATAAATTTAGAAAATTCCTCATGTACATTCGACATCCATTGCGTAATATCTGGATCATATTTTACGTAATTATCATCGTATTTTGTCAAAACATAATTTATACTATTACATAAATCAATATCAGTGGTGCTTGAAATTAAACACATGTAATCGATTAATTCATCACATGTCCCATTACGATCAAACGCAACATTTAAACGCGATATTAATTCCACGGCAGAACGCATTCAAATGAAAATAAACAATAAAAAATAGAATCAATTTTATAGAGGAACAATTGAATTAGTAATTGCATAAGTATGTTTAAAATCATTCCATGTTGAATTAATTCTGTGGTATTTTACCATGTCATGTGAGTGATTTCTAGTAAATATGATGAGTTCATCTAATTGACTTGTATCACAATTAATTTCAAATTGGTACCCATCAATCGTAAGTTGTTCTGGTTCACCATCAGTATTAAATTCCAATGCACATTCTGACATATCAAATGATTTAAAATTTAATACCAAGCATCCATATGCGATTTTATGCGAAATATTAGGATTTTCTTTTAATAATTGCATAATATTATCGTCTAAATCATATGTAGCAACAAATTCACGAAGACTTAACGATGTATCGAGATCCTGTTTTAGTATATTAATTTTCTGGCCCAATTTCTCTTGTTTTTTGAGTAAATTAAGTAATTCTTCTTGTTTAGAAGTCATTTTTTGTGCTCTGAATATCAGATTGAAACAAAATTCAATTTTATTCCTCGTCTGATTCATCATCAATATCAGCGTCTTCCTCTTCTTGCTTAGCCTTGCTATATAATACCATAGAAGGTACGAATTCCATTAAGAATCTCCAACCTGGACCAATATTATTATCTTTCATGAAACCATTAACTAATCTTCCAGTTTCATGACGCATACGTCTTAATTTTACATTCATATGAGTGTGATAACCCTTTAAGTTTGGTTTTTTACCAAGATATTGTTTTTTTCCGTCAAAAACTTCTTCTAATCCGACAGCAGCAAATAAGAAAAGCTCTTCAGCAAATGTACAATATCTATTATGATCGCTTTTGTACTGTAATATACGCAATGTATTTTCAACTTCACTAAATGTACTTTTAGTATCAACTTCAGGTATACGAGATATATCAACTCCATCATCAAGTAGAGTAGTACGAAGATCGTCAATTTGTGCAAGCATATTACATTTTGCATCCTCTTGTTTTTCAGATTCAAGGTCTACTCCATTACCATCAGCATCATATCCTAATACTTGATCAATTTGAGCCTTTCGTTTTTGTTCTTGCGTGCGTTCTTGTAGCGCGGGATCTTCAACTTCATCTAAATCATCTGTTACGTCATCAGTTTCTTCTTCATCTTCCGGTACACGTTCCTTATGTGAATAGAATAAATCATCTTCAGAATCACTATCTTCGATCGAACTTGGTTTAGGTGTTGGCTTGACCACGGGTGTTGATTTTTTATTTCCGGTTGCTGTTACTTTGCCGCCAAAATCAGTCATACCTAATTGTCTTGCATAACTTGATAGGTCGGCATCAAGTTTATCTTGCGGCTCAGGTTCAAGTGCAGTCTTTATATACCCGGAATTTATCATGTTATGTTCTAGGTCTTTTAAATTAACTCCTGGCTTTATTGCATCAGGGTTCATAATAGCATGTAGACCCGATATCGAATGTGGTGATCCGGTTGCCATACAAAGTTAGTTAAACATAATACATGTGAATAGATACAATTTCTAATAGTAATTTGATAAAAAATCAATATCGATTTCGATATCATATATCTGAAAAATGGAAAATAAATATAAATATTATGTTTCGTATGACGCAGCGGATAAAACATTAGCTAGATCTTTTATTAAAATAGAAGATTTACTAACGTGCGCGACACGAGCACATACACGATTATTAAATTTTATTTCTACAGCTGGCACTGTAGAACAACTCAAAGATTGTCTTGGTAAAGTAAAATGCGATTTACAAATCATAAACTTTTACGATTATGGTGTTTCCGATATTCTTCATGGAAAAAAAGTCCGTGAGTGCACTGATTTACAAAGATCTAAGTTGCTAAAATCACACCTAGATAATTCATCGTTATCAAATGACAAACTAACGCATTATGCAGGTAAACCCAACGCACATGTTTTAATTGAACATCAACCCGCTAAAATAAATTCAAAATCCCCTCAAATTGAACATCAACTTACTATGTATTATCTATGCGGAGGTCATGATGTAATTCATGTACAAGGAGCAGTTAAAAATAAGATAACCCTTCATAAATCATTTGAATCATACTTAAGTGATGAATTAGCTAAAATTTTACCTACTGTCAAGGACGAAAAACTACGTGCGGCTAAAAAAGCAGCTAAATATGCAGCTAGAAAAAAACATTCTAAGGAAACATTTGAACTATTATGCATAACGTTAGGATATAATCATATTATTAATTCATGTAAACGATCTGTTCTTGATGATCTTGCAGATTCATTTATGCAAGCACTTGCTTATCATTTCGAATATTAAATCTAAATTTCTTCAAACTTATACGTTTATTTTTTGTCACGCAATTACGTGTATCAACTGATGCGGAACTCAATTTTAGTAGTTCTTGTTGTTTAAAAATATTAACTATTGATTTGATCACCATAATTACAATCACATATTCAATTAAATTTCAATATCTAACATGGTGTCACATCGAGCATCATATTCTTCTCTAGTTAATCCATTAGGTCCGCAATATGCTTTCATAATAAATTTAGGTTCAACTGACGCAAATTTAATCACTTTTTTCTGGCTTAGGCTATTACGAGGGAATTTATTAGCAAATTTACACAACAACGACGACGTATCCGCACGCATACGTTCAGGCATATAAAGATCTATGTATGCTTGAACACATCTCCATCTGCAGAAATTTCCATTAGTTTTACATTTTTCAACGCCATCAATGCATACTGGATCACTTGGCATGAATCTAGGATAAGAATCACATTTACCATCACATGTCCAACATAACAAATTAGTTGTCTTAGGCCACGTGTCAACCGAATGGAACATTTTAGGAATTTCCATATACATATCATCTGGGTCGAATTCGATTTTGTCAATTTTTACTTCAAAATCGGATGGACTTAATCCTTTTATTAGTAACAGACTGGATTTAGTTATTCTTGGGATCATTTTTAGTTATTTATGGTTAATTTGCAAGTGATAATAATTGATGTAATGATGTATTTTAATTAACAAAACTAATTATATCACTTAAGGTATGTCTTGATTGTCATGTCAATTAATCCTTATAGCATTTATGATGCCGACATGGCGGCTTATGGAGTAACTGAGTCACCATATACTAGTACCGCAGGTAGTATGTCAGCTTATCAAGGTCAACCTAAACGAAAACAAACGCAAGAACATTTTGAAGAACGTGTCGATGAAGATTCATGGTCCGCAAAAGATAAGGCTTGTCCTGGAAAAAAATCAGATAGTGAAGTAATATTTAAGATTATCTTATTTATTATGCTAATTACATTTGTAGCATATGCTTATGTGTCGACACTGTTGCAAGTTACATCGTTAACGGAAAAAGTAAATATGTTACAATCGCAATTAGGACGTTAAAATTAAAGTATAACATCATCGATATCATCTGTGTTGATAATCACATATGAATATTTTTTAGGTTTACCTAATTCTTCCGAATCATAATCAGGATCATGCATTTCTTTTCTTAAACGTTTTCTAACCACTCTTTCATCAGGCAATGTGTCAGTGAAATCATATTCGATTGTATCATCTGATACGACTAATGACTCATCATCGATATCAAGTTCATGATCCGGGACTTTCGACATGAGAAATGTAATATCGATCATCTCATTCATCCATGATTTTCCTCGTGCTAAGAGCAATTCTTGTTCACGTGACAACTTTTCCACACCTATTTTTGAATTCAATTCGGTAATCGTATTGAAAATACGTTCAGCTAATGTCATGTTTTCCTCCATAGCCATTGATTGATTTTTCATGTGTCTAGATTGATGGTCCATAACCTGGATTTTCTTCCATTCTGTCATTCTATCAGGAGCATCACATTTATCGTGCTATGAACAATAAGTATGATATACGGTGAATTCATCGTTGATTTTCGATAATTTCGGCATTCCTTTTATAGCCATAGCATCGCGTGTACATGAGAACACAATGCGATTTTGAGTATCAACATGATATTTCAAACATTTATTACTGCGAGCCAATCCGTTACCTTTGATCGATGACATAGTGTTAAGAGCATTATATTAATGATAACCATTTTCAACTTTTTTACTCGCATAAAAGACATTTTAATTTCTACAATATAAAACTAAAGCTAAGTGTAAATTTAATTATACTTTGTAATGTCAAGTAGAACCACAGCAAGTAATCTTCGACAACGATCAAATCGAAGTGTAATATCAGATATTGTAAAAAATAACGTACGTAACATCGACACCAAAATAGAAACCGCTCATGGTAAAGGATTAGATACCATCAGATACGAGTTGCCTACTAAATTCGGCATGTTGAATATGGATAAAGTCGATCAACAGTTATTAATTTACAGTGAACTCATCAAATTATATTCAAGTGAAGAACCAGAAGGCAGAGGTTTAGATGTAGAATATGAAGTATCAGATGATGAGAATGGATCTAAAAAACATGTCCTTAAAATATCATGGCTTAATGGTATGTCAGATGCAGAACGTGCTAAACGTAAAGATATCCTTAGATCAGCAAAAAAATAAATTACTAAACTACATCTGCATGACAAAGTACATTAGCTACACGATATGTTGGCGTCGATTTTTTTCTAATATTACGTATCGAGGACATCTTCTTCCATGAATAATCTATTATTTCATTATTATCTATGATAACATTAATGTCATCTGTTTTCAATTTAGCTACAAAGTACAACATTAATTCATTACAATTTTTCCTATGAAAATGGAAAATATTAGGCATGACTACTATATTATTTATACTAATTTTAGTTTCCTCATAAAGTTCCCTAACAGCTGTATCATAAGCTGAATTATCTACTATATCCCTTGATCCTTTGGGAAATCCTATATTACCCCCACTTTGTTCCACACAAAGTACTTCATTAGAAGAATTTAATAACACAAACCCCGATTTATAATCAATTATCCCATAATATTTTTCTAGAATTTTATAATTAGTTGATTCGAATGGAGCTGATAAATTTACAATTGCTGTATCTTCCCAAGTCATTTATACTGTGATTTTACATCAACAATATATTCAAATTTTTAATCGTATGTTAATCTAGGTTCACCTCGTTCTTGGATGTATGAACTATATATCCACCATGAAACTAGTGCGGTCACGGCAATTGAATTAATAATGTTAGGGGCAACTGAACCAGAGGGAAATACGAAAGATGTAGTTAGGCATATCACAATAATGATACCTACTGCTGACCAAAAACTTAGTTTTCTCATTTACAACACGTGCATATTGTACTGTGTAAAAAATTGATTACAAATTCATGGAAAATCATAACCACATACTTTCATAATATGTCTTTTGAATCATTATGCTCATATTCCGATAATATAGATGAATCTGCTGTGTCTAGCGTAGCATTAACTAACTCAAGTGATTCATTTGACCATTTATTTGATGCATATTTTAGTCGTTCACATGACACTAATACGATCACAACACATAACGCTTCTATCGAAGATGTGATAAATGACATCAAATCATATTCATTAAGTGATTATCATCTGCATAATTTCATCATTAATCATTGTAAATTAGGCATCATGTGCCATGTGTTGAATAAATATAATTGGAAGAAAGATGAATTTAAAGCCTTAATTTGTGGAATGCAGGCCCTCGAAAATGCATATAATAATAATGATTTATCTGATCTATTACTACATATTGACATGTTACCTAAACATTTATCTAGACATCTTAAATATTCATTATTAAGAGTAGCTGATAATGCAGGTCATTTATTAGATGACCTTAGAGAATGCGTGCCTGATTTAAGAGAATTAATAATTGACATATATAATGATCCATCGATCAGATTGAATTTTCCAGTAAAATTCCGCCAAGAATCACTTGATCGTGTGGTAGCTAATATGAAATTAACTGATACTCAATTAATATATGAATCCGCATTTATGTAAATTATCAAAAATCGATTATCATCTTCATTTTTTTCTTTTAAAATAAATCAAACACATTAGTTATTATTCGATACAAATGAGTGTGTCTGCAAATGCTGGGGTACCCCACTCCGCGATATCTTATACATCTAATTTAGTAGTCACTACCCAGATAAATTCACTAAGTGGCAATCTTGTATTAAATCCAGCAGGTGATATAGATTTATCCGGAAAGAAAATCATTAATGCAGCAACACCTAGCGGACCCGATGATGGAGTCACTAAATCATATGCTGATGGCACTTATACTACAGCACCAGTCAGTACCGTAACAGATAGTGCAATTGCGACATATGATGGAACTACAGGTAAACTTTTAAAAGAATCACCGATTACTATTAGCAACTTAGGCGTCATAAGTTCATCGTCAGGTATAACTATAACACCAGGTGCTGGTCAATCATTAAATATTAATGCCGATACTCGTGTCAATGGTAATTTACTAGTAACTGGTACTACAACTACAGTAAATACAGATCAAATGTTAGTGAAAGATAATTCAATATCACTTAATAACGGTTACACTGCTACTACAACTAAACCATGTGGTATAGTCAGTAATTATTCAGCAACTACTACTACTGCAAATGTTGCATCGGGCGGTTTTGTTGCCGGTGTTGCATCTACTTCTAATCCTACAGTAGCGGTATCAGCAGATGTATTTGTTGCAGGTGACATTATTCAAATTAGTGGAGCAAATAACATATCTAACAATGGTATTTTCGAAGTTCTATCCAATACAGGTGGTATACTTACTATTTGTGGTGTAGGTATTACTGGACTAACATATGACTTATTCCAAAATCAATTTACAACAGATACCACTGTTGCAGGTGCCATATATAAAATCAATGTGAATGCATTATACATATCCGGTACTACTACATATAAACTAACAGGATCTAATACTACTAGTGTATCTCTTAAAATATTAGCTACTAGTACAACCGCTAGTACAGTTGATTCTATTCCTTCTTTTGCTGATACAGATGGAGGTATGTATACTCCAAGTACAGGTACTGCAGCTGATTTATTTCGTCCGATTAATATTTCACCTCCTGCTGTAACTGGAACAAATTTATATGCTTTCACAGCAGATGGAATAGTAAATGGCAATGGTAGAGTATATGGTAGACTTAATAATAATGCAGTTGGTAACAGTAGTGCGGCTTTATTCTTAGGAAAACCATTTGTCAATGCAACTTCATTAACTTGGGAAGTTGGTGTAGATACTACAGTAAATAATACTGATAACTTTTACATAAGACATAATAAAACAGGTAAAATGGCGTTAACTATTGGAGCTACTGATATAATTTCTTTTGATACTGCTCTTAGTGGACCTAGATATGATTTTACTACAGTCGCTGCTAATCCTGGATCAACTACTACATTATGGGTAAATACTACAGGTACAGCATTATCTTTTGGAGCGTCTAAGGTACTTACAAGTGCAGCAGCAGCAACTACAATAAATGCTATACCTGCATTTTCAACTACTACTGGTGTTACTAGTGTTGCAGCTACTACTACTGCAGCTACGTTAGCTAGACCTATTACTATATCTGCGGGTAATACAACTACAGCTGCTACAATCAGTACAGCTAATGCAGATTGCACAATGCAAGTCGCAACATCATTAACATCAACCAATCGAGGTTCAATAACTTTTGGTAGAACTGCATTTAGCAGATGGCTTATGGGTAGTGACTCTGCTCTAAATAACACTGATGACTTTTTCATTTCAAAGTTTGGTAGCGGTATTTATGCAGTAAAAATTAATAATAGTGATCATTTGGTAAATGCGCAAAATGGTTTTATTAGCACTAGATATGATATAACAGCTGCTGCTGCTAATCCTGGATCAACTACTACCGTATGGAATAATTCTACTGACTCAAATAGATTATATCATGGAGTTAATAGATTAGCATATGCAAGTGAAATAGGTGCTGGATCAATTGGTGCAGTATCACCTGCTACCAATTCATTAGTATCGTTTAGCGATGCCTCTCCGGGTAATGTAAAATCACCAGATGCAACTGTAACCGCAACACAATCACTTATCTTAACTAAAACATCAACAACTACAGATTCGTTAGTAGGCTTACGCCGTGTTGGTACGAATACTACTGGTATAAATTTACAAGTACTACCTACAGTAGATGCTAATATAATATACTTAAATGGTTATCAAGATGTAGCTTCTGGGCCAATATATCATAAAGCAGCTAAGTCTAGATGGGCGCTTGTTAATGATTGTAACAATACTAATGATTTATTCAAAATAGAAATATTAAAAGCCGGTGTTACTACAGTACCACTAACTATAAATGCATCTGATAGTATATTAGTAGTACCTGCAGGCATATCGTTAGTGCCTGCAAATGACTCCACTGGCCAAATAGTAATAGGTCCTGGAAAAGCATCTACTACATCAACTACAATGGTTTTCCAAGCACTTACAGGAGGTGCTCAAGGGCTTACTGCAATAAACTTTAATGGATATTACAATGCAGGAGAACAAAGATTTAATACTGGAAAAAATAGATGGAGATTTTACTGCGATCAACGTTCCACTACTGATACTATAGTGCTTGATACATACAGTGGAAGTCCTACCACTGTTTTTACTGCAACTACCGATGGACTTTTTACCACAAATATAGGAGCAGTCTCAAAACGTTATGATATTACCTCTAATGGTTCAAATCCAGGTGGTACTAATACATTCTGGAGAAATTCTGCTGATTCTAATAGATTATATGATAATGCAAATAAACTTGCACTTTATAGTGAACTTCCATTATATCAGGTAACTTCAGTATCTGTTAGCTTTGCAGGAGCATGGAATCCTGCAGTTGTTGGCACCGTTGGATTTGTAAGAATAGGCAGTGTCGTATTTATTAATATGCCATTCCTATCTGGAACAACATCAAGTGCTAATCTTATAACAGCTACATCGACTGGTTATATTCCAGTTGGTTATAGGCCAACTAACAACACATATGCATACTTTACAGTACGAGTAGGCATAGCGGGATCTCCAATTGTGCAAGGTCTTCTTAGTATTGGTTCTGATGGAAGATTTACAGTACAAACATATTCTCCGTCTACCGGAGGTGGAACTTTTCCCACAGCAACACAAGTTTTATTCTATGATAGTACTGGAACATATTATATATCATAAATTATTGATATATTACAAAAAGAAAGAAAATATAGAACAAACTACAACAAACTATAACATGAAGCATTCACAACTTTTACACAATTTACACAATTTTCTAGGATAGCATTTCACGGGTTTATTATCGTCAACTGTCCGCCGAAATAACCCCGCATACCATTGAGTCGTTTAGTCGCAGCTTTACCTACGTTTTTATTAAACAAACATTCGTTTTTTTCAGCATATATTAGTTCATCTATACTAAGATCATTGACATCAGAGTTATTAATATGATGGATTTTATCCAAATTATGCCACTTCATACGCTTATTTGAATTGCCCATGTCTTACGGTTGATTAATTAGAGCAGTTTTATTTCAATTTTACAATTTTCGTGTTTTATGTCATTAAACCGATTGATAAAAAATAATCATCATGATGATTGTTAATCTCCCTTCAGAAAACCTTTGGTAAAAGGATCGGTTATAGAATCTCTATATGCAAGAGACGCAGTTATTAAACGTTCACTAAACATATGTTTATTTGCTAAAATGTAACAAATATCTCTGAATCTCATTTCACTGAATGGTGTATCCTCAAGGTTCTCTCTTTTTGTCATTTTCTTGTACCTTGTTTTATCTGTCTTCTTATTACCATACATTACTAAATTGCTAACTTACTAACTAAGCGTTGACTAACTATTGCCAAAAGTCAATTCAACTTTTTATTTTTATATTTTATAACTATAGTAAATTACCGGTTTATTAAGTGTACACGATGGCTGATATCGATGATATTCAATGTTAGGTAGATCTAAACACTGACATAACCACACTGACCCGTGGTATGTTATGTAATCACATATTGAATTAACATATTCCCATTTATTAGTCTTACCTGCATATTCAAGTAAACATAATGTCTCATATTCATCTAGCAATTCAATATGGCGCAGTTTATATTGGAAATTATATTCATTTACTTCAGACATGCTCGCGTTATAATATATTTAAGGTGAAAAAATTAATAAATGCCTATTTTCTATTGAATATCATCTTGATATAATCGGTAAATCCCATATCGATTGGTTTATTACCCTTAAATGAATGTCCACGTCTCATAATAATATTGATTACAGCTGGGTCCATTTTGCACCTTAGAATTTGTCGTAAATGCTAATTACTAACTATAATATGATGTATGTAAATCAATTTTTTAATCAATTCAAAGACCAACTTTAGCAGCAGTATGTTTAACAAATGCAACAGCTATGTACTGCAAACTTTCCTAATTCTCTAAATACATCGGCTAATAATATGAACAATCCAGAGAATTTATTCCACAAGTAGATAAACGCACCTTCTAATACATTCAGATACACGTATACTACCCATGATTCAAGATACTTCCAGAATACATGAACATATCTATATACAAACCATAATGCAGATGAAATAGTATAGTCTATAAAATATGATAATGACGAGTCAACGAAAGTAGCAATTAGTAAAACCGCTAATCCATAAAGTAAATATCTGACGTATTTTTTAGATGACGTTTTTTCAGTTTTAGCAACAAAGGTAACTGGAATGTCATTCTCATGTGGTAGGAAAAGTTCACTTCCTCGTCCTACTTTTTTAGTACGGAAATCTCCACGTATGTTAATTTTTGAGCTCATTTTGTTGATGTAAACCTAAGAATATTAGCGTCAATATGTATTTAATTTTAATTAAATTTACTACGATCTGGATCAGTAGGTACATATACTAATCCTGCTTCAGCTCCTGCTAATTCGCATATTTTCTTGAATACCAAGTCATTTTTTACTGTTGTTTTGCGTTGTTGTATATGTATAAATCTTACAAGTCGTAATTTTTCAGGATTATCCTTAAAGTCAACTTCAATAATTCGTCTAATTAAGTCAGGATAATATGATTTATATTGAGTACCCTCTGGTGCAGCTAATGTATATAATTGTACAGCTTTATCGAATTTAATAGATACTTTTCGGTCTTCCTCGTAATCTAGTATTGGTGCTTCTGGTCCTCCGACGCATTTTATTAATTTAGTAGAGTGATCATTCCATGATGTCATATTTACAGTAGGATCTGATAAAATCTTACGCATAATTTCGCAATTAAGATCCATTTTATAAATCTTGTCACGTACTATTACTGCTTCAATTGCAGCTATCACATCTGGATCAAATTCCTTAGCCTCAATACCCTGAATACGATCCATCCAGAAACGATAATGACGTTGAGTAATATTAGAAGCAGCTCGAGTTTTCATACCTTCTTGAGTATAAATTTGATCATTTCTAAATACTGCACCTCCTAAATGCATGCATTGACCGCAACTTGGGCATTGATATTCGGATAATTCTTCGATTAGGTCCATTTTTATTCTACAATCGGTACATATATCATATTGTAATTTTTCTCCAAATAAGCCGACTAATTCCATTTCAGATGCCAGTTCTAATGCTCTAATTATATCATCTAATTCATCTTTGGCCTTAATATTTAATGTATTATTTTCATATACATGCAATACAAATGATATAACTTGCGATGCAATTGATTGTATTTTCATGTCATAATTTTCTCTTGATATTACCCTGCTGTAGTTGACTGTATCATTGAAACCATTATAATAATTCATAAGAGATTCAATTGAGTTTATACTAAATTCAGCTAACATTGCATCTAATTCTGTTTTTTGCGCATTAATGTAAATAAAATTTATCTTCTTTTTTGATAGCAACGCGATTAAATCGTCACATGCGATTCTAACATTGAGTATCTTACTTTGTACTGAATTGGCAATGGATTCCACGGTAATATTACTCATTATATTGTTCAATATACTCCAAGTTGTAGCATTTTTTATATCGATTTTACGCACGTAAAAATTGAACATCGATTATACGTAAAATCAAAATGCCCAGCGATACTTGGATCGAATATTGCAATGTCGATCACATATTTTTCATGATAATCGAGTACAAATTTAGCGGGATTAACGCGTCGCATATTGACATAAATTGTATTAAAATGTATAATTCACGCGATGAGTGGTATCATGTATTTGATTTTCAAAACGATAATTTCAGCATAAACAGTAATAATTATGTAAACTTTATTGAATCCATATACAAACGATTGGGCTTAAATCGCACAAATATAAATCACATGACTATTGCTGATATTTGCAGTATAGCTCGTTGTTCACATACGCAGATAGAATGTCCGGTCAATGAATATTACATTATGGCACCCAGTGTGTTGTATGATAAACTTAAAAATTCAGGACTTGATCAATTATATATACATCATGATTAGAAAATTGAATTTTTTAATCATCGTATTATCTAGTGTGCGTCGTTTAAAACTAAAAAAAAATGCCTTCTGATACTTGGATTACCTTAACTGGACATGAAAATATCAATGTGAAGACGGTAATGTATGATCGCGATCATAATGACACTGAAAATATATTTATTAGATATATTCAAGTATCAGATTCAGGACATGATTTTGGAGAAAGTTTTGAGTTTAAAAAAGGAAAATTTCCAATGAAATTATCTGAATATGATAAATTTTTAGAACAACTTAACGTACATATAAAAGAACATAAACACGATATCGGGTACATGTTTAGAGAATTAATGTATGAACTTGGATGCAAATGCCACCCAAAATACGGTTGTCATAATTATCATCTCGACCTTGAATTTCCCGAGAATGGTGGCGAACCTTATGGAATGTATTATGCGATTAGAGATTCTGGTTTAGATGAATTGTACATCCATAAAGAATAATTTTTTTAACCCATGTAATTAAGTATTAAAGCGTATATGAATATCATATATTGCAAATTGACCAAAAATAATGTCTAACACAAACGAAATTTCCGGTGATAGCATGCGCGATATGCTAGCTAAAATTGTTTCTGATCCGTCGTCTGTCGACCAAATGGAACCTGAAGAAATCGCTAAGGTCCGTAAACATATTGATCCTCTTGGTGTTATTCATGAACCCGCTGACAAAAAATCATATGCTAATATTTCCATTGTTAACTTTCGCGAACGATATCTAACTAAATTACTTATGACTGGTCTCATTGGATATCTACACCGCACTGCTCAAGAACATCGTAATGTTCCGGAAGATGAATTATCTGCTGAAATTAGAGCAGTTCCAGTTGCTACTCGTGAAGCAATTATTAAGTCCTTCTTAGGACGTAACTTTGAATTTAATCCCGAATTGCATATTCGTACAGCCCATACTAGCAATGATAAGGATTCTGAACGCAAACCTAAAGCAGAAGCTGTTAAGGCAAATGCTAAACTAGCTGCTGTCGGTGAACAAGTTAAGACTAAGATCAAATCAAAGATTGATCAATCTTATTCATACGTTCGTAATGTAGTAGGTCATGGGTACAAGGCAATTACTGAAGCCGCTAATGCTACTCGAGGTGTATTGTCTGTACTAACAGATGACACTACTCCGGTTGAGGATCTTCAAGGTATTTTGATGAAGAACTTGTCTATTCTTAACGCACTTGAGGATGATTTGAGCAAGATTGCAACTCCTCTTAGTGCTTCTGAAACAGTGACTGCTTATGTTGAACCTCCCGCAGATACTTTCCATAATTTCAGACGTTATTTCGAAAATAACTTCGAACAATTACGTGATGTAGTTAAGCATGTATATGATGAGAAGCCTGATATCGAGTTTGCCGTTAAATTCTATAAAGCATTCAAGTCAGCAGATGGAGCACGTGATTATCGTTCTCAACATGAAGCCGATTTTACTGATGATGTATTTACTATTGAATCTGGAGTTGTTACTGTTCTCGGAGCTTATAAGGGAAATACTAGTCGTGTAGATATGTATAATAAGCAAACTGAAATCATGAAACAGCTAATGCAACAAATGGAATCAGATCACAAGCTTGGTAAGGATATCATGGAGAAGCAAATTAAGACCAAGAAGAAGAAGAATATTGAAGAAGCTGGTCCTGATTCAGCTGATCTTCGTGCTTACTCACAACATGTAGCTGGTGCTTCTGCGTTAGGCGCTAAGAAGGGTCTTACACGTGAAGAAGAAGCTGAAACCGTTCGTAAGATCGATGAAGCTAAGCGAGCCGCTGCACAAATTAAGGAAGCGTATGAAACTCCAGATGATACTGTTAAGGTTGGTGTATTCCATACTAAGACCGATGCTGATGGTAACGCAACCCTACATCGTACCGATATCTACACTCAAGCTGAAAGTCATTTGCATATGCAAGAAGGTTCTGAATTTACTGATAAGTATCAACCTAAACGTAATGGAACAGAACAAGCTTTCAGAACAAAGGTAATTACCAATAAAGATGGTAAAAAAATGGAAATAAAAATTCCGGTGCAGAGTGATGAAGTTGATGAAACTGATGAATAAATTACATACCTAATTGAATACTAATATCTGGAATTAATTTCAGTATAGATTGTTCATGCTCTGCATACAATTCTTTATCCGATAAATATAATTTTTTGTTTCCATTGAATGCGAAATCTAGATATTTGTTAATATCAACTATATTATATGATATTCTTATTAAAGTATATCCGTTTCTCAGTGCTTCAACTGTTTTTATAATATCAACTTGTTTTCTATCTTCGAATACATCAAGCGTTTTATGGAAATATTCTACATATTCAAAATGTTGTATTCCGTCGTATTCTATTAAATATTTATATTCATTTACGGAAAAATCAAATCTTTTTCTGGGTAAGGAAGCAATTATAAACTCTGTGGTATAATCAAGATCACCAACTGTTAGATATTTTCCTATTATTAATTCTCCTTGTGATCTATTACATTTTGGACATCCTTGTTGTCCATTAATGTGTGCACTTATTGTTTGTGGAAATTCGCATAAGCAATTATTGCATTTTATTAATACTTTACTGTATGCTGATATTTTATCAGGTATTTTATTGTAATCATATTTGTTATTATGTATAACTCTCGCCCTTTCTACAAATATATCCCATGTATATCTCATACATGATCCACATTGTGAACACCCATGTTTTCCATTTATATGATCATCTATTCTTTGTAAAAATTCTAGACTACATTTATTGCATGTAATAGGTACTTTTGTTCTTATATTAAGTTTGCTTTCTGGTATTTTTATATAACTATAGTTATCTTTATGTATTTCTATAGCTTTTCTTATAAATATTTCTCGAGTATATCGTAAATTACCAGCACATGTTGGACATCCTGCTGATTTACCTATATGAGAATCCATATTTTGCATAAATTCATTATTACATTTTATACAGACTATAGGAACATATAATTTTGCAGATAAATTATGTGGTACTTTATCATAATTATATTTATCTCCATGTGTTTCAAATCCTCTCTTCTTAACTGTTTCTATAGTCCATTTAAATCTCTTTGACATTGTATTTTTATATTATATATCAATCAAATTTATAAAAATTGTATTAATATTTTGCATTGAATCTGATGAAGTCTTATAAACAAAAAAACTAAAGTAAACTAAAATAAACTTATTTTTTGCTCATATGATTTGTCAAGTTCGTTGAAACTAGACGTATAAGTAGTTAATGAATATTTATCCGTAAATATAATATTTTTAGCGTTACATAATAATCCATGTTCTAATTGTCTATGGGTATATGATGTTATTTTCATATGACTACCTTGATAACACATGAGTTTTACAACCTCGCTACGATATATATGTTCGTCATGACAGTCAATTGCAATTAATATCTCTTTACATTGATCTAACGAATGTGCGGTTTGTTGATCTTTAACAATTTGTTCGAGTGATTTCTCAACATCTACACTGTCGCGTGTAAATAAGTATCTTGATTCGATATCCGAATTAGCAACAATTAAATCAATCAAAGTTGATTTGCCTGAGCCTGCAGAACCGATTATAACAGTAACATTATTTTTGTACGACATGTGGAAACTTCGCATATTATACGGCTTATATAAATTTAACATAAAAAATAGCATTTTGGAGTTTGAATTTAAGATCTGAGTATTGATGGTCTACGATTTATATATTTGCGAATCCATGTTTCAATATCATAACCTAATAATATTGCTACTGACGTACAAGCCAAATTTTTGCATAATCTCATTCAAATACATATGTAAAATTCCAATTTATTATGTAAATCCAAATTTCTTAGGATAATGTTTATGTTCCATATATTCACGGAGCTCTAAAAATCCATAAGTAAACATACCAGCTGAAATGCAGATACATCCACAAATTAAAGTCCAATATAATTCGTTTGACATTTCAGAATACTTAATTATCAAGTAAATCTTTAATTACCTAACATGTCAACCATAAATTCATTAGTCTCATCGATCGCGTCCGGATCTGATTCTATTTTAGCACAATATTTCCATAATTCATCATTACCGAATCTAAATGGCTCATGTTTTGGTGCTTTATATTTATAAAATGCTTTCTTCTCCCTTATCCATACTAATTTTTGGAATTCTTCGGACATTGCTTCTGCACATGCTGCGTTCGCACGCATTTGTTCTTGTTTATTAAAATCATTAGAAGCTAATCTAAAATATGCGCTCGCTGCTTCTTTCGCGGTAAATATAATATTAAATGCATTTTTCTTTTCTTCCGGAAGCAATGCTTTATCTGAATGAATAGCAAATAGTGCAGTAATAAACATATGTCGACCTTGATAGAATATTTCTTGCATCACTTGAGTCTTTGCTAGTTTTTTAATATCCGTCGTACAATCATCAAATACTAATATGATCCTTGGATTAAAATTAATGTATTCCAGAGTGAATTGTTCATCTTCAGATAAACCCTTTATCTTCTTCAATTTATCTAAATGTTTAATAATACCAGCTCGATAAAATGCAGTTACGAACGATTTACATTTTTTGTTAATTGATTCTATTTTATCTCCTCGTTTAGCATCATCTGATTTAATTTGACTTATTAAATCTGATTTACGTTTAGCGAGTGATTTCATAACTTGCACGAATTTTGGATCTTTTATTCGTAAAAACAATTTCTGTAATATTTCTTCTTTATTAGCTTTTTTGTAAACTTTAGCTCGTGCCAATTGACGTTGGGATATGGCTATTAATAATTCTTCAGTGGGACGTTTATGAATACATGGTCTCGGGAAAATTCCGTCATATATTTTATTTTGATCATTAGTAGGACTAAATACAATACCTTGATTAATATATGGTTTTACTCTAAATAATGCATCATTGATAATAAATGATTTACCAGTTCCTGATTCTCCAAGAAATAAAGCGGTACGATCTAAATAATACGTATAATCAAATTCTATCTTTGATAAAGCCATAATTAAACGCTAAAATATACTATTAGTATAGCAAAAGATTAAATCACAAAAAAATTTACCTGATCGTGATAGCCATATCATGATTAAGATAATCATAGCAATCCTTAAGACGGTAGTTTCTATACTCAGTGTTAGCACTACCCAATGCGCTTTCAAGAACCTTCATGTATACATTGATGAATGATTGATAACGATCTTTGATAATTTTTAGTTGATCATGATCCACTAAGTCAGTTAATGCTGAAGCATCCGACTTGACATATTGACGCCAATAGTGCGACTCAGGATTTATGCCTAACATTTTATTAATAGCGATTCTTATTTCTCGACATTCAAGATTGATTTTATCATCGACTTTTACCGCGCTAAATTTCTCTAGACAGCGTCTGATGGTGTTCATGTAGTAGTCATCGATCAACAAAGTTCTGAATACGGAATCCATTTTGTCAAGTAAATCACACAGGGGTTAATTATCATCGAATAAAATTCAATTTTTTCAAATTGTGTCACTGTCTTGGGTGATTAAATCTTCTAATGCATCATAATGTTGATTATGGTTGAGAGGATTAGTAACATCTTCAAATGTAGTATCTATTTCATTACCACCTACGATATGATTAACTTCGCTAATTAATACTCGATTATGAATAAATACAATTGACATCGAAGCTATAAATACCCAAAATGTGGTACGTAATGCTGTCATTTTGAAACTAGTGCCCGAATCTTCTAGTGAATCTCCACAATTTCTGTATGAATATAACACAATTGACATGATAATAATTGTTATTAGCACTGATGTGTATATTGGATTTCCAAGTATGCCACTTAAAGTGGACCTTCCTAAGACGTTGTCGGCTGCACCGTCTATTAAATTATTGATTTGTAATGGCATAACATTAATGCATTAATATATAATGTGGTACATAAATTTTTTACTCGAACCATGATGATGCATCCGTAGTTTGTTCATCATCGGATTCTTCAAATAAATTGTCATCGGGATCATCAATAGGTTGCAATGTGACTGACATTTTCTTACGTTCGGGTTCAGTCTTAGGTTTAGGTTCAGGTTCAGCTGCATCGATTAATGATGTAGGTTGCGTCGCAACCCTAAGTTGTTTTTCAAGAGATGCAATTCTTTCGTCACGTGATGTAATTAAATATTTTTGTTCATTGAGTGTCTTGACTACCTGAGATAACATGTTGACCACTCGATCACGTTCGGTAGTTAAATCCATTGACAATTTTCTAGCGTCTAATAATTCAGATTGTAATTTTTCCACGATAGCATGAGGTACTCCGACTGTCTTAGATCCAGCTTTATTGTTAATCTCGCCTGCAAATTTATCATAATACGTTTCCCTGATCGACAATAGAATCGACAAGATTTGTTCTTGTAACATAGTGACATTTTCTCTATTTTTATGATCATCAATGATCTTAGATACATGTTTTTTAAGAATTACAGTGAAGAAACTCTCGGTTGATTTTATAAATATATCTCTCATAGTAGTGTCACGTTGTTTACTATTAAAGTCAGCATAGTAGTCAGTAGGTATGAATTGAGATAAAATATTATCTTCAAATTCTCTCATAGTTACAGTCGCATCTATTTTTCTTTGATAATACGCTAAAAATGACTTGAGTATTTCCTTATAACCCGTGACTGATTGCGACATTCCGATTATAAAAGTTTTTAATTTTTTACGATAAGCATCTGTTATAGTTTTATCTTTTCCATTATCTACCGACTTTCTAGCGGCGGAATATAATGAATTATATACGGTATATGTTAAATATGCTCCGATTGTATCCATCACCATTAGGACCTTTCGATCATAGTTTTTTCTGTCCATTATGCGTGAATTTTTTCACTCAATACATCATGAAGGATAAATTTTTAGATAATTATAGATTGGCAATAAAAAAAATATTGGACATCGCACTCACAAGATGATTTAAAATTTATCGACAAGAGATTTATCTTCTGATTGGAATCTTCGAGTGTTTTTAGTACCTAAAACTCCAGTGTGTCGTTCTTTATACTGATTATCTAAGAATTTCTGAGTGCTTTCGGTTTCGTCATTATCGGCACGTCTTGCTTTTTTCTTCAATGAAAGTGCAATACGTGATTTATCACTATCGGATGCAAATCTTTCATAAGTACCTAGCTTCATCATTTCGGGTAAGCCTCTAGATGATCGTGATCTATATGTTATAGCTGCTTTACCAGAATCCATAAATTCAGCATCTTCAGTTGTGCCACGTCCGACTCTATTTAATTTTTTAGCAGCTGCCTTACGAACAGCGGACAATCCTGAATCAGTAGCATCTTGCATATACGCTATATTACGTTTAACGAGTGTCTTATCTGCACCTGGCTTAAGACCTTTCTTAATTATTTCAGCATTAAATGTATCTATGATGTGATCCGCCACGAAATTTTCAGTTCGTTTTCCAGTACTTGCACCAGCAACTCCAGTTTTACGAAGACCAGTTGTACTTTGTGTACCTAGATGTTGATCACCGACTTGTGCAATGATAGCCATCAATGATGCAATATTTCTGCCACGTTTACGCGATTTTGAATCGGATGATTCATCAAAGTCGGCGTCTTGTGTGATATTTTTAGCAGATACAGACTTTGAGATATCTTTCATTAATTTTGCGGCACGATGCACTGTTAATCTAGTCATATCAACTCCAATATCGATGTCAACTAATTGAGCAGCATTACCTGTTTGAGCCGCATGTTGTCGACGTCTGCGAGACATGTCTCCGTAATATGCAATTGCAAAATCTTGATCAGATACAGCTTCACGATATAATATGTCTCCTGGACGATGACCTCCCACTCCAACCAATGTAGTTTGTTGATCAAGATCATCAAATCTACGTTCATCAGTAGCTAATGCAACTGCAGCAGCATGCGATGGAGCCAATATTCTACCAGGATTCATAGAAGTTAATTGTCTATCGAAGATTTTCATTCTACTAGCCATAGCGTGATCCATATCAACACGATCTTTAATAGCTCGAGCTTCTGCCCTACCACCTCCTGTAATTTTTTGATCATTTTCAGCAGTGAATCTAATAAATCTCATTCTAGCACGTTCTTGTTTCACTAATTGTTTCATATCAGGATCAACATTTGCAGCTCTAGCGTCATATCCCTCAGCAGTTGGATCTTTACTCGAACCCATTATACCTGTAAATTGTCCTTCAGTCCATGGTGTAGCAGAACCGCGATGACCTTCATATCGTAATTGTAAATGTTGATCGAAACCTTTGGCGTTTCTTCCTTTTTCACTTTCAAAAGTTGGATTTTCAGGTCCAACTGATGATAAAAGTTCTCTTTGATAACCATCTACATCTGAAATTGGGAAATCAGTTTCTTCATATTTTCCAATGAACATAGAAAGTGGTATAACCGCATCATCGCGCATATCGTCTATGTATGTTGTCATTTGCAACGTATCAATATATCTTGTACGTTAAAAAAAATAATAGTGTTAATAATGGCAATAATGTAAGTTAATTTGATTTCAATGAATAACTTTCAGTTGGATCTACAAATTTAGATCTATATTTTGCTTGATGGGAAGTACATGCTAAATTACGATCTAATGCACTAACATGAGCAATATATATTGAGATATTTGTCGTAAAATTCTTAATAGCAGTTCTCAATTCTTCACCTGTTTTAATTCTTTTTAGTATAAGCTTGTCATTATTATCTTTTATTGTGTATGATACCATTGTTGACATATTCTTATATTCAGATGATAGATAAGTTTCGCATGCAACAGTTTTCGCAAATGATACAATTAACTTAGCTTCATATTGTTCTCTCATAACTTCGATTTTATTAACCAAAATGATTATATCATAATCGATTACAACCGACATAATATCGAAACGATCCAACATAGCTTTCACAAGATTAACTTTTTTCATTCGATTTGTGTGAATTTTTAGATTTTCTTCAGCAATGATTAGTTTGTTCTTGAGCATTGTTACTTCATCTTCGATGATCTTAATAGTATTATCCATCACGGTGAATCTAGATAGTACATATGCAACATATTCAATTTTGTGCAACTTGTATGTTTTGCTTGAAAAGTCCAAATTCAGGCTATTATCTAATTGATATTTATGCAAACTTAAAGTGTTTTCATCGTTAAAATACTCCAATTACCAAATATATGTTGAAAAATATTAGCTATAAAAAATGCAATTTAATTTAAATTTTAATTTTGGACTAATTCTGCAGTGATACTTCCTATGATGATATTATGATCAAATGACTTAACTATCGCACCTTCGACAATATCAATATATTCCCATCGTGAATAACAAACACGTTGATTGCAAAATCCACATGAATCTTCATATATTGTTTTTGATAAATTAGTCGACATAACATTGACATTATTCCTTTGACATGTGAGGCATTTTCTATATGATATGGTATGAGCATCCTTATGTTCATATTGTGATAACTCAGCGCGTGCTAATTTATTTATACTGTATTTGATAGAATTAATAGAGTTATACGATCCTGATAATTCTTGATATGCATCAACACAACGTACATTGTATACAATATCTTTACGACGGGATATATTATCGATTGTAATCTGTTGTTCACCATAAGTATGTAATGATATTTCAGTTGGTTTACCCGAACGTTTTAATGCTTCAGATAACGATTTCACGCATGCTGCTACTTCAGAAGTATAATAATCCATATTATGTATAGACAAGATAATAATCGTATCATTTATTTCAATTTTAAACCACACATACTAATATGTAATTTGTATCAAATGGCGACTCAAACAGTAAAATATGAACCTAATGCCAAATTTCTAAATATGGTGGCATCTAATGATAAGAAAATCTGCTGGCTTGCGATTGATAATCGCGAACGCGCAATTTTAGAATATAAACAAAATTTTGAACATCTTCCTTACCGCCCATTGCAAATGACAGTAGGTGATTACGCGGTATGTCGTGGAGATAAAATTTTAGCAATTATCGAACGCAAATCATTGGAAGATTATGCAGCATCACTTAAAGATGGGAGGCACGCGAATAAAAATAAAATGACAAAATTACGTGATGATGTCGGATGTAGAGTAGTTTATATTGTAGAAGGACCACTTGCTCCTCCTCAAGATAAATTATTCGGACGAACTCCTTACAAATATATTGAAAATTCAATTTATCATATTATGATTCGGGATCATATTTTAGTAATACGTACTCGTGATTGTATTGATACTAGTAAAAAATTAGCTAGATTTGTAGAATCAATGACTACATTGGAATGGTCACCCGCTGAGGTATATGATTTAACTACCGGTTGTGAAGTTACAGGTTCAGCTGAAATAAAAAATGCAAATCCTGATGCTGTACTTCGTGCTGACAGATCAAAAACTGACTCCGATGTATTGCGAGAATTGTGGGCTTGTTTCAAAGGTATTACAATCGAAACAGCCGAGCATTATATAAGACGATGGTCGTTGTCTGATGTTATATTGAAGAAAATTCCCAGAGATGGTCCTGGATCACCTTCAGAAATAATGATAAACAATCGTCATATTATGAAACGTACTCAAATTGAATTATTAGATCCCCCGGTCGAACTAAAAAAGCGATTGTTAACCGGCATACCTGGTATATCAGCTAAGTCAGCTGAAGAAATTTTAGACCAGATTGCCCTCGATGTAATGTTGGAAATAGGATTAGAAGAAGTTAAACAAGTACAAATTGGAAAAAATCAAAAGGCTATCGGTGAAACAAAAGCAAAACATTTATTGAAATTATTTACCGATTCTGAGAAGAAAATTGGATGAGTTAATATACCAACGATGCACCATTAATTTTTTTCATAAGATCCTCACGACTGAGACCTTTGTATAGAATGCCTCGCAATTTTGCAATGACTATCAATTGCTCTAGTGACATTTTAGGACCAACGCATTTACGGTTATATGGAACCGAACTCATCATTCGATTGTATTCGAATTTGATAAATTCGAAATCATATTCTTCATCTGCCAATTTATTGATTTTAGTTTCAAGTCGTTGTATAGTCGATTTTGCGTTACCTATTTTTTCTGTTTTGTCGTATAGTTCGATTTCAGTTTCTTCCAATTGCTTCTTCAAATCAGATTTCTCGCGTTCTAATCTTTCGATTTTACGTTGAGCAAACAACATAGCTTCTTCAATAGCATTAATAGCGCTCTCCATTTTTAATATAGAGTGGGTTATTATAAAAAACAACAATTCAATTTTCATTAATTCCATTCGCTATGTACATAATGTTTACTAACGGTCACATCACATCTCATACAACTTTTAGGTCGTCTATGTAATTTGACAATCTCACGCTCTAGATATTCTATTTTTTGTTGAGCAAGCGCCATAGCTTCTTCTAATTTATCGATAATTTCAACAACAGACATTACTGTGAAATGACATAAAAAATAACTATTCAATTTTCATCTTTGATATTAAATTTCATCCTCAGATTCGCTGATATTATCATCAACTTCTTCTAATGAAACTTGAGGTTGAAGTTGAACTTGAGTTCGGTCTCTAAAGATAGTACGATGTAATAAGATGACAGCTTGTTCAGCAACTTCTTTATCAGCTGCACGTTTCATCTTAAGAGCATCAATGTCAGTTCGTAATGTTCGCAAAAGTGTCTCATAAACTTCTACTTCATGATCATACTTAAGACTCCAATGATTAGCTCTATCAGATTGTTCGATAACTCTAGCAGCTAATTCATTAACTTGATCCTTATAATCTTCAATGATTGCTTCATAATCTTTAACTACTTGCGTAACTTCGCGGTGAGTAGTTTCATGAGCTTGCTTTTCACGCGCAAGTTGTTCACTAGCAATGTTATTAGCAGCAAGTGATTGATTGACATCCATAAGACGAATATTCTTTTCACTAAGCTTAATAAGTTCGCGTTTTAGAACATCAATCTTAGTTTCTTGATTTTGGACAACTTGTCTCAAATCAGTTTCAACCGTAGCTTCAGTTTGTCTAGCCTCTAATTGCTTACGAGCAGACATTAATTGAGTATAATATTCATCAGCTTTAATTCTAGATGCTTCACACTTTTCGTCTCTTTCTTGAATCGCTTTGGTAAACATAGCATGGTTCTTCTTGGAAAAATCAAGTTTCGCATTGGCATCAGCTAGTTCTGTTTCAAGTTCATTTAACTTCTTCTGGACATTAATAGTTTCAGAATCACTTTCGAAAGACGCAAGTTTAAAGGCAGCATATTCATCCTTAACAGTCTTCAATTCCTTTTCAAGGGATTCGATATGAGCATGCTTAGCAGCATAATCAGCGCGAATTTGAACGAGAGCAGTATCGATAGCAGACATTATAATATAAAGTTGTAGCGGAATAAACAGCAAAAAATAGATTCAATTTTTTTTACGTTATTTAATCCAAGCCATAATTTTCACCAACACGAACTTGATTTCCATCAGGGTCTCCATCATCTTCCATATCATATGCTTCTGTAGACATAGGTCCCGGTTCTTCTCCTTCATCATCAGATTCTTCATCAGCATCAGCTACAAAGTTTTGATCACGAGTTTTTTCTTCTTTTTCTCCATAAATTAGCGCCCAGTTGAAATGTTTATATTTAGCTACTGTCATGTCATTTGTTATTAATTTATTTATATATGCCGATACAAATGCATGTCGTAATTTTGACGTTTCTGGTGTTCCGGTACCTGTAATTTTACTCATAGTATCACATAGCCATTGTAGTAACCATGATACTGTCTCTCTTGGTTTCTTATGTAATCTAAACCATTCAAAACGTTGTTTATACGATTCATCGATAGGATCCAATAATTCATGTAAATTGTTGATCAAATGTTTAGGAGCGTATTGTTCCATTAATGCAGTAAGTGATGGACTCGGCTTTAATATTCTGCTGAAGTTTCTTACTTGGTTATATTCTCGTATTAAATTGATCATATGACTATTTAATGCATAAATACGAGTGTCATCTGGTGATTCAGCTTCATTAGGAATATAAGAACCATTAAGAATTGCGTCGTAGTCAACTCCATTAGTAGCTCCAAGCGCAGTGATAGCTTTTTGATTTACTTTGAATGTATCGGCGATGTATAAAATCGAATTGAAATTGAATGACCATTCGGAATAATCAGATGAATAATCTGCGCTTTTAACGGCCGTAAGTTTTGTAATTTCGGGAATAATTAAGAGTGATTTTCTTTCACTTTCGTATTTTTTAGCATATTTTTTGAAATAACTCATGGAATGTTTGTGATTATATCCGCACGCCCCGCAAATTCCATCTTTCATGTCATGAAGACCACCTTCTGGGCATCTAGTGTCATAAAATCTGTAAAAATTATCCTGTTTATTCAACATATCAAGTGATTCTTTGATAAGTTCACTGTCAATTGAATCTGCTTCTGATTTTAGTACTCCACATACACCACATTTTACATCTACATCACGACCTTGACCTGTAACATCCTTATAGGGTACATCTTTACCATCGATCACAAACACATTCCATTTATGCAGCTTACCGTCGGCATCATATATACGACCTAACGGAATATCAATATATTTCCATGGTCTGTCATTTAATTTCTTAGGTCTTGAGAAATTAGGGGACGATCTTAATAATGCTGAATTTTTAGCGGCTGCGTCTGCTGTATTTAGTGTAGTAATGGTATCATACCACGCTACTAAGTCAATATTTAATGCGAGTTCTGATTTCCCAGCTGTTCCAGTTTCCATATAAACTGGTTCTTTATATATACCGGTTTGTACATATCTCATCATACACTCATATGATCTTTTAGATAACCAAGACTGTACTTTCTTCCATGCAATATCATCTTCCCACATACTCGGTAAACTAGGTTGAGATCCTGCGTCAGAATACCTCACATTTTTGAACATGGACGATAATTCATTTGCTGATTTTTTGCCTTTTTGTTTAACTTCAATAGAAAGTAATTCTTCTGGTTTATCTATGTGTTTTCCTATATCATCTGGATTTTTAGGTTTCTTTACCGAACTTAATGAACTCATAGATTCAACATATTGATAAATAGGATCATATTCGATAGGTATATGTGTTACATCGCCTTCTACTGCGATTTTTACAGTAGTTATGGATTTATAAGCTGAAATAATAGAGTTCTTTATTACATCTGCATTTGTATTAGGCACGAATCTTATGATGGTATTTTTAGATTCCAGTATAATTTCAATTGCACGTTTTATTAAACCAACTACGGGATTTTTATCTTTATTAGTATATCCTTTAAACGATACAGTATTTGGATTCTTTATACTTAGATGAACTAAATACGCGATTATGTAAATTGATGCATATAATTTCATTTTAGCCTTGACCTCATCAGCGGACGCAGTTTTTGATTTAATGATTCTTTTTTCGAGATCAAAAACATATGGATAACAAGCATCTCGTATCATAGAAACAGTTTGAGGTACATTTACCAACACTGCAAATGACATATATCGCATAAGTCCCATAATTTCTCCATATATAAACTTTTTCAATTCATCATCCATTGTAAAATCAGGAATCTCAAGAGATCCTAATAAATCTATACTAATAATAGCTCCGCATACTTTACAATGTGGATCTGTTCCTAATTCACGACTCTGTGCAATATAAGGACTAAGTGCAGCCTTAATTTCAGCATACTGCGCATGTTTTAATGTTAGTTCAGTATAAATTCGTACATGTTCACATATTAATGGAAATTTGCATATATTACAATGAATGAAATCATCAGAGTCATCGCCGCCATGTTTAGCTTCACCAGATATATATTTTTTCAGATCATTGTATGCGCGGAATAGTGATCCATCATCTGTAGCTCGTCTGAATTTACGTAGCACAGGTACATGTTCGCATTTATTATTGAGTTGTGCAGTTATATATTTCAATCGTTGTTCATATTCAAGAAGAACTAATTTTCTTTCTTGTTCCGTCAATTGTTTTAATATTGCATCAGGGGACACTAATTTTGACACACTTGTATATTTTTTAGGCAGTCGCTTTTCGATGATTCTTAAATAAACTTGAGCTAAATTTATTTCTGTTGTTACTTTCTCTTTGACAATAGCACGATGTTTAGCTTGAGCAATCATATTCTTATATGCGGTTACAGTTGTATTAATGTCCTTTACTCGGCCATATCGAACGTCATAATAAATTTTATCCAACGATAGGTCAGATAATTGTTGCACGACTGAATCATAGCATGTTGAACTTAATTTAACACCTGTGGCATTACTTATAGCGTCAAGTATAGCTTTATTTTCTTCCACAACTGGATCAGTGACATGCACAAATTTATACATTTCACGTGGCGAAAATAGTTCATTATTCATCGAAGTATAAAGCCAATCGAATTCACTTTCTGTTGATTGGGCAATAATACCAGCCGGTCTTTTATATGCGGCATCACGTGCTATATTAATTACAGAAGGCCAACTAAACATAATTAAGTTAATCATAGATGCCAACAATTGATCTACTTTGTTAATAACATCGGGATTATTACCTAAATCTATTATATCTTGATGTTCACGATATATGAATTTAATCGCATCTTCCATTACCATTGTCATACTAATATCAATAGGCGGTATGAATTTTATCCGTTTCATAGTAAGTCCTGATACAATAAGTTCGGTATCAGCAGGTTCAGTATTAAATTTTCTCAATCTTGCGACTCGTACAGGTCGATCAAATCTAACTTTTACAGATGATGCTGACGGTATCTTGTTTACATCGATGATAACCGTCACATCTATACCAATTTGTGGAGCAAGTTGTATTATTTTTCTAAGCGACAACTCCTTCATTTTAGGTATTTCGCGTAACACAACATCAGCACTGCCTACATCATATAACTTATCAAAGATGCTAGCAGATGCGAAACCTAAGTGATTTTCTCTGGTTAAATTTAAGAAATATTCTTCTCTGATGAGCGGACTCATAGACTCAATAGTCACCGCAGATGCGGACTCTTCTATCACTTTTATTGTATCCATTGATTAAAAATGTATGGTAATGTACACCAGATATACTGTATTAATAACATTTATTTCAATCGTGATTTATTTCAGTTGGAATAAAAACTGAATATGTATAATTGTGATATAGAGACTGTAACGTTAGTTAATAATTGCACAGCAAATGAAGCCATCACAAAATTTATACGAATTTATTAATGCACTTAACGCAGCCGATGTATCGGATATCACTAAAATGATAAGCGTTGTGAGACAGTTATGCGGTCGTGAAGTGAAATATAGATGGGTTTCCGATGATCGTATCTTGCCTGATGGTCTAAATACTAGAGGACTAATCGTACTGTGTTCTGACCCACTTCATCCATTCAAGAGATTATTGCAAAGTCAATGTAATGGTGTTATCATTAGCTATGATTTATCTGACTCAAATGACACTAAATTTAATGTTGTAGCCGTACCTCCTGGAGCATTTGATCCTAATTATAGACTAAAGCGGACATTATCTGATGCTACTGCAAATGTATATCCTATGATTGATGGCACAACATGTACATTGTTCTGGTATAAATCAAAGTGGTTAATCGGAACGGCTCGAGGATGTAATATGAATGATCAGTCTTGGAACGGCAACATTACTTTCGAACAAGCACTGCTTGAATGTACTAAACAATATGAATTTAGTTACGACTTATTAGATAAGAACTTTATTTATACTATTGGTTTTAGTCATCCTAAGATGCATCCACTTGCTGTTAATACTTCCGCTTGGTTGATTTCAGTGTCATTGTATGGGTATGCTCATCATCAAGATTTAGATAACTTAATGTTATTGCCTTCAGCAAATGATAAGATTAAAATTCCTCCTCAATTGCCTATTGATACTAATTTTGAATCTATGGCTAGTTCGTGTAATTTATCTATTGTAAATTATGTAAACGGAAAGCCTCCAGTTTATGGTTATGTTATTAGAACATCAACCGGTTCGTATCTTATGAGGTCTAAATTAATGGAATTTATTAGAAAGTATTATCATACTTTACCAAATGATATTCCGATTGATCGTAAGCGAGAATATAATAATATCAGAGGATATCTTTCGCATGAACGTACTACTTATGCTAATGTGTTTGGAACATCCGAATTATTCTCAAAATATAATTCATTAATTGATGAATTAGCTGCCAAGGTAGTAAGTTATGGAAGACTAAAGGCATCAGTTAGGCAACTTGCATCTGAAAAACAAGAATCATCTGACGTAATAGTAACTAAGATTTTCAACTTAGTTGACAGTCAAGGTATCAATACGTCAACCCCAGATGGATTTAGTATTGTTATTGATCTAATGATAAACAAAGACAATGTAGATTTGTACTTTGACAGCAAATTAATGCAGTAAAAAATTGAAACTCAACTTCAAATAATATTCACATCGCGCACATAAATGATCGGTGTAACTATAATCACACTCATATGTACCGTAAGTATGATTTATTCAATGTATCTATGTCAATACAAACCTGAAGAAACACGCAGAACACACATGTTCGCAAAATAATTATATGTTAATAATTTTTTTCATAGTATAGATATTCGTCATGTCTGCAAGTGATAATAGATCCGACGCTGGACTAAAGCAATTTTATAGCAGGTCTCAGCAATCCTCAGTAAAACGCGGAGGCGCGCCTACCGCTAGTCGTCAGTCATATGCTGACAAAAATGTTGTATCTTTTGAGCAAGATTCTCCCGATCAAATGGATGTTTCATTTTACTCGTATGTTGGAACATCAGTTCCAGTTAAATCATCAGAACATATGATGAGAAAAAGACAAGAATCTAGAATGATGAAAGATAGATCATAAATTATATAACGACCAATCGTCATAAAAAAAGTATTTAATTTTATTTGATATAAATGCAAGTTACGTGACCTGATATCCATTCAGCACCTAATGATCTACTGATCATATTACATGAATATACGCGTATTTCAGCGCCTGTATAGTATCCACTAGTGATTTTAGTATTAACATACCGAAATAATTCATTGGACCAATCATCATATTCAATATATTTTGGTTTCTTTATCAATCCGCATTCATCTATGACATACGAGTGTCGTTTATTTGTTTCTATTTGATATATTGTCTTGAATCCTCCATCGCTCCAATGACATGGTTTGTTTATAGATTCTAAATCTTCTATTAATGATCTTATTAAATCTTTGACATCTTCAGATACAAATTTTTTATATTCGAGATGCGAAGTTGGAGTTCTTTCTGGAACATGTAAATATGATGTATTATTGTTACCCATTTGTCGTGTAACGATGATGATTCACAACAAAAGTAAATTCAATTTTATTATCTAAGCATACTTCAATGGTCTGAGATCAGCAGTCACGACACATCCGAGGTCAGTCAATCTTACTCGCAACGATTTTACATTAATTGCTATTTTTTCGATCAAATCTTTAATTTTATCTCGTACTACCGCATCATCAATGTATGTGCCGCACATATTGTCAAGACCATCTACTGAATTAAGTAGCGATTTATGAATTTCACATAATGTGTCTAAGTTACGATTATTTTCGATATCATTTTCAGACCTATTTTTTACGTCTCTGGAATTCAACATTAAGTCACCGATTAAGAATATTGTTTCATAATCATGTAAGATAACATCCATATTTTTGTTACGATCGTAATCGATTAACCATCTTTTAAAACCGCTGATGTGAAGTAGATCTGGCTTATCAATATCGTACCTAAATTCGGTAGTATGTATACGTTCATTACGCTCTAGTTTAGCCAACACGTTCAGATTTTCTATGAAAATCGCAATTGCATTATTCATAATATATGATGTATGGTAAATAATAAAGGGGAATATAAAACTATCTTACTATTTCAAATTTGTATATTTTTTATAAAATCGATTAAACATTAGCAGCGATGTTAGTATACCAAATTACAAATGGCATATAACTTACGAGCTGGTGCAGCTGAAGGTAAAAAACCTAATGCTTATGCAGGAGCAATTAAAGCACCATCTAAATCATATACTAAAGATGACATCAAGGGTCTTACTAAAGATTATATTAAGTTAACCGAAGAATATTTTGATCATATTCCTAATGGAGCGCATATCAGATATGTGAAAAAACAAAAAGACGGTGAACCAGTTACACCCGCGGAAGATCGATTCAGACCGGGTGGATTTTTACAATCCCATTTTGAAAAAGATGGAAAAAAATTTATGTTGATCGGTAATAAAATTGCAACTAAGGGTAAACCAGGAGATATTACGTTCCCAGTAGCATATGAAGACATACAATTACTATGGAAAAAATATGATTATCATGCGTTTATTGAAATTCATTTAATTTTAGCGTCTCTTAAACAAAAGCAAAAAACAATAGAGGAACTCGAAGCTAGAATTTCAAGACTGGAAGGTAGAAGGTAATTAATAATAGTCATTATCATATCCATAGTATGCTTTTGCATAGCCGTGACTTTTCGATTCAATTACTTTGACAATTTCTTGAGGTGTGTTTACTTGATGAATTTTTCGTGATGCGGAACTATAATCTCCTTTCTTAATTTCATAAGTTAATCTTGTACCCGAACCTGTTGCTCCAATACAATGCGCAGGATCATTCAATTTATACTTAGGTCCATTATACATTAATGTATACATCGATGTAAGATAAGTATCATAGGAACACAAACAGTATTCGTTAATCAAGTTGCTCATTTTATAATCAAACCTGAAATAAGTATAAACTAAAAAAATCAATTTTTTACCCAATTTACATAGTTTTATGTCCGCATGTACAAATGTACATTGTTGATTCATTTACACCGACTCTTATCATAGTCATAACATCTAATTTACACGCAGTGCAAGTTTTATTAACTAAATTTCTAGCTGGATCAAATGATGCATTTTCGATAAACACTCTATGTTTTTGATCACTATCTGCAGCATACATAGTGCCTTCTGCCATAAGAGTATCTTTAGGTTGACCCTTAAAACTTAGTTGACATGTACAAGTAAATTGAATGTCACCATCTGGTAATGTAATTTTTGATAAAATTGCGCTACAATCAGGGCAAAATTCCATGATGATTAATGACTACCGAAGTATAATAACATTCTCACACATATTCAAATTTAAAAAAAAATAAAATACATGTTAATGTAACATTCCAATGTCACTTACTACACATTAGAACGCCGCATTAACGTATTTTAATTTTAATCTTGATTATTTTTTTATTTTTTGCCATTGATTTAGCTAGATATATTGAGTTTGCGTACAAGTTATATGATTATGAATTCTAGAGAAGCATTAGCTATTCGAAGGGTCATAAGTTCATAAACTATGTTAGCAGGTTAAATATATTTCGCAACCCATCGTTGGACTTCCATTTGTTTTATTTCAACTGCCGCGAATACAAGGAACATATTTCGTATTTAGCAAATTACTGATTTTATTTGTATGTTTTAGTACCATATCCGCCACTATAGACACGTACCGCAATTTTACTTACAAAATCCATTATTTTTTTAGGTGCAATCAACAAATATGTGATCAGCGACAAGTAACCGCATAAATTAAGATTCAATTTTTTAGCGAAAAAAAATACAATTTGATTATGATCTTGTAAGTCAAATAGTAAGTTATAAGTTGTGCGAGTCAGCTATGTTTTAGGGACTAAATATAATATATGCATATTAAAAGCATGTAATTTTGTATCACATGCAGTTACGCTTATATATTATCTCGAGTTTTTATATGCACCTGGCGAAGATGACACTGTATAATTACGAGTTATCATATTAACAGTGGCATATCTAAAAGGAGTAGGTGAAGTAGGAGCAGGTGTATTTCTAGTAGGCATATTATAGTTAAGCAACAGTGAAGTATGTTGTCTTGAGTACTTAATGACTATCAAATTCAATTTTTTATTCATTTTCAATTTACTTATGTATGTAATATGACATCTTAATGGATAAGATATTTGAAAAATTAGAAGAACGATGGACATTGGAAGAAATATCTTTGATGAACGTGGACCAAATTAAGAACGAAAAATTGCGTAAAACTATATCTAAGAGTCATGCAAGAACTTCATTTGGTAATGCATATCGATTAATTCGTGTGTTTAGACCTATGAAATTAGACTATGTATTTCACAAAGCTAGAATATTAACTGCTAAATTAATGGCTACACGAGGTAACGTAACATGTATATATGGATACATTTATGCTATATGGTTACCCGATACTAAAGATAAATTCGAAATAAATTACGTTTGTTTTGGGCCTACTTATCGATCAATGGATGGAGAATATCGTAATCGTATAATGCCTGTTGAATATTTTAATCAGTCTGTGACTGAAAATATCAAACAATTTGAAATTGCTGAACAATATATGCTCGATCGCATATCAAATGAAGATTTAGATTTACACATAGATCCTTATGTACATGATGAATTCAAAAATAAAAAAGGATTTATCAATGCAATTAATGAATCTCGACTGCCGATTAAAATGTTAACTGCTGCGTGGATATGCGATGCATTAGATATGAAATTACACCCTGGTCATGTGAATAAATCATATCCTGAAGTTATAGTGGGACCTTATGATTCTGATGTACTCAACTCTATGAAATTAGATAAAATTCAGACTGATTTGACTTATATTCGTGATGATCCCGGAGGATCAGAAGCCGATAAATATACTGGCTCATTTGCGATGGGTCAAAAAATATTTCCACTTGGATTACGTGAAATTACCAGACGTGAAGATATAAATTTTTCAACATGGAGGGAAATTTACATGTCGGAACTTGCATCTAATTGTGTGGTTAATTATCTAAGTCCATCATTTCCTGCATCATCCAACTGGTTTTATATACAACATAATGAACCTAATTTATTCGACAATGAAACAATGCATACTAAATTCAATCATTCGACTATCGCAGGAAATATAGCGGAGCAACTTAAACATATCGACAAACTAAATTATCGTAGACATGATCCGATTAATGATAAATTTTTCAAATTATCTCGTAGTATAGAATCTAGTATATTGCTTTCAGATTCAGAATTAAGATTATCAGATTTAGCTCTGTGTTTAACTAATGAGTATATGGGTAAAACATTCGCTACGATCGTTCATATGATAGCTGCTAAAGAAGAATTAACACCTCCTTATATGCCTACTATGGGAGATACAGTACCTAAATTGTTAAAAACAGATACGCATGCTCAACTAAAATATGTATTTTCAGATCATTTGGTATTTACAAAACATATATTTGAGTTAATTTACGGAATGCTTTGCATACATCGACAAGTTAAAATTATACATGGAGATCCTCATATGAATAACGTGACTATTAAAAATGAAGTATATACAAAACAATCACTTGCAAATCATTATGTATGCTATATTGTTGATGGTGTTCCATATGTTACACCATATACTGGATTAACTTCTTCATTTATTGATTTTTCCCGTGGATTAATCGGAGATAAAGAAAGAATAATACGCGAATTCGGACCACGATTTGCTGAAATATTCTTCCGAGATCAAAATGGAAGAATACTAGGATTATTATATCAACAATTCCCTGAGCTAGTATCTAAATATCGAATTGAAATAGAATCCAATTTAGTTCTAAATTTCCCGTTAATGTTTAAAATTATAACGGCAATTGATCTCTATAGTGTATGTCAAAATATGTTATATATGATAGAACTAAGTGAACTATTCCAATCTGATAAATCGTCGCATAAAGGTCATGTAATTTCTCATCCAGATAATATAAAATTAATGAAATCATTGTCAGATGAAGCGGAAAAAATAGTAATAGATGGTATTGAAAGAATATGCAAAGGCCAAATTAAAAGACAAAATGATATAGAATGGCCTGCAGCTACTTTGATAAGTAAACATTTTACATCGCTTACTGAAATAAATCTGAAAGAATCTGATATCATCATAAATATATTCTCAGCTTCAAATCCTATAAAATATGATATAGGAGACTTCGATAATATGGGACCTTTCTTGTCACATGATACAGTTCAAGAAGCGGCTACTGCAGCTGGTGTAAATTTAATAGATTTAGCGGAAAGTACCCTAGAAAAATGGAAAAAATATAAGAAGTATGATGAAACTGATACTGTATCCCATATGATTCATCAAATCGAAGAACAAGAACAACAGAATCTTAAATTCGAACCATGGATGTTACTAATGTAATTGTGCAGCAAGTGCATCTAATTCATCATCTGAATTTTCATCATTATAAACTGGAATAGCGGCAGGATAGTCTTTAGTATTAATAATAGTCCCAAGTAAGTTAGTATTTAGTTCATGAACTGATTCCATTTGTCCTAAGATAGCAGTTAAATCTAATCTACCAAACATAACAGGTGACTCAGTGCCATCATGCTTGATGTATTTTTTAGTCAACAAATTAATGTTGATCATATTAATTGTATTTTTAACGTAATTGGGAGTAGCCGCCGTACTCATTTCCATTACATCCCAAGTTGTTTGTTCAACGACAGTTAGGACGCTTCCTTTACCTAAACATGCTAATAGACCTCCGCATGTAGGATTGGAATCCAAACTAAAATATACATTTACCGTTGAAGTCACATTTTTTCCATTGAAAAAGTACGCATAATTTTCAGTTGGAATAAAACAAGGTACTACTCGTCTTGCGAGAAAATTGATTTCTCGTGTAGCCTTACAATACCAGTCGAATAAGGTTAGACCTACTAAGATTGCAACTTCCTTAATAAACATTTGTTTGATAATAATTATTACCACTTACAATAATATATTGATAGTCTCATTTCTTTAAATGTCTGATACTGAGTATGATTCTGATGAAGCCGTGGAAATAGAACCCGAGGTACAAATTGAACAAGATGAGGATGCAGATGCTGAATTGGATGCTGAAGTTGAAGCCGAGATTGAAGAAGATGAAGAGGAAGGTGAAGAAGAATCAGATGATGAAGTTATGATGCCATTAATTGAAGTAAATCAAAATATTACAAAAATATGCATCATAAAACCCGAAAACAGGATGACATCAGATTTTCTATCGGTACAGGAACAAACTGAATTAGTATCTATTAGAGCAACTATGATTTCTGAAAATAATGATTGTCAAGTGCCGATTGATGATTTAGTTGATCCGATTATGATGGGTCGTAGAGAGTTAATGCAACGTAAATGTCCACTAGCATTACGTAGAGAAATTGGAGAAAAAAAGGAAATCGATCCTGAAACTAAAACTCAAGTTGTTACAAAATATTATGAGTACTGGGACCCAAATGAAATGGGTTTTAGTAAAATCTATGATGTTTAATGTGCAAATTTGCATTTCAAGTTATATTTTTTACATTCATTATTATTAAGTACATTGGTCATGAATCAAGATATACGTAATTATCACCTGTTGTGTGGTATAAATGCTCCCAGACATCTTGCTAATTTAATTACAACTAAGGAACTAAATGAAATTATGGCGGCCAAAGAACAAAAAATATTTCTTAAACCGCGAGTCGATGATCCCAAAGTATTGACTATTAATGAAACAATAGTTGGGGCATTAGAAGCTACATGTCAAATGACAAAATATGGAAATTCCGCGATAGTCTTTTAGTAATCATCGTCGCTGAAATACTCGGATTGTTTTAACAACTTTAATCCATTTGTGATGACAGATTTATCATCAGAACATACAGTAGCAACGTGAACACCGTCAACATATTTAACAAATGCAGGTACTGATGTAATGGTATCTACTTCATCAAATTCAAATACTTCATCAAGGTCAGCTTCACCGAAAATGTGATTTTGAAACACAATACATGGAGGTGAAGATAATAACTTTTCAGCGTAACCTGTTCGTAGTTCAACTAATTCGGTATTACACCATTCACTAATTTTTTTGCATTTGATGCATCGTGGTGTGCTAAATTTTACAATCACAATTCCCTTGGACTTGGTTACTGAATCATAATTATCACTTGACAATGTTACAAATTTAGAAGACATTTGCGATTAAAATACAATAAAACACAATATATCATATTCAATTTTGTATTTACAGTCAAAAAAATTGAATCTCTTTTCTCATTAATTATTCTGCTGACATGTCCACCACTACTCTTGTTGATACTCGTATTCGCGTTGCTCTTCGCCATGCTAATAACATTGTTGCCCGTGATAATGTATCGGATGATGTACCTGATGAAGATCTAACTTTAGCAAATTCTGCGTTGAGTGTTGTTAAACAAATTATGCAGTCAAGTGACAATTTGGAAACAGCAGCTCATAATTATCATGGACCACAATGGCCCAAAGGTAATACTGAATTAAAATTGGTTGCTGCGATGCATAATGCACAATATATTATTGAATACAATAATACTGAAGGTGGTGTTACTGATGAACATTTGATTATGGCAAAAGTTGCATTATTTAATATCAAAGCGCTATCTAAATCAGCATATAAGTTACAAGAAACAGCAACAGCTAAAGCTATCGCAAATGAAAATCCAGTGACTACGTTTACTAAACAAATTGGAGTACCGGAAGGTTGTGCACAACAGTAAATTATGAATTAATTCATAAAGTGTTCATCAATTGGTACATATCCATCTAGCACCGATATATAATCTGGTACGATATCATATATTGAATCAGAACCTAACTTGAGTGATAAATTACTATATAATAATCGTTTGGGTTTAAGTTGAACCGTAACAGGACCACCAATTGGTAACATAGGTTTAACTTTTACTTTTTGTCCTAACATTGTAACATATTCTATTTGAGTATATTTTGGAATTTGTTCATGTGTACCTAATTCAGACTTCAATAAATTACATCTAAATCCATCCGCTATGCAATATTTTAATCGGGTAATCGTATTCATAAGTTCATCAGGTCCTGCATTTTGTAATGAATTGGATTCGTGTCTATATACTTCAATTGATTCTGACAGATATGTATTAATTAAATCTTCTCGTACAGATATAAATTCCATTGCTGAACCATAACTCCAGTTAATTGATTCAGTCCAAGTACGCAATGCTAAAATTGCATTTTTTGGATCATTAGTTTTAAATACATGTTTTATGGCATTCATCATAATAATACCGTCTATGAAATCATCAGATACTAATAGTTTAATTTCATACATGTGTTTTAAATCTCGGCTAACTGATGACAAACCCATTTGATAAACGTGAGCCCATGATATTTTATCATTACGTCTAAGAGTTGTCCATGCTGCAGCAGTAATACAATCAATTGCGTAGGCTTCATATGTAAATGATGACATAATCATACGTGCTATTTCAGGTCGTCCTCCAATTGCAAGTGCTAATTTACCAGTTTCTGATAATGTAATTCCGCATGATCCTGAGGAATCAATCGAAATAAAACCAAGTGCGTATAATTTTTCTAGCGATGATTTCGATGCATCAGGTGCTGGACTGGTTATCATATCAACTGAACCAATGTCAAAGGTAGGTTTTGTCTTAAGTTGTTCATAAATAATACCTAAATAAGCACTAGAAATATCATCTGTAGCAATTTGAGGAAGTTGTAATACAGGTAATTTCTCATATATCCATTTTGGATACAGTGGATAAAATACTCCATCGAATATACGACCTGTTCTTCCGCGACGTTGTCTTATTCTAGATTGAGGCGCTGGTCTGGTTATAAGACCATGTACATTATGTATTGGGTTATATTCTACTTCGCGATTAAATCCAGAATCAATCACATATTTTAAATTTGGTAAAGTAAGACCTGTTTCTGCTACATTTGTACTGATAATCACACGTCGTGAGGCAATTACTCTTTGACCATCAATATCAACATGATGTTTTTCAACTGGTATATCTAATTTTCGATAATCTAATGATATATCACGAACCGCATCTCCATCTATAGACAATATGGAAAATGATACTTTGTGTTTTGTATAAATTTGTTTGTTTACAATCGCTAACCATTTTTTAGTTTCTGCAAATTCCCGTTTACCTGGCATGAATATTAAAATATCCGCTGTGTTTGATGGTTCCGTTAGATTAGATTCTACTATTATTCTTACAACATCGGATGCAGCTCTAGGGTAATCTGCTACTGTTCTATCTTCATTCCAATTCCATCTCTCATCAATATGTGCAGTTGCTCCTATGACTCTAATGAAATTTTCATCATCTAAACCAAAGTAATCTAAGAATGGTTTATGATCAAAAGTAGCCGACATAAACATAACAATAGGACATTCTGGTCGTTCACTGCATCGTAATAAGAAGTTTTTCAACATATATATGGTCATATCAGTATTTAGATCACGTTCGTGTGTTTCATCTATCATAATAATAGAATATGCTGCCATAAGTTCTTCATCAGTCCATGATGTCAATTGAGCAGTTAAAGTACCAATTGTAGCAGACAATAATCCAAATCTCTTAGGTTTAAGTTTATTATATTTAGTACTCCATCCGATATTATGACCAAGCTGCATATCTTTATTCCATTTGGTAATTTCTTCAACATTTCTTATAGCGGTAACTACTCGTGGTTGAGTACATATGATACCTCGTGTTCCTTTGAAAACTTTATATATAGCGGGCGGCAGTAATGTTGATTTTCCGGATGCTGTTTCGGATCGCAGTACTAGAACACGATTCTTCATACCAACAAGTGATGATTTGTTACGTAACCATGATACGATATACTCAACTGGTACATGAGTATCAAGTTCTTGTTGATTTTGACCCGGGCCTGCGGCTAAATTACCTTTTATTAATAATGTAGGCAATGGCATGATAATATTTTCAAGTGACAGTATCTTTACATGTAAAAAAAATAAGCTTTGCCATTTTTTAATGAACAGGTCCATTAAAAATCATAGTCAACTTTTCCGCCACGTAGCTTAAATTTTCATCACGGAGTTCTTTTAAGAAATCATAACCTTCACATTTTTTGAAAATTTGCACAACTTTTTCAAGGTCCTCTATTGAGTTCATTTTAATTTCTTGACCGTGTTCAGCGGCATAAGTAATCTGCTCCACTCGGTCTATGTTAATCGAAAAATCATTATAAGATATATGTTGATACATAGCCGACATAAGACGGTCGTTCGTATCGAACATAATAGCACCTAAGCGGTTCATGGATCCTGAATAAATAGTCCTAGTGTTATTATATTCGACGAATGCGCGCATTTTTTTAATGTTCGGCTGTGATAATATTCAACAATGCGTGTTCAATTTTGTAAAATTGAACCTGATATTCATTAAAATATCCATGTGTTATTCAACATGAATGTATATTTAACTAAAGAAATCGATGTTTGTGCCGATGGTGGAAAAAAATATAACCGTGACAATATATGGTATATTTATTATTCATGGGACATGCAAGACAGAAATTAACGACACTACATTAGATGAAATCCGTGCAGATTGGTCGAAATTTACGTTAAGTGATATTGGACAATATCGAAGATTACGCAACAAATGGTTTGAATAATCAAATTATCTCGACGATTGCGTCTGATAAATACCCTGTTGATTCTCCCGGGTATCCTACTGGATTTGATAAACATCTAGTATTATGTATTGTAACATCAGATGCTTCGTGTGTATGACCATAAATCCATAATGCGGGTTTATGTTTTTCCATAATCCACGATAAATCGGTGCGATATCCGTCGTCAAATGGATCTGCAATTGAATTAGGTTTCAAATGAGGCATGTGATGTGATATTATTATTTTTATATCAGCACGTGATTCAGTTAATGCAGAGTCTAACCATTTAACCGTTGTTTTATGTAGTGAATTAATATAATGTGTATATAATCGCCCATAATTGGTCCCTCTTATTTTCACATAATCATTCATGTTATATTGTATAACTGAGTGATTTGTTATATTTGTCCATAATGTACATCCGAAAAATGTTACCCAACGAGATCCAAATGGTAGTGTTAATATGTCTAAATCTAATAAATGAATTTTGTCATCCAGGTTATTTTCAGATAGCAAATTGGTAAATTTATCGAAACATTTATCGATTGCAGATCCATAAAATTCATGGTTGCCGAGAACCCATATGATATGAGTAGCTCGATTATATACATATTTAAGATAGTCTAATAATTTCGTCTTACATTGATATGAACCTATATCACCGGCTAAAATAATTACATCGACTAATGGCAACTTAGGACTATTATCAAATTCAGTATGAACATCGGATACATAATGTATCGTTAGTTTTAATTTGTCGTCCATGTTGGTATATTGACTTATAATATGATTCAAATATAAAAAAATTACTTATTATCCTCAGTTTTATTCTCATTGTCAAATTTGATACCCCTTGGTCTTACTGAAAGCTGCATGGCCATTTTTATAAAATATTGTTCCCTCTGATTAATAGTCATTATTCTGCTAATGAGGTCATTATTCTGATATGGGACCCTAACGTCCTTTTCATACACTTCATTTTGTTCGATATCATCCATGCCGAGTACAATGAATAAATAATAAAAATATTCAAATTTAAAAACTATTTCTTGCAAATAAATGACAGAGAATCGTTAAATTTATTGTGAGTTACATGAAAATCAGATAATTCTAAAATCGGCAACATGTATTCGAATTCAGCTTCGTAATTTTTCAAACGCAGGGTATCGAATGTCCATTTGTAACTATTATTTTTTACCATCATATCAATGGCATGATTGATCATATCCTTTGCACATTGCTCGATGTGTTCATTCGTGAAAAATTTTATCGTGACGTATTTGACATAATTCCATCCAAACATACTTGAACATGATACATTTTGTAGATGTACTTTAACAGGATTCGTGAAATATTTAGCATATGGGTGATTTTTGTCGAGTGATTTTGGAAGCGTGCCCGCTCGCAAACTATATAAATAATGTATCACAAATTCGTTATCATTTTCGACGATGAAATGTGATTTATTATCTGGATTCATCAATAGTTCGTGAATGGTTTCAATGGTTACCTTGTTTTTCTCCAATAGCTGATAAAATACGTCCGATGAAGTCATTTTCGTTCAAAGTATGAATGCTGTTATAAGAATAAATTCAAATTTAGTGTTTTCCTTGAAATTCATTAGCCAAATTCCAATTTTCTCGTTCAAGTACATATTTTACAGCTTCATCAACTGTGAATTTTTCTGACGACTCCATATTGGAAGTATAATAGTGACCTGATCTGTCTAGTACGATACGTAACTCCCACCAGTTACATGTATCATATATTACGAAATTCGATACTTTTACCATCGCTATATCACCTAGATCTGATTTTGCATATTCCATTAAAAAATCTTCCAGCATCTCCATATATTCGTTCTGTTTTGCAGATTCTAATATTTCATCTATTATTTTACGATTGTCTTCCATTATAAGCTACCTTAATATAGAATTAAAACCGTGTATTTAATTCATTTTTTCCATTTAAACTAGTATCGTAATAGTATATTGTAGCTGGTAAATTTGAATAATTTATTCAGTTAAACACTGACAGTAATTTACTCTAATTTTAATACAATACCATGGATACTAACTTTAATGATTTTGACTTGTTATCTAAACTTATTGACATCGGTAATGTTATTACTGAGGAAATACCCCATAATTATTGCCCTGATTGCAAAATTCCCATGAATATTATCGCACTTGAATATCAATGTGAATTGTGTGGACGATGCATTATAAAAGTGGAAAATACATCCAAGGATGACTTAAGTACATCAAGAATTCATATCTCGACTGGATCATCGAGAGGCAAATTCTATAACCCAATCACTGATTATTCGAAGACTCAAAAAAAGTCATTAATCGATCAGTTTTCAAAGTTACAAGCTGAATATGTAGATGTTCATCGTGATTACATTGCTATACCTACTCGAGTAATCGATTCAGTATGTGATATTTATAATACTATTCAGAAAAAAGCGATGCAACGCGATGATGGAACAATGATTATTGTAGATCCTAATGAGGCCGAATCTGATGCAACATCAGCAGAATGTAAAAAATTCGTAAGACGAGGAACTATCAAGGACGAAATTCTAGCCGCGCTCATTTATATTCAATGTCAAAATGAAGGCATGAGTCGTAAGAAGAAAGACATCGCTGCATTTATGAAATTATCAACTCAAGGATTTAGTCGTGGTGAAGATATTTTGAGAAATTTAAAGGCACAAGGAGTCATCGATCTGGCAATGGATGGCGAACAAGGTAGTGGATATATTGAACGATATCTTACAACACTCGGTATTGATCTAAAATATACTGATTTCATTAATGATGTTGTATCAGTAAGTGAATCAAACCATATCTGCATGACTTCTCAAACTGGATCAAAGGTAGTTGGTACTATCTGGATTTTGATTAAACTACTAAAGTTAAAGATCACCGCCAAGCAACTTGAATCTGCGACTGATAACACAAAAAAGAACACATTTGATAAATTTAGTAAATGCATTGAATCATCAATGGGTACATTCAGTCCGGTGTTTAAGAAATATAATTTGATTAAATGATTATAAAATTACGCAATCTGATTTAAAATCAATAAGTTCCGTATTATGTTTAAGTTGAACCTCGAGAACATTTATAGTATTTGATAATGATTCATTGCGTTTTTCCACATCTTTTATTTTTTTATTGTTTATGAACGTGTGTGCCAACTTATTATTTTTGTCAGTAATAATATTTTGTTTTTTACACCTATATCGCTTATGATTAGGGTGTTTACGTACTGTGATATATCTATTATTCATTTTACTGATAATCAACCACCGCAGATGCTTTTAACTTCAAAAAAAAACATTCTTATAATAATACACAAGAATGTTTAATAACAAGGCCCGCATTTTTAAATGATTGAGAATCATCTTTCTGATTTCGATCTAGTAAAATTTGATCAATTAATGCAATTTGTGCAGCTAACTTACTTTTTTCAGTTAACAATTTATCGTCTGAATCGTAGTAATAGCTTGTCGAATGTACGGGAATTATGTTCATTTTTAACCCGAAACTCAATGATACCATATAATTAACTTCAATTTTAATTTTGCTTTTTAGGCTTCAAATCAATGTTAATTGATCGAGCATTCATAGCAGATCCTGCCAACATAGATGAAAACACAAGTGGAAGAGACATTTGTCCTGTACTTTCATCAATATTAACTGCATTGAGTGTTCGCAATATAAATTTAGCCATTACGGAATTTGTTTGTAGATCTACAAATTCAACCACTGATCCATCTGTGATAACAGTGGGAAATCTAAACGATACTTCCTTGAAAGTTCTCTCGTAGTGTAATGACACTTTTTCGATGGCTTGAGACATGTCATAAAGTTCGATAGCTAATTGCTTTTTTTCGGGAACTTGTTCTTCGATATTATCTGGAGCTGGAACTGGAATTTCTTGTTCTTCAGTCATTTATGTATGCAATAAACATATACTAAATTACTCTCTAATTATTTTTTCTTTTCCGGTTTCGTTATAATATACCATTTGGGTAATATCAAATTCAGGATGAGGTTTTTGATTTCCAGCACGATAATTAGTTGCTTTAATTACAGCAGGAGCATCTTTTAGTTCATGATCCAACATTTGAATAGCTAATTGTTTACTTAATGATGAATTATTTGAACCAAATACATCTGTCGGTAATCCTAATATGTCATGTTTGATGTTGTGTATCATGTTTAGCAGTCCAACATACATTAATTTATGTACAAGCGAATTATGCACTAGCCACTGTGATAACAAATGCATTAATAAGTAACTACATGATACTATTCTAAATTTATTACCTGACAATGTAACGGATTGATATGTTACTAAACGATTTCCGCATGAATATATATCATATTGAATTTTGTCAGCGATTCCAGTTGTTCGTTCAGGTATAACATTTGTGTAAGGATGATATGACTTAATATTTGATAATTTTAGATATTTTGCAGATGATTCTAAATTATGTGATAATAAAACCACTTCGTCGATAATATTATCAAATTGTATCACGTTTGACTTTATATCAAACGATAAATCTAATACATCTGAGGGCAGTGTCAAGTTCGATTCTTTTAATACTCTACATATAGCAGCATATGCTGCCGCGCCTGATAACAAACATTTATGAGTAACCGATAGTGGAATTTGAGTTTCTATTTTTTTAACATTCACTTTGTCGGGTTTTTCAATAGGATAATATTGGTCTACTAAATTAAATCTCTTTATATCCTTTGACCATCGATTAAATATTACTTCCATAGGAGGATTATCATATGGAAAACATAGTGACGAATGGAAATCTAATCGTTGAAAATCAGGATGTATAACTTTCATACCCTCATATTCAATTACAGGTAATTTGTCAAAAATCTCCTTAGGTTTATAACTAATATCAGCCATCCAATGATTTGATTCAAGATCAACACGTTGTGTTTCAACATGATATGCACTAATAGCACGTGCTTCTTTATAACCCGCTGTATATAACAGATCAGCTAAATCATATGAATCGAATACATGATTTGGACTAAAGAAATCCAAATCAGGAACAGCTAACATGGTATCAGGGTATATACAAGTACCTTTTAATCTCAATGCGTAATCGATTGCAGTACCTCCATATAAAATTAGACCGCGGTCTCGGATGAATTTTTTCACTATTTCGGTTGCTTCTACGCATTTTTCATATAGCGGATCATGGGAATTTTGTATATATTCTAATGCTTTAGAGTTGGCTAAAATTTCATCCATTTTGTCATGATACTTATAGACCACAAATATAAAATGAAAATTGAAACACAATTTTATTATTTATCTGTGACTGTCACAAGAAAATGAGCCAAATTGCGTCTACTACAACTAAATTAGAAGGAACATATGACGATGTATTGTTTGATAGATCTGAATTTTCACATGGAACTATAACTGGAACTTATATTAATTGTTCATTTGTTCGCGCTGATTTTAGATATACGATTGCATCAAATGCAATCTTCAAAAAATGTGACTTTAGATTAATCGACGGAAATTATTCAGTATGGAACAATTGTACGTTCGATAACTGTAAACTAGAAGGTGCTAAATTTAAGCGAGCAGAATTCAACGGATGTAAAATAATCGCTACTGATATAATTCCACCTATGACTATCTTTGATAAATTTACAACTATAACGGATTGTAAATTATCTGAATTGACTGTTTGTTATAAGAAAAATGAACTGAATAATTTACACGATTCAGTGCGCAAATATGTTATAAGTGCAATTAATAGTACATTTGATATAATTTTAACATTTGTTAGAGCAGAACTTAAATCTGATAAAGCTCATGATCTTATGATAAAATTATTAACCTGTGTTCGGTTGGAACATAAGTCTCAAACTAAAGAAGTTGAAAATTACGTATGGTACGCTAAGAATAACCCTGAAATGCTCAGAGATGAGTTGTTAAGTAATCTTACACGCGCATATAAAAGCGCGCTTCTGTTAGTATATAATTTTGAAAATGATGTACTTCAGTATGCGTCCGATAGAATTCCATCATACGTACATAACTCTGCAACAACTTATGCCGAAAATTACTATGTTAAAATAGCAGATTCATTCACATGATGATGTATTTTTTTGATAAAATTGAATGTTAATTATCAATGATTAGTTTGCTGTCTTTATAAATCAAATGACATCTGCCTGGGTTACTCTTGTTATGCTAGACGATGAATTTGTAAAAGGAGCAATTTGCCTAGCTGAATCAATTAAATTAACAAAGTCTAAATATCCAGTATGGTGCATGTATGCTAAGATTAGTGATGAAGCAATTGCAACTCTTAAGAAGCATTTTGACAAAGTCATTGAAGTACCATTAATCGATGTAAAAGTATCACGAGCGATGTCCAATAAAGTTAAACCTAGATACTCAAAATGGAATAACTATTCACTTACGGCTTGTAATGTCATGAATCCTATGTATAATCTTGATACATGTGTATTATTAAATGCAGATGTATTATTCAGATATAACATTGATGATTTATTCGACATTCAAAGTCCTGCGGTTATGTTTAGTAGCCCTTGGAGTGATCGTATTTTCAAAACATCCGATATTGTAAATTATTATGGAAAAATTAAACATTTACAAAGAGTTACTAGAGAATCATTAAGATTAGCAATCACGGATGGGTTTGCAGTAACTGGTAACATGTATGTTTGGCACCCTTCAGATATATCTTGGAAACATTTTGAAATGTTAATTGCAAGTGGATACTTCGGAAATGAAGAATGTTATGCATCAGGATCTGAACAAATGTTCGCGACTATTATGCACGATCTTTATGATAAAATTTGTCCCCGTGGTCCAGTTAATATTGGGCCTAAATATTGTTGTAATGTAGGTAAAGCATATTGGATGCATACTAAAGCACAAATAACTGAAGCTTACGCGTATCATTTCTGCGGATGTCATCCTTGGGAAGTAAAACACCAAAAAACACAATATCCTGATGTAAAGGAATGGCTTGATTTATATAATCACGTTATTCAGTCTGATCTTGATCATAATGAGCATTAATTAAATTACATACCATTTTTTTAAATTTTGCTTTGTAACTTGCATCATCACTGATTGCGGATAATGTCTTATAATATAGACCTGCATGTTTGCTACTAAGGTCTATTATGTTGTTTGTATCCTCGTTAATAATTAGAGTCGGAGTCGAATATTTTTTTAGATAATTTAATGCACGTTCAATAGCCTGTGTGTATTTAGTTTTCCAAAGTAAATCAGGGTCTAATTCACATGCTGCTCCAATAAATGCTAGATCTTCAGGTTTATTATATACAATAGCATATTCATAATCTGGTTTTATTTCGATTGGTTTATCTTTCGCCTTTCTAATATATACTGGTGCTCGTTCATCTATATTATCGACTAACTTAAATAACTCGATACGTTTACATACAATTTCAAAATCCTCTAATAATTTTGTTTCCGCATATCGTTTAACGTCACGGGTAATTGTGGATTCTTTATATATACGCATTGCACTCTCCAATATGAATGTTTCCTTGTCTTCTGATGCAGTTGCCATGTTTACAGTTTGAAGGCGATAAAAAACAAATAGTATATTCAAATTTGAAGTTAGTAGACAGTAATTTATTATGCTCGAATATGTCAAATTATATTTATTGTACCTTGGTTTTTGATAATCCTGAATATGTCCTAGGTGCTATTACTTTAGCACATTCGATTAGACTTACAAAATCTAAATATCCTATATGGTGCATGTATGCTGGATTAAATGCATCATCGATAAAATTGTTAGAAATGCATTTTGATAATATAGTTGAGGTACCAATTTTAGAACAAAATGTACCTGATATGCCTAGTAAAAAACAACAAGCCATCTATGGAAGTTGGATCAAAAAATCATTCACTAAATGGAATTGTATGAATCCTGAAATTTATGGAACTTCAATTGATAAAGTATTGTTTATTGATGCAGATATGATTTTCAAACAAAATCCTGATGAATTATTTGAACTTACAACTCCAGCTTGTGTATTTGATTTCCCGTATTCGCGTGACGTAACTTCAAGAGGTCCTATTAATTACTTTAATACCCTAGTTAATAATAAACGCGTATCTTATGATCATGGACATAAGGTCAACAAAAAACAATTACAACTGTGTTTAGAACGTGGATGGCATGGAATTTTAGGAGCTATGATATTAATTACACCCAGCGCAGAACTATTTGAAACAATGCGAGATGAATTTATTCATTATGAGGAACGAACAAAAATTGCGAAGCCAATTTGCGGGGCGGATGAACAAGTGTTAGGAAGAATAATATATAGAATGTTTGATGACCATAATCCAGTTCATATTCATAAAAAATATTGCTTTCATGTCGGAAAAACCGCTTGGTATGATGGAATCCCAATAGGTCAACATTATTGTAGTGCTCATCCTTGGAATATGGAACGTGATTCTTATACGGATGTATTAGAATGGTATGAATTATTCGATGATTTATGTAAAACAGATCCATTAGCTGTCAGGTTATATAAATTTATTAAGGATAAAAAACGATCTTAGATCATCAATGTCAAATTTGTGATTTTTTCAACGCAATCACTAGTGTCTTCGAATGGCTCACTAACGAGGATCAAATTTTCATCATTACATAACAATCTTAATAAATGAATAAATGGTTTCTCATAATTGTAGTTTGATTTTACACTAATATCATAATAAGGAAGCGCTAATGTATTGTGAATAAATTCATTAATTTGTTTAGCGGGTACCTCTCTAGGGGAACTATCGGCTTTATTACCGCATAATACAATAGGAATATCAGGACAAACTTTTCTAATATCAGTATACCATCTAGGTACATTTTTGTAAGTTAATCTTGATGTAACATCGAACATAATAATCGCTGCATCTGCTCCCATGTAATATCCTTCTCTTAAATATCCGAATTTTTCTTGACCAGCGGTATCCCAAATATGCAAAGTAATATCACCGGATGAAGTATGCCAGATTAGATCTTCAATGTTAACTCCGACCGTAGGTAAATATTTTCTTTCAAATTCACCACCTTGATGACGATGAATGTATGTAGTTTTACCAATACCCCCATCTCCTACTAATAAAATCTTGAATTCACGTTTGTCCTCGGCCATTGTGACTTGAATAACAAAAACTTATTTACAATCAATTTTTTATTATTACATATGAATATTACTACTCGTGTAGCATGAACCGAAATATAATTATAGGAACAGGCATAGCGATTTTAATTATAATTATATGTTATGCATGGACTAGAGATCCTTCCGTTACAGGCTTCTGGAGTGGAGATGTAGAATTTTGTCAGACTTCAGGAATTAGTTCAATGTTAATATACTTTGATAGTCCGTCATTCGACTGGTTTGGTACATCAAGAGATTGTTACATGTACATAGGCCCTGATATTGCTATGCAACAATTCACTATACATCATGGAATATTTAATACTACTGTAGAATATGAAGATGACGATGAAATTTGGCCAGAAAATATAAAAATTACAAGAAAACAAGATACAATTTACATATGGGATTCATCGGAAACCGTATTGTATGCTAAATTACATGCTAGAGCTGATCTTAATCATGCTACTTCAATGTTAGACGATGATTCAGACGACGAATAAATAAAATTGAATGTGTATTCAATCATGTATTGCAAGTCAAATTCAAAAAATGCGTTATCAAACTATTGTTGCTGCTGTTGCTACTACGGGCGTTGTATTATGTGGACTAGGTTATGTGTTTGTTAATTATATGCTAGATGATCGCTCTGTTAACAAATTTGTAAATGAAGTCGTGGAAAAAATGCAAGATGAACAAATTACGCCAAATGAATTTCGATATGGAGCCGAAACTGGACTCGAATAAATAAAATTGATTTTTTTAAGTATGTTTCATTCTGCTGTTGAATTTAAAATGAACCTCTGTGCTAGTATTGTATGCTTTGTAATGCCTTATGTAGTAAAATATATCAACTCGTACTTTAATTGTTGTACCGTTCCACGACTCGAACCTATTGAAGATTTAGAAATGGATTCTATTGATTCCATGGATTCGTAAGCAAAAAAATTAAGATACATCATTTGGGTAGACAACAATCACTTTTTTGTGCCTGCTATAATGTATTTATTGCATTACATACATACCTATTACGCTGTAATCGCAATTGAATCTAGTAACGTCCGATAATTTGGGAGGATCACTGGCATGACCCTCATGTCGGTATGATTATTGTAAAAACATGATAACCCTTACTATGGCGTATGTTATTATGTAAGCGATTGTCTTAATTGAAAAAAATATAAATTTGCAAATTAGATGTCATTGAGTTCGTCTTCGATTGAAGTTGTTACAACTGGAGTGGTGGTAACTTTTGTGGTGACTTCAGTTGTAGTAACTTCAGTTTCTCCATTGTCTACTACAGTTTCTGTAGTTTCTACGGTTTCAACCTTCTTTTTAACAACTTTAGTGACCTTAGGTCTCTTTTGATCTTTAAGTTCCATAATCTTTTCATTTGTAAATCCAAGAGCAACATTGAATAATCCGAGAACTACATTTTCAGTCATAGAATCTCCATTATACCAATTCCATTGAGCAAATACATTTGAGAAATGCTTAATGAAATCGTAGAATTTTTGTGCAACAGCTGTGACTAAGACCATCTTGTCTAAGAATTTTTCTCCTAAATCACCTTGGATGCGTCCAGGTAAATACATAGTAGAGTCGATACAAGATGTAACTGACTTACCGGGGCGATACTTTGATGCACCATTCAATACTAAAGTTAGGTATGAATCAGATGATAGCTTATTAGTAATGGTATCAATTGTATCAGCTGATGTACATCCTGAATCCTTGAGGTCTTCAACGACCTTCGCTAGAATCATTCTGAAAAATTGTTTGACTTCAGTAGCTACAGTAAATACATTTTTTACGGTTTTATCGCGATCATCGCCTTCAAATTGAAGATTGGTAAATGATTGGAAAGTAGCTTCATCATACTTCTCATTTTCACCATCAGCTACATGATCTCTAGTTGTGTCTGCGATAGCAGCATATGTTGATAGATTGATGAAAGTTCCGAAGAAACTTTCAGTCTTTTTAGTCCAGTCAACGGTTCTAGCGGTAGGGGCCATTTGTTATCCACAATCGAATAATGTCAAAAAACAAGATTCAATTTTTCAAATTGTCAATGTTACAAAGTCGTCGCTTATATATTTGGTAATGCATTCATATTTTACGACGCTTAGTAACTTAATTATGTCGTTTGACAATTCCACAGTGCAGAAATATTCGCCTTGTTCAAATATTAAGTTTATAAACTTGATAATTAGTTCGTGATCCCATTCAAACATACAAGGAGCCAATCCAATCACATTTCCGCACGAGGTTGGAAATTTCATTTCGATTATATCACTACACTCGACATTTATTAAATCACACCAATATCCACAACCATCATATGTTGTATATTTTAAGCCATGTGATGTGGCGATGTGTACTGCTTCTTCGATATCAGTTGGAAATGAAATATCGGAGAATCCTATACAACCATATGCAATTGTAATTGCTATCAAATCTAGTAAATTTTCACCTAAATTCATGTTGATGTAATAATATCCATATATGTGTATTCAGTTTTATTAAATGGACGCCGAATGTGATTACGATTTGATGAGATTAATAGCTATAATAATTATAGATGGCAGAATACAAGATGGTCGTATATCTATACCATCATATCATACAGATGACATGGCACCAATTTTAAAAGCATTCGGTATATGTTATACTTTTAAGTTAACTGGGGAACTAATTATAGTTGACAATGGAATTGTTCCATTATTTACGCATGATTGTGTTCATATAACACATGTACCTGCTATAATTCATAATTTATCAGAGTACTCGTTGACTAAATTTATTGACATATTGTTTACACTAACATGGAATAACCATGCGATTTATTGCAACAATAAATCATTATATAATAATGTTAGATCACTCCTTGATAGAACTGATAGAAAAATTGGATATAGTGTAGTCTATGTAAATTGATATAAACATAAATATATCAAAATATATTGATCATTAAATATGAGCTTCGATTTTACAACTGAAGAAATACGTGTTTTGACAGCAATTGTACAAAATGGAACTTATGATGACGATAATGAATGTATCACATTACCATTACTACGAGATGGAATGCCTATTTCATTAAGAAGAGCCGAAATAGAATATGAGGTTCTGGCGCATACAATTTTCATTACCGACGATCGTATTAATGATGAATTTCCCGATGGTCCTAATAGATTACCAGTCGGTTTATGGGACGCTTCAACAGAAATCCAAGCCGCATTTTTGAAAAAATTATTCGCATGCGGAAAGACATTCACTGCAAAAAATAAAAAACTAGCAAATGAAGTTGAAAAATTAGCTGGATTGGTAGGCCGACAAACAAAAATTTTATAGATCATGCTTTAAAGGCTCGGTTTCCCCACTACTACCTTACCCCTGGGAGCGAAATCATTATTTTGTTCTAATTTAAGCATATCACCTGTACGTTTCAGTACAATTCCATACATTGAAGTAGTAGCCGACTTAGTAACATTAATTAATGAATCCATAAGTTGACCATTAAGTTTACTAGCAGTTGGAGTTTTAATTTCAAACTCAGCACATACTTTTTTAACTAATTCAACAGTTTTCATTTTATCCTTAAGAGCTTGATTAGCTATTATTTCAGGCACATACTTATTGTCAAGTACGTCCGCAAATCCTAACAATGTTACAAGTTGATGTACATACATGTGTTTTTGTGACATAAATCTGTAGTTTAATTCAGATTGTTGTTGTGCAACATCTCCTGCTAATGCTCCACTTGAATATGTGGCTTCTTCATGTCTGAAGTCTTTAATCATGTCAATTACTGGCTTATCACCTATAATTTTACTCAAGTTGAAATATTTATATAACATAGGTCTATGATTATAAGTTGCTACAAATCCTTCATCTATAGCTTCATAATAAGAATATCTGCGACGTAAAGTTGCTTTTTCATATGCAACTAAATCATCAGGATTAATATCTTCCTGTGCTAATTTTTTAGCATGAATGATATCGTATTCATCATATGAAAGTTCTGCTGCCTCTACCATTTTTTTAGATTCAATTGCAGCTAAATCATTTGTAGCTACAACTCTATCTTCTAACCAAGATAGAATTTCAGGATCAATGTTTCCATCTTCATCTTTAAATACCATACCTGAATGTTCAGTAAATGCTTGATCATCAAGAGATGATGCGACAGCTCCTACTGATCTTAGTAAATATATAAATCGTCTTGCAAAATTATTCTTTGAAATGCGAACAATTCGTGCATTTTCTAACCAAACCGTTAAATAAGTCGAACGATGATAGGTTCTAGTACCATTTGTTGTGTATTCTACTTGTAAATTTTCCATATTCATACCTTCAAATAACTGATCGCGCGAATTAGAAAGATCCTTGAGAATTGATGGTGTTTCAGTTGACAAGTTATTACCTCGTAATTTCAAACATATGAAATACGTTTTAGTTTTTACGTCTCTAATACGACCTAACATCTGAATGCATGTTTCTGCATTACAAGAATGATCAGTAAAATACGCGAATACTTTATCGAAATGTTTCTGTTCAAATGAAACACCAGCTGATACAGTAGGTGTGTAAATTAATATATCTAACTTATTCCAAGTATTATTTACATCTGCAAAATCTTTTTTCTTATCTGCAGTTGATGTTTCACTTGAATATAATTGTATATGTTTTCCAGGGAATACCTTACATAACATATGATTTATTTCTTTTGCTTCTTTGATAGAATTTGCAACTACTGCCACACGTTCATCACCTCCGATGGCTACTCGTAAACATGCCACCCATTTGGAATATGCTGATGTAACAAGGTACTTATCATTGAATGCATTTCTATACGAATTACGATGGTAAACTGAATCATCTATACCACGAATAGCTTTAATTACATTGAATGTTCTATCTGTCATGTTAGCATCCATAGCAATTACGTATTTTGAATTACGAAGTAACCATTCGAATGTAGCATATGCTTTACTAAAATTCTTAATAAGTCCAGAACCAAGTTGTTCAAATATAGATTCAGACTCATCTAAAATGAGTAAATCAGGATGAGCAGTACTAGGTGTAATAGTGAGTCGACTAAGAGACTCGATTTGTACAATTAGTTTTTCTTGACTGTCTAAATCGCCTTTCACATCAGAATACAATGCAAAATCCGTAAATGATGCTTTGATATTGTTACCGAATGTTTGTCTGAATGACATAAATCGAATAACATGTGTTACTATTCCATCATTTTTAAAATATGCGCTAAGATATTCTTTTAATGTTTTAGTTTTACCCATTTTCATACCAGCATGTACAAACGTGGTTTTTGCTAATTCGAAAGGTCGTAACGTAGGTTCTTCATATTTATGTACTAATTGTAGTTGTTGTAATAATAATTTATCCTCGACAAATGGTTCATTAATAGCACGTTCCAACATAGAAAGTGCCTTAGCGTCAGGTCCGATTGCAGGACCATCATCAGGATGTTCAGTTATAAATGTACCTATTGACAAACGTCGCTTATTTTCTGGATTTTGTTTATTCCAACGATAACAATACTGAAATACTTCAGCAAGTGTACCAACTTTATATACTCTGATAAACATACCGTTACCAGTGTGTTCATGTTGACATATATCACAAATTGATGGTCTAATACGTTTGTACTTTAACATAGCACCATCTTTAGATACATATTGATGTGATCTATCAAGACCTGCAGCTGTTACAATACGACTGATATCGATCATATCAGATCCTTCTAATTGAATCTCTTTTACGTATAGTTCATCTGCATCTAGTAAATGTTCGATATTTTTTAGTCTAATTGTATCACGAGTGTATGCAATAAATGTATCTATTATATGATATTCATGTTTGACTCCTTGAGGATCAATATAAGGTAATAATACTTTCGTACGTGTAGATCCGTCTTTATGTGAACCCGTTATACGAAAATTTTGTTTAGGTTTGTAAACCGATCTATCCATAAAGCAAGAATACTTTTCAGGTAAATCTTCAATTACATCTTTCGCAAATTGTTCCGCTTGTTTACATCCTGAAACAGAATATCCATTAATAATAATGTGTCTGCTAAATTTATATTCATTGGATGAATCGCACATTATTATATTTTTTCTTGGTAGGTCCACATCATATCTCCAATGGAATCGTCCTTGGATACATGTTATAATTTCTTCCATCATTTCTTCGAAATCATGTTGAGTTCCAGTAAATATACGTTCTGTAGGATTATCACTTGATCGTTTTGCATCAATATCGAATTTTATCTTCTGCGGTACGTCTAAAATAACTTCATGAAGTCTCTTCTCTTTATATGGCATAAGTGAATATGCTTCTAGAAACTGTTCACGATTGTCGTAAACAGTATAGCTTGGTTCTTCATGGTCGTTATATCTTTTTACCTTACTTGAATCTTTTTCTGTCCAAGTTATGCATAATTTGCTTAATCTAACCTTATCATTAAGGTCATATACATTACCTATAGCGTTGCGATCGCCTGAGATAACATAAAACTTTGACATGTTGTCAATGTGAGTACTTAGTATTTCAGAATATTCAAATTTGTATTAAAATTGAAATCCGTACATTGCATGAATTCATAGAAATGTTACAATTTGTATTAGATAATGAAGAATTGGAAGAAAAAATTACCAAGTTTTGTGCTAATCCTATAACAACTCATGCACGCGTAATTAGTGACTCAGATAAGATAAATATCGCATTATCATGGTGGGAAATGGAGAAAATTTGGTTACTTGGACAGGTTCGAAACCTACGTTTGACCGAAGTGAATACATTTCATCTGGCACAGGATGCATCATACTTAGATCGTATTATAAGGGTAGTAAATGATGTTTCACGTGTATGTAAATGGGGTTATATGGTTTATAAAAATGTAACTGATTGTTACGACCGAGATGTGCTTATTGCAAAACTTACAGATGAGGCAGAAGGTGATCCTAAATTTACAGTACCTAAGTCGGCGATTATTAATCAGGTTGATGGGTCGTTAATACATTCAACTGCGAACATCAGAGGGTGGAAAAATTTATGTAATGTAAAATTTGGTGCGAACAAAGTTCATGTTATTACCGCTTCGCATGATAACTTTGTACCGGCGATCATATTTGCGTTTAGCAATATGGCACCGAGTGGTATTTTAATAGCTAACGTGACACTAAATGACATTACTAAACGATATATAAAATTATTACAAGGTTACTTCGAGTCGATACAAATTAGAACATCGTCATGGTCAAATGAAATATTTATATGCGCGACTGGATTTTTAAAGTGCCCCAAAAAAATTTCAGACTATATGCTGGATCATACTGAAGAATTAGTGTCATTTGTATTAGTTCCAATGGTGAAATATGATACGTATAATGTTGATTACCTAACTATGCCTAACGAAAAAATTTCATTATCCGAATGGATAGGTGAGACTGCATTTTAATCTAAATTTGGGTCATCAAGTTCAAAATCTTGTGTATCGATTATAAGCCAATCAGTTGGATGATGAACAGCAATATCGTTTGATTCAAAATCAGTAGCGGGCCAGTAGCAATCGTAAGGATGAATAATATCCATTGTGAACTGTGAGAAACTAATATTAACTTACTACGTTTCAATTTTTTCGCGCATTGTGAAAAATTGATTTTTAGTATATCCGAACATTCAACAAATGCCTTCAATTTGCGGTGTCGCTGAATATCTCGTTAAATTTTACTTATCAACTAATCATATAAAATCATATATAAAAGCTGAAACTAACATGGTAAAAATTCCAGATGATGTTGTAATTGAAGAAGTTTCCCTTATGGATGATAATAATATTTATTGGTTATACAGATATCTACAAAATCCATCTGATATCGAATGTTTAGTAGGTCATTGTGGAAAAAATAAACGTGATATTGTCGATTATGGTAAATTGAAAAGTGAGATTTTAAGGAAACTTAAGTCCTAATTCCAAACCAGTGGGCTTGCATTAGTACAAGGAACTAATCCGTGAGCTACAATACTATTTCCTGTCCAATTAATCATTTTAACTAATTTTTTAGCATAATCTAATGCATCAATCGATTGTGTTCTAGCAACAATCGTTACATCTGTGCATTTTTTAGCATAATCTAAATGATGGATAATAATTACATCAGCAGCAGCTGTTCTAAGATGAGTACGCGATAATTGTATTAGTTCATACTTGAATTCACGATCACATACCACGTAAGTAGGAATACCATTATCATTGTAAAACGTGCCAGTCGCTAGAATTTTATTAGCTAACGACTCACGATATTTTCTAATATTACGACCCGATTCGATCAATGCATCACATCGTTGAATACCATTCCATGTTGTGTAATTATATAGTGTTTGAGGATCAGACAATGCTAAGTTAAAATCAATTGCATCTTGTTTCGATACAAGTTCAGATGTATAATTTTCATATTCCAATGACAGTGCAATTTCCATAATATATGCATGAGTCATACCCGGAGTTAATGTAATTACATCATGAAAATTTGCTGAAGTCGTATGAATAACTTTATCATTAATCGAAGGTGCAGTGGGAGAAATACATACAACACATTGATATCCAGCTGACAATAATTCACGAATCTTTTTATCGTCTGATGAAAATACAATTACTTTAGGACTAATGTATTGAGGAATTTGGCCTGCATGACATACTTGAGGTCTATATGCACACACAGCTACCGCCGTCTGAAAAACATTTTCGCTATCGTATATAACAGTATGTTCATATGGTGTTAAATACTCACCTGATTCTTGGAATCCATATTTTGTGTTAGTGATACTAGTCATTTGAATTATCGAGGTTATTAAAGTTTGCTAAATCAGAATAACATATATCTTATTTACACTCTAACTTCAATTCCATTTTTATTTTTTAATGAAAGGTCTGCCTTGTGCATCAACCCAACAAGGGAACACACAAACTCGATAATTGCAAGTCGCAGGTGATAATTTACCATCGACTGATTCTTTCAATGTGAACATTTTAGTCATAGCGATACGGTCAAGTGCAAGAACATCAAAGTTAATAGCGGGCTTTAGTAACTTAATACGATCGATCAATTTAGTATTATTTTCACAAAATTGTTTCCAAAATGCATCCGTGATTTTAAGTAAAACATCAATATTATGAGCGAGATCTTCCAAAAATCTACTATCATTTGGTGCATTAAGTTCGAATGAATAATTATTCTTACATACCGTCATACCAAGATTAAGACTTAGTTGAGGCATTAAATTACATGACATATAGCCGGTTTTCTTCTTATATTTCAGCTTTTCGACATCATGAATGATTGATTTTGCTGTATTTTGTTCGTGCTTAGCGACATCAGTAGATAGTACCTTAACTAAATAATTTAATACAGCTGCATTAGCAATATTATCTGCCATATTAAGGAAATTTTCTACTTCTCCAGTGGAAAATTCACCATTGCTAGCCGATACAATTGCGTCTTTTTGTTCAGGTGTTAGTGATGACATTTGATTGCGATTAGGAATATTTGTATTGATGATCAACCTTTATAAGGTATAAAAAATTAAATTTGAATATTGTTACTTTATATTTATTATGCTTTGGAAATATGAGTGCAACAATTCACAAACAATTTCAACAAAGGCACATCAAACGTGTGATCGATAATGCCGTTGCGTCGACACTTGATGAAGAGCAATTGGTAAAGAAATTGTCGGACATCGAAACAAAATTGAACAAATCAAAGGACCAACTTGATCAATTTTACAAATATGATCCTGCAACAGCCGAGGCAAAAAATTGGAGACTCCTTCAAAATGTCGTTGACACGTATAAAGATATTAGATGGGATGTCAGAGAGAAAAAACATGGCCAGCATGTATCTAATGCATGGTTAAAGTATTTCGAAATGTATTCTGAATACAAATTTTTCAAACCAGGACGTGAATATAGAACATTTTTAAACGCTGAACTTCCTGGATCGGCCATCTGTGCATTAAATCACTATATGAAAACGAATTCAATTAATTATTCATGGTTAGCATCAAGTTATTTCCCGGAAGTCGGGAAAAAATCCGCAACTGGTGCATCCTCTACACCTCTCGGAGATTCATATGGATTATATAAAAAGTATCCATCTCAATGGACTATGTCCGAAGATAATAACGGAGATATGACGGATATTAAATGTGTTTTAGATCTTGAGTCAAGATTTGGTCCAAGTGAAACTCAACCTGGTTTTGATTTCTATTCATCTGATGCTGGTATTGATGTAGCCGAAGGTGCAGACGGCGAACTTACATTTAATGATCAAGAATTACTTAATGCTAAACTACATTTAGGATGTGGTTTGACAGGATTGTTGCTATTACGTCCGGGTGGTAGTATGATCTTGAAGCAATATACTTGTTTCAAAATGATAACAGTCAGATTAATTTTAGAGTATTCAGAATGTTTTGAGAAATTCTATTTGTGCAAACCATTAACTTCAAGACCTTATAATTCCGAAATATATCTGATTGGTGTTGGATTCAGGGGTATAAGTTCTGAACGTAGACAACATTTGATCGATTTGTTAACAAATTTCGATTCATATTCAGGAGGCAATGATTCTACAAAATCAGAAGGATCAATTGATGCTATTTATGCATTTGCTAGATTGATTTTCACTCAACAAATATCGTTTATCGATGAAAATGTGGCTTTCATGAAAAAATATGGCCTTAATCAAGGCAAAGGACCTGGCATTGATAAACTAAAGCAAGGATTATATAAAGGAAAAAAAGATATGATTGGAAGATGGTTCACTACTTATCCTGTAAAGTCGATTGATGAAAAAGATTTACTTTAATTTGTAAAGGTAATTTTTCTATAAGGAACATGACATACTCCGGGTTCTACTTCAACATTAATACTAGCTAACTTGTTATGAATATCATCTGTTGTTACATTTTTTTCATGTAATATCCAAATATGATTATATTCTCTTGTCGGACCATTTGGATCATATTTTCCTTCTCTCATCGTATATAATGATGCATCCAATTTGTAATTCATTCGAAGCTCAACAATTTGTCCTAGGGTTAAATAATACCCCTTTGATTCGTCAAGGATCCATAATATATGTTGATTTGGTGTGATTCCATCAATGTCGTAGAAACATCTCATAGGAGCGCTTAACTGTTGGCAATAGTAATTAACAGACATGACTCGGATAATAAAAAAAGATAACCAAAAATCAATTTTGATACCAGCTTTGGATGTAAATGTATATAATATATAACATAATAGGTGTCGATAACATAGAACCTAGCATAATCAAACGAGTAATAATAAAATATGCAGCTAATGTCCCTGCTGCTATCAATAAATTTTGTTTATTGATCATTTGAATAACGTATAAAAAATAATATTCAATTTTATTCTAGTTTGTGAGGGAATGTTATTATTTTAACTACAATACCCGCAATTGGTATTAACAAACATCCTAATGTTACAAATCTGATACGATTCTGATATCGCGTTTCGAATAATTCATTAATGAAGAACACCACTAATATAATCCAAATAGCATACATTAATCCAATTGGTACGCCTAATACAAATACTAAATATTGACAGAATATCAGAATATAAGCAGCCACAATAATTGATGCATACAATACACATAAACCTAACACGACCTCGGGATTTATAAGTAATAATAGAAACAACAGCATTTTTGATGGAATAAATACGAAAAACAATGTTCAATTTTATTCTAATTTGTGAGTTAACGTTAATAATTTAACTATAACACATATAATTGATATTGCTAAACATTTCGATGATATTGATCTAATATGATCTCGGTATTGCGTTTCTAATAATTCATTGGCACATAATGTTATAGTTATAATCCAAACAGCACATATTAATCCGATTGGTACACCTAGTACAATTAAATATCGACAGAACTCTGCAAGAAGAGAAACTACAATAAATAAACTTACCATAGATCCAGGCTCCATGAGTAAGAACAGTAGTAGTGGCGTTATTTTAACAGAATAAATACAAAAAAATAATATTCAATTGTGTACAACTTAAATATCGTAATCAACTTCATCATCTCCAGTTGATTTACTAGTCTTAGCATAATCAGCTACTCTTTGTTCAAAGAACCCTGTCTTACCTTTGAGAGATCGTTGATTACTAAATGTAAATGGACTAGGAACTTTCCAGATAACAGTATGTCTGATCTTCATTAACATGTCATCTGCTTTTGATTGAATATGCTGTTGCATAAATTTAGCATTCATGCCAATCAATTCCTGTTTAGGAAGCATGTCATTGATAAAGTCAGTACCAATTGCTACAGCTTCACGTACATAATAATGCGCTTCTTCGCCAGTTAAATTACGACTTTGCTTGATCTTAGTAATCATTAGTAGACCAAAATCAGTATGAAGACCTTCATCACGTGAAATTAATCTATTAGCATGCAAAAGTCCAGGCATGATACCTTGTTCACCAAGCCAATCAATAAATGCAAAGCATCCAGTAAACCAGATACCTTCTAGACAAGCAAATCGCAACATTCTAGCAGACAATTTATCACTTGAAGCAGTTGTTGAATCCGCATACTCATTCATACGTTTAATAATGGGCATATTATCAAGTGCAGCAAATAACTTATCTCTGTCTGCCTTCAATGGAATAATTTCTTGAATATTTCTGGAATATGTTTCAGCATGTACGTCTTCAATCATATTTTGAAAGTTGAAGAATCTAATTACCTCATAAATTGGAATTTCCTTAATGAATCGTTCAGTTAAATTAACAACTACACGACCGTCCGACGACGCAAACCATCCGATGATAAACATTAATGCGGTTTTAATTGCAGGATGAAGTGTTGGAAATTGTTCAGCGTCTTTATCAAATGATATTTCTTCAGTCACCCAAAATGTACTAAGTGCTTCCTTGTACTTAGCATGAATGTCAGGGCGACCCACTGGAAGTGCTGTTGTTCGGGAATCTAATTCAATAAGATCAAAATCTTCACACGTCATTTTAAATAGCGGAGTAATAAATGTATATTCTGATATTCAATTTTGAATTCATCTAAATTTGAATGCTTTGTTAACAATGTATTAAGTCCGAGATGAATCAATTATATTACAACGAAGACCAAAATTTAAGCAATTTTGTAAACGATGACTATGTATCGCAATGTGAATGTCCCGGGTATAATGAAGATGTCATTACTACTCCGTTGCCACCTTACATCGTAGGTACATGTTTAGGTTTAGTGTTATTGGGCATCGCATGGTTGATGGAATCTACATAAAAAATAAATTCAATTTGATTTTTTGATTAAGAACCACAGCAGTCGCTTGTGTTGCTGCCATCCATGATTAACTTAGCTTCTACAATTGTTGTACTATTAGCTGCAATGTTATTCTTTTGTGCTTCAACAGCAGGTAGTGTTCTAATATAATACGATCCAGTTCCTAGTCCAAGTTCATGACCTCGGAATAATAGACCTCGTAACACAGCATTTGTGTTTTTTGTAGCATGAATATTCAATGATTGTCCTTGATCAACCCAAGCATATCGTAATGCACTGCGATGTTGCAAATTTACTTGTTTAATTTCCCATACTGTCTTATAAATATCTTTGATATCTTGAGGAATTTCATCGATTAATTGAATAGATCCTTGATCATTAATTACTCGCAATCTAATTGACTCGGTCCATAATCCAAGTCTATGTAAATGACGAATAGCATTAGCATTACAAACTTCATGTTTGCCAATTTTTGTTGTCTTTTCATAAATTAATGCAGGATGAGGTTCGAATGAATCATTATTTCCAATAAGAGCCGCTGAAGTGGCAGTAGGCATCAATGCAATATGAAGTGAATGTCTAAGACCATGTGTTTTAACCTCTTCGATAAGTGCAGCCCAGTCATATTTTCCACTGAACATTCTGATCCAAGTTCCATCCGGACATCTTACTTCGGCGTCATAGATATTTGTCTCATAATTTCTTACAAGTGGTGATGGACTTCTAGTTTGGTTTTCAATCCATAAATGGAATCTTAAACGTCCTTGAGAAGCAGGACTTCCTTTAAATTCTGTATAAGATCCAAGTTTTTTAGCATCTAGCATTGATTGTTTAATAGCTCCATAATACATTGATTCGAAATAGTCTTGGTCTACAATAGTAGCCTCAACAGAATCAAACGGAATTTCTAGTAAATTGAATGCGTCAGATAAACCGGATGTTCCAATACCAATTGGTCTATAGTCATATGCATTTTGTTCGCATTCAACTACTGGAAATTTATTAACATTTATTACGTTATCTAGATTTCTAGTAACTTGCATCGTAGTATCTACTACTTTAGCAGAATCCAATGTATATTTTTGAGATTCAACATCCCATGTTACATGCTTAGTACAATTAATACTAGCTAATGTACACGTAGCATACGATTTACTACTGAACCATTCATAGATTTCAGTGCATAAATTACTGGCTTCAATGGTTCCAATATTCAATTGATTTGATTGGCGATTGATATGATCTTTGAAGCAAATATAAGGCATACCAGCTTCTCTTTGAGAATCAAAGATAGCATCTAGCAGTTCCTTAATAGAAATAACTTTATGAGCTAATCCTTGTCGTTCATACATTTCATAAAGATCAGTAAAGACATTTCTAGGCTCATATTCATGAATAATTTCGCCTGATTTGTTTCGGTTAGCTAATGATAATTGTTCATCAGTTGGCACTCCGTAGATTTTATGAATAAAATCTGTGTATTTTCCACTAGGTTCAGTATGTGTATATTTACATACTAATTGACCATCATATACATTTTGTAATCCAGGCGCAATGTTAGCACCGAATAATGACCATTGAGATCCTTCACGGGCTCTCTTAATAAATAAATCAGGAATCCATAGACCATAGAATAAGTCTCGAGTACGATTTTCTTCAGTTCCTCCTGGTAATCTCATCTTAAGTACTGACATAATGTCTCCATGCCAAGGTTCAAGATATTGAGCAAAGGCTCCAGGACGTTTGTCGCCTCCTTGATCCCAGCATCTAGCATTTGCATTATATAATACAAGTTGCTTAGGTAAACCTCGAGTAGTACCGTTAGTACCTCTAATAATAGACCCAGAAGGTCTGATACAATGTTGAGCAATACCAATACCGCCAGCAGATTTACTAATAGCGGATGTATCAGATAGTGACTTCATAATTCCCTCTCGAGAATCTTCTGTACCTAAGATGAAACATGATGCAAGTTGTTGATTTACTGCAAGTGAATTTAATAAAGTTGGGGTAGCATGAGTATAATCCATATCAGACATAGCTCGATAAGCGAATCTAATTTCATCAAGAGGATTTTCGATTGCTGGTCCAAACACACCTGCATAAATTGCGATTGCAACTCTCATTGTTAAATAACAAGGTCTATCACAAATTGGGAATGTTGGTGCTCCAATTTCATTACCCTTATCATCAAATTTATGAACATAATGATTCTTAAGTCGGATCAAATATGATTTTTCATAGTTTTTATAAGCATAATGGTCAATTTCATAATCGCATGATGGATCGACCATTGAATCAATGGCAGATGCATTAGAAATAATAAATTCTAAGTATTTTGGATGAATATAATCTACATCGAATTCCTTATTCATATGATCTTGAACCTTCTTCATACATTCTGAAAATGTATTAGGAGTTGATTTATGTAAATTTGATATCATAACTCTGGATGCTAATGCACTATAATCGGGATGCACTGATTGTAATGATCCACTAATTCTAGCGGACTCACGATCGAGTTCCTCGGTTGTTACCATGTCATGAATCGAGCTAATAGTAGCCATCGCTACCTTAACAGGATCTACATTTTTTAATACTGGTTCTCTATTGACTTGTTGTTGAAGTCTTTGTGTGATTTTGTCGAATTGTACGGCTTCAGTTTGTCCATTTCTCTTAACTACACGCATTTCAGATAATAATATATGTAATACAAAAGTTCAAATAGTATAATTAGTCATTAATGTAATTTCAATTTTAATTGGCCGAAAAAATATAAAATTAATTAAATCTGACTAACAAGGCACGCAATACACGTGCAAACGGCCTGAACCTGGGATACCTATATTTTTCAACTGCGTATGTATATCATTGAAATCTTTTGGGTTGTATGTAAGGTGTTTATGATAATAATCACGATTTAGAATCCTCCCGACAATGTGAGGACCATGATTGATACCTCCGATATCTAGACCCGCGGCTACGACCACATCACGTATTTCATTAGTTAGATCACCAACAGCGATACCAAACATTATCACCGTAACATAATCGAAACCCATTCTGATAGAATACAAAAATAATCAAATAATTCAATTTTTACCTTTGATAAACTAAATGTAATTTAGCTTCTCCCGTGACACCATATTCTTTGATTCGATCCGCTATCTCTGTCAATTCTTCGATCGAAAAGTATGTATTATCACTATACGATCCGTGATTCAATTTTTGACCTATTATAGTACTTGATCCATTAGAAATATATCTTAGACCATGAGCACGTGCTGCGTTTTTCAATTCTTCAGTTCTATATACCCACTCATTTAATTTTACTCCAAACGCTACAGTTAAATCAAAATTATATTCTTTTGAATCAGAATCCTGACTAGAGTCAGTCATATATCCTAAAAAGCTTTTATACATCTTGCTAAATTGCAATAAATTGCTATTTATGAGATTCAAATTTACTGTCATATGATGAAAAATAAAAAATTGAATATGTAAATCGATGATTATTCTCTTCGTGATTTATCAAAGTTATTTAGAAATGTCTGCTGCTAAGCCTTCCACTGGTGCCTCTGCTGTTCTCGATGGTGTTACTGTCTTGCTCGACAAGGCTGTTGAATCCATTAAGGAAAGCAACACTATTCAAAATCAAGAACTTGCTATTGAAATCAAGGAGTTAAAGAACATGGTTGCTGCTTTGCAAAAGGTATCTGCTGCTCCTAAGACTACTAAGGCGAAGGCAACTGGAGCTGTTGAAGCTACTGGTGAAACCACTACTGGTGGAGCCGCTCCTGCTGCATCAACCGCTGCTAAGCCTACTATTACTAATAATAGTCTTATCTGGTTCAAGCAACGTTATACTGCTGATCCTGAATTCCGTAAGAGATATGTCAATGCTGATATTCAAGCTGCACTCGATGCAGATGAATCTCTTAAGAAGGGTACTGATGAAGCTAAGCTTAAGGCTGCCGCTCCTAAGGTATGGACATTGATTAAGGAACAAGATGCCAAGCATAGTGATAAGGCAACTAAGTCTCTTATGACTCTATTCAAGGAAGAATTCGAGCAAGCTAAGAAGGATTCAGCTGCCGCATCTACTACCGCTCAACAAAATGTTGAGGCTGTCACTCCATAAAATTTATAAGTATTAACAAACTAAAATTATTCTTTTTTGTCTATATTATTATCACATAAAATGTTCACAGACGTGGATCTTACTAAATTAGAATCAGCTGCGGCTGAATACGTTATTAATAACGATCGCATGATGTATCAACCTTATTTTGCATGTGCTGAGAGATTTATTTCCGATAATGAAAATAATTGCATGCTAGGAGGTACTGCCGGATTAGATTTATTATTGAAAAATCCGTTGAACGTAAATTCATTCTCATGGGATATATACTTTGAATCAAAAGAACCATACAATTACGCAAAAAGATTTGCTGATGCTATTTCAGAATCAGGTACTAAATCTAAATTAAATTATTACATTGTGCTAAAAACAGAGATTAAAAACATAGAATTTGTGATATATATTGATACACGATTGATGTTTAGATTAATAGCTCTCAGAGAATACAGAGGTGTATCTCTTATGAAATTAATGAATATACCAATAGTTAAATCATATCATGAATCAGTTGATATTAAAGTATTACCCGAAGATGCACAAATTATTGATTTACTTCAAAGGCTGTATAACCCAGGTAAGTGTAGTGAGTGGCCGAAGTTGATAGAACATGAACAGTTCTTATATGAAAAATATAAAAATAGAAGTGGTGGACACGAAAAACATAAGCATAAACATCACGATATAAATACTACTGAACAATTATTACAATATATCAGAGAGTCAAAGTCGATTCTTATAGGTTCATATGCAATTGATGCATTACGTATAGATACGCAATACCGTTCTAGAATACAGTTTATAACTTCTAAAAGTATCAATGATGTTGTTCGAGAAATTTCTAGATTACTCGAAATTCCTTGTAAGCCAGTACAATTTAATGTAAACTTAGCTACCGATTTCCAATTGACTAAACATACAATTTATATCGAAACTAAACAAGGATCACAAATTCCCATATGCGACGTATTTAATTCAACCGAATATGAATTGATACCGATATGGGATGAACATAATATATCATATAATGATATTATGATTGGAAATCCATACGTTATTATGAGATTTTTATACATTGATATATGGTTATTTAAAATGATCAGCGGCATATCTGGGACATCAATGGATAGCAAAATACGTGAACTATGGGTATGTATACATGAACTTCGTAATTATATAAATAAAGCATTCAATTTAAATCCATCTAGCATATTTCAATTGGATAACTATATTGGTGACTATACAAATCCAGTTGTAGCTAAAAAGAAGATGATAAAAGATATAGGATATCATGCTAAACCTTATTATCCACAGTTTAGCCAATTAGAAAAAACTGAAAATAAGTAGTCTATGATTAATGCTTTACAATGGCCGCGGTTAAATTGTATCCATATCCTGCTGAACCTGTGTTGGGAGCTATTGAAGCAAGTGATCTTGATATCAAACAAACCATTCGATTGAACTTAGTTCAAATTCAAGTTTACCTTTCAGCACTGCGTGATTGGTACTGTTGGGTCGTACGTTGTGGTGCAAAGAAGGGTCATTTTAATAATGATCGTTCCATTGAACTTCAAGGTATGTTGAAGATTACATGTAAGGAGTTCAATACTCAAATCGGTGAAAAAATTGGTCGTCTCTCCAACTTGACCTCTGAAGATGTGTCTTACATCAAAAACATTTACTTGGCAGTCAAGTATTATAACAACTTGCATCAGTCATTCGCGATTCAGTTCATACCATTGGTTGTGATGTCAGAATGCCTGGGACATGTAACTATATTGCAACAGATTGAATCAGGAAACCATGCACTTAAACCCGTATCAGACAAGGTTGTTCCAAAAGGAAGTTTGTTGTCTGATGTTACAGTATTCAGCAGAGCATCTTTGAGGAACATTAAAAATGTTTCATCACCCGTTCGCAGTAAGAAAGAACTAGATCTAGTTAGTAAAGTGGTTGATTCATCTAAAGTCGGAATTTTGGAATTGTTGATCTCTATCATTCCTTGTTCGGATGGAAAAGAAGAGGCTGAAGAATATAACAGCGATTGGGAGTAACAAAAAAGATTTTGTTTTCCAACTGGTTAGTTGAAATATCTTTTTTTGATCGTTATGAATTTACTAGGTTAACTTTGGGCTTACTCATCGGAGGGCTTACAGTCTATGTTTAGTAAATAGTGATCAGGTATTACGTATGTGATTTAAATTGAAGTTAACATTGGGCTTACTCATCGGAGGGCTTACTGTCTAGTATCAATTTTTGTAACATACAAGGGGGCTGTATAATCAAGTATAAACTTGATGGTTTTATCTTTACTATTGCTTTTTAGCAATAGTTTCGTTTTATGCATCGTACAGTACGAGCAGGTAAAACGCCTTCGTTATATAGCTTTATGAGCGTATCAATAATAGCCACTATAAATTCAATTTTTAACATCTTGATAGGCAATGGTAGGTTGACAATAGTAAGAACAAATATATTCAATTTTTTACAAAATTGAATTAATCTGGTTAATTGTAACCGACTAACATGGCGGAGACTCTAGTAATTCATCAGCATCTTGCTGAGATCACTGAAACAATTAGATCGAATGATATTACTGTTATTCGCGCTGATACAGGTTCTGGTAAAACTATGGGAGTACCTTATCATCTTGCATTTGGAGGAGAAGAACAAAATATGTTATTTTGCAGTGTACCTACAATTGCATCTACTCTTGCAGCTTATAATTTCCAGAAAAAAATGGCATCCGCTATTAATAGAGGAAATGATGTTGGTTATGCTTGCGAAGGATCCAAACATTATGATGATCATACTAAAGTAGTATATTGTACTACAGGACATCTTGTTAATAAAGTTATGAGTTGCGTGAATGATATCCTTAATGGAAAATGTGGCAAATGGTTCACTGATATTCTCATTTTAGATGAATTTCATATCAGAACATGTCAGTCTGATGTAATCTTCTGTGTATGGATGACCTACTATACTTTGTGGATCAAGAGTGGGAAAACATTACCTGTGTTTCCTAAGTTGATTATTATGTCAGCTACAATCAATCAAGATATCATAGACTTAATAAAAGGAGTCGAAAAATATAGTATATTGTCTTACTCTGTACCATCGCATGTTGTTACAACTCACTACGACACTCATCACTATGGTATTAGTACTGAAAATTTGTACATTGCGGCTGCTAAAAAAGCAGTAGAATTACATAGCAATGATAAATCACTAGGTTCCTACTTGGTATTTGTTCCCGGTAAGAACGAATTAGAAATGATCATGTTATACATCTATGAGGAATTAAAAGAATCAGTGACCTTATTTGGCATTCATGGTGAAATGGATTCAGATGACATCATGTTAATTATGAATTCTTATCCTACTCGTAAAATCATCATAGCAACTAACATTGCTGAATGTTCTATTACAGTTCCAGGCGTAACTGTTGTAATAGATACTCTATGTCATAGAGTAGCGAGTTCTACAATTGATGAAAGTCAATCATTAGACATTGAATACATTAGTAAGTCTAATTCTGCACAACGACGTGGTCGAACCGGAAGAACTTGTCCTGGAGATTATTATATCATGGCTACTTGTGATGTATTTAATACGCTTAAGGATAATGTTGCACCCGAGTTAATGAGAGTTTCAATCACATATGAAGTACTTAAGTTATGCAAATATGGATTTAATCCCATTAATGTATTACGATATGTACTAAATGAAAATCGTGTCATTGAAAATATTCAATTGCTAATGCGTCTTGGTTTCGTAACCGAAGGATTACAATCTCCATTTGACGCTTCTGATATGGGTGAATTCTGTAGCAAATTACCATTACCTGTAAAAAAATCATCTATGTTGTATCATCTGAATAATTTAGTTACATATAACGACGCATTCATATATCTTGCAGTAGTATGTACTATTTCAGTTTCACCAGGCGGACTATTCTTAGGACCCAAAAGACATAAAAACGAACTCAAAGATTTATATAAAGACAGAATCGACGAGGCCAGAGGTGATTATTATGATAAATTTGCTGGATATTCAGACATTGATACTATCATTAATGTTTGGACTGAACTTATTAAACAAGACATATTTAGTCCTAAGATGAAGAAATTTTGCAATACAAATTACATTAATTTCAAATCGTTCCGTGAAACTATGAATATGATTAAGAAATGTCAATATTCATTGCATAAGAAATACAATTTGAATCGCGAAAGAATTTCAATTGATTCATCAGAGATTAGTAAAACACTATATCATGTATTGGTCAAAACACATCCTGAAGATATTGCTAGGATGAGTTTCAGTGATATCATAGGAATAAACGGAGACAAGTATAAATTGGATCGTAAAGGAGTCAGACAATTGCATGATACATTTTCCGATATTGTTATAGTAGGAAGATGTTCATTTAATGTCAAAGATAAACAAATTCATCTAGTAACAATGTGCCATTCGTTACATTAGATTCATAAAAAACAAATTATTCAGCATACTTTCCCAACTTTAATTTTTTCTGTAAGAATACCGGAACAGCTTTAGGATCTGATTCATCAAGAATAAATTTGCTACTATATAACTCATACGAATCTAGAATTTGTTGCCTCAATTCAGCATGATTATCGAGGTTATATTTCTTAGATGCTTTAGCAGCCTTGATCTTAGGACCTACATCTTTGCCATTATTAACGATATTAATTCCACCTCCAAGAGATTTCCATCCAATCATACCTGAAATTAAGTTAGCTACAAATCCTCCCATACCTAAAGTTGCTCTGTAGTCATCAGCATGGAATTCACCAATTGAAATACATACCTTCTTTTCTACATCATAAATATTAGTAGGAGTCATAAAGTAGAATTCAGGAGGACTGAATGGGAAAGGTTCCTTTCCATTAGATCCATTAGGTGCTACCATGCGAACAATATATTCACCTCCAGTAAATTCATCATCATCTCCATCCATCCCTGAGATAAGTACATACCAAGTTCCTGCATTATCAGGATCCATAAGATACTTAGCATACTGATCGGCTTCACTTGTAACTTTCTTAAGTTGGGCCATCATGACCTTGACAAATCGTTGAGCTGAAGCCATTTTGATATAAATCGCACAGTAGAATAAATGCTTGATTACATATTCAATTTTTTCATTGTGATAAATACCATACTTTACCTTTTAATCTTCGTATTTCATCGTGTGCGATGTCTAATTGCCTCATGATTTTATCATTTAGTTCAAATATCGCTGATGCAGTTTCTAATTTTGAATCTTCATGAATTAATGATTTATACCAATCAATATTTTTACGCAGTTCGTTACATTCCGTTGATTTTTCAGAAACTTTTTCTTTTAAATCTCTCACGGTAAGAGCTACAGTTCCACTTGTAATGCATTTGTAACATATCCAACTGCCTGCATCAGCATAATGAGAATTCATGTTAATAGCAGGAGATTTACATCCACAATAGTAACACAAAAATTCTCTAATTCGCGAATCCATTTTATTAACTTTGTTAACATTAAAAAATATATTCAAATTTCAATCTTGACTCAACAGTGCTCCTTTAATTCTACCTACATATATCGCAATATATTGCTCTAACCTGATAAGTTTTTCTTTTTCCGTTTGATATTCCTTTCGTAAACGATCATTAGTTAATTTCATAGAAATAATACCCTCTTTTAGTAATTTAAATCTATTAACTGATGCTTCTCCTACTAACTCCTTCCATTCTTCAATTTCTTCCTTAAGTTCTTTGTTTTCTAACTCTGTTTTTGTTAACTTATCTTTGAGTTTTTCTGTAGTATCATTCAAACAAGATTTACAAAACCAACCACCTGTATAATCTATATCAGTTGTAGCTAATTGTTGACTCTCTTGTTTGCATACGCAACATCGTACCGTAAATTCATATTGATGATTACTCATGTTTCTTCCGTAATATTTTGCGTGTATTTAGATTCAGTTTTAAATTTGAAACCACTTGTATGCATTTTATTAACCTTATTAATCTTATTAATCTTATTAATACTAATATGTCATATTTAGCACAGAAAATGCGTGATCGTTCGAACGCTCCTGATCCAGAATGGGATAAAGTTATGGAATTCGCAATCAATTATATGACATCGCATGATATGAATGTTGTTGAATTTTGCTATAGATGTACATCTAGTATAGGTAATAGAATGTTATTATTGCAATACTCTAGAGCATTAACTAATAGAATATATAGACCTTATTCTAATACTAGTAGAGCTAGACAAGATTTCATTAGGGCGTCTATTGAAGGATTAGATGAAACTAAAATATTAGTAGTAAATGAATCATACATTAATGATTGTTTACAATACCATTATACTAAATATAGAGGCCCAGTGAAAGTAGAAATATACGATAACATAATCAAAATTATTGAAAACTGTTATCCAGGCGAATCTTCGATTGACATTCCAGACGGAGAAGAAGTAAGAGTTGACTTGATTACATGGTTTCCAACTTATACTAAATTAGCTAATATGAAAGTAGAAAAAGAATCGCGTATGTATCTTATAGATATGTTATGATTTGGTTTATTTTTTTTCAAATTTGATTGTATTGATTTACTATTTATTCTGCGATATGTATAAAGTTACTAATGAAATTAGAGAACGATGGCATCACATCAGAGAATTTGCATACGAATATATGGAAACTCATGGTGTAAATGTTGTAGATTTCTGTTATAAATGTTCTCCCAGTACTAACAAAACTAATCTGAAATTTTCATGTTATGCAGTGATAAGTGGAACATCATTATCATACATAAGTGAAACAATTACATCAGAATTTGAGCATGCAATTAAACATGGCCTTCAAAATAGAGAAATTCCGATGACTATAGATCATACCAATGATTTATTATGGTTTGTATATCGGGATGCTATTAAACCAGATTCGATACATATTAATTTAGATTATATTATTGTTACTGTACGACAATGCAAATCGAAGCCTAAACGAGAAGAACCAATTGATGAATTTTTATATAATAGTCTATGTGAATTATTCCCAACGCTGGCGGATCGTATTAGACAATTACCAGTGAAAAAAAGTAATTGTACATGTGTAGCGTATCAATGTACTAGTTGTAATTGGTGATTATCTGTAATAGTTATTAATTTTTTTTATCAATTTGGTTTTGCTGAGACCGCCCCATTGAATGCCTCGTGTTCTAGCTATATCTCTTAGTTTTTCTAATGTCATACGGTCATCGACTCTTCCATGCATGTTATCACTGGCATAAATCTGCTTAGGTGCTGCCTTTGGTTTAGGTTTAGTAATGGTTTTCTTAACAGAAGTTTTTTTGACCATTTTGCTATATTAATTAACCTATGCATATATAAGTGGTCAATTTTTTTAATCATCTAGAAAACTAGATGTCGCGATTTGTTCTAGAAATGATCCTAATGGATTGACTCGTCCAGAGGTATCAATGGTATCTAAATTATTGTTTTTCAATTTGCGAACTTCTGATTCTAACTGTGATACTCGTTTAAGCAAATTGTCGACTGTAGTTTTAATATCATTAGTATTGTGATCGCTAAAATCATCAATATTACCAACAGCAATAGGTGACAGATGAGAATTGTATTGGGCCGCAGCTACCGGGTCTGAAATTTGAACGATAGGCTCAGTCATAATCGGAGGCAAGTCAATTACTATTTCATTAACTACACCCTGTACATATGCCGCTAAATTAACGTTATCTGCACGACCTTTCATTACAGGTTCAATAATTCGCTCTAAAATTCTAATATAATCACCTATTTCCGATGGATAAAACGGTAAATCTTCGATTGATTCATCGCATCGTAATTTATAATTTTTAATCATACCGATTGGAATTACATCACAAGTATGTTGAATTTGAGTTTGTTCAAGAACTTGCTTTGCTCGTAATTTTCTCTCTTCGAGTCTCTGATGATCTTCGTCCGACATTAAAAAATTATAACTTGGAATGTATTTTGTGACAACAGTGTCTAAAATAAATTATGATTCCATTATTGTTCCTGTGAAATTGCATCCTTGATCATCTCATCGATCAATATCATTTTAATTAATCCTGATTGTCCTTCTTCTGATTCAGACATAAATTCTGCGTCGGGGTTTTTCATTGCTTTGGGTTTAGGTTGGGGGTTAGACATAGGTACGTTTTTACGTCGTGACTCAACTTTTTCATTCTGTGAATTCATCCAATCCCATGTCAAGGTAGATTTAGGTTCTCCATCAATTAATCGTTGCATTTCCTTGTCTAATAACTTTTCATCATCGTCAGTATATACATGTTTAGGTAACGTTCCTACCCACGCATATGTTGCTGATTCTCGATCTTCATCATCCGGATTTGCAACTATCAATGTTTTTTGTGGAGTACCTTTTATTCCTAGCCAACCCTCATCAGAATCTTCGTTGTCTGAATATATTATACGCTCTACAAATCTAGCATCAACATATTTAGCATGATTCATTACTATGTCATCAGTAGCATCAGTGGCATCATCTATTGTTCTAGCGATACCGGTAAATTTTTCAAAATGTCTAGCTAACAAATTTTCGGGTTTTGCATCGGGAACATAACCTAAACATGTAAAATTATTAATGGTGTGTTTGATATTAGTGTAAGTTACATCAACTAATTGTCGTAATAGCCATCCAAATGATGGTTTTTCTCCGTATTCATAAATGAAATCTGGTGTTGGTACATAATCGACTCCTAGTGATTTTTGTACATAAGCATAGTGAGAATTTTCACCGTTATCCATTAAAGTTATGTTAAAAAAACAATACTTAGATACCAATTTTACCTTTAACCAAATAATTTTACACCAATACACCTAGCATCAAGTAATAATGTATCTTGAATTTTCATCTCAACATGACCATAATGATACATTATGGCACCTTGACCGAATGCTGCATTATATTTTGCGGCTTGTTTTACATTAGAATCATATAAATATGAGTCTGGGCATCCCATGTAATCTTTGTAGTCTAACCAATGTATTTCGGAACCATTTATTACAATCGGAGACTTGAATAATATATCAGGTGTGATGATAGCACGTCCAAATTCTTCAACCTGTTTATTTATCAGTTCACCTTCAGTAACGACAGGAATACCACTAGATATAAAGTAACTCATGATTTGATTTTCATTATATTTTGCAATAGTTGCAACCAATTCAGAATCAAATGAACTTTCCCCATCAGCCGCAGCCGCTATAATATATTGATCATAATCTCGTCCCGATAAATGCTTTGCTGCATCAGTATTTCTAGTAAATACTTTAAACATATCGGATTCATTACGTTTGTTGTGAATCATAATAGATCTCAAAACATTTAACGGTGGAAATTTCCATTTTGCAGAAAGTTCTAATATATCAGTTCCTGAATTATAAGACGACGCAATTTTACTGATGTTCCTTTGTATTTTTCCCACATTTTTTATAATATGGGTTTTAATAATAGTAGTACGCATAGATCCTATTGCAGCATCTGATTGATCTTCTAATCCTATTTTTTTCATTAATGCTCGTGTTTCCAAATATGATTTCCAACTAGGTCCGTAATTTGGATCAGCTAATATTTCAGCTTTAAACTTCTGATAATGCTCTAAATTAATAGGAATTGATTTCCATTCATATCTCGACATTTTAGCACTAGCATAAGGTATAATAACAGTAATATAAAAAACAAAGTATTCAATTTTTTAACTACGCTAATTTACGCAATACTAATTCATCAAAGTTTCCAATCATACCTTCTTCGTACATAATAACAATGAATGTGCTATCTTCTACCACGCCATAATAAGTATCGCGACCAAGTCCAATGAAATGTGACGCGATTTTAATTGATTCATTTTCGTTTCTAGTGATGCGATTGATTGATGGACGTAATGTATTAATAAATTGATCATACAATCGTCTAAACACAACTCTACTAGGAACATCAATTTGACTAATAACATGTGGATTATTAGGCGCACCTTCAGTGGGTGATTTCCATCCAACCTGTGAAATAATATCCCAGAATTGGTCTTCATTTTCACATTTTACATTACCTGCTGGAACTGGCGCTGCTCTAACTGGTACAATTGGAGCAGCTCTAACTGGTACAATTCTAGCGGGTTCTTCTTCCTCATCAGACATTTCTTCATCAGACATTTCCTCGTCAGATACTTCCTCGTCAGATTCAACCTTCAATGGTCTACGTACTGGACTACGGTTTCTCTTATGTGTAGCAGCTGCTCTTCGATGAGGCACTTCTAAATGAATTTCACCTTCAGTATAAACTTGTTCTGTTCCAACTGTTTCAGGCTTACCTGTTTCGACATTAAACGCACAATATTGATATCTATGTTCTGTTAAAATAGCAGCCATTTAATTTTAGTCGTGAATGATAACGTATAAATCATTTCAATTTTAATACATTATGTATATAATGTATTGTATAAACCCAAAATGGAACAATTCGCAATTAATCCACAAGAATATCAACCGTCAGGATCTATTAACACTAAAAGAGCAAGGGAATTTTACGAGAATTTCAAGCAATATGAACAACAGCCAATTGGTATATATTCAGATGATGAACATGCGAAATATACTGAACGAATAATATCTATTGATAAAATGCTTAATACAACATGCACCAATCACCCAGATGATACTAGATTTCCATTAATTAAATCGGATTTTGAGCAAATCAAGGATTTGTTTAAAAAATATAGTGTCGAAAATAATGGTATTATAAACATGGGAATTTTATGTAATGTGAACATGATGATAGAAAAAATAATATTTTGTAGTATGTTACCATCATATGAATATCAACCTTTGTTAAGATACGCTACATAATTTATAATTGCTCACTAAACAATAGTGGCTCAAGCATGAGCTCAGTTTCAATATTCATGGCATTACACTCGAATAGTAATAGATTTGCTACCCATGTAGATGGAACGGATACAATCTCAGCTGCGTCTTTGCAAGTATTACACTTGAATAGATTAATTTTTTCATTGACGATTGCTCGTTTATGGCATCTTCTACATACATGAATAATAGTACCATCTGAATCTTTGCTGAATTTGCTATTAAGAGCACGAGATGAACCATGAGCTAAGAATACGTCTTTCTCCATCTCTCCTAAGCGAAGACCTCCATCTGCAATTTTACCATCAAGAGGTTGTCTAGTAAGTGCTGAAGTAGGACCAGTACCTACCGCATAATATTCGTCAATAACGAACTTTTCTAATCGTTGATAATGCATGGGACCCATAAAGATTAACGTATCCATAGGTTCTCCAGTTTTACCGTCATAACATCTTTGATGTCCTCCATATTCTAATCCATATGACGCTAATGTAGCAATGGCATCATCAACTGATAATTGATTGAACATAGTTCCATCTACAAATGAACCTTCTAATGCACACCTGAAACCTAATAAAGTTTCAATCAACTGATTGAGAGCCATACGAGTAGGGAATGAATGGCAATTAGCACACATATCTAATGGAACACCATATGCATTGTATGGCATATCACAACGCGGGAGTTTAAAGCTACAAATTCCTTTATTCGCTGTACGGCTCGAATTTTTATCACCAGGACCGATCACACGAGTCGCGCTAAATTTAACTTTTCCAATTGATTTATCTTCTCCGTTACGGGTCTTAATAACACGATCAACACGAGCCTTTTCCTCTTTTTTATATACTATCGATTTATCCGAGAATAAGAATTGATCAACTGGTTTTTGAATCTTTGCAGATTTTACCATGAGGACTGTTCCTTTTTCTAATTCAGTACCTGGTTTAACAAATCCATCTTCAATATGTTCATATGATGCATCACGTTTGATATCCATTGTTCTAGCATAATCTGGATTTCCAAATGCCTCACCTTTATCAAGTTCAGTCTGTTCATAATTAAATTGTGTGACAGTAAACATACCTAAGTCAGTTGAACCTTGAGACAATAACAATGAGTCTTCACAGTTACGACCAGTGTATAACATTACACCACCGATTACTTGATGACCATTAGGTAAAGTCCATGCATCAGTAAATGCAGATACTAATGGTTTAACACCATACCATTGGAATGTCAAGTTTTTATCAATACGATTAGGGAAGTTCAATGAGAACCATCCAGCAGATTGCTTACGATGATTAGTAAACATAGTATTACGCACTGCATTAGAATGATTACCAAGAGGACCTGCTAATGCAACTAATCCCATAACGGATTGTTCAATATCTACATGAGTATATTGAGTGAGCACATTAGCTTCATCTTCACGAAGTTGATCAATATTAGGACATACATAACAATTTTCACATTCTTCAGCTGATAATCTTTCGACTACTCCTTCCTCGATTAAATCTTCGATAGTAAGTTCTCCAGACTGGAGACCGCTGATATGTTTACGAGTCAATGTAATCCATTGCTTGAATTTTACTGAACCATCGCCGCTTCTCTTAGATGTAACATAATCTGCAAAATTGTTATATACGATTATGTGTGTTGCTAACATACGACCAACATCAGTCCAGAAATATACTTCACGAACGGAGGTCTTCCATACTATGGTAGTCGATCTTCTAATATGATCAATTCTGCGAGCAAGTCTGTATTTTAAAGCAAACTCAGATGCATTTTTACAACATCCAATCCAATCACCATTTACGAAAACTTTAGCGAGACCGTTTTTAGTGATATCTGCCGGCGTAACGGTAGCAAGAGGCATAATATCATTGTCTTCTAAGAGTAATTCTTTCAACACATATGATGATGTCGAGGGGCTAATACTAGCACCAACTGCCATTTGTTTAGTTTGTCCTACTGATTCACCAGTATCTGCTGATTGAGATACGCAGATAAATCCAGGAAATCCAGGACGAACACGTCTCATTTCATCAGCACGTTCATTTTGCTTTGATGCAGATGAATTTGAACCGGCGATTGATCGCAAAGTTGACATGACATTTAAGTCATTTTTATATTGGATAATTTGAGTAGACATGCGATTTGTAATTTCATTACGTCTTACGGTGATAGTTTTGTTACCATTTACGATAGCTTGTACTAACATGCGTTCAAGATCATCAGATTTAATAGCTTGTTTTACAACAGTAGCAAGTTGTACTGCACTAAATGGTACAGATCTAAATTCTTTCATGAGTGCCTTTTTAGTAGGTTGAACTACAGCAAAGTTAAAATCAGTCTTGAAAGTCTTAGCAAATGACGTACCAGCTGAGAAAATTCTCTTATTTTCAAGAGAATCACGATCAGTTGGCTCAACAATTTCTTCAGCTACTAGTAGGAGTTTATTAATCAAATGACCCAAGAATCTCATTTTTGTAATACGTACATCGGGTGTAGATCCAATATGAGGGAAGATAAATCTGTCGATGATTTGCAAAATATTAGAATTAATATATCTAATGACGTTTTCATCACGATGAGCAGCAGTAGGATTAGCCATTTCGGTAATCTTAAGTGCGATCGAATTGATAATGTCAATCGAATTATAATTATTCTTTAATGATCCAAATACAGGATCATCAGCACGGAATGCTTTTGCAACAATTGTCATTAGTGATTTAGTAATATAATCGTCATTGCCGACACCATATACAATATGATCTACAATATCCTTATCAGATGTCATACCTACCGCTCTAAAGAGCAAGTAGAATGGTAGATCAAGTCCTTCGAACTTGTTAGTTGTAATTTCAACAGTAATGGCACCATTAGTCTTATATCGTAACAAACATTGATACGAATTTTCGAATGCATCACCTGGTTTTGACAGGAATGTACCTCTTGCAATCTCAGTATTATACATATTGCGATGACAGTGGAAAATATTATAAGTAATGTTTTCAAGATTATCAATTGACCATTCAGATCCATTAACAATGAAAGTACCTCCACATTCGTGAGGATCTTCACCGATTCTCTTGAGAGTTTCCTTAGATAATCCCTTCAAGTTACAAATTTGCGTATGCTTACCGCAAGGAATTGGTGCAATTCGATATCTTTCAAACGAATCAGTACGAGTGATAACCACTGGTCTATCGGGATCTCCTACTTTTGTAGCTGTAGCGGTGATCTTACCACTTAAATAAGGTATAGCGGCATAAGTTAAATCTGATACTTGACACGCATTAGGTGTACTAGGTTCAGGGAATCCAGTAACATAATTTACCGTAGTAGGTCGTTCTAATTGAATATCAGTAAATTCTACTTTAAAGTGAATTTCTGAAATTTCTCGATCTTCATCGGTCTTATCTCTAGTATTTTTGATACGAGATTCGATTGTAAATACTTGTGTTACGATCTGCTTGAGACCGACTGAATAAAATGAATCGAGAGACGATATATGATGACCGGCGATGCCATGATGCTTTAATTCAGCATTAAGAATAGTTTGCCCATCAGCTTTAATTAATGATGCATCAGTGTCACCGACTGCGGCTGTTTTTGAAGCACCACCTACGTATGAATTAATGTCAAAGTTGAAATTCGATGTATCCTCCATTATTAACGTAGTTGTAGTTTAAGTATTAGATATTAGATACGTTTCTAAATATCAATCCATAATCATAAATTCAAATTTATCATGAACGAAATTTATCAACTATTGGAAAAAAAGTATACTAACATTGACCTAAACAATCGTAGACTTATATCGGAAAGTGAATATAAGCTCCGCCGTGCAACGTTAGAAAAAATGAAAGAATCATGTTTAGAAATGATGAAGCAACCAGGATATCAAGCTGAAATTGTAAGAGGTAGAATAGTATGTGAAGGTAAAAATTTAACGTATAGACTTGCAGCTATCATATATTATATGAATTTAATATCGCGATCACTTGACGCGGGTATTTCATATAACACTGAAGATGACAGATACTGATTAAATATATAATTTGCCTATAATCGGATGAAGTTTCTTCAAATCTTCTAGTTCTATATCATTTAATGCAAAGTTGAAGATGCATTTTGATATAATAACCGCTTGACGAGCTAATTCATCGATATCCACATCCACATCAGATATGACTCGTAATGTTTTGCCAATTTCAAATGCTATTTTTTTACAGTATGTTGATGTGGTATGATCGAGCTTTTCGTCAATGCGCTTACTCAATACTTGTTTAAAATTCATATTATGTAATATGGAAATTATCGGTAAATGTGGCGGATGATGCACATCATATTTGTCCATTAATTGACGAATATTTAGTCGACGTTTAGGATCAAGTTGTAAACAATCTATCATCATATGATACATCACATGACGACTATCGAATGGTTCATAATCTAATAAGTAACCATTGAATTCTTCTTGTGCTTTGTCCGACAATAAATATTGATGTGCGGTTTTTTCATCTCTATAACTTGTGTCGATAGTTGATATAAGAGCTTGAGGTGAAGACATTTTCCAAAATTCTTGAGCTATAATAGGTCCTCTATATAAACATTCGAATAATGTACATCCGAACGCCCATACGTCCGTACTATCATCGTGTACTTGATATTTGTCATATATTTCAGGTGCCCGATGAGTAATAGTTTGAATGGTTTTTCTAGTTCGCATCAATTCGTATTGTATTGATATACCAAAATCAATAATCTTAGGCGCATGATCAATCAATATAATATTCCTTGCCTTGATGTCATTATGGGCAAATTTTCTGCTATGCATTGCATCTAATCCACAAAGTACTTGTTTCATAATTTCATACAATTGGTCAATAGTATATAAATTATTAGATATAGCATCGTGCAAATCACCGTCACCTAATGTCATAGTGATATTAAACTGATCGTCGATATTGTCAAATCTCATAACCGCAGGATGTCTGATTGAATTCGATACTAACCATTCAGTTAATGCTACATGGCGCACACTATCGTGATATTTTACAGCATGACCTTCAGAACATATTACTTTACTATATGCACCTGAACCTAACTTATTTTCTGGCATTTGTGAGATTAATAATTAACATACGTAATTCAAATTTATAGAAAATTGAATTTATGTGAATGATTTTCATTGAGCGTTCAACGACCAAAAAACATGCCCCAAATTATCGTTAATAATGTACCTTATACTTTCGGACCCGCAGTTCTTGCGGTAAATCCTAAGTTTGAGACTACTATTGATGTACCTTGGCAAGTAAAGAGTACCCACGTTATGACTATCTTACGTTCAGTTATGGACGGAGATGATCCAGTACCTAAGGTTTCTCTTGGGTCTCATCGTGATGTATACTATACATTGAAGCTCGCAAAAGTACTTAATGTATTTGACACTGTTGTCAATAAATTTATGAACTGGACGCTACATGCATCATGGACTGATTTAATGAATCCTGAATATCTAGTATTAATCGAGCAATTGTGTCCGTTATTATGTGATTGGAAGAAATTCTTCTCAGAATATAAGCTTTCATATAAGACTGTTGTTGAAAAGATGTTAGATCTTCCTGAACTTCGTGTTGAACCTGAATTATGGATTAAGTCATTGATCTTCTTCAAGAATTTTGACTTCAACACGTGCTTTGACGAACTAAATGATGCCACTAGAGGTCGTGTTTCCGATATGAAAAGAAACATGAAGAAATGTAGCGAATTATTCCTAATTAATCCTTATCAGGATTTCTTGAGTGGATTTTTCAATTATACGCCTATTGATGCATCGATTCCAATTTGGAGTAGTGATAAAGTTAGAGCTGTCCGTAAATTTGCGGTCAACGAATCTACACTTGCGCCATTAGATACATTCAAAGAACGATTTCATAAATTCACTGGTGGCCATGTTGCTTCATTAGCAGATGGAACTTGTATTTATGCAGGTGGAGCTATTATGAAAATGTTAGGCGTAAATTATGATCCTAAACATGCTCGTCAATCTGACGTTGATATGTTTGCAGGAGGCTATGATTACGACACTAGAAAAGCTTATGTTAAGACAATCTTAGAACATCTTCAAAAAATAGCAGCTGATAAGTCAGCATCTATTTACTTTGCTTATCGCGGATCAGTAGTATCAGTTTATATCACTAATGTTAATAGAAAATTCCAAGTTATTACTAATGATTGTTCTGGAAAATATGGTATTATTGAACGATTTGATACTTCTCATATCCAATGGATGTACGATGGAACTCAAGTTCTTGGTACACCTGAGGCATTGCTTGCAATGAGAGAACAAGTATCCAGACTTCATAATACTAATCGACTTAAGGTTCAAAGACTATTAAAGACATTGTATTGTGGTTATGACATTATTAAGGATGAAACTATCGTTAAAAATGTCATCGACATTACTGATTTACTTACTAAACCTACTACAGGTGATAGTGATTTAGCTAGAATTCTAAGAGGATTCCATGGTTATTATTATCCACAAGTTATGGTAGATGATGAAGATGACCCTGAAATTATTAAGTATCAACATATGAGCGCTATCGAAAAAGATAATAATGGATTCATTGTTACAGATAATCCATTGAATGCTCTTGATAATCTAATCGTGGGAGGAAATTTCGACAATACATATGATTCAAATATGTTCACTAGTTTCAATCCTGCTTCAGTTACTAATACTGGAGTACGTAGAGGATCTAGAACTGAGCGTATTAATAATAATTTAGGAACTATTAGATTGTTAACAGGATTGTTAGTAGTTACTAATATTAATAATAATGATAATGGATTTGAAGTAATTTGTTCAATTGATGAAGCTTTTAAGCGATTCTTAGAGATCGTTAATACTGATATCTTTAACAAAGTGGCTCCTGGCGCTAGACTTGCTGCAAAATTAGGAGCAACTGATACTATTTCATTCTTATATCCTAAGAGATTATTAGATTATTCTACTAAGAATGGTAAATCTGTATTGAAATCTCAACATGGACGCCTACTAAATATTGATGAAGATATTGTAAATGGAGATAAAATCCAAGTACTATTCGAAATTCATGCAGTTATTGATTATAATGCTAACAATATGCTTCTATTCCCTAAGCAATTCATTAAGCATGTGAATGAAGTACCAGTCGCTGTACATGATGTTAAAGAAGAATTAAATGAACCAGTTGCAGTAACCGCTGATTCAGTTGATTATGAAGATTAAAAAATAACAAATTTGTTTTTTTTTTGTAATTTACAAGAATTCAACTTCTTCATCATCATTATCACCATCCATAAGTCTTTGCAATGAGGGACTAAGTGCATGAGGTTCAATGGTATGTTTTTTATCCATATACCAACCACTAACATCTTCAGGTCCTGAATCATGAACAACTACAGTATGCTCTTCGGTATGTACACTAACAAGCATATCATTTACTTCATCTTTTGTAATTGATTGCCTTGATTGATGATTTCCTTTGATTCCAACCCATACACTATAATCAGGAGAATTAGAAGGAACAGGAGGTGTGAAAGAAGCATCCCTTTCACATTCACCTACTCGAAGCCTCCATCAGCACGCTTACCTTCAAGTGGTCGTCTTGATAAAGAATTCCCTTGGATTTCACTTGGTGCACTAGAAACAGGAGAATTAGAAGGAACAGGAGGTGTGAAAGAAGCATCCCTTTCACATTCCCCTTGAATATTTCCATCTTGATGCTTACCATCAAGAATATTAGTAGAACCATATCCTCCATTACGTACAGTAGTAACTTCATCATCGCCAATATAAATTTTCTCAAATACAATTTGAGCAAATCTTTCGCCTTCTGTAACTGTATAAGAATGTCCAGGTTTAGTACAATATACAATCACACCAATATCACCTGGATAATAATCTGAATCGATAACACCTGCGCTAACCGCTAAATGTTGTTTATATGCTAATGATGATCTAATAGCAATACGTCCGTAAGTTCCTGGAGGACATTTAGTCGACACATTAGTTTTGATCAACATATTTCCAGATTCAAAATTTACCATTTTAGTTTCAGCTGCAAATAAATCATAACCTGCGGAACCTAATGTAGCTCTTACGGGCATGGTAGCTTTGTCGGACAACAATTTAAACATTTTTTGATAGATTTAGCAAGATGGAATAATGTACAAAAAAGTAAATTCAATTTTGTGGTTTGCGGTTACGTTTTTCTTGGAATCTCCACGATATATGTTTAGGCTGTGAATCAAGTTCTGCAATAGTTGTTCGTAGAATAGTAGTAGCATCAATTGAATAATAAATATATCGGATCTTACATTTACTTGATGCCATATATTTGATACATTTTGCACAAGGCTTTGAATTTGTCATTTCTCCACTTCTATTGATTCTGATGATAATTATATCAGCTGGTACGCGTTTTGATTTTGATTTAAGTTTATCATATTTAGTTAGTACATCCATTTCAGCATGACGACCGTACGTACAACCGGCGTATGGCTCTCTAGTTGAATTAGTACCGAGCTTTCCCACATAACCCCCGACGATGTAGACACGAAATGTGGCGGGTCTGGTCAACCTCAGGGACAATATGCTGAATAATATCATTAATGGTATCCAGAACTGCGCGACACGTCAAGGACTTTCCATTCATGTTAACAACGGCCATTTTCAAGATTCACAAGTAACTAGCAGATAATATAAACTATACAATTTCAAATTTTATAATTCAAACATAAATGATTCCCCAACATGTAAATATTTAACAATTGCACGAGCACCTCGTAAATGTCTGAAAATTAATATGTCAGTGTGTTGATTTTGTATTCGTATTGGCAATGAACCATTAACAAATGATAAGCATTTACGATACATAGACAACACGCAATATTTTGATATTGAAGTGTGTAATATTAATTCACGCAAGTCATCTATAAGTTTAGGATATACAAGATGCATATTTTAATTTTGATTATATTTGTATAAAAAATAAACTTAAATTTAAACTAACATTGGTTGTCTATTCCAATAATTTACTACCATTCGCATAGTAACTGTAAAATCTACTTTGGTAAATTTAATGACCCCGATGTAATGAGGAACAGTAGACATCCAGTGATGTTCTTGCGTCACCGTCATGGTAACATATTTATTACTTTGGTGCCACTTTGTTTTATCTCGATATGCCTTCATCCTAATGATAGCCTTTTTCATTAATGTAACCATATATCTTACTTCAGCACTCGATAACTTGGTTCCTTGAAATCTGGAATTATAATAATCAGACTTTTATTACCTGTTTTCATATTGTCTTTCATGAAACTCATTTCGTGAATGAACGAATTGTATACGTAATTTTGTTCGACTTTGTCCGACATTTTAATGATCCGAACGATATTTACATCATTCAAAATTCAATTTTATTAAACAGATACTAAGATTTTTCTAAACGAATTAGATGTGAAAATTCTTTTAGGTGCAGCTTTCGATAATTTATTGTATGTATCGAGATCACCTTTTTCTAATGCACGTGACATATCTGCCATGTTATTTTGTTCCCATTTACGATCAGAATCGGTAAAATTAATCGTATCTAAATTTTCGACCACATTTGATGTGGTCCATGCTCCTGTTTTTATCATATGATAACCCGCTAATAACAATAAACCTTGAATATTAGATTCGCTATGCAAGTATATGTTAGGTTTATTGACTGTAGTTATAAATGAACTAATGTCATTGAGTCGTTTGATAATTTTTTGCATTTCCGAGTCGAGCAATTCCACATCTGGAACCGCGACTTGCATACATTTAGCATATGGTTTTCCTGAATCATCTCTTAGTGGAATACCCATGTTAATAATTACATTTGCATGAACTATACCTTCTTTCGTATTTCCGAACCACATAGTCGGAGTAAGTTGTTTATAAAATTCAAGTTTGGGATATTCCATGTATGAAATTGTCTGTCGGTAATATTATTACTTTGTTTAAAATTTAAATGAATAACTTACAAGCTGAAGATATTTTATTAACTAGACCCGACCAGCGAATATTAAAATCAAAAGCAGATGAGTTAGTAATAAATAAAATTACAGTTACTAATTTAGTTGCTACAAATCTTAATGGAACGCCTATCAGTGGTACATTAGTATCAACTACAGCGGTACAAACATTATCTAACAAATCATTAGTCGACACGTCAACATTTATAGTTGACAATACAGACTCGACTATAAAAACTGGTTTTGATGCATCAGGAGGTGCTAACACCACAGCTATTATTAAAACTAGTATACCAATCGCTACCACCACACGTACTTTTACATTCGCCGACACTGGATCTGATGCTGATGTTGTATTAACTGAAGGCAATCAAACAATCAATGGTGCGAAGACATTTACTGCAATCACTATCACAGGTGGTGCAATGGATGATATTACTAAAATTACGTCAGCTGGTACTAGAGTAAATACAATACAAATGGATCATGTTACTGCGGCAGGTCAACCGTTTGATATGATAAGATCTAATAGCACTGAAACAGATATATCAATCGGATTAATTCCTAAAGGATTAGGTTTTATTAGTGTTCGACTTCCAGATAATGCATCAACAGGTGGTAATACACGAGGCGCATCAGCTATTGACTTACAACTTACTAGAAATGCAGCTACGCAAGTTGCATCAGGTGCTCGATCTATTGTAATGGGATCTAATAGTACAGCATCTGCAGCTGATAGTATTGCAATTGGTGCACGCGCAGTAGCGTCTAATGCGGGTTCATTAGTGATATCTGATACAACTGCATCTGATATTACATCTACTAGTACAAATCAAATGACAACAAGATTTACAAATGGATATCGTATGTTAGGAAGTCCTATGAATTTTAATGATGTTTCTGTATTAAGTACAAGTGGAACTGCTACTACTGTTGGTGCTGTAGTAGCCTCGGCTGTAACCGCTACATTAACTGATAATGCAATGTCACTTGCTATTATCGAATTAATTGGTACATCGGCTGCTGGGCAATCAGTTTATATAAAATATAGTACAAAAATAAATACCGTAGGTGGTATTGCAACAATTGGAACTGCATTTGATTCATGGATAGTATCGGATTTTGCAGGAGTATCTGCAGCTACATCAGCAACTGGATTATCATTATCAATTGACATAACCGGATCAGCAGGAAATACAATTAATTGGAGAGCCACTTGTAGGATCTTGCAAACTGTATTTTAATTTGAATTACCAATTGTCATATTTTTTGCAGAATAAAATATGTCACTATGCTAAAATGGAAACAGGTGCTATTATCTTTTTAGTATTTATTGGTATATTTGTCACTGTTATTGTTCTTAGCATGACTGGAGTAATAAAAGGAACACCATCAAATAAACAAGGATATCAAAATCATATGTCGGGAGAACAACAAATGGAACTCGGAGTAATTAATTCCTTGATAAGTAATGTAATGCGTAGACATTAAAATTATTAAAATGAATTTCCAATTAACTTAATTTCATCACGACGATACTTATTAGGAGCAGCGTAATATAAGTAGGATTGTAATTTCACAGCAACAAACCACATATCATATGTGGCGTCTGTTAATTTCAAAATCAACTCAGGACATACTTTAATAGCATGTATTGAGTATTTACTATTGATTAAATCATAAGGTCGAATTTTTGCATATTCAATCGCACATTTTTCTGTCATAAATTTATCGGGAATTAATTCGAAGTGTATCAGAGGAATGATCGACAATGTTAAGTTTTCATCCCATATATCATCTGATACGTTATTAATATCAGTTGGATCACGACGAAGACACATGGCGCATAAATCATACGTTTGGATTTTCGCATCGGATAATCTCAATGATGATCTTTTCAAAAATGCTTCATATGTTACAAATTCGGTAGGTTCTGTAATAAGTTTATAAGATTCAGGATGCGATCTTACCGCGATCAATTGTAATTTTTCAGAAGGGTTATCTAAAAATTCAATACATTGGGGACTTGTTCGAATTAATTCCTGCAATTGCCAACTATATACTTCATCTTCTTTAACTTTACCTAAATTAGTAGGATTAAGTGATACTGCATATGAACACCATTCGGTTGTTCGTTGACTAAATGTCAAGCAACTAATTGCAGATCCATAACTTGCAGTAAGTGCAATTTTTATGACCTCTTGTGATGGATTTTCAATGCATGTAATTGAGCGAGGGTTTATAGTAACCGCTATTTTATATAGATCTTCAGTATGATTTTTAATAAATTCAAGAGCATTCGCATGCATTTTGATGGCTGATATATACACATATAAGCTATCGGGTGCGAACCATAAATATTTGGGATTTATTTTCACATAAGCTGCCCATTTTTCAGTTTCACTCGAAGGTGTAAGCAATTTAGGGTTATTTTCATAAATGTACCTAATGATTGCAGGAGTAGGTTCTCTTACGTATCTATAGACAAATATATCAACTGCGAGAGCGGCTAAACATAATTTATCGGTTTGATTTTTCATATTAGCTATTATGGATGGATCTTTCCACATCACATCACAAATTGCTTCTTCTAGATCGTCTATATTCATTTTGCGTGTATAACGAACAGGACAGATGTATTAATTTATTATTATTCAATTTTCACAATTGAAATCGATTAACAATAATATAGCCACTGAGTCTAAAAAATGAACCAATCGTTATGCAAGACCACATCTATGATTGAAATACATTCATTTGATGAATTGAAAAAAGCATGCGAATTAATTGAACCAGGATACTGCGCATGCATATATTTACTAGATAATATGTGGGGTATATCTGATATTGCTCTCGATGCTACTCAAATTACAAACTTAAATATCCGTCATATAACATACTTGTACTTTGTATATAAGGATAACATAGTTGGCAGTGGTATCGATTGCGAATGTATTGTAGTCGATAGATTAAATGATACACCTAACATCATAGGATGTGATCGTACCAATTTGATCAGATATCTGTCACAAATTAGACCCGCAACTTGTGTTAGATTATAATCACAAGTTAACATTTTTTGTCACTTAATGTATTCTGTTAATCCGTTAATGGTATTTAAGTGTTTTCGTAAAAAGGAGAAAAATAACAGACGTTACGCTTGATGATGCTATGCTAATAATATGGAGAGATCCCAATTTAGATGGACTTTCTAAAATTATCCCATATCGTGATTCAGTACCCGGTGTTCACGGATTACTAATGACATTATTGTATTATAAATCCAGTTTGCGTGATCATAGAATACAATGGTATTATGATCAACATATAGATTATATGTCTGCGATTGAAGAAGCAGAAAATTTTGTGCACGATGTATGTGTAACTCCCAGAACTTCAAAAAGAATATCTATGCAACTGGCTTATAATTATATAGTTACTAAAGACCAAAAAATATTAGATGTACTTTGTGATTCGTCTGATCATTATACTGATATGTACGTGATGTATAATAAACTCATGGTTTATAATGAATTGTCTTTATAAACTGCATATCTAGCGTGCATGTTTTTTTCGTCATGTGCTGGAGTATAAGTTGTATATAGATTTTCTAAATCTGTACCAAATCTCCATAAACACAATCCTAATGATCCATTATACATCAAGCATGGATATTTATTTAGCATATGTTGTAGCCAGTATCTTGAATTTTCGACTCGATTTCTATTTTCATAAATTAGTTGAAAATCATGAGTAAATAGTCCATTGCGGTTGTAAGCATTATTTAATTCTTCTGTACTAGCGACTGGTTTGCGTGATTTCTTATAATACGATAACGCTTGTCGTCCTGTGAAATAACCAACTGTAAGAAATGCTATACGTTTCATTATAGGATTCACCATTTTTTGCGTCACTAGTAATAAATTACATGGACGTAATTTCAATTTTGATAAACTAGTGCAAATGAATATTGTAATTTATCGGATGGGTGTGAAAAAAGATAGAATTTCACCAAGGCGTATTTTTAATCTAATGTATAAACCATCACCTGGTACATTCAATATATTTTGTAGAAATAAACCAGACTTCGATAATTCTAGAATTAATTTTTACTCATACTATGACCATGAAGACGGTCAATTAATAGTGTCTTATAATATCAATGGTAATATAATGATATGTGATAACATCTACGAGTGCGAATTGACAAATTATGTAAAAAATATCTTAGGAATTAATGGCAAATCAATTTAATTCGTCAAATAATTCATCAGCTACTCTACTAAATGATTCGCCCAAAATATTTATGCCTTGGTATGTGCCATGCGTTAACATTGTCAAATGTGAAAGATATGCGCTTTGTCCACTACCCCAAATTGCATCGGTAGGAGACGCTTCTACCACAATTAATTTTTTGCACGCGCGTCGTTCATCAAGTAATGTGTTGCCTAAGGTTGTAAGTTTCATATCTTGTACACATCGTGATAAGCATAACTGATAAGCTACATCTTTTACATTTTCATCCCATAAATTTTGGTTCCAAGGTGCGACTTTTCTGCCTAACATTTTGATTACTTTCGGAGACTTACTTTTCATAATAGCAATAAATGACGCATCATCGCCCATTAACTTGGCTTTTCTAGCCATAATATATTGTTCACCACAGCAAAATTCATATTCGATGTTATTTATCACTGCGTTAAATGAAACTTTACTAAAATTACTAAATACACCTTGGTAGAAGTAAAAGTAACTAGTATCTCCGATGTTGTATAATGTTTCAGCCATTATGTTGCAAGTTGTATGTAGATAATATTGCAAGTTCAATTTTACTAAAATTGAACTCAATATATTAACGTGTATTGAACCTGCAATTTATATAATGATTGTATTATCTAATAAAACCACTGAAGATTTAATGATTAATATCGTTGATCTATATGTTGCGTATGTAAACGACCACACTGATAAAATCAATGAAATCTTGGACAAATTTCCGTCTACTGAAAAATTAATGGTTGTCTTTGATGAATTTGTTGATTCGGAAGATAAATATATACATGTATACGATAACAAATCAAAGATTGGTTATCTCATTGAAAAAAATGGATCATATAATACAATAGGTAATAATTTCACTAAAGCGTGTGAAGATCAATTAGTAGTAATAGCAACACGTAGTGATTTATTTAAACCTCGATGGGCATCTGGTGAATATACATACGAAGATAGTTATGCATTATATAATTGCAGAGAAATTCATGAAATTCATAATGATATCGAGCGTGAGTTTCCTGATGAAGATGAAGATTATCAATTTAATATTCTAGATGGAGCTGAATCTAACGGGTCTATAAAATTTGAATATATTGATACTGTTGATACTATTGAAGTTGATCCTGAGTCTGAATTAAATTCCGATGATGAACTAGAAGAACAAAATGAAACTGATTCTGATTCTAAATCAGATCATTCAACACAAAGCTTATAATAGCTTTCTAATTTTTGTTCAAGTTCTTCATCGGTAATATCAAGAGTAATATTAAGTTCTTTGCTCAGTTCAATAAATAAATTGATCATCATACAAGCTAATCTACATTCACTATCTAATACAGGCTTACATACAGCATATGACCAATATACTGTACCTACGATAAATTCAGTGGACCATTTAGTAGGAGGATCAGTGAGTAAAGTGCTCAAATTACTGTATTTATCGGCTAATTTAACCATCTTACCATCAAATGACATCGTATCACTGCTCATGTGTTCGATCTGAGCTCTTTTACGATCTACCTTAGGTAAACTCTTGTCATCAGTACATTCAAGTACAATTTTAGTAATAATTGGACCAAATCTAGATGAAATTTTTTCAGCCGTAATACCACAATCTTCGACTACATCGTGTAATAGTGCAGCATTAACTGCATCTTTACTAGCATGTGTGAAATTATCCACTAACATAGCTACTTCAACAGGATGATTAATATAAGGATCAGCATCAGCATTCTTTCTTCGTTGTGTACGATGAGCATGCGCTGCGAACAAACAAATTTCAGAATTCATATTGATTAAATGAGAATAAGCATAATAAATGATATTCAATTTTGTCAAAATTGAATTTAATAGTTATTTTGTATTCTAGTCTGTAATTAAAATGAATTTTACATTGAACTCTGATAGTACTGTGGGTACCACTTTAGATAGTGTAGCTAAGGCGCATGAAACTCTAATGAACGAAAATAATAAGCTGAAACAAAAAATCGCTGAACTGGAAAGTAATTCATGCGATAATAGTTTTATCAAATTTCTAGATCAAGGTAGATTACCAATCATTGTTACTGATCTTAAATTATTGTATGATAAATTAAGTTTATATGGAACTCCAACTCTTACACAATTTCCGATACCGACCGCCAGATTTGATAAAATCACTGTTTCAGTCGCAGGTAATAAATTCCGCATGGACGTACGATGTGAATTTAATAATTTCGTAAGATCGTATTCAGTCAATATTTATAGAATGAGTGCTCCTCATAAATATAAGATTGAATCAGTTGACATCGATTTCGATAAGCTTATTGCGGATTCGGAATTAGTTGAAAATATTAAAGAAGAACGTAACATTAAATTTAGACGTATGGTAGCTGAATATGACGAAGAAACTAAGCAATTAATTACATCTTCATGCAATAAATTGGAAAACTCGAGCAGAATTCCTCTTTAATTTAAGTTTGTTTTTTCATATTTTATGATATATTAAAAATTGTCACTTGTTGTTATTAATTACTAATGGAAATATCTAAAGAATTTGAGACGATGTGCGATACGCACGATAAATACGTAGACCAGAATGAACATCTGTATACGATTGGATCAAGTCCACACAATATGATTTTGAATAGGTATCATAATATAATTGCACTAGATAACACTTTGGTAAAGCTAAATCAGGATAAATATATCAATGCTAACATGATATCCGGAAAATATTCACCCCAAAAATTTATCATGACTCAAGCACCAGAAAAAAATACGATAGCAGATTTCTATCAGATGATTCATGATTATGACGTGACGACTGTTGTATGTCTTACGCAATTGATTGAATCGGGAATTGAAAAAGCTACAAAATATTGGCCTGATAGTGGATCAATAGTATATGATAAATGGATAATCGAACTACACAACCAAAGGCAATTAAGTAACATAGTATGTAGAGAATTAGATATCATAGATATGAAAACCGATAAATGTATTCATTTAAAAATGTTCCATTGTGTATCTTGGATTGATCATGATGCACCATCTATGAATGATTTTAATAAATTAATCGAATTAGTTAGCAACAACAGCAACGTAGACACTCCTGTGATAGTACATTGTTCAGCCGGTATAGGTAGATCTGGTACATTTGTATCAGCTTATAATTATACTTTGTTGACTAAATTAGATCAGAAACCTGATATTAAGGCTATGGTTTGTTGGTTAAAACGCAGGAGAACCGGTTCAGTACAAACAACCAGCCAGTATAAATTTTTGCTAGACTTCTGTACAAAAAATTGAATATGATATGATATAATCATCTGTGTCGTGAATACAAAATGCAACTCGAAGAATTAGTATCTGCTGAATTTAAAGGTAACTTCTATCAAATTGATGATACTAATACATACTTAAGACTTTGTAATGAACTGGAATCTGATGGAAACAAAAATGTATTTCCTGTACAGCGATTAACCATTAATAGTGTAACTATTGATTTTCATCATGCCGGTATTGAATATGAATATGAACAAAATCATAATTTATTATCTAGACTTGATTGCTTGTCTGTCGGTCCATTCCCTCATGTATTACTTGAGCCCGCATGTGATACTAGTAAAATTATTGCAGCTAATGAAAATAAACATTGTACTAATGTAGAAGCTGTAGTGAATTATCTAAAATACATTGTGCGTATGTATGATGGTACACATGTTGAGGATGTAATTACTGTTAACTGTCGTGAATTCGTGAAATTGTTAGCTGGTATGTCTGTCCATATGAGTGACAAAGAAGCACCGACTGTAACAACTCAAATGGAAGAAATTATTCCTAACAAAAAATACTATCAAGTATACGATAGAACTTATGGTCATCCTGAAGATTGTATTAACTACGTCGGATTATCACTAGGATTCTCTAAGCAATAATGCATTTATTTTTTAATAGTTATATGATCAGGTCTAGTTACTAATCTATCAAGATTATCAGATCTATGCCTTCCATTGTGATTTGTGAATGAATTACAAATCACACTCTAGATGTATTTTATCATCAATATTCAATTTTCTATCAAATTTCATACGTTGTGTAGGATTGAGCTTCAAACATGATTTCATTATCGTAGCTAATTCTTCCGGTATACCAGTCGATATAGCACTGACATATTCATCAAATTTATCACCAAGCGACATTAGTAATGTATAGATTTTATCATCTGTAGTCGAAGTGGATGTAATTTCTTCAATATGTGAGTCGCAAAGTTTTATCCATTCTGCATTAATATTAGTATTTGCATTGCAAATAAATGGTTTTTTATAATAGCAATGTATTAGAATACCAACAGCCCATGCATCTTGTGCCGATGATGCGGTAACATTTGAATTAATGTGTACTTCAGGTGATCTGAAAAATCTCGAACCTATTACTTTTGGTATATCAGATCCTATGAGATGCGAGACTCCAAAATCTGCTATTACTAAGTTATTACGATCGTCTAGTAATAAATTTGTTGGTTTTAGATCCATATGAACGTAACCTGTCTCATGAATATGAGATAAACCTATCATTAATTGTTTTATCATTTTAGTAAATTCTAACGGGTTTAGTTTAGCAAGCTGAACTACACGGGGATAATTTTTCATTATCAGTTCATTATTTTCACCAAGCGTATGTTTTATGACATATTCACACTGTATATTTTTTGTAACATTATATTCCGTGATGTTATTACTTGTACATCCTGGCTTTGCAACTTTTATAGCTGTATCACCATGACAAGTGACGATTCCGTATATACCTGAATTTTGCATATTATCGGTTACCCAAGACATACCAAAATCAAATTTTATTACTCTGGGAAAAATTGAATTATATTACACATTTATAACCCGCTTTCAGTTCAACAAAATGCGAAAAGTAGACGTAGTGAGTGCCATACTAGCATGCTGTAGGAAGTACGAAAATCTTGAAGAACTTACCGATGGTAGATTCAAGGAGAGACGCATTTTGGCAACTAAAGCAAGGAAACAACTATCTACTAGAGGAGTGTTGTCCAAGAATATCAAAGTTGTTTCTGATGATAGATACATCTACATAAATAGGGGAGTACTTAGGGTCATGACTATATGCATGGCTAGACTCGAGATCATGATTTAGATTATGTTCGATAGCTATCACTCTGTGTGATAATTCAATTATATCTGTTTGGTTAGTTCTATATTGTTCTATTAATTTAAGCACGTCAGAAGTAATTTCCGCAATGCTTGTCGATATATCATCAATATCCTCAATATTCATGCTATTAGTGAATATAAACTAGAACCAATTTATTCATTTTTTCAAAAAAAGAAGACACTTGTCTCTCTAATAAATCATTGCTATCAATCTGTGTACATCACTGCTAAGTGATTTAGCCCTGTATTTTTTCTTGTTTTTTAAACAAATCTTGCGAGTCTCTTCGCGAGCTCTCATTCCTTCGCATGCTAGTCCGAAAGCCAACGTATCATTCTTCGTGTAAGCGTCCAGAATGAAGGACAAATCACCAGTCACATACACGTTAAGCTCAACAGATGTAATGAGCTGATGCATCTTATAAATGCGAGCAGTAGCGTTATGTGCATTAGATACATCATAGACAATAGTGAACTTTGAAATGCCTGCTGTTACAGTATATGTGTATGTTGACTCATCACTGTTGAATACTGTGGGTACCCAGAATTCAGCTGCGATTTTGTCGCAGATTTGCTTGTTACTCATTTTGATGAGTTTTAAACTGTATTAAGACGACCAGATTTCAATTTTTTCTAAACTAATAAAAAATTGAAAGCATGGAGTTCATTATTAGTTGTTAGTCTTCGATATAAACATGAATATTAAGAATATTAAAAATATTAAAGATACTATTGCGTCAGCAAACAAGTCGCTTGATAGAATGATAAATCGATATATCGATAATCGCAAGTATGATGCATACATTACAGAATGTAAAGCATCACGTGATGATTTAGTTACAATTTACCATGAGTACTTGAATGAATCAGACAATAAACTATATAAACAAAGTTTATCAGTCGGTGTGCAAATTGCTCATGAAAAAGTAATTCAAGTTTTCGGCTTGCATTTGGTTTAATTTATTTTTTTTTTATTTAGACCATGCGATGTGAAATTTATATTGTGTATCTTAAACCAAATGACAACTTATAAACTTTGTTTATCAAGAGATGCTTCTATGAAAGCTCCGAAGAATTCATCTTGGTATGAAGTCGGTTTTAATCTAGATGGATATGAATCAATTGAAATGTGTCATAACGCTGCAACTATATCAAAATATATTTTCGACAAATACGTCAGTAATTATATGATTCCATCACACGATGGAAAACTTTTAATAAAACACAGTAACGTAAAACTTGCAAAAGAAACTATTAATAAATCAGTATCAGATGGTATTAGATATTCCGAATCGCTTGGAGGTGAAATTACACTCGAAGATGGGACAATCGAAATTATTACCATGACTCGCGTACAACGTATGATTGATGAATCGTTTTTAAACAATATGTAACTATGTGAAAATTGAAAGCTGGTAAAGATAATTATTAACTCAATAACTTACACAAAATGACAGATTATACTATTCTCGATGACATCGAATCTATGTGTGATGTAGTGCGTGTCAAAAATATTACAATAGATTTTATTAAACAGTATATCATTAATACTGAAAAATGCGAGACTTTATGTACATTTTTAAGAAACCATCATGATAACTTAGACGTAAAGTATAAAATGCATGGATTAAATGAAACATACAATCAAATAGGGTATTTAGGGGTATTGCAAATGTTATTAAGCGATGCGCTCGGTCATGTGAATATTAAAGATTACTGTAATAATTACGGTAAGTTTACAAGAGACAACATAATAAATTACATATATGGCATAGAAGATAATGATGTAAGGATTATGATTAATATATTTGGTAGTCTTAATAAATTGCCACCTACCCACGATGTTTATCAATTATCAAAAAATAGTTTATTAACTCAACTAAAGTTTGTTGTACTACCTAGTGTAAGCCGCGGTAAGCTCTAGGTGACATGATATCAATTGTTACTATGATATTTTTACTAACTAAGTCGTATACATGTCGCATATAATTTAGTTCAGAACCTGGATATGATAGAAATATAACAGAATATCCTGAATTATAATCTGATATAGTTATTTCTTGACGTAAATCAGTAAGATACTCGTCAAGAAAATTTGCGATTTCTTCATCTAAACTTGTACAGATTGGGTGTATATCTTTTGAAAATCGTTTCCTAATATAATAGGTAATTGATCTATACACGTCAAACACATTAACGGTACCGTCAAGATGTTTATTTTTTTCAACAGCCAACATGTATTTTAATAATGATATTACCTATCAAAACGGAAAAAAATTGAAGTTAATGGGAGTTAATACAGTTGTCCACTATAATGGAAGCATTCATAAAACGTGTAGAAAGATCTCTCACGAATCTTGTATATAAATATACTAACGTACAATCACAACACACATCAATGCACAAGAAACGCATCTTACGTTGCTGGGATTTACTGTATATATGTCGTGATCATTATGATACATTCGTGATTTCAGATGATATGTACTCTGAATCAGCACAAGCTTCATATATTAGTGTATATGAAGCTAAACAGAACATCATTCGTACGTTAGGTAATGATTTGCTATTGTAATTTTTTATTATTATTAACATTATAGAATTTCAAAACTATTAAGTTAATGTAAGTCAACACAAGTTAATACGAGTTAACATAAGTCTATAAAAATGACCGCTATTCAAATTAATATATCAGTAACCGATATCGCTACATTTTCTCAATATTTTGAAGATCAAGATGTACGAATCAAAGGTACTTTTGAAAAACCATTGTTTCATTTAGCGGATGTTGCTAGAAAAATTGAGGATGATAATCATACAAGAGTTACCAAAGATTATGATGAAACACTCATAGTGAAGGAAGGGGTTACATCACCAAAGTATCTTACGGAGTTAGGGTTATATGAATATTTACTTACTTCGTCAAGACCTCAAGCTGTAGAATTTCGCAGGATGGTATCTAGAGTTTTAATTCAAGTAAAAGAACAATTAATCAACAAAGTTAGTTTATACGAAAAAATCGCGAATACTATAAATTCATATGACAAAGATAATTCAACATTAATCGAGTCAGTGGAATATGGTATTGCAAAACATATTCTAAAATATCCCGAATGTGCAAAATATCTGAGTAATATAAGTCGTGAGGACATGGAAGAGTTGAAAACTTGGGCTAAAATTGACGACCAATGTGTATCATCTGCCATATTTAGATTAGTAATTAAAGTTGCGCCTTCATGGAAACCTGCTAAGGTTTCTTATAAAATTCCCGACTGGATGTAATAAAATCTTGCTAAGCAAAGCCCGAGTTGAAATAAAAATGTATATATAAGAAAAAATTCTGACGAATCTAGTTCATGTCAATATGACATGAGTCGTTTTTTTAAAATTTATCTTGAGTTAATCAAATTTTCTTCAAACTTAAGCCCGAGTTGAAATAAAAATGTATATATAAGAAAAAATTCTGACGAATCTAGTTCATGTCAATATGACATGAGTCGTTTTTTTAAAATTTATCTTGAGTTAATCAAATTTTCTTCAAACTTAAGC